TGACAAACGGAATATGATTGCATTATTGCGTTATGTGTTGCAGACAGAATTTACAGACGTTAATATTTATTCATATGAAAACAAACGACTTCGTCTGAATGAAGTCATCTCAACAATTGTAACTGCTGAAGTATCTGAAAAACTGAAGAAGATGTTTAAGTTTGGATTACTTCTGAAGATGACAGATATGCAACCAGCAGTAAAATTCCGTCCAGAATTGATTTTGAAAAATATCTATAAGCTTGGTACAGTACATGTTACTGACTTTGCAAATGATTTGGATTATCCTCAGCATTTACGCTGGACGAAGAAAGGTCCGAATTCGTTGGGGCGTCTTGATAATCATAAGATTAATTTCGTTCATAGACAACTTCATCCATCTATGATTGGACTTGTTGATCTTTTGGATTATTCTAAGGATGTTGGGCAATCTGGTATGATTTCACCTTGGGCAGATATTTCGACAATATCAGATGTCAATATCAATAAATATCCGAATGTGAAATATGACTTATTCAGATTTATCCAAGATCATTTCCCGAATCCTGCGATTCGTTTCAACTGTAACAGCATTGAAGAATACAATAAGCTGTTAGATAAACTCGTTCTGAGTACATATATGAATATCAAGTATCATGTACCAGAAGGGGGCGAAAGTAAATAATGCAAAGAATCAATTATAAATTATTTAGAGGATCACTTGATAAACGTCTGAATGTATTGTATGTTTATACATTTGAATCTGAAGGTGATTTCCGAACAATTTATCAGCGAGAAGGAAGTACATCAACAACAGTGTCACCATCATATGCTATATCGGTGACACATGGTTATGGTGAAGATAGTATCTATATCACATCATCACAATATTTCTCATTTATATCAATGCTTGAGAAATGCGTTAAACTAATATCAGATAATTTATATGAACTATTTCCAAATGTTGGTCGTTCTGAATTCGAAATCAATGCAAAAGCGTTGGAACGTTTTCAAACAGAAAAAGCAATGGCATCTGATGGAATTACAATGGTTCCGTCTGTATTTGTTGACGAAACGAATCAATGTTTTCCTGGGATTCAAATTAGTACATTAAAACTCGGATCAATTCGTATACCATTACAAGATGCAATTCCAATGAGTAAAATGTTTTCAACATTTGATCCTCACCTGATGTCATTATCAATGTTAAGAATTCTTGGAAAGATCGAATAAAGAGTGGGGCATTGCCCCACTCTTTTTTTTATTGTATTCTGCTTGTATTTAAGAAACGATTTGCCCAAGAATAAAAGTCGGATTTCAATGCAGAACCAAGATTGTATGACAAATTCTTTCCATCTGATGCTGCAAGAATCGCTTTCGTAATTATTCGCATTGAACCATTCATACGATATTTATCAACTGCACAACACTGTGCAATGTAATCAAACATCGTATGATTATTCAACATAACAGACAACTTATCCATCGGAGATGTCATTAGTGTATGTTGTAAATCAGTCACATTAATTGTCATGTCAACGGATGTAGGATATCCGTAAACAGATACATCAGTACCATCTGGATTCTTCGTTATTGACAAACTTGTTACCATGCCAAGTCTTGTTCCAAATATACCTGGAATATTACATTGCACAAGCGGTGGATAACTATACGATGCTGCAGAATTCTTTGACATCTGCGGTAGTACTAAACCTAATGCAAAGAACATTGGTACAAGTATTTCCGTCAAATAAGAATAAGCATCTCCGCCAGATGCACGAAGTTTTACTGTCATCGATATTTCAGAACCATTCGAAGTGTGCTGTTGGAAAATCAGTGGATAAATGTTATGATCGCCTTTGAATGAACGGAACATGGATGATGCCAATGATGCTGTGAATCGTCCAGCACCGCCAAGATTAGACATGATCGATTCTGCTGCGCTAACGACATCGTCAGTCAATTTCAAAATGGCGTCATCAAGTCCAGTTGCTGTTGATGATGTAATGAACGCGATTTCATTACCGTATTCACTACCCATATTCAAAACAGATGAATATATTTTGGATTCACCAACAGAATTCTGATATGATTCCGAAATACCCTTTGGATCAATCATAAATGATACATATTGTGATGTATCACCATTCTGTGAGTCAAGCTGTTGTACTTGACCTACACCGGATGTTGGTGTGATGTAACGATAATTTGCCCAGACATCATTCGAGCCATCTGATTCAATCTTTGTTGTTGGTGCAATTGGATACATAATATCTCCAATTCGAACTGTGGCATCTTGTAATCCAAGCATAACAATTGCAGAATTAATCATCATTTTAACATTATTGATGTATGAAGACCAGTCACTATCAAATGTGTAGAATGGTTGTTGTACTGCCATTGATGTTAAGAACGGTGCTGCCAATTTTCCACCGAACCATGTACCGACGCTATCATTCAATAAATCGCGAATTGTAGTTAAATCGGAAGAAACATCCAAATCTTCATCGACATCTGATAATAAACCCAATTCTTTTGCTTTGATTGTTGTATACGTATCTGTACCTTTACTTGATGAATCTTCTTCTTCTTTTTTGTTTGAAGTTGCTGACTGATATGTCTCATATTCATCAGCTTTTGCGATTAAATCCGTATATGATGTTTCTTCGATATTACCAACTGATGTTCCGCCATATTTTGATAATGCATGCATATATTGCGCAGCAACCGTTACTGCTTGACGAACAGACGACATACCACCTGTAAAACGAGCACGACCAACAACAAAGTTTGCAACTTGTGCATCACGTAATACATGATTCAAATAAAAATCACCTACAGGTCCTTCATGAGAACCATCATAAGAACTCATTGAACGGATGTCGTTTAAACTTGTTAACTGTGGAGGAGAACCAAATAATCTCGGAGAATAACAATAAAGCATCGCCGCTGCTTGTTGTGGATTCGGTGTTTCACTTTGCGTTGACGCAGAAACGCCTGGAATCAGAAATCCCATGACGATACCTCCTTTATTATAGATATTAATTTTGGGTCTACAAAATAAAAACTTATTCATTAGGAGCGTGAATGATATGAAATTTATTAAACTTGGAAAGATTATTGCTGGAGAAGAAATAAAAAAATTTGCAAATTTGTTGCTTGAAAAACATATTCAAAATGATAAATTATTTGAATCACTTTATTTTCCATTGACTATTCGTCCAGACTCAATGGTCCAGATGTTTTACAGAACATTTTGGACCGATACATATCTTCGTCGTGGTGAGCATACATACCCAGATATTGTCGATATTCATGAACATGATGATTTGTTTAATGAGCTTCCGCCAGAAGATGAAAGTGTCGTATACATGTCAATTTCAGAATGCATCAATTATATTCATATGGCAACACCATCGACTTTGCAAGACAAGATTCCAGAAAACATAAACTCGATTGAAAGTATATGGAAGTTGATGCATTTCTTTTTATTTGAGGAAGATAATCCTCAAAGAAAGATGTATAATATATCGACTTTCTATAGTGTATTTCATATGGAAATATTCGATACAAACTACAAACCTGATTTCAAGAAATTTGCAATGCTTCGCAAAATGATTCAGACATATGATATTGAAAACTATGGGACGATGCTTGGTATTGTTGATACATCAACACGTTCGATATCAGACATCATGGAAAAAGTACCAGATCAACGAGGTATGATGTATGGACGTATTCAGATGTCATTTCATGTTGACACAGAAGAAGATTTTCAAATATTATATGATTTTCTAAGATCCAACTTTTTTACGATTAACGGTTTACACTGTGAAGATATCGGTTTGTTTGTATCGGCATCAACAGATACGATACAATATGATGTTGCAACATATATTACATCAATTTATTCTCAATTAATGAAAAAATAAAATATGGGGGCTTCATGCCCCCATAGAAATTTTTTTATTTTTAAACACATATATACTTTATCTGGAATCCGGAGGAAGTATACTTTAGATATACAAGTCCACCGCATAAATTTTAAAGATTATATGTAAGAGCCAATAAGCTGTAGATTGGTCGTGTCTCTATGAGTATATGTTTAGTAGCGATAAACATCCGACTCATGTAGCGTTTATATAATCTTGAAAGATTCCAAATGTATCAAATTAATATTAAAAAGAAAGGATGAATAATCTATGCTTGATCCTTCGTTGATCATTACGGGGATTGCAGGGATCTGTGTTGCCATCAGTACTATCATTGATAGATTATCTGGTAATACAAATATGGGTTACTATTATACATACCCTTATACGTATCCCACATATCAGTATTATCCCCAACAGCAAATGATACAACAACCAATGCAGCAATGCACATATGACTTTTCACGTCGTGCAATTGGCATGCCTGTTGCTCAGATGTATCAGCCGCAGATGATGCAGCCGATAATGATTCCAATGCAACAACCGGTTCAGTATCAATCAACTTATCCGTGGGCGAGTAATAATCAGGTTATGAATTACCCGCCGCAATATGTACAAAATTACCCTAATTATCCAATGCAACAGCAAATGGGCGGTTGCTATGTATATCCGAAAGTGTATGATTATGATTTCGACAAAAGAAATCGAATGATCACACAGCAGCAACAAATGAATACGATGATGATGGGTAATGGATATAATGGGATGACTGCTGACGCAATGTATGAGAATGCTATGCGTGAGAACGTGAAACGTGCTTGGCAGAATTGGGATACGAGAAGATATTCCATGCCAATCAATCCTCCTGTTATGCCACAACAAATGATGAATGTTCCACAGCCTCAAATGCAACAGCCGATGATGAATCAACCAATGATGAATCAGCCGATGCAACAGCCCCCTGCATGGGCACATAATATGGCTGTAAACACAAATCATTATCCTGATATGAGCAGGCGTGATATGGGCCAGCCTGATCAGTATCCTTGGTCGTCTAATAATATGAATAATTATCAGACAAGCGGTTGGAAACCGTATGACCAATTGAGAGAATGGCAGGCTAAAGAGATGAGAAATGCGCTGACTGATAATGGTGCATTCTATCATACCAATCCGAATGGTGGATTTAACCCGTACATGGTTCATCAATCACAAACGCCGTGCACAGATCCAAACTTTCCGGCACTGACAGCTTTAAGTAATACGGGAACTCCGCCAGAACTGAGATTTGCAAACCCACCAACTGAGTCTGCTTTGGTGGAACATGCAAGACGGCATACAGATCCGTTAGGGCGTTTTTTTAAGGAAGCTCCGGAATCTTTTAACAGTGGCGAATCAACGAAAACAAATGACGTGATAATCGATGATACAGACTATAGTCATGTTACATTCGATATGCTTCTTCGCAATCAGGCATTGACACATCCGAAATTGTCTAAAGAGGAATTTGAACGGGTGAAAAAGGAAGTTGAAAATCCTCGTCCATTTGCACCTGGTGAAGCACCTACAATTCACATAGGTGGTCCTCAGCCTGTTATACCGTTGACACCTGAAGAAGAAAGAGATAAGTATGAGCGAGAATATAAACGGCCACAGATTACGGAGTGGGTTGTTCATCCGGAAAATGATCCGGATCCAGAAGTTAGAAAAGACTGGTATAGAAGACATGACAAGTATATCATGAGTTTAGCAGAAACTTCTGCCGAACCTTTAGACGTAAGCGGAGTTTGGTCAGATGATGACCCAACTGATAATGTATCGACACCAATCGAAACAGACAATTCAATTCAAAACAATTCAGTTCAGACAGAAACAACAGAAGAAGCAGTTGAATATACACGTGAAACGTGTCCGTATAAAATAACTGCAGATCCATAAACAATATAAAGAGTGACACAATCATTTACATCAATTTGAGTAGAGAGTCAGGCTCTATTCAAAAATACAGCAAAAGGAGGTTAGATCCATGTCAAATCCTACTGTATCAGCAGTATTCGATGGAGTGAATTCTGTTTGTAATCAAGCAAATTCGATCATCGATACAGGTCGAGCATTTGCAAATACTGCAATGTCTGCATTTGATTCTTTGTCAAATATCTCCAGAAGAGATTTCAATTATCAGATGCGACCAATGACATATCAGCCGACGACATATCCGTGGGCATCACAGCAATATGGTTCGCCATATGGTCAGCAGCAAGGCATTACTGGTTATCCGGGTATCTCAAATCCGAATTATGGAAGACCTGGATATTTCGGTAGCGGTTTCATCAATACCTCAGCATTCTCCCAACCGCAATCGCAATGGAATATTCCGTCATGGGTTGAACAGTCTATTTGGGGGTCATAAGAAATGATATTCGATCAATTCTGTAAACAAATTGCTTCGAATGAATTGTTAACCGATCCGATCGTTTGTTCAGAAGATGATGCCGATGATATTCTCAAGGAGCGCGCACAAGCTCTTTGTGGTATTATGCGTTTGAAAATGAATAAACTTGATCGGATCGAGATTCCATTCATTGAAGAAAAGCTCAAAGATCTGAATCGAGTTGAACAATTGCTCTCCGAATATAATCAAGGAGAAATTCCGGACTATCTGTTGATGACATTTTCAGAGAAACTCTATGGTATTCCATTTAATGAGTTAAATATTGACCAACAATCTGTAATTAAAACGCTGAGTATATACATCTGCGTATCTATTCAGAGTTCTAATAAATAATTTCAAGGAGGAATAATCCTATGGCAACAAAGGGTAATCTCAAGACACTTCCCGTTGATCATCACATCGTAAGCTCTTCCGATATCGTCGAGTATCTTCAGAATCAGTTGGGCTTCCGGTTTGACTGTGATTTCCAGCTTTGGGATAACAGAGCTGATTGGGAAAAGCCGATGACAACAAACAAATGTTATGTTGTCATGCGTGTCATCTTCCGTCCGGAAGACATCCGTATTGTTGAACCGATTCAGACTTATGTTGACAAAGTCATGGAAGAGAATGCGTCTGGCATTCGTTTCAAGGATGATGTTGTCGAAGTTCTGAAACAGTTCATGTTCCCGAGTAACATTGCACTGGTTCGTCAGCAACCGGACACTCTGCAGCGTCTTGCTGAACAGGGTATCTATGGTGATCGTCTGGAAAGACTGATTCGTCGTCCTGATATCTTCTATGATCAGGTAAACAAGCGTTTCGGTGTTTACCTGCGTCCGGAGCTGATCATCAAGGATATGTGTAAAGATGCTGACACGGACAAGATTGATGGTGTGATGGCATTCGGTTACGTGTCTGATGCAGGAAATAATGCTGCTGCAATCACATGGGGTGTTAACGTATATCACAACATCCGTTCTGTAAGCTCCAGCGGTGTTTCCATCGACGCTGTGTTCAACAGCATTCGTGCGTAATTTGTTTGCGCAAACAAATTCATATTATGGAAAAGCGGTGGGATTCGTCCCACCGCTTTCATCCATATCATATGGAGGTGTTTTTTTTGTCTACTTTAGAAATTTCACAAATGATTGATTTAATGGAAGATCATTTTGCACCGTTATGGAATCGCAATCATGTATTAACAGTTGGCGGTGTCATTGGAACTTCAATATTCAAATATGCAATGGATGCATGTATGAAATATTATGAATTAAATCAAATCCTTGTAATAGATGGATGTCAAGATTATATTGGTTTATTAAAGAAACCAATGCACAATTATATGTATTATATGGATTTATTTGTATCCATTCGAATCCCATCTATTGAAGAACAAATGAATCCATATCATAAATTTCCGATGGAATTAAAATCCGGATACCGAATGGTGTTAGTTAATCAAAAACTTACAATGTATGAAGCAATCATTATTCAAAATGCGCATTTGATTCCGGAGAATTGTTTAAAATCAATTCATGAAAACTTTAATGGACAAATCCTTCAAATTGTTGATCCTTTAGATTTCAATGGGATTGATTTTCATACAATACCAACATTATATGATTCTTTATCAAAACAATCTCCTATGACAGCATTAGCACGATCAATGTTTGGGATTGATTCAAGATGTATTGATAGAAAAATCCATACTGAATTTAAGAAAATGAAAATGTCAAAACGTAGTATTGGTAAAATCGATACAAATCAATATGTCACCAATTCTCAAGAGGTTTTGAATATAATTCAACGTAAACAAATACAATCTCAATTTCGAAAAAATCAAAAATTCATTGTTGGTTCTGAAGAGATTCGTTTATATAATGATCAGAATAGAGAACCAGTTACAGTTGGACCTGGTACGATGTTAACATTATCATCTGTAACAAAACCTTTGATGCAGCTTCGTGTTCATTCATCACTGAAACATATTTATTCGACATTGTCATATAAATATACCGAGAAATCATTATATGTAAAACCTGCAAATATAATAACCATTGATGATGCCGTATACCATAGATTTAATTCGTTGGTGGTCGTATTATCTGACGAACCTATGACGAATAGACTGTGGTATTCTCTCATGAAAATCGCGAATACTATAACAGTTGTAGACTTCTGATAGGGAGGTAGACATATGTTATTTTTTTCTAAACGAAAAGAAGCAAAGAGGAGAAAAGCACAACTTGAATCTGATGTGAACGAATTCAAAACTATTGTCAAAAACATTATGACAGGAATATATAAATTTGATGAATGTATGCAAAGGATTATTGATGTCGGTGATGTATCTTTACATACGGCTATGTTCATCACACGTTCAGCAGATGATTTATTTGTATTATTTCAATTATACCGTAACAATCGATTTTTTCATATTTCAAATAATAAAATAATAAGTGAAAAGCTTGACACATTGAAAGAGATTGGAACTCGTATAAAAAATAATGCAGAAGATTTACAAATTATGATCGAAAATCATAAAATGACAATCAAAGGTTTGAAGGCGTGTGACAATGCAGATGTTGAAATCAGTGGTGATACAGTTGCAGAAGTACATGGAAAAATTCTTGAATTGACTTTAATGATTAATAAGAAAATGTTTGATATACGTACAGATCATGTCGTATTTCGATCTACATTGATTTCATTGAGAGGTATTGTATCACGTGATTATATACCAATCATAAGCGGTGTTGATATTCTATTATTATATGAAGATTATGAATCCGAAGTTAATCAGTATTTGACTAACGAGATTCTTTTTGATAAAGTAGAGATCGAAAAGATCTCTTCAAATAAAGGAGGAACTAAAGATGAATGACGCAATTGCAGAAGAACTTGGTTATTCTAAACATTATGATTTTACCCAGTATGCACATGATAACAATGTGAATGTTATCCCAGAAGAAGATTTCAAACGTCTTGTTCAAGAAACATTCAAATGCATCGCGGATAATCTGCGGAAAACTTATGGTCCATATGCATCTGCAGTTTTAATTTCTGATCAAAATGAAACATATGCAACGAAAGATGGATACAATGTTTTCAATGCATTGGGATTCTCACATACATACAAAAGAATGGTTTATCTTGCAATCAAGAAAATCATTGATCGTGTAAATCGAAATGTTGGTGATGGTACAACATCTTGCATTCTGATTGCTGAAAAACTGTTTAATGAGTTGAATCAGATTCTGAAAACAGTTGATGATAAACGAAACATCATGGATGTTCTCGGTGATATCGAAGCATACCTGCTTGATCAACAGATATTACAGAATGACAACCAAGAATGTGAATGTGTCAAACCGTTGACGATTGATTCATTATATGGGTTAATTGATATGGCTGGCAATTATGATTCAAAATTGACAGACATCATAATTGAAGCATTGGAACCTGTATATGATGAATTCGAACGAGTCACATTAATTCGAAATGTTATTGTTGATTCTAAGCTCGAAAGCGACAGTGATACGATTTCATATGAAATCGATTATCTTCCGGGTGATTTCCGCACAAGAGTCAATATGGATCAAACATTTGCATTACTTTTTGAAGAACCTCGCAAGATAAGAATTGCATTGTATGATCATGTGTTTGGACCCGATGATTGGAATTTCTTCATGAGAAATTATGACAAACAGACTGAGACATTAATCATTGCAAGAGATTTCAACCGTTCATTCCTTGATAATGAATTTGTTCGTTATCTCAGACAACTGGAAATTGCAAAAACACCGGTTCCGATTATTCTTGCACAAATTAAATGTGAATATGTCCGTGATGAAATCAAGGATCTTGGTGCTGTTATTGGCATGGATCCAATTGGAATGCATGCACAAGCGGTTGATCATGAGAATCTTCCTGTTGTACCAGTACAGGTGTACAAAGGAAATTGCATGTGCTTCCATGGTGTTTCTGCACCTGAAGATTATATCAAGACAGTTGAGATGGAAGCAAACGCTGATCTGTCTGGAAGTCTGACAAAAGGTCAATGGTACAAAGACAGACTGAAAGCACTAAAGAATGTTGCAAAAGATACACTTGTGACAGTAAAAGCAACATCATCACTTGAACAGAAAATGGTTGCTGATAAAATTGATGATTGTATTTCAATCGTTAATTCTGCAATGACATATGGTGTTATACCGAATCTTTTCGTGTATGGATATTATCGTTTGGAGGAATATACAGATAATGATATTCCTTCATTAAATGCGGATGCTGCAAATGCAATTATGAAATCAATCAAAGGACTGTTCATGGATATATGGGCATCCAAGCATGGTGACTCATTTGAAGAAAAACGTGATAACATCATGGATCAATTATATCAAAATGAATCAAGTTATGATTCATTTGATATTATAAAAGAAGCATTGGTTGATGCAGAGAATCTTCCAACATCAGCACAATATGATTTGGAAGTTATTGCAGCAGCGATCTCTATTGTCAAATATTTATTGACAGGACGTGCGTTGATTTTTGATGCATTCATCATGAAACCAGTTGATGATACTGGTTCATATTCCCGTAATTAATTTTTTATTTCAGAGAGATATATCATTAAGCAGATTAGAGGGGCATTTTGCCCCTCTATCTACTTTTTGAAATCTCTGAACCAAAATATACAAATTTGATTACAGGCGGTGATGTTGTGAAGACATTAAAACCTTCGATGTGGAAAAATATTGCATCGATATTATTATCAAATCATGATGAATGGAAATCATCTCGCAATATGGTTTTATTTGCACGCGCATTGACAACATATCCTAGTAGATCCGAATATTATCTGGCATGCCAACGTATCATTCATTATATGGAACAAAACATTTTATCTGTATCAATGATTGTTGAAACAATGCATGCTGAAGGTGAATCTGAAGATGTGTTATCCGCGATTGAAGTATTGCAAGATAATCCAACAATCAAAACACTTGCAGAAGTACAGAGACTTTGTGCTGTATTAGCAGAATATGTCAAATATGCAAATGTTTTAAAAGTGAAAGAATCATTCTTAAAAGCGATTGATTTGATTGATGATGATGAATCAAATATAAAGAACACAGTTGACAATCTTTATCAAATATCAAATAAGATTGTGACCGCATATAATGCAGCGGCTTTTACACAAGCAACTTCTTCATTTGATTCTGATAATCCAGAAGAAATGAAGAATGGAATTGCAGAAGCAAAAGATGCACGTTCTTCTGATAAAACAATTATCACTGGAATTCGTGGTTTAAATAATCTATTATCACCAGGATATTTGTCTGGTTGTTTATATATTTATGCAGCATTACCAGGCTGCTATAAAAGTGGTATTTTGTTACAATCACATATTGACACCTGTAAATTTAATGAACATATAAAACACACAACAAATGGAAAGACTCCTATATCTATTTATATTTCCATGGAAAATACAATGGCACAAACCATTCGACGTGTTTGGTCATTACTGTTTCCATCTGCAGATTTATCAATGTTTACTGTTGATGAAGCCATGGAAATGATTAATAACGAATTAACACAAAAGGGATTTCGTTCTGTTATTCTATATTATGGATATCGAGAGAAATCTACAGCTGATCTTTATGATATCATTCGTGGATATAATGATGACACCCATCAAGTTGTCGCATTATATCTTGACTATATTAAACGAATTCGTTCTGCACGTACAGATGCTGCTGCAACAAATTCTGAGAAATCTGAACTTCATGCAATCATGAATGAATTGAAAACGTTGGCATCACAATTTGACATACCGGTTGTATCTGGACATCAGTTGAATAGAGCTGCAGCGGCCGCGGTTGATGCCGTTGTTCAGTCTGGTGGTTATGCAAAAACTGCAGAAGTTCTTGGAAGATCTCATATCGGAACTGCGTGGGAAATAATGGAAGTTGCAGACTGGCTTGCTGAAATGAATATTGAGAATGATGGTGAGAACAAGATGCTTATGATTAAAGCTGTAAAACAAAGAGATCTTGATAACAAGTCTGATGTACAAATTACAGCAATTAGACATCCATTTCTATCGCCAGAATCGTTTGCACTTCGCCAGGATATCATGGAGAATTGTTCTATATCAACTCCGATATATACTGGCAAACATCAATTGAATTATATGGCGAATATTTAATTATTTTTCGCACATATATAATTTATTCGATTACGGGTGACACAATGTTACTCCGTGATTGAAAATATTCGAGGAGGTTTACACATCATGATTGAGAATTATCAATCACACATTCTCAAACCAGCAGAAGTGGTCGACTATTCCGCTGAGTTGATCCATGGTTTGAGACCGGAAATCATTCAGATGGAACCGATGATCGGATTCAAAGTGATGGTAAGAGACATGAATGCATACACAACACCTTCTCAGGCAGCGAGATTCCAATTCATTGAAATGAATCTCGGATTCCTGAAAGATAGTGGTTGTATCATTCGTGAAACTCAAACCACTGAATCACCTGATGGATTTTGGGTCATCACGTTCCCGGTTCCGCAATCACAGCTTTCGGCACAAATGTCAAAATTGACGATTGTGCTGGACTTCCTGACATCTAATTTCGGTATCATTCCTGTTGATGTTGTTGAGATTAATGTATCAGGAAGATGCCCTGTTGGTGAAAGTGAATGGCGTCTTGCAAACGTTAATATCCCGAGTGCAATTCGTCAGTATTCAGTTGAACCGACAAATACCCCGTATAAACTTGGACATATCATCAGAATTAATGATGAATTTGCAATGCTTCGCACAATGTGGGATTGGCGCAATAGCGGTATGCCGTCAAGTTCTCATTTAAGCGATATGCTTGTAATTCCTCAGTTGATCAGTGGTATGTTCCGGTAATATTCCAAAGGAGGAAAACTACTCATGAGTATCTTCAACACCAATCCCGATCCCGATTATCCGGTTCTGAATGGTCCGGGATTCATTCAGGCCACCTATCAGCAGTACAACAACCCTTATATGCAGGCTGCAGGTGCACAGCAGTACTACTATAATGGTCAGTATCTCCAGCCCATGTATCAGCCGATGCATCAGCCTGGTTTCCCCGCTGATTCCAGAAGATATGATGCACCGACGACTCCGATGCCGACACAGCAGCCGCAACAGACATTCGGTTTCAATCAGTTTGCTGAAAGCAGACGGAACCAGGTAAATCCGCCTGCAACAAGTCCGTGGGCTGTTCAGACAATTCAGCAACCGCAACCTGTTATGCCGGTAATGCAGATGCAACAATTTGCAGCACCACAAACACAGGTGACAACTGTGACATATCCGTCTGCATATCTCACAACAAACAATCCATATCCCGCATTGACAACTTGTCATCCGTCAATCGACAAGACAAATGCATGGGGTGATCCGAAGGTGTACAACCCAATGCCTGCTCCGATGGTGAATTGGGGCAATGTTGGTATGCAGCCTGTACAGGTGGCACCTCAGCAGTGTGGATATGCACTTCAGACAATGACATATCCTCAGCCGGTTATGACACAGCCGATTCAGCAGAACTGGGAAGAAATTGCGAAGCAGAACTTCCCGAAGTAAGGAGTGAAAGCCGATGATCTTCACGTATAGATCAAGATTGGCACAAATTCCTATTGAAGTACGAGAGGCGTTAGGTGAGGTGTCATATCAAATTGGTATGACACCTTCAGCCAGAAGAGAACGGTGCATAAAAGCTTTAAAAGAACATAATATCCCATTCAAAGATATTGGTACTGGAACAAATCGATTCATCATCCGATATGACGGATATGCGGTTAAAATCGCATTGGATGCTGAAGGGATTGCAGACAATAAACAAGAATGGGTTATGTCATCAAGGTTATCGCCTGATGTTGCTAAAGCTCATGAAATAAGTAAAGGAGGCCACCTGTTGGTGGCCTCATATGCACCAGCCTTTTCAAATTATCAGGAATTTTTGTCATATAGGCCACAAATAACGGCGATACTCAAACGATGGTCAAAACAATATTTGTTGGGTGATGTTGGTATCACATCTGTAAATTATGCAAACTGGGGACTTCTTGAAAGTAAACCTGTTTGTATAGATTACGCGTATATATTTCCTGTTGCAATGAGAACATTCACATGTGTTTGTGGTTGTGAAGAAATGAATTTTGCAGATGAACAATTCACAATATACAAATGTGGTAATCCTGATTGTAATATGACGTATACCGACAGAGAGCTTCGTTCGAGAATCTCGCAAGAAGAACGTTTACGTTTATTCAAAAATGTTTCTGATAAAGCCATTGAAATGTTTGCACCAGAACAGGATGTCGAAATCGAAGATGGTTTATTGAAACGAGATATTGATCCGGATTTACCTGATCCTCTGGAAGTAACTGAAGGTGTGCAGTTATATGAAAGCTATAAACCACTCACAAAAATTATCAGATGAAAGGAGTTTGAATCATGCATTATTCAAGAATATTTCGATCTGCAAATGGGACAGCACAACTTGTCCCACAAACATCTGAATCAAAAGAAGACCGTTTAATCAAACTGGTTGAAAAGCTTGCAAAGAATACCCAACAGATTCCACAAGCTTTGCAAGAATCCAAAACAGCATTGACAGATGATGACGTCAGTATCATGTTGGAATTTGCGTGTAAATTCCAAAAGGAATATTTTAGTGATATTCCTTTGGCACAAGATCTTGGTGAATTGAAATTATTTATTTTCAATTTACCAAAAAGCATTGTTTCCGGTATGAAATATGCTCGTAATCATCCAGAACTTCCTGATGTATTGAATCCGGTTATGTTTATTTATCCACTTCTCACAGTGAATCCCGAATGCTCAATTGGATTATATTGGATGAAGTTGATGCAATTGCTCGATGGCAATCGCGAAGCCATCGAACAGGACGCATCTTCATATATTGCTGATATGATGCCATACGATGATGAGGATGAATCTGAAGAAGAATATGAGGAGGATAATGATAATGGCGAATATTGATAATAAGGACATCAAGTTCACCGGAGATCCCGTCGCATTTGACGGGGTCGAAGGCAAGCGTGATCCGAAGACTGGAAAAGGTCGTTTTGATTTGATTCCGGAAGAAGTATACTATCCGCTGTTCTCGAAAGCGGATCATGATTGGTTGCTCGACTGCCATCCCGCATCCATTCTGATGTCAATCGCGGATGAAAAATTCGTTGAAGCAATCATCAAAATGACTATCTATTCATATGCTGAACATAATGAAGATTATGCTGCTTCGAGTTCGGAGTTCTGGAATGGTGTATGGCCGATGCTTCAGGATCTAGCTATTCACTTCCAGAAGGGGGCCGAACACTACGGTGAGAGAAACTGTCAGAAGGGTATCCCGCTCTGGAGCTTTAAGGATTCCGCAATGCGTCATGCAGCACAGACGTTTGCTGGAAAGACAGATGAACCACATATGATTTCGGTTATCTGGAACTGCTGGATGGCAGAGTGGACCGTACTTCATGAGAAGACTAAGGAAAAGATCGGTCCTTATACCGTTAAAGTTCTGAAGGCCCGAACTCCGGAAGAGATCGAAGCAGCCAAATCAGCAGCATCTACACCGGAACTCAAGGCAATGAAACTGCAGTCGGCGCTGAAAGAAGTTCGGGAAGCTGGTTATGTTGTCATACAACCGACGGCGTCTCTTGATACCAATGATCTGATCAATTATGTTTCAGAGCTTCTTATAAGGAGACGCAAGGCACTTAAGACGAATATGTATAAGTATCCAACCTGGTCGCCGGAATATGATGCTTTCTACCGGGAACAAAAGCGTCTGAAAAGTGTCATCAATGCGATTCATGCAGCATCTGATGATGCTGAAACGAAAACTGATAATGCGAAAGACGATCTCGAAGAGATGAGAAGCTTCATCGATAAACTGAAGAAATGGGCAGAAGAACAGGAATTTCCGATCGTCACAGCCATTCAGCATTTCTATACTCGTGAGGAAGCCGAGTTCTTAGATAATAACAAAACCGAAGAGTGACATATATATCATTATCCAGAAAGGAGATGGTATACAATGATTTTCTGTTCTCGTCGTGTGTTTCTGAATGTAGTAACTCAGCTATATGATTTGGAAACATTGGTCAATGCGAACTATTTTCTGGTAGATCAGATTAAACCAACAGGATTTGCAAACATCGTTGATGAACCTCATATCGGAAGTGATGGTGAAGTCACATATTCACCGAGTTTAGATTTCTCATCGTTTCAACAGCAAGCAATGCATCGGTTCTTTATCAACTATTCGAAAGTGCTAGATGTCATGCCGTATTTCGGTGCAATAACAGCGTCATTTCGAAATGATTTCTCATCACCGGTTGAACGCGTCATTTCGCATTTAAATAATCCTGAATGTCAGATATCGATCTATCAGGAATTATTCCAAAAGAAACTTCAAGGAAATGGTGTTCAAATTGTTATTATGCAATCGGATACAGGTGTACAAGAATGTGGACATATCATATGCCAATTTTTGTCCGAAGAATTCGGTGCGGATGTAACATTCGTTGATCCAATGTATCGTCCCAAAACAAAAGGTCAATTACAATATGCTGGAAACAAAACACGTGGACAACAACATGTACAAGAACTTCGTGATATGATTTTCAGAATGGCTATTCAAACCGCATTGGATAGTGCACAATTTGGAAATGGTATTGCAAATTTAGAAGCATTCTTTGACAATGATGATTTGACAATTCAAGACATGTTCCACGCATATCAGTTGTTATTCCCGAATGATCAACTTCCACCCGGAAATTATTCCATTCCTCATATGAAACAAATGATCATTGGTAGATTATTGGATGCAACAGGTAAACGTGCAGAAAATAAAAAGATCAGTGATCTTGGAATCAATTTCTATGCCTTTGATCAAATGATCGGAGAATATGACGATAAAATTGAAGAGGATTTTTCTGATATATCATGAATAAAGAGGGGGATGATCCCCCTCTTTATTTTTTCCTTTGAAAACGAATTCGTAATACTTTTACGAAAGGAGCTGCTTCTGTTATGAAAAATTTCCAAGTGGAAAAAAATCAGAAACGGAACCCAATGGCAGAATATTTATTCAAATTGCAACTCATCGTAACGAATACGGAGTTTAAGAATAAAGAAGAAGCAGATAAATATGATACATTGGAGATGAAACTAAACGGCGAAAAATATTGCCGTGCAGTTAAGCATACTGATATATTTGAATCATACGAATATGATGACATAAGAACATATCAAATGTTATTGGAATCTGGTATTGATGAAGAAAAGATCCCATTGTATATTCAAAATAAAAGTATGATTCCAATGCCAATCAAAAAGAAAATGATGGAAGATGCACGTGAGCAATTCATCATGACATATCAAGAAGAGAATCCATACTATGTTATGTTGACAGGTAAACCATATCCTGGTTCAATTAACATTCCACCTGAAAACGTATTAACAATTCCGGATGGATTCTTCCAAATTTATCAAAATGCAAATGCGATTGAACGTAATCAAGCTGTACATGAAATGCCTTTAAAATATCAGGAACTTTTCATGAATACACCTTACTACGAACAGATGTTGAAAGATTATCCAGAGAATCGTTATTTAAGATACATTGGAACACATTCTATTCCGTATGAAGTTTCACGTCCTGCACATGATGGTGATATATTAAAAATCAACGCAAATTCATTGTCAACATCACATCCAGTATTTGGAAATGTATCCGTCGAAACGTCATTGATTCATTTATTTACAAATACTTACAATGAAACACATAGCTATGTATATGGTGCCTTACGTGGTGACTTCGGTGATATTTATGCAAACTATAATTCATTCATCCGTTTATTGACAATCTATATGTCAATTGGTGGATGTTTGAATGAATTGATGAAAAAGTCATCATCAATGATTTACATCAACCAATCAACGGCAAATGATTTCTTCATGTTATATGGATTACCTTCATGCATAATGGAAGGTGCATCTATGATTTCTTTTTTGAAACAATTCCGTATGCTGTTGATGGATAAAGGTACAAATATCGTATATCGTGTAAAAGATTTAATCGGTTATGAATACACAGATATCTACACACTCGTCATGATTAAACAACAAGTGTTTGAAAATGGTCAACCAAAATACACAACAGATGAAGATGGAAATCGTGTTCCCGTACAAGAAATTGTATTCAGACGTTTGGGTACAACTGATGAGAATACTTCATATTTTAAATTCCGTGATTCTCGAGAAACATATACGCTTGAACAAATTACATCAGGTGATCCACGATGGTGGAATTCTCCTGAAGTTGATGAAATGTTGACTGACATGAATTATACTTTATCCAATTCAAAGTATATTCAACTATCAACACATCTTTCGATGACTGATATTTATTGGCAATGCGTTATTTTGATTCGCGGTTTATTAGATAATCGGTATGAAACAGAACACATCAAACTTGCAACCAATTTGAATATGATTGGTGGAACTGAAATCTCTGTATTTGAAGCAGTATTGATTCTTGAGATTCTGATGAATTGGCACATAACAACTGTTCGTGGTGATTCATTACATGGTAATATGTATTTGCCAAATGGCGAGTATGAAGGAATGTCTGCGTGTGTTGATATGCTATTCAACGGATTGGATCTTGATGGATCTCCATTGCCGTTGAAACAGGGCCTTCCATTTAAAGTATCATCATTCAATTTTGATTTCATGGAGCAATATCCTGCATATTATCAGGCATTAAAAGAAATGGATTATATGGAACCCGATACATTTTTACCAATGCTCGATCGTGTATTTATGCGTGAAGAAAATAATATCGGTGAAGTGTTAATGGGTGATGTGAAGAAGATATATCATTTCTTGGAAATGAAATTGATGAATTGTGTAAACATCCATCAATTCCGTCAAGTAACCGATACATTTGCAAAATTATTCCTTGTAGATCCACAGAGAAATTGGTATGATGCTGGAATGATTGATGTTGATGCATATTTGTGTGATACATATCATTTATCGTACTATGAATTGTCTTCATTAAAAACATTCTTTACAGATGATTTTGAAACAACTCCTGCTGATATCATTGTTGGTTATAATGGTATATGGCCAGTATATTTGTATAAAGTAATGAATGAAGATGTCACCCATATTGTGATTAATGGAGAAACACCATTCCAAGATACCGGATTTGTTGATGCTTTCATGAAAGCTTTGGATTCATATCGTTCCGAAGCATTGGAACAATCAAATCTCTCAATCAATATTAAAACTACATACAAGAGTATCATTGCGGATAAAGTTGTACTCGATGTTGGTAATGGTTTGAATGGACCGAAAACATTCGAAGCATTGTTATTCCGTAATGATCCTGAAATGTATAAACAACTTATTTCATTCAGAAATAATAATGAAACATTAACATTGATGATGCGTTCAATCGTTAAGTCGCTTGAAACATATACGAATGCTGTATTACCAGGTTTGGAATTTACTGCAACAGGACAAAAAGAATACTTTAAGATTTTGAAACAAGTTATCGGATATTTCAAATCATATATGGTTGAATATGCAAAAGATGAATTTGTATATGTATTTGATGGATTATTCGATAATGGTGGAAATTCTAACATGTTAAATCTGTATGATGAAATTTCACATTTGACTGTTAGAATGATACCAAAAGATTCGTTAACATTACATGATGCATCCCATGCATTCAATCTGTATAAGATGTCAAATACCGGTTTGATGTCAATGTATGATGAAATGCAAGTTCACCGTCGCGCAGCATACAAAAAAATCAAAGAATTGGGATATGACATTTTATTCGACACTGGAACTCATGTGACACAATTTCCGATTAATGTACCGGATGATGATGACAAAATTGAATTTTCTATTTACGTTAAAGACGGAAGCTATCAAGTTCGGATATTCTTAAAATAAACAAAAAAAAAGAAGCGCGGGATAATCCCGCGCTTCTTTTATTTATGCCGGCGTAACGACATCGGCAGGAACCTTGTGGTTCTTACTGCCGATGTTACCACCGTAGGACACTGTAACAACGGCGACTTTGCCGTCGTTCTCGTATCCTCTGAAAATCCCCTTAAATCGTGTCAGGGTTTCTCCTTCAATTGTCTTGGCGTCAGACGCCAAAACTACTTTCTGACCAGGCTTCAACTGAAGCCCGGTATTTCCGACATCTTCTGCCGGGGGAATGATCTCAACAACCGGCTGCTGTGCCTGCTGCTGCGCCTGCTGCTGTGCATATGCATCCATGCGATCAGACAAAATCTTGAGAGCACGAGGATCACCCATGCTCGCAGCAAACTCCAACTCCGTTTCGCTGGGGTTATCCCAGTTGATAACGGATGCCGGCTGCTGAGCAGGCTGCTGCACCTGCTGCTGCCGTTGTGCCATTACAGCAGCAGCTTGTTCATAGAGACGGTTTGCCATCTCCATGGCTTGCTGCTGTTGTGCCTGCTGCTCAGCTGCCATCTGAATAGCTTGCTGTTGCTGTGCCTGCTGTTCAGCAGCCATCTGAATTGCCTGCTGCTGATACAGCAACGCCTGCTGGCGCTGCGCTTCTGCGATGGCTTTTTTATTTTTATTATTAACAATCTTATTGGTGATAGCGTTGTCCAATTTGGACAACACGCAATAAGATACGGTAAATGCCGCAACGCCTGCGGCTCCGGCGATCAGTTTGACTGCCATAACAATCCTCCATTTCTGTGAGTTTTAACATATAAAGAATCTCTCTGGATAACTCACAAACCAGAGCCTTATATATTACGATAGATTTCATTGTGTCCTTCTCTTAAATGTCTGGAGTTGCTGATTGATTATATTATAACGATCAACCATTCAATCAGCAACTCCAAGATTGGATCCGTCATTAGAACATGCCAGATCCGGTAGCAGCAAATGCCGCTACAGTGGTATCGCCGTATCCGGTGTTATCCGGAACCGGTACTGTCGGAATAACCGGCTGTTCGCTGGTGCAACCACAGTACCGGTTGTCAATCCATCTGTAAACCAAGATACCGGCCGCGGCAGAAAGTGCGATAATAAACACAGTTTTACCTATTTTAATTGCTTTCTGCTTGACGATATCCTTGCGTTCGGCTTCAATCTGTGCCTGCATCTCAGGTGTGATGAAGCCGGGAACAGGAGCAGCCATCATCGGCTGCGGAATTGCAGCTGCCTGCGGAATTGCGGTTGCCTGCGGAATCTGCTGCGGAATGGCAGTTGCCTGCGGAATCTGATTCATCATGATAATTCTCCTTTTCTGTAGATTACTCTTTGGCGTTTCTCCATGATGAACCTACAAACTCATGGTGCCGCTTATAATGAATTTCGATAATGATGTTGTGAGATTACATCATTACCTTTTATTCATAATAATAATATATATATGAAAATCCAAAAAAATAGGATTTATATGGGGGCATATGCCCCCATATAATTTCATATTGCAGGTTTTGAACTCATCAGATCGATTGCTTTTGCGTAATATGATGATGGATCTTGTGACATCTTATACGCTTCCTGTGGTGTTAAATCACCAAGACGGATTGTCATTCCATCTGGACTTCGTAAGAGATAATCGTTTAACCTACCATAACTTGATGAACTTATGAAGGAAAAAGAATACCCATCTTTTTCTCCTTCATATGGAATAGGCATAGATCCCATATCATTCAACTCCTTTCTGTTTATCGATAATCTCGGATATATCAATCGTTTTGACTATATGTCCGAATTGTCCTTTCTGTAGATTATGAGATATCAAAAACATCTGTTCCATGCCGAGTTTTCCCATCATTGATTCTAACATCAAGATGAAATCATCTCGTATAGATATATCAAGATATGCATCAATCTCATCTACAAGAGGAATGTTAAATTGGGTCAATGATGATGCAAGAGATAAGGATAAAGCCAACGATAATAATGTTGACTCCGATTGCGAACCATACCGAATATCAGATGATTGATTATTCCCACAGCGGAATGGTAACGCAAAATTACTTTCATCAATTATTGGGTGTAATAATTCAATCTCATGATCGTACATCACATCCAATAATTGATTTGCCATGTGGATGGCACGTTCAACTGTATCGCGAATTGCAATAACAGGAATGCCTTTTGTAGATGAAGTCGCTTCTGCAATCGCTTTATACGTTGAATCTTGGGTTGTGTTTTGTTCGATTTCGGTTGATGTTTTAACATATTGATCAAATGCTTTTTCGAGTACATCCAACTCTGAAACCAGAGTTTTGTGCTGTGCGACACACAGATTATACTGATTTACAAAATCCTGATATGTTAATTCATCGAGTTGTTGTTTATCAATAATGGCTTTCAGCTGGATTCTTCTTTGCTGAAGTGTACCAATATCAATACGTTTTATATTAGACAACATCAAACGTTTTTCATCCGATGTTGATATTTGTTCAGATAAACTTTGAATCAATTGATCCAACTCTGATAATTTGTCGTTCATTTTACCGATCATTTGTTCAATATTATCTGTATCAGATATATCAATATTCATAGATAATCTTTCTTCTATAATTCGAAGTGATTGTTCAGAGTCATGAATTTGCGAAATGTATTGATTTCGTTGTTCCATCTTAGTTGCTTCTTCTGCTAAATGTTTGATCTCATCAACATTTACACCAAATCCAAATTGTAATATATTATTACAAATAGATTTCATTGAGAACATCTCATGAATCAATTGATTGGGTATTTCAATATTGATTAATCTTTTAATTGTTAATATATTTTTATATGCATGATCCATTTGTTCCAAATCATATTGTGTGTAGGTTCCTTCTTTTGTTGATTGAAATGATTTGAAGTATGAATCAAATGCATCATAAGCCTTTCGATACAGACAATTTTGTATGCTACACTCCGAATTTGATGGGATCTCACCATCAATCGAATTCATCATTGAACGAATATATGAAATGATTGATTTTTCCTTTTCTGAATCCAGTATATCTGCACCAGCTTTCATTAAAAATGCGGATACGTCAATACCATGCTGAATCATTTCGATCATAAATTCCAGATGTTCACGTTTCAAAGACGAAATAATTTCTTTACATGTTGAATTGATTGCTTGTGCCATTGATAACATTGACATCAAATATCCAGATGTCAAATCATTCACAATCGGATCCGGATTTAACAACGACACCTTTTGATTCAGTATACGGATTGTTTCTTCTAACGATGTTTTATCATCAATTGATTGTTTATGGACCCTTTTGATTTCTTCGAGTTTATGTTGTTTATCATATAAATCATCGATGTCTTTTAATAGTATTTCTCTTTGCGCTTTCGTTTCAGATAATTGTTGATTCAATTTTATTTGCTCTTCAACCAATCTATCAGGCAGATCTGCATCAACTGATCCACCGAATTGAGAAAGGATACGTTGATATTCCGCGATTGAATTTTCAATATTATATAATTCACCAGATGGATTTTGTTGACGAATTGTTTGAATCTTTCCATTCAATTTATCCATTTCTGATTTTGTTTGCTGTATCTCACATTCCAATTTCTCTCGTTCAGAACGTTTTTTATCAACGTTTGCAAATAGTGATTCATAGGAACCATATGTGGAAAGAAGATATTCCTTGGTATGATTTAATGACGCAATCAGTTTATTTGTAAATCGATAATCATCCGTTGCAAGTTTATGAATCTTATCGTAAATATCAATTCCCATTGCTTTGTTCAATAATGTTTTGCGTTGTGTGGAACCCATTCCTGCGAATGATGTTAAGTTTGTTCCATTGATAATAAACTGAAATTTATATTTATTTATGTTGAGATGTTTTTCAATTAATGCAATACCGGAGTTTACACCACCAGAAGAGTTTAATTCTTCACCATTCATTTTGAATGATGTTGATACAGTATGGGATTTGCCGGTTGCACGATATGTATGTGTAATATTAAACACATTACCATTTGCTTCATATACTATATTTTTTATTCCAGTTTCTCCTGGCAAAACTAAATCCAAATCATTTCGTTCATCACCTGTTAAATTGATTGATGAGAATGGGTGATGTTGTTGTATCATAACAGTTTTTCCACAACGATTGCGTCCATACAATTGAATGATTGGTTGTTCGATGTTATCATATTTGAATTCAATTTCATTCAAACCGGTTGCTGCTTTTACACCAATGAAATTGACAAGTTTTAAATATACGATTTTCATGCTATCGTCCTTTCAAATTGAGATTAACAGATGAGTCATCTGGGATATAATTTTCAACGTGTTGATACATTTCAATACATCAAATTCATAAAGAATCATCTCTCATTCAGTATAATAATATATCTTTGAATAAAAAATATTTTTAAACACATATATGATTGAAATGGTAAACGGGAGCATGTTGCTTCTAAACCGATATCAAAAAGAAAGAAGGAGTTCATTTATGACCGAAAAAGTCAACTATGCTGAACGTCGTCAGAGATTCATGGAAACGTTCAAGGAAGATCCGGTTCTTACAAAACAATTGCCGGAACTTGCAGTCGAGCTTTTCTACAAAGAGTTCGGTATCTCCATTGAAGACCTGACAATCATCCCTGTTGTGTGGGCTTCTGTGTGGATGAAATTAATGGAATTCATTCATCAACAGAAGAGCGATTCGTTCTCTGTATCTGTTGCAGGTTTCACAGTTGAGTATATGACAGAATATTCTGAATCTGATAAAGCTCGGAATATCGTTCCGGAACTGTATCATGATTACATTCCGACATTTTCACAGAGACATCATTCCACGGTTCCTGGTTGTGATTTCAACAGTGACCTCGTTTCGAAGTATAATGACTGGAGAACAAATAATCTGACAGAAACTGTTGACAAAGTTGAAAGAGAAGCTTTTGATGATGTTGCGAAAAAGTTCGGTGTACATCTGATGGTTTCTGCAACTGTTATTCCGCTTGCTGCTGCAATTTATTCTGCAGGTGTACAGATTGCATTGGAAACCAAAAAGCCGGTGAACATGTATAATTGGTTTACAATTAATGCACGTGCCGATGATAAGATTATTCTGACACCGCTTGCGTCAATTAAGCAAGGTCTGAAAGATGATGCAAAACGCGCATGATAAAATGGGCGGAGTAATCCGCCCCTATTTATCATAATTCAGAAAAAGCAAACTTTCGAACACAATACGGTAGCAATCACCAAACGATTGCAATTATTATTGTATACAGAAAGGATGAGTCAAATGTCATTCAATCTGATTATCGGTATGGGAAATACCGGTTGTCAAATCGTAAAAATTGCGGCTGAATCAGAAAAGTTGACGGAGTGCAAATTCTTCACAGTTGATTCTGTGACATCTTCAGTTGATATGGATTCTATTCAGAATATCAAATCAATCTCGTTAATTTCTGATGATAAAGCTGGAAGTGGTAGATCACGTGAACGTGGTGCCGCAATGTTTGAATTCCATGATTCAAACGGAACATTCAATGAGCTTTATTCTGAAGCAGAAAAAGCAAAGACTCCAATCATTGTAATCACATCTTCTGCTGGTGGTACAGGTTCCGGTTCAACGCCTGTCCTTTGTAAGAAATTAATCAATGCGGGTATTCAGGTGATTCCAATCATTATTTGTCCTGCAATGGACGATCCGATTGCATTCCATATGAATACCGCAGATCTTATGATGGAGCTCGGTCAAGCGAATATTTCAACATACTGTGTATTCCGTAATGAATATGGAAAAGCAGATTATGATGAAATCAATAAAGAAGTTGTTTCTGCAATTGAAATCATTCTTGGGAAACGTTATGATCCAACTGATAAGGATTCCATTGATGATTCTGATCTTGATGTGATTCTGTCAACACCTGGACGTTTCATTGCAGTCGAAGCTTCTGCACAGACACCGTCACATCTGAAACGTATTATCACTGAACGTGTTCTGAATGGTCATCAGCCATGTTGGAACATGAGTGATGCTGAGTCAGGAACTTTGATGACTGCATTCGCATTGTCATCACCGTTTGCTTCTGGTGACTTTGAAGAAGTGTTTTCCGAACTGAATTCTCGTATCAAGAATAGATACGATGAATATCGTAATATCTGTAACAAAGATGGAAATGGTCTTTGTAGAGCATCAATCATTGTTGCAGGTCTCCCACGAGTTGAATTGAAAGAGATCGACGGTGAATTCCACATGGCATCTGGTATTGCTGATGGTATTCAGGCAAAATCAAGTCGTCCTGCTTTCATGCAGAAGAAAGGTACGATTCGTTCTGTAAATATTCCAAAAGCAAAAGATGTTAACAAGGTGACATCGACACAAGCTGGTTTAACCGATGAAGGAAAGACTATGCTTGAACAATTCAATCTCAATAAATAAGAAATATTTTTGTATTGTGGATATGTACATAATTCATGGGATATTCACTACACAAGAATATCTAAATTATTCCAAAGGAGGAAAACACTTATGGTCTACTCGCAAATGTATCCTGGTGATGTCAATTTCCTGACTTCATTGGAGACGTATCTGAAGAATGAGATTCGTATCTCGTCTGCAGCAACTCCACAGGAAAGACTCACCCTCACTGAACAGGCTCGTGCAAGTTTATACTCGTATGATGTTCAGTGTCTCCCGAGAGTCTCTGATAAGATTCTGACATCTGACATGGAATCTGATCAAGAAGCTCGTGCACTCTGGCGTGCATTCAGTAATCATGTAATGGATCCGTTCTTCATCTCAATCATGATGCAGTTCCTTGGAACCAGAAATGATCCAACCTTGAATGGACAGATCGGTGCACTTCTTTCAAAGGTTGTTGAGAATCATATCAGCGCAAATTGGAAGAGAGATGAAAAGAAAAAGGATAAGGGTGAAGAGAAGCTTCCGACGTTTGATGAGATCAAACATATCCAAGCAGCAATCGAAGAACTTCTGGGACCGACTGCAAATGCTATTCAGGTCAGATGTGGTAATCTTACCCATCCGGAAGCACTGTTTATTGCAGCATGTGTTGCAATGAATTCTCAGAAGACGTTGAAAGAGATTCTTTCAAGTGATCTTCCGATCACCGCAGATGTATTCGGAAACCTGGTTGATCCTGATCCGATCATTCGTGGTTCACTGACACTTCTGAAAGCTGACATCCCAACAAAACCCACGACAAATCAGGCTGCATTCCTGGAATCACTGAAGCGTTGGATTTACACAATGCTCGATAAGATTCCGGGCGGCACAAATGTATGCTACCAGTATCTTGTTGGAGTATATGGTAGCGTAACTCCGGATGTGTCACCGTACTATATCCAGATTAAGGATTGCGGTACAATGTATGCAAATCTGCTCACTGTTGCAAAGCAGATTGTAAATAAATAATCAAGGAGGAACCCGACTATGTCTATGTTAGAGCAAATTCATCCTGATGTACAGAGAATTCTTACACCGATCATTTCCCGCATGACTGCTATCTATATCACGGAGCATAATACTCCTGTGATTGGTGGTAATCACAATGATCAGTACAAGCGTGAAAAGCAGGAATGTGTTCACATCATCTTCGACGGAAATTCTCCAAAGTCGATGCTTGTGAAGTCGCCTGATGGAAAACTGAAGTGTGCTGTGTGTGGTCGTGAGATTTGCACAAAGTTCGATGGTAGTTCCATTCAGACTCTGCTTGAAGCACGCAAGGTTGTCGAACAGCTGCTGTACTTCGGTATGGTAAACCACATGAAAGCTGATCTCATCATGACATGTATTGACATCAAGAAATGCTTGCCGGAACTCGCAACACTTCTGGCTCAGCTGAATGAATTCGTCAAGCGTGAAGAATCCAACATGGATACTGTCTCCAACATTGGTGATGAGTATCGTTTCCGTGGCATTACGAGCGCGTTCTAAAGTGCTGATTGATCGATCAATGAACATTTGAAGTGAATGTGAGGGGCTTCTGCCCCTCACATTCATTTTTTTAATTTGTACATAATTTCATTACGGTTTGAGGTGAGAATAATTCTCCAGATGTATTTGACAATACATGTGTTGCATAACATATACGATATGCATCCGCAATTTTTAATCCACGAATAGGTGATTCAAATACAAGATTTACACGTGAATTAGGTTTGAACAATGATACATCGATACCAGCACACGATACATCGACACGTGTAATCCTTTCATCCAATCGTGCAGCTTCTTGTATTGTGAGTGTTGATCGATCTGTCTTATGTAAAATATTTTTTTGTTCTATTGGAGAAATGTATCTTGAGATATTAGAGCTATCTTTCAATCTATTTAAATCTGTATAATTCATTTGTAATGTATTTAAATTAATCGAAGATAATCTTTCTGGATTTAAAACACGTTCAATATCAGATTCTGTTAATACTGACACATTGATTGCTTGTGTTTGAATTTGATATATTCCACCAGAATAAAACATTCCTGATTCTGTCATACCGTCATTCTTTTCTGATCTAACATAAATCGGAATTGTCGTTGTTCCATTATATGCAGATGTATCAGATAAATATATTTGATTTTGATGATCCATGTACAATAATCCACCATGAGGATATAAACCATACATATGATCAAAATAAGAGAATGCATCTATAGCCGTTAAATTCGGGATTAGTATTTGATCATATCGTTTTTGATTTTGAATTGGGTCAATCGTTATCTTGTTTTCTGGCAATCCAACAAGATTCATCAGAATATCTTCACACACTGTTCCAACTGTAGAATCTCTATAAACAGCATGTGTTTTTGAACGCATTGCATGAATGATTTCTGGCCAAAAAATATAAATTTCAAATGGCACCTTTGAATCAACGTTCAAATCTGTTGAATCACGGAGACCCATTTTAAATTGATCAAATTTTGATACTGGTATATTCTTATTTTCAATATAGCCATAACCAGATATAGAAATTTCATCAGTTGGATAAACCAAAGATGTTGTATTAGTATCTTTATCTGTTTTATACACGCCGCCAGTTAATGTCATTCCAATCGTTGTATCATCTGGATTTTCATTTAAATTCTCGATCAAGTTCATATCGGCATAAACTCTGACACGAATAATTGGATATGTTGCAGTATCATATTGATTGATAATTGCAATTGATACAATATCTGAACCGGATAATTTCTGTTTGAATGATGTACCTGATGCGATCCATCCATTCAATTTATACATGACATTATATACAGCATTTCCCATAATATCACCTCATTCAATTTATAAAGTCCTTCGACTTTTTTATAAGCCCGTATACTATATTACGGATTATTTTTTTTTATTTTAATAGAAAGGAACAAAGATTATGGCGATTATATTTCAAGAAGCGGCAGTAAATCTGCCGCGGCTTTCTCAATCATCTCTTTATAATAAATTTGATCAGCAATCCAAAATCACTCAGATTTGGCGTGAGGCTATCGCAAATAAAGAGAATTATGTTACTCCAGATACTCTGAAGGAAATCATGTCTTTGATTCGTTTAAATGGTTCTCCAAATGCAAAGAAAGCAACCAAAATGTTTGAAGACGGTAGAATGAAAATTATCTTTGATAAAGATCGGTCAAAGATTCCCGCAGTTCTTCCTTACATTATTACACAAGGAAAAGACGGACGATCAACTGCATATGTATTTGCAGACAGAGTCGTTACCAATATTACATCAACGGCGGAATATCCGAACTTGATGGCAACTATGGAAGCAGCGTATCTCGCAGCTGCATTGGTTGAATCACCTTCACAGTTCTTATTGAACAGACAGCTAGTTCTCAATCTGTGTGCATTATACAATTATCTGTGGCTGATGCCTCTTGAACAGAAATTGTACATCAAAGGTGAAAACCTCACAAAAGTTCAGATGTATGTTTCAGCTTATTTCTATCGCATGATTGATGGTGATAAGATGGGACCAACAACAATACCATTCAATCGTCTTCTGAAAGATAAAGTGAGTGGCGAACAAATCAAGCAGATTACAACCGAAGTGTCTATGATGCCATCCATGAATATCGGAAATCTGATCTCATTAATCAAACAGATCAATCCGGTCAGATACAAAGATTTGGATGCAACATTCATGAATTACTTTGTTCAATCTTGTGGTACACCTTTGATTTTTGCTTTGGAGAATCTTCAGTATTTATTCTTACTGGTGACTTCTGCGAATTATAAAACAAAGGTTACTGCATATGCTCTGAATAAGAGTGCTTCCGATACTGTCAAGAGATGTATGTCTAATTTGAACGGTATGGATATCAAAGTCTGAAAGGATGATGTTCAATGCCCATCTCAACATATCCGGATCCAATCAATGCAGTAGATGCTATAGGTAAAGTAATCACTGCATTGGATGCGGTCAATACTGTGTATCGGGCAGTTCGTGATCAAACAACATCTGGTCCTTCTCGCAAAACATCAAGTACACACACTGACAATCCTTATCCACGGAATGGTAGTGATAGTGCAGAAACTCATGCATATTATTTAAATGGAACATATACAGCTCGATCGAATTTTCCAATTGGTGGTCCTTTATATACTTCCATTAATCCACGTGATATTTATCCTTGGATGCATACTGTAGGTGCTGCACAGAATAGTGTACTTGAAGCCAAATATAATGGTAATATGATATATGCAATTCAAAAAGACAATCATATTACTTCGAATTCATCGTTTGATCCGATATATGATCCCGAAACTTTAAAACAGATTTCTGCCGGTAATTTTGGAGTCGGTATTTATCCAATTGAAGAAATTGTTCCCGGTGTTGATTCACCGTTTGCAAAATGGAATTTGCAATATCGTCAATCAAATGTTTTCCAATTCCAAGGATCTGTTACTCCTATAAACCCTGAAGGTGATCCTGAAAAGCATTATATTATGACACAGGGATTGGAAAACTCTGACAAACGAAATGCGAATGTCACATTGAGTGCAACCAATGAAGCAATGGCTTCACCAGAAACACCAACATCCCCACTTCATCCATTTTTACGTTCATATTCTGAACGTTCGCATGATGCGATTGTTACAATGTATAATCGCACACGTTTACCAATTGCAGATATTGAACATCGTAAAGCATTTCGATATATTTTTATCACTCGACCAGAATGTTATTTATTATCGACTGACGGTGATTTATCTGTACAAGCTGCACAGGATGAAGATACTGCAACATGTTGGATGAGGATGCCTCATGTTCTTCGTGCATTATCACCAGTCTATGTTTGTCCTGCTCCAGGAAATCCAAAATATGCAAACTGGAATTATCTGTTATGCAACCGAGTATTAGGTATGTCAACAGCTGGTCAGACTTTGAGTGTATTGGATTCTATCACAAAAGGTGTTCGTGGCGCAACTGTTACACCTGGAAAGATCATGACATCAAATCTTGGTGGTACATTGGAATTATCTTTCCGAGATACAAAATATATGGATGTATATGAAATGATTCGTATGTGGATGTGGTACATTCATAAACGAAGAACCGGACAATTCTTTCCATCGTTTAATGGATATCAAAAAACGAATGATGGTTTTGCAACAGGAATTGCCCGTCAACATATGCATCCATATGATCGTGCATTGGAATACTGTGCATCGATTTATGACATCATTACAAATGAAACTGGTACAAAGATTTTGTATTGGTGTAAATATTATGGTGTATATCCTGTTAGCTGCCAGAATGGTATGTTATCAAGTGACAATGCTACTGCTATTACTGGTGATGCTCGTATATCTGCGTCATTCCAATATCAATATAAACAAGAAAATGTTTATAAGAACCTGATTGAATTCAATTATAATGCGGGCATTTTCGATAACATGGGTCATATGTATTCTGATGTACAAGCACATTTGCAAAATGCAGTACCGTTCTTATATCGTGAGAATTATTCTGGCGGTGGAGATACTACATCAAATGTGTTACGTAATTATATCGGTGCATCAAGTATGATGACGGGATCTCCTTTCATCATATCAGAATCCAGTAGTCAACATGATCCATGGAAATGGAGTAATGATGACATTGTTCAAAATAATCTGTGCTTCTTACCAGCACAAGTAGTTGATACAAAATTGGCATCTAAGATGACACTTGGTATCACGAATGAAATGTCAGTTAGATTATAATAAAAGGAGGTGAGCATATGGCACAGCAAAAAGAATCCAATGAGGAACGTCTGATACATGGCTTGATGAATGATATTACCGGTGGAGATATTGTAATGTCAAAGGATGAATTGTCCACGACAATTTCCAATATTCTCCGCAAGTATAATCTGTCAACAGATTTATCATTCATCGAAAAGATTGCAACAATGAAGTTCCCTGATTCTAATGAGAAGATATCAATTGATATGCTTCCAAAAGAATTAACCGATGCTGCATTCTTACCTGTAACAACAATCGCAGATATCGCATTGCGTCAAGATCTCGATATGGTTGTATCACAGATTCCTGAATGGTACAATGCGTTGATTGTTACACGTGATGCAATATGTGAATCTGATATTGTCGATGGTACATTAGCACGTACAATCAATTTTGATAAAACGAAATTGATTGATGTCGCTGAGCAGACTGTTATGGCGAAGATTGAAGCAACTGAAGAAAAGCTTCGTCTTCATTCTATCATCAAGAATCATATTGTATACAATACATTGTTCTATGGTGAAGGATATGTTTATTGCGTACCATATGCAAAAGTATTTGAGGACCTGTATAAGTACAGACTGCAACAGAGTGAACGAAAAGATCCTCGAAATACTGTCGCAAGCATGTTCGAAACTTCATCTTCCTTAACTGGATATGGTTATGGATATGGCGAATCCGCTGTTGAAAAATCATTGAAAGATACATATGGAAAAGTTGTTCAAGAACAATCTGCAAATGGAAAACAAGTAACACAGGAAGCTTCGTTGTTTTCTGAACAAGAAATCATTGAGATTATTCCTGGTTATCATGGCAAAACTTTAACCGAAGAACAAAAAGAAGACATTGTTCCAGATGAGAGTCGTGATAAGTTGTTCGATGAATATGTTGATGATATCGCACGTAATATCAGATACATAGAAAAGGATATCGCACTTCCGGTTATTGAAGAATCTGCTCTTGACTTAAAACGTGCTTATGACGTAAAATATCAAGACAGAGGATTTGTTCAAGAGACTAATAAAGTCTTCGAAACTGTCATGACAGACGGTGTGATTGGTGATGATATCTCAAAAGAATTCCAGAATGTTAAAGGTGTTTATCTCAAGATATTACCTGCAACAAAATTGATTCCAATCCGTATTGATCGAACTGTTATTGGTTATTATTATATTTCCGATTTAACACGTCCTGATGATGCGGGCGAACGTCGTAACTCTGGATTATCTGGATATACATTGAGAACACCTTCTATTGGACATGATACATTTTCTCCGGATAAAATGTTATGTGAAAGACTTGCTTCAAAGATTATCAGTAATTTCAATTTGAAATTTATGCGTGATAATACCGCATTGCATCAACAAATCGTTGCAATTCTAGAATCACATAAATTCAATGAAGCAATGATGCGTTTCATCTATATTCCTGCAGAAAATGTTTGTCAATGCACAATTAATGAAGATGGTGCAGGCAAAGGTCATTCGATGCTTGAAGGTGGTTTGATTACTGCAAGAATGTATATGTTCTTGAAGATGTATTCCATTCTGTGGCAAATCAATAATTCAGCAATTCGTGTGTATAATTTGCGTTCATCTGGAATTGATAAGAACTACAAACAGTTCATTCAACAGTTGATTCGTAAATTCTCTGCACGTCGTGTTACATCAAATGATATTTTCAATTACAGATCTTCATTAACCAAAGTCTCTGGTGGTTCAGAACTTGTTCTTCCTATGGGACCAAACAATGAGGCACCTGTTACAATTGAAAATATTCCTGCTGCAGAAGCACCATTGAATACAGATCTGTTGGATAAACTTCATGAAGAAGCAATCAATTCAACACCAGTTCCCGCAATCATGGTTAAGAATGGTGGAGTGACGGAAGTTGAATTCTCTAAAGAAGTTGAATTATCTAATACACGATTTGTTTCATTTATTTCTTCATGTAAGATTGATTTCAATCGTGATATCACAATGCTGTATCGTAAGATACTTCGTTGGGAGACGGATATTGATCCAGAGATTATTCATGATTTGAAATTTGTATTCCATATGCCTGCGGCAAAAACGCTGTCGGTTACATCAGATATGATTTCAAATTTTGAAGCTGTCTTCCAATTGGCATATACAACATTCTTGACGAAGAAAGAACAACAAAATGAAGATGGTAATGATGATCCGATTTCTGATATCATGCGGAATTACAAGAAACTGATGATTGGCAAATATTTGCCACAAATCGACGTTGAAGAACTCGAGAAGATGGCAAATGAAGCTCGCGAAGAAACCAATAAGATGAAACTTGATAAAACTGCTCCTGAACAGAATCTGATTGATAGTTCTAATTTACCAGAGGAAGGAGCTGAAGCATAATGCGAATTGAAAAGACTACAACAGGTGTTATTATCAAAGATCCAACAAATGAAGTCAAACGGAAATGTTTGCAATATTTCACGCTTCAGAACCCTACTCGTGAATTCTTTGTTTATTCAGGTAATGACCCAGATAACAAACCAATTCTGGGTCATGAACATGACGTAATCTATATTACGTCAGGATTTTTAAAAATCAATGATCCTGAAATTAAAAAACTCAAAATTGATTCAACCAAACAATACTTGACACCAAAACAAATCACGTTGACAATGAATCGAACGCCGCGTTCAAAATTACAAGAAGATTGCATTCGAATGATTACAACTTCAGAAGCTTCAAAAATTACAATGGAGCTAAAACCTGGAGTCGGCAAAACCTTTATAGCATTATATGGTGCATCAAAACTTGGATTGAAACCTTTGATCGTTGCGCCAACATCACTGTTGAAGAATCAATGGATTGATAATATCGTTGAACTCGGTATTGATAAATCCGATATTGCAACAAAGATTTGGGATGCACCCGAAAAGAAAGTTTGTGTTGTTACAATATCTTCACTTGAAGGTGCTGTTCGTGATGATTGGAATGGGCTTATGAAGACTTTGGATTCAGCAGGTTTTGGAATCAAAGTCATTGACGAAGCTCATCTTCATCTGAAAGGAATCTTAAAGTTTGATGCATTATGTAATATCAAACATAACTGGTATCTATCAGCAACACTCGGAAGATCTGATCCATCTGAAGACAGAATCCTAAATCGTGCTTTAGCAGATGCAAAACGATTCATTGGTAATTCTGCATATGAAGAATATCAAAAAGAATATGTCCAAGTATATCTGCAAGACATTTATTATTTCCCATCATCTAAGCTGTGTAATAAATGTTTCAAGTATGGTTCAAAAGGTTTGATACGTGCTTCATACTATCGTATGTTGATGGAATACAGGAACGGCCAACCCTTCATCAATAATGTTATCAATGTCATTAAACGTGCAAAAAGCATTATTAATTATGATGGAAAGATTCTTGTTCTTGTTCCATTAATCGATATTATCGATAAGATTATTCTTGCAATGAAAGCCGATCCATACTTTAAGAATTATACGTTTGCAGGTGTTGATGGTTCAATGCCATTATCAAAACGACGTGATGCAATGGAATCAAATTTCATTTTATCAACATCATTGTCAATGGGAACCGGCGTTGACGTATCGAATCTTGGAGTTGTTGTTAATTTTGACCAATATTCTTCATCAATTATCGGAGAACAAATCTTCGGACGTTTACGTGACAGAGGAAAAGAGACATACTATATCGACGTTTGTGACCATGTAAAACAAGCATCAATGCTTGCTCGATGGGGAAAGAAGCGTCGTTTATTGATTCCATATTATCCAGGTGCAAAACGTGACATGAAGAAATTTCCTGTTATATATTGCTAAACGGAATGATAATCCGGAATGTTCCTTCTCCGTTTTCATACAAGGTTTGGCCGCCTTGTTTTCGCCGTAAGCGGGACGGCGATTTGCTGTGTTTTCCTCCTTGAGAACAGTGCATAATACACCATTCGAAAACATTCCGGATTATTTGATAATTTATGTGGGGGCGAAAGCCCCCACATTATCAATATATCATATTTTCATATATATATTATTATTATGAATAAGAGATAATCTATACAAATGGATTGTTTCATATTCATAATAAGAAGGGTATTTATACCCTATAACAATTAAATCTCTCACGCCACGAGGGATAAAAATGAGGAGGATATAGTCATGAAGAAATATTTTGATGAAATCTCGGAACTTGGCGAGAAATTTGAGAGAACAATCTCTCAAGCTGTAGACATCGTTGCTGACATGAAATCGGTAACGTCTGCATGGATTGCGGCAGCAGACGCAATCCGAGCAAAAGAAATGGTCGGACTGTTGTCCGGCGAGAAGCTGGAAAAAGCCAAAGACAATCTAATGCCGGCATTTTTGTCGACAGAAGATAAAACATCGTTTGATGAGGTATATGAAAATATGACCTCATCTATCAAAGATTTGGACAAACTGATGTCCAAAGTATCGTTGATTCTCTTCGAAGAGAATCAAAATCATCAGGAAGAAAATCATCAGGAAAAGGAGGAAAACTAAAATGACACTTGACGACATCAAAGAGTCTCTCGAAAAGAGACTCGAAAATCTTCTTAACTCTGGTGGGGAGGTAGACTTCCCGAATGGGAAGGCCATCAAAATTGAGGGCCCGCGTGGAGCGGCAGTCCTCATTACAGGCCTGCTCGCAGGTGTTGGCACCGCGATCGCTGCTGCAATTGTGACTAAACCGGTTGCAGTCGCAGCCGATGCAGTCAACCGCCTTGTGCGGGACGGTACTGAACTCCGCAATGCAATCACGGATTATCGTGATTGCAAACGAGGAATCTATCCGTTTCCGGATCAAACGATTCCGGAACCGGAAACATCAGAAGAGGATGCGGGGGATTAACCCCCGCATCTCATCTTTTTTTTTTGTTAAAAGTTTTGATTTACACTTGTGAAATATGCATAATCAGATGCATCCAATAAATCAACAGGAGGATTATCTCCACCGTAATCTTGACGTTTATATCCATATACATCATATCCATTATTTGAAAATCCTGATGCACGGCTATTGTCCATGTTTTCTCGTAACAATTGATTTTCAAATCCATTTGGATCTTTGTATGGAATGATATTGTTGATTTGCTGCTCAGATAATTCTTTATCATATTCTGCAACTTCACGTCTTGCATTTTTAAATGTACATAAATCTTTATGTATGCCAAAGCGTTCCAATTTGAAACCAAAATAGAAAATATATAGCACATGGTTATATGCCATGACCAAGTCATCATGACAACCAGAAGCAGCTTCAATTTTTCCATTCTTTGCACGAACAAGATTCATGATATCAAATGATAAACACTTTGTTGTTAAAAGTTCTTTGTAATCATGAACATGTGATTTCAACAGAACAAACATCTTTTCACGAATCGCAGTTGTAAGATATGTACCAATGTATCCTTTTTCAATTGCTTTCCGTTTTACAGTCATTTCATTTGTTTCATTTTTTGTAATTGCATTCTTAGATGCATCCAATTTTGGATCATGATAGAAACGATGTTCCAAATTGGATTCTTGTACAAAGTCAACAATTGCAGTACCCAAATTATTTGTTTCAATAATAAAGATACATGATGGAATCAGCTTTGCAACCTCAATTATGACACGCATTAAATCCAATGGTCCTAAGAATGGGGATACCAATTCACCAACAACTTGGAACGTATATGGATGAACAACAATCAATGCTGTATTATCTCCATTCTTTCCAGATGCAGGGTCGATACCAACCATGTATGGAAGCTTGATATCATAATACGGTGTATTTGATGTCAGACTCTTATGAACAATTTGATGTTCATAAACTAAGAAATGATATTTATTCAATATCATGATGTCATGATCCGGTTGACGTGTATGTTGTGCAATATAATCAATGTCAGCTTGCTCGAAAAGAACACCTTCATCACCACGATATCTTTGTAACAAAACACCACGACGATATTCGTTGATCGTTCCTTTTTTGACAGCTTCGTAGTATTGTTCTTTTAACCAGTTTTCATCTTTGCGTAATTGTTTATAATTAAACTCGATATAGAACATAGATACTGGTATACGATCTTTATCGTCATCGTCAGCTTGAGGAATACTCTTCATATGTTCAATTTCAGCATCAGTTTTGTCATAAATATGTTCGTCAAATACAGGAAGATTGTCAATAATTTTCTGGAAGTCAATTCCTTCTTGTGTTTCGAGGTTTCCAGGTGTGGAAGCATACATGATACATGAACGTATACCCATTTCTCTAGCAGTGATACGTGCCTGAACGATTGTCGGGTTGGCACCATCGATGAATTGTTTCATATAAGAAATAAACTCACATTCATCAAAGAAACCTGCATAAAGTGAAAGACCACGAGATTTATCTTCTGCAACAGATTCTGAACGTGCTGCAGAAACAGTTGCAATTGAGCAGTTGTGTGCTTCATACCGAAGTGACTGAAGACCTGGTAGATGTTTTGCATTTGCCCATGGATTCATGTATTTCGGTAGAGCTGTGATATAATCACGCAGAATACCAACATTGTCCATACATCGTTTTTCTGTACGATGCATGTATGGAATATCGACATTTCGATATTCAAATAACATCATATATGAAACAATTGATGTCAGTACTGTCGTCTTATAAGTTTGACGAGGTTGTACAAGTTCGAAATCGAAACTATGAATGAATGACCATATTGCGGCACAACCAGCTCTATGTAAATACAATGGAACCGCGCCTGCACCACGGATCGGTATTCTGACAACTTCTCTAAAATAAAACCATGGATTACTTTTACATTCAGCAACAATTCTTCCTATATTTTCTGCAGTAATATTTGGATCATATGGGTCGATGTCTTGTACACCTAAATGTGGAAAGGAAACTTCTAACATGAAATACCAATTTTTGATACCAAGTGTTTTTAATTCTTGTGCTGTTAACAAAAAAGATTGGTTTTTTGTTCCAAAATCATAATATTTATTTCCAATTCGTTTGATATCTGACATCGAAACCATCACCTCCTATCAATAAGCGTTATAGTATCGGTATAAAAAAAATATAGAATACATGGGGGCTTTCGCCCCCATGCAAACATTAAGATTGACGCACGGATCCTCACGGAGGAAATTTATCAGACATATTGTTTCAATTGATTTAATGTTGGTAAAAGTTCGGTGAATCGCCCATACATGGATTCAATATAATTGCGATCGCTACCTTCAAACAAGTCGGTTTCATCCATAAGTTTAAAGAATTCATCCAGATCAACAAACGGATGTGCATTCTGGTATTTCATGAAATATGAATACATAATCAAGAATGCACGAAGTTCAGGAATTGATATTTGAACTTCAACGTTATTGATCAAAACATCATATAACTTATCGAATGTACCAATTGTCGAATAACCGAAGATATCAGGACGCAATTTGATACCCATAAATTTGAGCGTGTTCTTCAAGTTATCCAATTGTGGAAATTGGTTGTACTTTGAGAAATCTAATCCCATATCATTTAATTGCGCCATGAGGATTGAATTTTCTTCATATTGAGAACCACGATAATATGTCGTAATCTTTGCGAAATCTTTTACACCAACACCCGCAAGGAAGTTATACGTGTCATATTCACCAAACTTCACAGGGTTATCAGAATAATGTCGTAAGTTCTTATTGAACTGATGTGTCTTGACAGGTTGATCATATAATGTCGTACGTCCAGTTGAAATTGCAGATAATGCTTTTGATGGTTCTTGTTTCAATACCCACGTATATTGGTATCCAACAGGATAAGTTTCATCCAATTTGATCCAACGTTTATGAAGCTTCGTAAATACATTATAATGGCGCATGATTGCAGGATATTTTTCATATGCTTCCAGTATTGCATCACGAACACATACTTCGTTGAATGGTTTAATTTGAATATTAATACCATTCATAAGAATATCATCAACAACAATTTGTGGAGATTCTTTATATAAACGCCGTATCTCGTTACCTTGATCCGGATTGAAGATTGAAACGAATTCAGATGTGATATTGATAATTTCATCATTTGATGCACCGTTCTGATACATCTTTCCGATATGCTGGTTCATTCTGTCCATCATGAATGTCATGGAACCTTCATAAGTTGCAAATGCAATAATACGATTCGGAACCGCAAGTGCATTTGCTAACATATGAATCGGACGTCCATCATCTGTTTTTGGCATATCTGCAGCTGGAATAATTTTGGAAATAACCGATTTATTTCCATAACGTCCAACAACCTTCTGTCCAACTTTGATTTCCATAGGTTGAAGCATTGTGAACTTAATAATTGTATCCGCAATATATTCCTTCGTAACCCATACGGATTGATTCAAATATTTTTGTGCTTTATGATAAATATCCAACAATGATGTGTCATCCTGATATGGATCAACAATTACAGTTGATATATATGCGTATATATCAGAATACCATTGTTTGATTTGTGATAAATAGAAATTGAATTGATCATTCTCAACATCAACATTCGTAAAGATATCAATGTCAGCAACAATACCATGTGAGAAAATCTTTGTATCATTGATATGAGGTATGGAAGCTTCTGCAACAGATGATACATATGAATTCTCTCTAATAGAACACAAGATATCATCTTGAACTTCTTCACCGATATTTGGAAATGGTTTGTATTCTCCATTTCGACCATAACGATTCAGCAGAAATGATTTCTTTGAAACATTCACCGTTACAATATCAACGAAATCATATTCCAATGCTTTTGCACATTCATCAGAAATAATTAATGAATCTTCTGTGAGTTCCGGTAGTACAGCATATGCCATACGAACATTTACACCCGCGCAATAATTGTCATTTACATAAGATGACGATTGTGCAATGGAAGCTCCTTTCGGAAGAACATCTCCTTCTTGAATATTGGGGATATTATTCTTCATACGAAAACCGTATTTTTCAACAAGATTCACTGCCGGGGTGAATATTTTACAAAGATATTTTCCCGTTTCAAGATTCTGAAATATATATGCAATTGGTGAATAAGGTGCATTCGGAAACTTTACAAACTTTCGCATTAAACGGTAATCTGCATGTGTTCTGATATCCCATGAAGAACGTTTTCCGAATTCGTTCTCTGCACCAGAAAATACCATGGGAAATTCAGGATTACGAACAACCAATCTTTGAGAAGTATGTTTTACCATCATTCCTCCACGTGTCGTGGAAATCTTCTCAGGGAATGCCATTGCAGACATACCAGTCAATGACAAAGGATTTACTTCAGCACATCTTCTTTCAATGTCCGAAGCATTGTTCATAACTTGAGATTTTTTGGACATGACAATCACCAATCCTTTCGATAAAGTGTATAAGTTAGTTGTAACCCCTTTATATTTAATCATACTTTTGGGTTACTTGAAAACGATATACTTCTCAAAATAAAAAAAAATATAATGCGGGGCATTGCCCCGCATTATATTCATCACTGATCTTCAGGAGTTGGTGTTGGTACTTGTGAAAGAACATCAACAACGTACTGCTCACATGGTGATTTTTCTTCTGCATTCGACATGAAATCAGATATTGCAAAGTCTGCAATAAGATACATACCAAGTACAATATACTTGTCTCCAAGTATATCAACATTTGAAAGCATGATATCGATCAGATCCAACAGATTGAATGGACACGGACATTTATCTGACAGATAAAATTCGCAAACCTTCTTTTCCATCGGAGCAAAGAATAACATATCTTCACGATATTTGTTAATCTTATTATCATTGAATTTCTTCGTATGAAGATAATTCTTAATATCATTCAATGTGATATTTTCAACAATGTATTCAATCATTGGTGTCATATTCGAAAAGATTTGAATACGAATCTTTTCAATTTGCTCAATGTATTTATACACTGCCCAATAGATGAACACGTCGTCAACAATATCATCCATTGTTGCCTCACCGTTTACCAATGCCATGATAACCGGATGTGTTTCATTGAAATCTGACCGGATACGTTCTTCGGTAATACGATTCTTGATACGTTCATACTCGGGAACAATTCTGTTTACAACGAACAAACGTTGTTTCATAAGATCAGCCGGGTCAATTTCGTCCGGTGTTTCTTTTGGTTCGATGTCACTCGGGATAAATGCATCGATTGGAGATGTTTCAAGTTCAATATCCGATGTAAATGTTTTGTATTCTTCATCAAACATCTTACGATCAAGAATATGATGGCGTCCATTCAACATTCTGACATTTTGAAAGAATACATTACATGCAGAGATTTGAACTCGGTGTGTTTCAAAGAGTTTTGTGAACTCATTGATTTTCGATTGCGGGATTTTGAACATCCGAATCTTCCTTCCATTGTAGATTTTGCTGTGGATAACGTTGTGCATAGTATTGCTCTCTGATAGGTTGATAATTATCAACCACGAAAGCAATTCCATTTTTTTCTATATGCACATGAACGAACAAGTCCAGTCGTGTAAACTGGACTTGTCCGAAAGATGAAGCATTGATCATTCTTTATTTAGTTCCTTTCATATGGATTTCCCATTAAGAAAGTTCATCGACCAAGTCATCAATTGCCGAAGTGTTCAAAACTTGATGGGCGTTACGAATGGAATCATTATAACTCATTTGAGAACCATGATTTGTATTCGTTGACGCCATCTGTTGTTGATGTTGTTCCATTTGGCGCCGTTTCTGGAACCGTCGGAGTTCTCGGAGTCTGTTTACAAACTTGCGCGGCATTTGTAAGAGCGTATCAATTGGGATACACCGATTGAACAATTCGCCGAGTTCAATCAGCTCTGCTCCATCTCTGTCAAGTTTATTGCGGTAGACGACAGCCTCTGAGATAGCTGGAAAAGCAAGGACTGACCAACGTCAGGAATCATGATACGTTTTTCATGACGACCACACTTTTCACATGTGACATCCTCGATATAAAACTGAATCGGGTCACGAGTTTCTTCAGCAACTTGCTTGATTAATGAGAAGAGAATACCAGCATCATTCATGTCGAGTGATGTTGTGATGATTTTCTCAATATCTTCCCAGTTTGTATAACGGTATGTCTGACCATCAACAACCTTGGAGATTGCAGTAATGAACAATGCCTGGAACAACAGGTATCCATATTCTGCATTGTTGGATTCGTCGAAGTCTTCATCACTCTGGTTTTCGCTCTTAAACCGCTCGCGAAGTTCATCCATTAACGGATATCTACGATTCAAGAAATCATATGCAGACGGACGTGCTTCAATCTCAACAAGATACTTTGTATGCGGAAGTTCATACATTTTGATTGTTGAATTGATTTTATTAAAGTGCTCGATTGCAGGTTTACCAGGAGCAACAGAACCGGTCACTTTGTATTCATGCTGGTTTGCAAGCTCATCATTGATGTGGATAATCTTCTGAGGAATATACTTGATCTCATGTGGTTCGCGACATTTCGGGTTACCACAAACAACCGTTGCAGTTTCCACATCATCAGATGCAGAAAGCAGAATACCCCACATCAGCAATTCACGGTCAGCATACTTTGTTTTCTTCAGGAAGTCTTCAAAGTTTGCAAAATCACCGATTGATACATTCGTGATGTGCTTATAGATAATAGACCATTGTTTCTTATCCATATCAACACGATTTCCAGAAGTCGGTTCAGAAGACAACTGAATGAATTCCCAATAACTGAGAGGAGTCAAGCAGCATCTGTAACCAGACAACGGCAATGCCAACGGAACAGAATTTGCCGTCGACTTGAAAGGAGTGATAATGTCATTACGTTGTGAATTCAATACGACTTTTGCAGTACGCATTTCTTCTTGTGTGGTTTTAATCACACGGACATTCACACGTTGCTCTTCTGACATATCCTTCACAAGATTCTCATCAATGTTCACAGTGACATCACTTACACCTGCATCAACATGAATATTGATTTCAGGAGTCGGTTCTGGAGCAGCAATAGCCGTGTCAGTTGCCGCTTCAATTGCTTCCTGTGTTTCAGCTGCTTCTTTCGCAGCTTCTTGGTCGATATTATTACCGTCATCATATCGCCAATACTTTTTGATGATAGCGCAGAATTCATCAGTAATTTCTTCGCCATTCATCTCATAGTATTCAATAAGATCACCCATCGCTTTGCGACGATAATTGACATCATTACCAACTTCTTCAGGAATTCCACCACCAGTGATACCCATCTTGGCAATCGCTTTCTGAATCATGTCACCAACAATATCCAGTTTGTTACCTTGGAATTCAATTGCATCCTTTTGGAATTTTGGATCCAAAGATTGTGGAGGTAACTGGACAGTCGGTTTGATTGCTTCAGCTGCTTCAGCAAGTTCCTGTTGATGTGCCTTCCGTGCTTCTTCACGTGCAGCATCTTCCGCAGCCATTTCGTTTGCTTGATCATTTACACCGAATATATCCTCTTCTTCAGGGGCATCAGCCGGTGCAGCCGGTGTTTCATTGGGATTCATAATTGATTCATTGCGTGCCATCAGTTCCTCTAATGGATCAATGAACTGCTTGTCATCAGCCATTTTTCATACTCCTTTTTGAGAAAAATTTTTCAAACAGAAATGTATATCATTGAAATGACATACGGGAATAACTCTGTATGAAATTATAAAGGGAGTATATGATATGATTTTATTTAATCGAGAAAATCTTCCGGAAATGTATTCAAAAGCATTGTGGATGAATCCGGATATTGAATATGTGTTCCATAAAACTATTGTTGAATATGACATGCAGCAAGCATCTTTATCAGTATCACGTCGTTTCCATTTAATACCGGATAATGAATTAGATATTTTGGTTCGAATGCCAAAAGAAAAACGAACACGTGAAATTGGTTTACGCCAAAGAGACGATAAAGAATTTTCAGAAAATATGATCAATGGTGTTTTACAAACCAGAAAAGAATTCATCGATGAAAATCATTTAACCGAAAATGAAATTGTTACATTACATTCAGATGCGTTAATGTTTATTCAAAAGCATAAAATAAAAGATAACATAGATGGTGTGCAATTCATTCATAAAAATACATGGACATCATATATACGATATGGACGAGTCGAAATGTTCTACGTGGATGGTACGATTGAATATAAAGGTATACCGAAACAAATGTTACAACAGCATACATTGGGAATGAACCAATATTTGTTGACAATCTTTAAAATGGTTGAAGATTATAACGATGACGTGTATCGTTATATATCACATTTCCAAAAAATGTATTTACAGGATAAATTACCGGAGTATTATTATATTCCATTTGGGAATACGGGTAAACAAAAAGTCGAGAATCTGAAATTATTATCATTCATTGCAAAAATTGTAATGCATGAAATGAGGTGATGATATAATGTATGAATTTTCATGGAGACCAATCAATTGGGGTCCCGAAGATGAAAAAACTGGTGTGAATGCACGAATATTTGTGCAAACTCTTGACAAAAATATGATGGATTTATTTTTAATCCAACATGGATTTGATCCAAAAAATGCAGATGTTAAAATAACATCGGATGACGATTATTCGGATGACGATATGATTACATTGAAGATATTTAGAGTTGGATCTAGAAAACGGGATAAGATATATCAGATTGCAACAACAACGGAGATTGTTATGGAAATTATATCCACAATCAGTGTTGAGTTACTAGATACAATGTCATTTGGTGCATGTGCATTAAAAGGAGAAATCGAATTATTCAATCGCGTTCAATCATTGATTGAAAAGTTAGATTATGTTTATATCAGAGAAACAAATCCGGGATTCTTGGAAAATATGGATGAAGATGCATACGCATACAGATATCCCGGTTATCCTGGATATCCCTCATCGTATGAGGAACTATCTCGAGATGATGATATTGATGCATTAACGGAATCATTATATAACGCAGCAAATTGGACAACAGATGGTATACAACCATTTACAATAGAATCGTATATATCAATATTCACAAGTGATTATCTTTTAGGAAAGGTGACGAAAACACATGGCTACCAATAAAAAGGAATTATCATTACAGGAATTGGTCGAATCTCATCGACCAAAGAATTTTAAATATTATTTTTATTTTCATAATCCAGATGATGTTGTTGAATTAGAGAAGAATGGATTCGATGTGACATTACTTGACACAATTTGCAATCCGGAATTAATTCAAGCAGCAAAACAAGCAACGTTTAAATATTATGAACGCGATATAGTCGCACATGCAAAAGAACCAACGATACTTGAAAAAGGTGTAATCATGACAAAACAAATGGCAACAAAAACAGACAAAAAATTATCACAAGTTGGTGTTGCATTTTTCTCATTGATGAATGTGGAATATGTTGCTGTCAAATTATGCTATGATAAATTTGACATATATGAGATATTTATTTTGACATAATTAAGGTGGGGCAAACACCCCACCTTTTCTTTGTTCTTATAATGAATAAAATGAGACCCATGAAGAACTTACGTCACCACAGGAGGTGACGATCATGTCTGAAATCGTTATTATACGGATTCCTCAAGGAACAGAGATCATTTGTGAGTAACGTTCACAAATAAAACACAAACCACCATCTACAACTTAGGTGATATACTTCATGGATCTCATTTTATTCATTGTATCAAAGTTATTACAATATAAAATATACATGGGGGCATATGCCCCCATGTATACTTCTTTTTTTTGTACAATTAGCCCGGTGCAGCATCTGATGCATACGGATTCGAGATATCCGTATAAGAACCTTCCGGAGTATTGTAGATCTTGGAGTGATCGCTCGGTGTAAGAACGGTCTCCGGTTTTGCCTGACGTGCGATGCGTTGATTGTTCGTACGGAATACCGGAATGTTTCCGACTCCAGACTGAACAGCATCGAGGTCCGGTCTCTTGCCTTTGTTGAACATATCGGTGTTGATATCTCCATATGTGGTAGGATTCGTATCGGTGAAGAATGCGTCTCCAGCACCAGGGTTGTAGTTCATCTTGTTTCCGAAGACAGCGAACTGCTGTACATATCTGGTCGCAAGATCGTTAACATATGCAGACTCAACGAACTGGCAGTTGTACTGCAACGTCAGAGTTTGTAGCTGAGAAGTACCAGAAGCGTTGGAATTGTAGATATCATATCCAACCTTGCCGGACGGAATGCATCCGAGAGCCATCATAGCACCCTCAACACGTGCACCAGATCTGTCAAGTGCAATGATGAGGAACTCAGCAACTTCCCATGCAGGGGACGGCTCCAAAGCAACCGTGGATCCACCACCAGATGCCGGAGTAAAGATTCTTTGCGGAATCTTCTGTGCATCAACAGAACCAGCAACCAAACCATGATAATGTGTGAGACCAGTGATCTCATCAGCAATACCATCAATCCACATATTATGGAAGTTTGCAGCCGGACGACCAACCAATTCAGGAATGGTAATCTGAAGTGACTGGTTGTTGTTTGCATTCTGCTGTGTCGGAATCGGAATACTTCTAGAAGCGAAGCCACCCTGCAGGTTTGTTGTCGCCAGTGAATGGTCACCAGCATTCACCGTGATACCAGTGTTATAGCATTCGATGAGTTTCTTGTACGTTGCGAACTCTTTGTTCGTATACGCATTTGAACCATCACCGAAATAGTGCATCAGGAAATAAGGTCCACGATACATGACACAGATAACACGGTTTGTAGTCTCGGGGTTAAGACTCCGGAGTGTGTGAACATCCGGAGTCAAGCCGCCGAGCATACCTGTGTATTGTGAAAGGTCACCATTATATTCACGGATACCAGTTTGCAAGCTAATCGGCATAACTATTTCTCTCCTTTCTCAAAACATTAGGTCGTTGTGACACGTCTGTTGACATTCACAATGACCGGGATACGGAGATTGATGCCACGGAATACAACGTCGACGTAGCAAACAATAAGTTCGCCACCATCAAGCGGATTGATGTCACGCTCGAAATGGATATCGAGACCATCAACAAGAGATCCAACCCAGTTGGTGAACATGTTTGTTACTTCATCCTGCATCGTTCTGAGGAAGGAATCATCGTTGTACTCGAAGAGCTTCTCATCGAGCTTGTTCTGGAGGATGTATACAAGCTGCGTGAGCGTTCTCATGTTGGACTCCTGAATCAGATCGGAAGTATCCGAACCTCTCATCAGAGTTCTCTGAGAACGACGCATGATTGCACCATTCACATCCGGAATCCAAGCGTTACCGCCCGAATTGTACATAAGCTCACGATAATCCCAGTCAGTGGTGTCAATGTCCGGGAAGTAAGATACATACTCAGACCGATCAATCTTACTGTACGTGTTGACGAACGGCTTATTGACCGTGTAAGTCTGACAATGTCTGAAGAGATTGTCTGCAAGTCTCTTCACATAGGTGTACGGCAGTCCATCCACACTGGCGTACCAACCACCAATATCCCAAGAAGCATTCGGGTTATCGAAACGCTTGATGAAGGAATTGTTGATTGTCAATGCCATTTCAGCATCAGTAACACCAGAGTCAAGATGCAGCGACATGCCGGAACCAGGACCAACTGGACGTTTATCCTCCGGAATACCAGAGTAGACACGGTAATCCATCAGATCATACATAGCCTGCTTAACATCGATTTCGCTGTTCTGTGCAGACCATCCAGCGGTCAGTTCAGGATTGAAGAGAACCTCATCCTTTTCATCTGCAGTGAAGATAGTTGAAGCAGCAATGAGATCAGCAGCACTGTAAGACATCGACGGAAGTGCGGACTGACCAACAACAGTGTTCCAACCACCATCAAAGAGATACTTTGCAGGTACACGAGTCGGTGACATAATTCTCGGATCAATCTGACCACGGAATGCCTTAACGAGCAGACGTGAGTATTCCCACTTGTACTCGATATCAGACATTTCAGCAGTACCATATTCATCAAAGAATCCAGTGTAACCATCGTGAAGCTTCACATCAGAAGAAGAACTTGTCACGTTGATTCCATACGAAGACGAATAGTAATTCGCCGGAATCGTAACCTTGTTCATCTGAATACGATACAGAGAACCAATCGTACCAGTTACAGTGTAACGGTTGATCAGAACTGCAGCACGTGCATCCTGTACCCAAGTGAAGTTTCCGGCAACGAAGTTCAATGACAGACCACCAAGAACCCAACCATCTGCAACCTGAGGATCAGGAGCATCGGTCGGAACAGACGTATCAATCATCCATTCGCCGTTAGTATTTTGCTTATACCAACGAAGAATCTGGTTCATGCCGGTGATACCTTCGAGCAGTGTGTATGCAGAACCATCACACTTATAGTACTTGATACTGGACGGATCAGTGAAGTCTCTGAAGACACTCCACTTAGATTCATCAGTTGTCTTGTCATACTTGTCATCCTCTGTCCAAGTATCCTTCGTGCGATAGAACTCACCTTCATGGAGATAACCGTCATACACGTTCAATGCAACAAATGCTGCAAGACCACTGTTTTCGATTTCAGTTGCGTAGTAAGTTTTCGAAATCTCAGACTTTGTAATCTCAGAAAGTGTGATATCACCACCAGCAGATTGCTGAATCGGTGCGAAACGGAACCGGGTGCTTTCGGGAGTCCAACCAAGCGTGCGCTCCGGAGGAACGATTGTACCAGTTGGTACATTCGAAATAGTAATAGCAACATATCCCTGTGCACTTGAATCAGTCTGAATACGATATGCTTCAGCCTTATCTTCAGAAACACAGAAAGCGTCATACTGCGTACCGACAACATCAGATGCAATAAGCGTCGTTGTAGTCGGCGGTGCACCGTACTTACGAATTGTAGTGAGGTTTCTATTCGCAACGGCATAGGTGATTTCATGATCATCGGCATCTTTGTATCCAGAATTCACCCATACAGGTTCTGCTGTTGAAGTAGAGGAGATGTCAGCATCCAGATTGAAGCAAGTTGAACCAGCACGTTTGAATGCTTCACCCTTGGAACCACCCTCATATCTTTCAGAAGCAAGACCCACAACATTTCCAACATTATCCATGGTATCCCATGCGATGAAGTCGTATCTGTTGTTCTTGTTGTTCGCGATTGTTTCATCGAAATAGAGCATCAGCCACAGTTTGAAGTTAGCCTCACTCTCAAGATCAGAAACATAAGTTCCAGCTTTTACCTTATCTGCAGATCCTTCCTTAACAAAGTACAGATCCCAAACGACAGTATCACCAGACGGGACAGCCCATGCAACGGTATCGCCATCTTTGACAAATCCCTTTGCAATCTTATCACGAACTTCTTTGACAAATGTCATCCGGTCTTTCGTTGCACATACAAATGCAAGCTTGGAGTCAACATCAGTACCAAGATCATTTCTGTAGAAATGCATCATGTTAGTTCTGACGGTTGTAACAGACTTGGTGTACTGGTTGATTCCAGTAACAATGTATACGAATGGATTAGTATCAGAAGTGATACCAGCATACAGATACACATCACCAAGATATGTTGCTTTCGAATCAATGACACCAGATGCATCAGTACCAACCTTCTTAATACCAGTTGTGATATTAATCAGGCTCTCAGAAACCTTTGCATCAACATTGATCGGATCTTCATTTGCATCAACCGGCTTACCTTCTGCATCAAGAGTTCCATTATAGTATACTCTCTGAGATTCCGGAAGCTCCGGACGATCTGCCGTACGCATATCAACCTGGAAGAACGGAAGCAATGCGTTTGAATCCGTTCCGCCGTAGAGATACAGACCAAAGATCGGATCGAATGTATTGACGGTCAATGTCTTGAATACATCGGTTTCATAATCAGTGGTCAAGTTGCTGTTATCATTCAGCATCTCAGCAAAGTATCCACGATATACATTGTACAGTTCCTGAACAGCTTCCTCATTGAGGAACGGAACCACAACAGAAGAACCTGCTGCGCGTTTACCGACAACAATGTTTACCGGATCAATTGCATCTTCACGATGATTGTTGACATTCACCAGAGATGCATGGAATTGCTCAACAGCAAGATTTGTCATCGTATTGATTGTGGTGAAGAGATAACGAACATTCGCCGGTCTCTTTGCTTGAACCGTTTGATTGATCGTAGTTGTGAAGTTGTTATATGCAGAACCACGACCTGCAGAAACATTTACAATGAATGCACGACGGACCCAAGTTTCACCAGTGTCGTCAACATATGCATCGTTCTTTGCATGTTTCTTGATATACTCAGCAAGACGCTGTTTGTTCTGAAAGTTCACAAGATCCATATCGTTTTCAAGGCTGTAGTTGCCATACCGGACATGGAGTTTCTTGTTCTCTTTATCCCAACGCCACTCGATTGTGATGCAGGAATATGCATATGTTGCATCAGACGGAGTAATACGGAGCAACTGCACCGGTGCACCCTGATCGATAATGGACAGCGGATATGTAATCGTTTGACCATACTTCTTAATCTCAGAAGTGCCGATATTACCGAGACCATATGCAACATTGAGGATATCCGAACGCATGACCTGGATCACTTTGTTGTCTTCGCCCATGGGAAGGCCAGAAACAACAAGAGTTCCATACATGGACGGATCTTGTGCAACGACAACCGGGAGATCGCCAGTGTACGAAGAATTGTCCACAATGTGAACGAGCGTATGAGGAAATGGGTATTTCATGCCATACTTCGTATCAAGCATTATATTCTCTCTCCTTTTCTATAGATTTTGGATTGTGTAATTACGAGGAAACAGCATGAAGAATCGCGTTTCATGCGGGAATAACCTCACAATTATCATTTTGTGTGAGGTATATAAATAGTGGCGGGGGATTATCCCCCGCCATACATTTTAAAGATTTAATTCATCACGCCGAATTACCGGATATTCATTCATCAATTCATCAATTGCTGTATTTGTGTCATGATTGACCTTTGTAATACGTGCATCCGGATTCGGATACTCTTCGATGATTTCACCGGATTTTGATTTTGTGACGTATTCTGTATCAGAATCAGTATCACCGACAACGACATATGTCGTTGGTTTATCTGCTTCGAAAACTGTTGTTGCAGCAACATTACCTGCGTCGACAATACTATTCAAAACATCAGAAGCCTGATCAACATCAATCGTTGGATAATTTGCATTAATAGTCGTTTCAGTTTGTTGCGGTCCTATGTTGATATCAAACATATTATCCATTATGGAACGACCGATATCATACACATTTGTCTTTCCACCGGTTGAACCTTGTTGTGGACCAACTGCACCGGTTGCTTGTTGTTGCTTGATCTTCAATTCTGCAATTGCCTTTTTCACATTAATTTGTTTTTCTTGAATTGACATTAATGTTGAACGTGCCGATGTTAATGCTTGCATTGCTTCAATGTCATCTTCATTCAAACCAAATTTTCCTTTGTCGTTTAAACTTTCCATTGCTTTTCGTTCAAAGACCTTAATGATTTTTGCTTGATCTGCAGCCATTGTTTTCAATGCAGCAATATCAGAAGTGAAGATTTTATTTGGTTCAACTTTCTCTTGGAGTGGACCAAGATCTGCACTCAATTGAAATGCATTCATAAGATCTGTTGTGCCACCCCAATGTCCGGATGAATATGCGGAAATATATCCATCCATATTCGGATTGAATCTTGGACGTTCTACGAATCTTGTATAACGATCCAACCATGCATTTGGATCACCAAGATTCTTATCCCATTCGGATACTGGTTGTTGATGATATTCTTCGTTGACTTGTTCAAATGAACGTACTTCATTCAGTTGGTTAAATGCATCAAGCATTCCCATGGAATCATCTCCTTTAAAATAGTATATGAGATATTCTTCATCTCAATACAGTAGTGTTTAAAATATAATCATGTTTTACGTGGGGCAATGCCCCACGTAAATGATTCTTCATATGTATATTATTATTTTGACAATAACCGGAGATATTGTCTAAATCCTAGAAAGAAGGTGATTGTCATGTCCTTTTGGACAAATGAGCTGAATCGTTTAGGGTTTTCCGCAAACGATTCAGCTCACAAGTCTGTGTCCAGACTTGTTGTTGATAACAAGCGATATGCATCAAATATCCAACAAATCAACAATCAAATCTGTGATGCAGTAAAAAGCGTTTTGAATAAATCCGAAAATAGATTTGTCATAACGCTTTAATCTTATAATGGGGGGAGATACCGGATGATCTCTCCCCATTATATATTCATGAGTATGTTTTTTTTGTAATAAATATCATTCAAGTTTCGTTAAACCGTATAAACCATTCAAACATTCTTTTTCAATTGGGAATGCTGCTGTAAGATCTGTGCGAACACAATAGATTTTTGAATACATCATTTCTTCCGCTTGTTTGTTTGCTTCATCAGACCATACACCAGTACTCTTAACTGTATCACCATCATAGTCACCACCGAGATTCACAAGACGTGAATTCGACATTTGAAGTACGTCAATAAATTGTGTTGATACTTTTGCGTGTGACATTTCTGGATCAACAACTGGATATGTTTGATATGTTTCACCATTAAATTGAATCGGGATTGTGGTGTTTGTTGATAATACATGCACCTTTGTAAAGAAAGCTCCATACAGATCACCGATTGGATATCGAACGGTGTAAACATGACGATCAGCTTTCACTGTTGCGTTGTAGCAGCATAGATAAATGACGTCAGTTAATGTCAATGGACGAGAGATAGATTCGTTTGTTTGAATATTTACTGCATTGAATATAATCGGTGTTTTATTCTCAGGATCAGCATATAATATACGGAAACGAGAACCCGGATTCAACATGAAGATTTTAATTAAATCATCAATCTCTTTGTCATCATAAATATTATCAATATCTGAACGTTTGATTTCATCTGGATTAGAATGGAAAGATGTTATATTATCATATGAAAGAAATTGTTTCATATTGAATTTAACAAATGGACGGAACATGGATAAAATTGACATCAATGGATATCCTGTACGGAATATTCCAACTGGTGTATTATCTGTACGATATGATGGTGCAGAAATAACATTACGGACTGTACCAATTGTATTCTTTGCCAATAAATTTCTCTGGAAGTATCCATTCTTTGTTCCACATAATTTATGAATGTATGAATAGATTTCAATAACGGTATCTTGGATTTGATTGTGTGCTTTGTGTACAGTCGTTGTGACATGAGACGTTACGGATTTAAATCCAAGCAGCTTCATATAAATAGTATTCAATTCGGATTTAATCTGTCTACCATTTCTCATACCAGTTGGACGCATTGACGGTGGTAATACAAGAACCTTGTCAATGAATAATAAACGTTTTGGTGTCTTTGTAAGAATTTTAATATTTTCATCACGTTTTGTTTTTAATGTTTTTACGATATCAATTTGATCCCATATATTATACAGATCAACAATACCACAATATTTTCCATTCTCATTTTCAACCAGTTGTCCATCAATCAAATCACATTTAATTTCAGCATATGCTAATTTACGAATGATTCCACCGGAACGAAGAATGATTGTTTTTGCAATATGTGGATTGAATACATGAATTGGTAATTTAATATATCCGCAACGATATTTTTGTTCTTCTTCAGTTTGTCCAAAGATTTCTTCTGAGAATAATCCATTTGGATTGAATTGATTCGTTGAACGATATATTTGAGGTGATGTAACTTCTTGCAGGTTATTCACCTTAATAGCTAAATCCATATCATATAAACCTTGAATTTGCATACGATTCCCTCCTTATCAGGATAAAGTTACAAAAACGTTTTTAATATAAAAAATAAGTGTGCAGGGGCCGAAGCCCCTGCAAGAGAAAATGAGGAAGTCTGTCATGTCAAACCGAGAAAACATGACGAAATGGAGAATAATCCAGCGTGGATACAATGGATTGGAAGATTGTCTTTTCGGCAAAAGACAATCTGGTTCATCATACAATGAACTTATTTTTTTGTCATTTAAATAGATATATTATTTTTGCGTCATGAAGATGTTGTATAATCTTCAGCTTCTCAGAACAAACAAATACATTTTGGTTATGAAAGGCGGGTTTTTTATGGCTGTCAAAATGAGAGACGACAAGATGGATATCATTACAAATGATATCGAACGAATCCGAAAAAGACCAACAATGATCGTTGGATTTGTTGGATCAAAAGGTATTCTGCATTTGTGTAAGGAGATTATAAATAATAACACAGATGAATGTTTTAAGAAAGAATCTCCCGGTAATACAATTCATATTGAGATTACCAGGGATTATATTATATCGGAAGATAACGGTAGAGGATTACCGACAAATTTATTACGCACAATTCACGAGACATCTCAAGCTGGTTCAAACATGACACGTGCACATGGTGCTTCTGCGGGTGAAAACGGTATTGGTACAACTGCATTCACGGCATTATCCAGTGAATTAATTGTAACAACTTTCCGTCCACAAGAAAAGAAAAAGCTGACGATTCATTATAAAGAAGGAAAACTCATCGAAGAAGTATTGGAAGATTATAAAGGAAAAGAACATGGTCTTCGAACATTTTTCAAGCCTTCTAAGAAAATCATGGGAGAATCTGAAATTCCTGTTGATGCACTGGTTGAATGGATTCGTGGATTTGAATATACCTTGGATCCATCTATCAAAGTATTTTATTCAGTGAATGGTGAGCAATTTAAATTAGAGCACAAGAACATTGATCAATATTTTCATGAAGTAATTCCGGATGATAAATTCATGTCTGCGCCAGTTCGTATTGAATGTGAAGGAAAATTACAAGAGATTGTTCAAGATATCACCTATGATCGTATGTATAAAATTGATGCTGCGGTTATGTATGCTTCACCGGATTATCGTGGAGAAGACTTACGTGAATCATGGATGAATATGATTCATACTGCTGAAGGTGGTTCTCATATCAATGGTGTCGTGAATGGTTTATCGAAATATTTATCCGAACGCGTTCTTGCGAAAAAGAAAGGTTTGGAAGATGATGATTTACGACGTGATATTCTATTGCATTTAAATGTTGCAGTAAAAGCAGAATGTGATTTCGCTAATATATTTGCTTCACAAGAAAAATCAAAAGTTGATTCTCGTTCTTTGGCATTGGCTATTTCGAATGCGGTATATCAGAAATTATGTGACATGAATCAAGCAAAATTGAATGAGCTTGTTGAAATTGTTATTCAGAATAACCGTGTACGAAAAGAAGGAGAAAAAGTTCGTAACATTTCAGCAGAATCAAAAAAGAAGCAATGGTCAAAACCTGATTCATATTTACCATGCTCATCTGTAAAAACAGTACAACCGAAAGAGTTGTTTACTGTTGAGGGTAATTCTGCAGCAGGTGGTATTAATGCTGCACGAAATGCAACATTTCAAGCTGTTCTTATGTTTAGAGGTAAATCTCCAAATGTTTGGGAGATGACAATTGATCAAGCTTTGAAGTCAAATGTTTGGTATGATCTTGTAAAAGTTCTTGGTTGTGGGATTGGTTCAACTTTCGATATTAAGAAATTAAACTTTGACAAAATCATTATCACAACGGATGCCGATGTTGATGGATATCATATTCGTGTTGAAATTTGTACGTTCTTCTTACGGTTTTTGCCTGAGATTATTACAGCTGGAAAATTATATATTGCAGAACCGCCATTGTATAAACTTGCGGCAGGTAAACAAATCTCATATGTTGCAACACAAACGGAATACATCAAAGAATGTATTCGTTCAGTTGGTAATATTCAATTACAATTCCCTGAAGGTGTTGTACATGTTTCATCTGGAAAAACATTTATTGAAGAAGCTTTCACATATCTCACAGATTTAACAGAAGTATCAGAAGCATTATCTGTTAATCGTTATTTACTTGAACACATTGCACACGGAATGATGTGTGCAGAATCTGTTGATGGTTTTATTGATCATATTGCAGACTGGTTACGTTCATTAACAAAGACTTATCCAGAACTTTGGTATGACGAGAAATCTCATCAAATATTTGCAACAATCGATCTTGTGGATCAAGTCGTTGTTGTTGATCAATCTCTGTATGATAGATTACTTCCGATTATTCAGATTCAACAGAAATATGGAATGCTTGTACAATTTGATTCTCATACATATACAATTGGAAGATTCTTTGAAGAAGTACAAAGAAAATATCCTGTCATAAAAGATCGTTATAAAGGCCTTGCAACATCTGACCCGAAGGTTCTTCGTGAAATCGTTACCGATCCCCGCACACGTCATATCTTCCGTGTTGATGCTTCCGATATTCATATTATGCAAACATATGATATGTTGGTTGGTAAGGGTAAAGAAGCTGTGAAAGCGCGTAAAGATATGATTATGAACTTCAAATGGAAGCCATCCGATATCGATACTTAAGGAGGAAACACGTATGAGTGAACAGTATGATTGGATGCATGATCCAAAATATGAATTATTCGATGATCTTTCATCAATGGATGAAATCACAACGTCCCAGCAAGTAGTTGACTTGCTGGGCGATCCTGTTGTACTGGATCGATATCGTAACAATTTCGATTATCTCATGAACAGAACTGTTGCAATCGCCGAATTGTGTTGGGGTAATTGTGATGAAAATGGAAACAAAATCCAGAAAACGAATATTCGAATGAAGAAATTCGTAGAAGATAACGAACATGAAATTCGTGTTCTTCCGTTGAACCGATTCATGTTCTGTTTATCGTTACTTCGTCCAATTGTTGGATACTTGGAGGATATCAATCTGGATGATTTTCTGTTATCATCTTATTTGACACACAAGGAACGAGAAAAATTCCAAGATAAAATCGTTCGTGTTTTACAGAGACATGGTATTTCGATTGTCGAAATTCAAGAGAAAATGGCACGACTTTCATTGGATTGGAAAATGATGATGATTGATTTTGCCAAAGCAGACATGCAGATTTATACTGCGGAGAATCTGTTCTTGGATCATTATCGTGATTCTGAAGAAATTCGTGAAATTAATAACACAGAATATCCAAATGATATGCAGACTGCTGATATCGTCGAAGAGAACGCGAGACGTTATAAGATTCTGGAAGGAATAATGGTTGAACGTAATAACCCGTTCTTTGTTGGAAACAAGTATACAAAGCTTGTCAAAGACAAACAAATGGAGGAACTGTACATCAACTTCTCCCAGATTCCGGATGGAAGAAATATTATTCCTGTCATTATGAATGGTAATGGATTCCGCGCTGGTTATCATTCTTTACCAGTATTCTATACAGGTGCAATTGCCGCCCGTGTTCCAGATATCATGAATAAAGATTACATGGGCGCTGCCGGATACTTTAACCGCAACCTTATGATGCTTGCATATGGTACGATTTCTCCGACAGTATATGATTGCGGATCAGTAAATCCGATTCCGATTACAGTCGATGAAACCATCCTTGAAATGTTTGACGGAAGATACTATTATGAAGAAAAGAATGATGGTATATTGAAAGTCTTACATAAAGAGGATAAAGATAAACTCGGTAAAAAGTTCTGGTTCCGTTCACCATGCACATGTAATTTGAATGAAGATTGCTGTCATATATGCTATGGTCAACGTGCATTGAAGGTTGCTGATTTGACAGGTGGATTCATTTATACAACAGAACTCATGACATCACGTGTTTCACAAAATATTTTATCTGCAAAGCATCTGCTGAAATCAAATGCAGAAAAGATTGTCTATTCTGATAACTTTGACAAATATTTTGTCGTTGATATGTCAACAATCATTCCGAAAGACGAAAAACGTTTTGACATTTATATTCGGGAAGATTATATGGACAATATTTCCGAACAGTTTACATGTTATATCGGAAAAGATCTTGTACCTGTTACGATTTCGAATTATGCATCCATTTCGATTCCGGACAATATTCTGGATAAATGTAAGGATGTTGTCATTGATGATGTGACATATTACAAAATTACATCACATAAGATTCTAGATGCTGGAGGACAGTTTGCAGTTGTTATTCCAATCAATATCATGATGACGAAACGTTATATGGATATCATGAAACTGTTTGAATCAGATATCACAAGATTTTCAACAATCGAAGATGCGGTTGTTGCATTGGCAAAAATGCTTCATGGATTGATCCCAATCTTGTCAACACATGGCGAAATTCTGATTGGTCATTTAGTACGTAGGACTGATAATAAGTTACTGCGTCCTGATTGGACTGTTGAAAATCAAACATATCAAATCATGAGATTGAAAACGGTTCTTCAGAATATTGAAGCATTCTCAACAGCAATGTCGTTTGAGCAAACCAAACATCATCTGTATCATTCGATATTTGATGAACGTAATGAAATCAATCGTGTTGGTGCACGTGGATTTGTCGACTATTTGTTTGGTTCAGAGACGATGTAAGGAGTGATACTATGAATCAAGTGTCAAGTGGTCCTATTACGGGAACATTGAAAGCACGATACAAAATTATTTCCACAATTCTTGGTGAATTATACGATGCACCAAAAGGTGTTGACATCTTTATTGATTTCGATACATTTATCAAATCATTGGCTTCATATCAAAAGTATTTGAATTATCTTCCGTTTTCTGGTCCAGAAGTTGAAGTGGATTTAATGTCGTCTTTTCTGACGACATTAAATCACTGGAAGAACTTTGCAAAGAAATGGGATCATGTTCGAATTATCGGCATCATGAATTCATTTGAACCAAAGAATCTTGCAGAACGAAAACATTTGAAAACTTATCTGGTTCCGTATGAAAATAAAATGAAGAACGAAAAACTTACACAATTCAAATACTATATGGAAGAAGCAGTAAAGAAAACACAAGCAATATTGAAATATGTTCCAAACATGTATTTGATTTCATCATCTGAATTTGATTCATTGATGATTCCGAATATACTGGATGACTATGAGAAGAGTGGACGAAAACGAATCATCATTACAGGTAATTCATTAATGACTGGATATCATATGTTACCAAATACAAAAGTGATTTATTCAAGATTCAAACGAAATGGTTCTCAACAAATATCAGATCCGATTCAGATTGTTCAGGCTATTACAAAGGTTGACGAAGATGATGTCGTGAGTGAATTTACAAAGAATAAAGTTTTCTATAACTTACTGAATGTAATCGTTGGAGATTTCGATCGTGCAATTCTTGGATTAACACAAATTGGGATTACAACATTTGCATATAATCTCTTAAGAGGTGTTGAACAAGGAAAGATCCGAAATGATCCGAAAAGCGTTGAATCGGTATTACCAATCATTGATAAAGTATATCATGATTATGTGATCAAGAACTATCCACTTGTCGATATTGAATCACATACCAAGATGATACCACAATCAGCAATTCAAAATATGAAAGCTGATATGATTGATCTTGTCGATATTGACGGATTGCAAAAATACAGTATCGATGGTTTGAATTTATTAGAATTATTATAATTAAACGGGGGCATATGCCCCCGTTTAATTATTTTTTATATGAAGTTTTATTTATTTTTCATATGTATATAATTAATATGCAAAGGGAGAAGTAAATTATCTTATCTTATCTTTTTCCCTTTACATATTACACTAGTAGAAAGGAAGATCTGAATCATGGATTTTACATCCGGTCGCATTATATCAAATGCGATAACATCGTTATTGCAGGAGCCGATCAATATGCTTCGGTCAACTACATCTGCATTAATGTGGTATACAGTTGACATTTCCGGCTTCCGATGGAGTATCGAACAAGATGCCGTTGTCGAATTCTTTCGACATGTACCAAGAAGCTTCAATCCTATTGCGGTTGAAGATCCTTGTGCATCACACGATTATGCCAAGATTCCTGGTAAATCGATTGATGCATATGTTCATAAAGGAACAGCCATATTTCTTGAATATGAGTGTGTCGACAATGCAACAAACAACGACGGCACTCAACTTCGTCTTACAATGAAGCTCAAGACATTATATACAAAGCGAAATATTGAAAATCTCAAAGACCTTATCAAAATCATGATGAAACGGTCGAAAGAGATTGAATCAGAAAAATCTAAAAAGAGATACAAAATCATTGATAATGGGTGCTTTACAGAAGTACCCGCACGACCAAACAGAACGTTCAATGATGTATTTTTACCACAAGTTCAGGAAGATTTGATTGTATCTTCCGTAAAAAAGTTCTGTGCAAGTCGGAAATGGTACCAGGAACACAAGATACCATATCATTTTGGTATCATGTTATACGGAAATCCTGGCACCGGTAAGTCGTCGGTTGTACAGGCTATCACAAATCTGATTGAGTGTGATATCATGTATGTTAAAACAGACAGACTTGCACAGACAATTCAAAATCCTCATTGGTTAACATACGGAAACAACGGCAGAATGCGTATTGTTATCATTGAGGATATCGATACTTCGAAAATGACACGCGATAGACGTGTCTCAAATAAAGAGCTCGGTATTGCAAACACTGGCTCTTTCGTAATACAAGAAGAAGTCAGTATCAATAGTCTTCTGAATGTATTAGATGGATTCAATTCCCCGGAGAACGTGATTTATATTTTCACAACGAATCATCTGGAAAAATTGGATCCGGCTTTGGTTCGACCCGGTCGTATCGATCTAAACGTGGAAATTGCATATCTGAACGAAGAAACGTTCGGAAAATTTATGCAATTCCATTATGGACGTAAACCGGATACAACTATAAAAGTGCGTAATCAAATGACATGTGCTGAACTCCAAACAAGAGTTATGGAAGGTATGTCATTTGATGAAATTTGTAATTATGTCAAGGAGGAAAATTATGGCCAGACAGAAGAAAATTGATGTTGTGAATGATATGATCGCAACAAGTGAAACACCGATGAGTGTTTCAGTGGAAGATGTCTTCCGCAAAATGGACTATCCAGACGATCTGAAATCCGAATCACCGTTCAGATCATTGGATCAGATTTTCAAAGCTGATCCTACGAGAACTGAAGAGAAACCGGATGATCATCCATCAATCTGTGGTCCAAACATGCCAAGACCGACATCGATTGTACCACCGGTTACACAGATACAGCATAATGGTTTCTCACCGTATTGGGCCGAAGCAGCACCCCTGCTTCAGTCTGTACAGACACCATTTCCGCCGACATGTTCGATGATTCCGACAGGATTTACATTTAATCCTGCGGCATTTCAGGTCGGTGATGCGTATCGCATCGAAATAATTGAAAGAATTTCTCCGGAATACAAATCGTATACCGGTCTTCTTTCGAAAGTGACAGATACAAATCTGACATTTGTTGTGACAACAGAGGATGGAAACCATGCTGAAATTACGGTCAAATGTGATGACATGGTTTCTGATATAAACGACAGATTCAGTAAATTCATCAGAATTTACCATCTGCATTAAATAAAATAAAGGAGAATACAAACAAAATGAAATTCCAAAAACCTAACCGTCACACTCAGGAACTGTTAAAACGGTGGGGTGTACCGGTTATTCTTCGTCCAGATTATTGGGATGGACGCAACCGTTCAATCACAATAATTGTGGACGAAACAGTACCGTTCGGTGATGTCATCTTCGAAGACGGCATCACCTATCGGATGAACACTGATACACTTGATGACAATGTATCAAAGTTGTCTGAAAATGTGTATGATGATTTCATCATAGCGTTCGTTTACGGGGTGAACGCTTATGCGAAGTGGAATCAGGTGATCATTCGAAAAGAAGATGACGGATTGAAATGGCTGAAAGATGCTATCTCAAGAATCGAATGTGTATTCGATATGTATAAATTAGATATCAAACATTTCGGCGCACTCGATTGGAAAAAATGTTGTGCCCATTTCGGTGGAGAGCACAACCTTAACCAAATAATTGCTGATGCAATTGCATATCGGAGTGAAGAACTGTTTTCACTTTGTATGATATGCAAAAATTGCAAATGCGAACCAAATAACCGCCGGTATTGTACGAGAGTATATGTACCGACAGACGAATACGCAGAATCGGTGATCACATTACGTAGAATCACCGATGACCAACCACTGTCAAATGATATCATCGATATCATTCCAACGTTTAAGAATCGTGAACAATGCTCGTGTTTCGAAAAGAATGAAACACGATTTATTGATCAAATGATCAAGTTCAGGGACAAATAATGATGAAGTGGGGCATATAGCCCCACTTTATTTTTTTTTCATTAAATAGTATCGAAAAACGACTTCATAACCTTATAACGAAAGGAGTTGTCAAATATGGCAACGAATAACGATGATATTCAATTCATGCCGTTAACATATGAATTGCCCGATGGTGATATCGTGCAATTATGTACATGGGCATTTGTCTTGGAAAAGTTAAAAACATTATTTGTACCCATGACAGATGCTATTACTGCAGAAAATGAAGATCTGGATGCAATCAATAATCGTATACTCGAATGGATTGCAGAGCAACAACCAGACGAAACGTAAGGGAGGGTTATATATGGCAGCTGTTGAAAAAGAACCGACATTCGAAGCATTGTTGGAACAGATTGAGATTCAACAACGACTGATTCATCAAATATCTGAAAATTTAAAACAATTGCAGATTGGCGCAGGCGGCGGTACCGCATCAATTGAAGATTATGAGTCTGGAAAGCAATATAAACGTAACATGTTAATCGTTGATCCTTCAACTGAAACCGTTTATCGTGTTATTCCACAATCGTATGTATCAACTACATGTGAAGATGATATCTATAATGGATATTTGAAGCTTGTTGGATTTGAAAATGCTATCACAACATTCCCACATGATCCAACACAAGCAGAAATTGATGCGCTTTCCGATGGTACGCTTGTTGCTGTTTATTCTTCTAACGATGCACCGTATGTACCTGACACCTAATTTGGAGGTGTTATTAAATGGCAAATATTTTTGTTTACAACGACAGATTGTGGAGAGCTAGTCAAGAATTTTTTGTTCCTGGTATATATCCATTTACTGTACCAGCAGGTGAACATCTAATGATGTGTTGGGGTGCAATGAGTGGTGCTATATGGGATAGCTACCATAATCTCGGTGGTGTTTCATATGGTATTCTGAATAATTCAACGCCATTATCATTGAAAGCATATGTTGGTGGTAATGGAGGTGATCGTATAAATGGTACTACTGTTGCACCTGGTGGATTCAACGGTGGTGGCAGTGGAGGTAAATCATCTGTGTCTAGTTGGTGGTCTGGATCCGGAGGTGGTGGTGCTTCCGATATTCGTGTAAAGACTCCAGAGGATTTTATCGATCCTTCTGATATTTACTATCCAGAATTACCAGTTGAATATCAACAAATAGAATATATTCAGTGTGACGGTCATCAGTATTTTGATACTGGATATATTGCAAAATCGAATTCAACATTTGTTTTTTCAGCAAGTTATTCTTCAGCTACAAACATGGCTATTTTAGGAACACAAGTAGACTCGGCTGGAAATCCCGGATGGATAGTGTGGTATGGTGTACGTCGAAATTTACCAATGTTATCATCAAATTATGGTACAGCATATGATGCAGATTCTACTTATTCTGAAACAAATTATGGAAAATATCAAACAACTATAAATGTCAATACCAATGAACGTGCAACAATTCAAATTGATGCATATGGAACATTTGTAAATGACGTACCTTCATATTTTAACTCATCAATTGCTCCGTCTATAGGACCTGATCCGAATAATACAATGTTATTTTTATCTGCTAGACGAGGCGATGATGTTACAATCGGCAACCGTATGTTCAATGGTAAAGCGTACTATTTAAGAATATATGAACTCGATAACGATGAATATTCATTAGTACATGAATTTATTCCATGTATTCGGTTATCTGATAATACGATTGGAATGTACGATACAGTCACATCAGAATTTAATGAACCATTAAAAGATTCGGCATCCTCATCAAATTTAGTTGCCGGACCTGAAGGTTCGTACTATATCGAAGCACAAAATTCTTTGAAGAAAAGATCTGAAGATATTCCAACATTACCGGAAGGATATTCACAAATAGAATACATTAAAGGACAGAGTACATCCTGTATTAATACAGGATATATTGCAAGTCGTGATAAAGATACTGTTATATCAGTACGTGCAATGGTTGATGGTTCCGGTGAATATGCAATATTTGGCTCACAATCGGATACAAATACAAATCCTGGATGGTTATGTTGGTTAAATGCATATGATGGAAAACCATCTATTTGTTCTATATATGGAACAATGACATGGAGCAGCGGTGCATATCGTGTATATGCTGGTATACAACGTTCCGTTCCGGCAATGTATTTAGTTAGACGAACAGGAATCAATGTTAATGGAAAATGGATGTGGGAATACAATCCTTCTGGCGAACCTGATGTGAGACCTATTATATTGATGAATTCGTATCGTGGTTCTGCAACAGTTTCAGCTGGAGGTTTCATCGGTAAAGTATATCATTTCAGAATATATGAAAAAGAAGATGATACATATGTGATGAAGCATAACTTCATTCCATGTGTACGCACAGAAGACAGTCACGAAGGATTTATTGACCTATTGGCAGACCCGGAATCGGAATTTTATTTTTTGGATACCGGTGTAACATATCCATCATCTTCTGGTGCAATAGGTGAATATCCGATTGTTGAACCTGAACCAAATGAACAAATTAATCCTGTTGATCCTGTAGCATTACGTGATTTCAAATCGTTGAATACACGTATAATGGTTGCCGGTGGTGCTGGTGGTCCGACATCGTTCACCGAGACATTCTATCAAACTAGTAGCCCATATTATATAGGATGCACCGGAATTGGTGGTGGTGTAAATGGCGGATATCGCGAAATCTTTAATGACGCGACAAAGTTATATGCTACACAAGAATCCGGATATTCGTTCGGATATGGACAAAACGGTCGTAATGGAGCTAGTCAATATAATACCAATAATAATGGTTATGGCTGCTCCGGAGGTGGAGGAGGATGGTATGGTGGATATTCAACATCATCTACTGGATCAAACACAAACTGTTCTGGTGGTGGTGGATCTGGATATGTATTAACCGATACATCATACAAACCACAAGATTACATGGAAAATCATCAACCGTATCATTTCACAGTCCCACATCTTGCAGGTGGATATTCTGAATATCCATGTGTTCGAATATGTGAACCCGTAAAAGAATTTCAGGTTGGTGATATCATCACAGTTTTACCAAGTTTTGGTAAAGGACAGCGAATCGATTTACCTTCCGGAAAATATCGGTTAAGATGTTGGGGTGGATCCGGTGGCGGTTCTGGTGGACCCAGGTATATTGCAAATGGTGGATACGCAGAAGGTGTATTGACATTAACAGCACCGAATACATTATATGCATACGTCGGTGGATCAGGTATGTATCACAACTTTATTTCACCAGAATATACAACACAAATGCGTCCTGATATTGGTTTCAATGGTGGTGGACGTGCATATCTTTATGGTACACAAGGACATTGTAATGACATTGGGTATCCTGGCGGCGGTGGTACTGATATCCGTCTCGGTGTTGACTCATTATATGCCAGAATCATTGTTGCTGGTGGTTCCGGTGGTAATGCTTATAATGGTAATAATGGTGTCAAAGTTGGCGGTGTTGGCGGAGGTGAATCAGGTGGTACAGGTACTTCAGGATATGGAGATAGTGCTGGACCTGGTACACAGACAGCCCCGGGAGTTAGTATAAATTATCCAACAATCAGCGGTGGATTTGGTTATGGTGGCAGTGTTCAATATGCATATGGCGGTGTCGGCTCCGGAGGAGGAGGTGGATGGTATGGCGGAGGCTCAGCAACACGAGTTCAATCCGGATATTATTCTTACCCAATTTCTGCCGGAAGTGGTGGATCTGGATATGTATTAACTGAAAATTCATATCGTCCAGAAGGATACCTTGTATCCGATGCATTTGAATTAACCGATACAACTCTTATAGCCGGTGGTAATGCTTTACATAAATCTCTAACAAAAATAGAAATTGAAGTAATCGAGACATCTGTTGTGTTATTCTTATGCCGTGACAAATATGGAATCAAATATTATGATAAATCTTTATCACGTTGGGCGAACACACCTTCGCAACAATTGGATCAATCATTATTTGAACAATATGGCTCATTAATGGTTGATAGTGATATAGGTTTGGACGATGATTATGAGATTCTGATATATGATCCAGATGATACTACAACACAAGCTTCATTGAATGTTGTTCCACATGAACAAATAATTGTGAATGAGATGATAGATGTTTCAAAGAATTTGCAAATTCGTGAAATAAAACCACGGATGGAAATCAATTCATCCGTATATGATGTTGATATTTCTGTGAAAAAACAGATTATTCAGCCAAGTGGTACACGATTAATTACAACAATCAATGTTGACAAAAAATCAAAATCTGATGAGAATGCAAGGATCTTCTATATTTCATTAGAAGATGGAAGATAAGGAGGTCAAACGACATGAGCTCACATTTACTCCCTGTAAAGACCGGAAACGAACAGTTTCCGGTCATTTATAGGAATACCGGACCACTTCCTGGAAGTGGAAGTCAGATTGTTTCTGGTTTGACGACTGTACATAATGGAACATTGTATTGTTTCAAACAAGGTAATTTTAACCATTATGCAACATCAACGCAGACAGGCGAAGCTGTATTATATACAATAAATTTATTTACAGGCGAAATGAAAAAATATGCACAATTCGCATTTAACAGATTATGGTACCAATATATCGGTTCGATACTTGTTGATGATAATTATATTTATTTATCATCTTCATGTACCGCAGTTTCTACTTGGGAAGCATATCACTCTGATAGATATCCAATAATGATAATTTTCAAATTAAAAGATGAAAATGATTCATCATTAACATTACAAAGAATCGGTGCATATAAATACACTATTGCGAGTGGTAGCGCTTATGGACGTGCTCGTTGGTATGATAGTACGCATATTTGTGTAACAACTGAAAATGCATTGTTGTTATTTGATATCAAAACACATGTATATCAAACAATTGCACATAATTTGAATTGGAGTACACGCGATTTTGCTGTTGGTAAGAAGCTAATTGTAGCAACAAGAAATTCAGCTTCATCTCCAACGTTTTGGGGTTATCGGATTTCTGATGGTACATTTTTCACTGGAACAGCACCATCAACCGGTATTGCATGTATTGATTATTGTAACGGCAAATTCTTTTTTGCCAATGCAAACTATCTGTATATTTATGATGAAAATACAGAAACATTCACAACCACAAAAAATATCCCATGGACAACACCGCATTGTGTATGTGCTTCGGATTTTGCCGTATATGTGATCTCTAATTCATCATCTCGTGGATACATATATGACTATAAATCAGATTTTACACAAACATTCATATTCCCATGGACAATAGACACGTTAGTTGGAGACTCTGATATATATCGAGGCTGTGTATCAGAAAACTATTGGTTCTTAAATCATAATACATTGATGATATGTGATTATTCAGGTTATTCAAAATATAATCTTGGATACATTTACAAATCATTTGTCATTCATTGTAATGAAACGACAATGGAAACTTTCACATATGATCCACGATTTGTATCATTTGATGAAACATCCATGTATGTTCATGATGGTAATATCGATTATGATTTTGAATCAACTGAGCAAACTAACATCAAATCTGCACATATATCAAAATCTGATTATAAATTTCTCAATCGAATCGAATTTAAATAAATATCGAAAGGAGTGTGATAATCATGCATGGAACACCAATTGATGAAAAATATCAACGGGCAATGGAATTTGCAAAACATTTCAAACATGAAAACAAAACATCAAGTATTTCAAATGTATACGTAATACAAGTGAAAGATCTTGATGGAAATGTCGTTGATGAAAAATATGGTATGAATTTGATGACAAATTACGGTATGTCGCAATATTTTGTATCTAAAGCTAACTGGCCGACAAATTTCTATATCGGTAATGGCTCTGGAACATTTAATCATACAACGAACGTCATACTTAGTCCTATTACAACGAACCCAGCAACAGTCACGTCAAGTTCAAAGAGTTATGCGTATCCTGTTTATTATGATTCATTATCCGGTGTTATCACAACAACTGTGAAATTCCTTGAAGTGTATTTTAATTACAATATCGATGGAGTCACTGGACCAGTTGATATTTCTGAATACGGTATTGGAACTGCATACAATGCATTATGGACACATTCATGGGTTTATAATAGTATTGGTGAAAAATCTACGGTTCGAAAAGATATTAATACACGAATTGATATTACAGTGTATTTATGTATGTCTTATTCAACATCTATCATTGAAGATGGTTGGACTGCAGGCAAATCTATTTGTATCACCAATCCTTCCAGAATGTTTAATCGTACATCTGTTACAATGGATGAACCAAACCTTTATACGTTCAGAAGAAGTGATTATTATGCAAGAACAAAATCCTATACATCTGGATATGCTGATAATGTTTACACTGTAACTTCAAATATTTCTGAATTTACAATGTTACCAGCGGATCAATCTGATACAAACCAAAATGTTTATATTGATGGATTCATTTCATGGTGTGCTGGATTCAATATGTTCGAACGAGTCACAATGCCAACTGGTCATGAAGTTTCGTTCAGTGATGTTATTGGAATACCGATTGCATCAATTGCACATACATGGGACGGATTTGCACGTTCATTCGGACAACCCGGAACATATATCCCATTCACACAAGCAGACATTACTGCATCTTATACGTACAATTACAAGACTGGACAATTCTCTTGTCCGGATCATTTTGTAAATGATGCAAGAAAATGGTATAATGAAATGTCGTTCAGTACAGATTTTGCAACGACTGCGCGTTATACCAATAACAATGAAGTGTTATCAATAAAACTATATCGAAATATCAATACTGAAGATCCTATTGTTGCAATCAGTTCTGCAAATACAACTGTGTATGCAACTGATTCATATTGGGATACTTCATCATGGAGTCGTATCGTAGATCTTTCATCGATACCTTCTCAATTACAAAACAAACGATACTGGCTGACAACCGATGACATCGCAATTACACCTGTTCGTGGCATTCAACCATTCGAATTTATTGCATCTGATGATGTAACGCATCATCCAACATTATTATTTGATAAACGTGAATACACGAGACAAGTTCAATTCACGACATATGACAAAAGTCCTGATAAGAAATGGTTTATAATCGGATCAAAGATCTATATCGTAGCACGTGGTGACTTGGTTGTTACCTCATCAGGATCATATGCGATTGGATATAATAATTTGATTATGTATTACAATACTGGCGCAAATACCAATTATTTCTATGAAACAAATATTACAGAACAACCAGCACCAGTCCCAGTGCAAGTTACGACATTAGGATCTTTGCAGTTCAGATACTCTCATATCAGTGAATCAGAAAATGGATATGCGATTGCATCAGCAACATCAAATGTTACCATTAAATTTGATTTAACAGGTAGCTCAATTGTTCAAACGCAATTACCTGATTCTCTTGACGCTTGTTGCATATCGAAATCACAAAATTATGCGTATATTGATGCAACGAATTCACGTCGTGTATTCGTTAAGAAACTTTCAGATGATACAACTGTGAAACAGTTAGATATTCCTGTCAATTATGCTGCTCCAACTTGTATATTTGGTTGGAAAACTCATCTATATATCACTGATAATTCGACGTATGTGTTCTTATATGATACTGCAAACGATTCATTGACGGAATTATCAACAACAATTCCACCAACTGAATATAGAAGATCTTCCAGAGATGGTAACAGTTATTGTCAATTTTCATCATGCTGTGATGAAGGAATGATACTTTATCGTGATAATACAGGAACTTCGTATGCAGGTATTATTGTTATTACAGAAAATGATCCAACAACAATAACAGCATTAAATAATCTCAGTGATGGTAATACATCTGGATATATACGACATAGATATTTTGATATCATTTCTGTAAACACGAATTCATTATTGATGGTATGTCATTTTGATAGCAGCGGTACAAATTACTATGGTTTTTCTGCAATAGATATCGGCCGATATTTACATGAAAACGTTGTAAATGTTGTCACATATGGCGGATCAAACAGATATCCATTTGCATTATTTGGAGAATTTTACGTTTGTCAGAATGAAACATTTAGCGTTGCAAACTTAATGTATCATCGTTTGGTTGGAACAACGAAATGTGTTTCAACAGCAAATCACATCAAACATATATCCAATAAACGTTGGACAATGAGTGTTACAAATCTCGGTGGATGGAGTGGTTTACCACCCGGAAACAAACAGTGAGGTGTATGTGTTATGTCTGGAATTCATAAATCGAAAGAAGTATATAAATATACACCAACACGTGATGGTACGAGAAAACTTGTACCTGTTAGAGGCGTCTATGTATCGGGGCTCCATACGGATCCCCTTTACATGGATCATTATATAACAATAACAGAATATTCATCTGCGGATGTTGAAATTGTTGATTATACTACACAAGAAACAACACAGCAATCACCAGGTTTGTCTGTTATTGGTATTGATATCCATCATGCTGACATTAGTGCATATACTAGAAAAAATACGACAGCATCTTCTCCCGGTTTGTCTGTTATTGGTATTGAAATTGAACATTGTGATATTTCGCCATATACACGACAATCACAAACGCAACAATCACCTGGCTTGTCTGTTGTTGGTGTATCTGTTAGACATTCTGAATATGTCAATTATTTTAGAACGCATATGGATTCATCGTTGGAATATGTCTTGTCTGTATTAGAATATACATCAAGTTCATGTGACATCGAAGATATTATTTAAAAGAAAGGGTGAATGATATGCATGAATTTGGAATTGCAAAAAAATCTATATATGATGAGCATCCTAAATTAAAAGAATTTGAAGAAAATTATAAGAAAACACATCCGGGTGTTGATATTAACACCAAAAATCTATATATCGTTCAATCTGTGAACCGTGATGGCGTCGTGACATCTGAACAATATGGTTTGAATCTTATAACAGACGCCGGATTTGATCAAATTATCTCTAATTATTCACCTAGCTCTGAGACATTTAGAAAAGCAATACGTCTGTTAGAAGGTGTACCAATAGCCGAAGCTCCAACAGTATTGACATCTACCATTCCGTCATATACACGAAGAATTCAAACATCAACCATGTCTGGTAATAATAATTATTATGCATTGCAATATAATTCTGAAACTGGTGTGATATCTCAAAGGATTAATCAATGGGTATGGGAATTTGATTATAATGTGACTGGATATTTACCAGATGGGACATCAGTTTCAATAGATAATGATTTTACTGCAAATTGTCTTTATATGTATAATCCAGATTATCCCGACTGGTGTCCTACTGGAATAATATCAACATATGAAGCAGATGGTATGCCAGCTCCAATTATTAAACATCCAAACGAAAAATTATTTATAACATTTTATGCAACAGGATCTATTCATGAAGATGTTATAAATGATGCGTACGATGATGAAATATATTTTGCCGTTAATCCTGGAAAGATTTCTAATATTGCATGGGGTTATAGTCATTCTGGATATAATCGTGTTAATTCTCCTTTTGTGCATGCACAATGGTTAGGACCGGTTTATAAATCATATGCTTTGTCATCAGGAAGCACTAACACATATGTTGATATAAGTTGTAATGAGACTGGTCAACGATTTATCATGGGCAACGGTGAAGGATATCGATATGGTCGTCAAAATATGACTTATGTTTTATTAGACCCGCGTGTTGCGTTTACCATGGTAGATTATCGATGGGGACATCGATATTATACCAGCTGGGATGATGCACATGTCATCAAATGTATATCGGTGGAACGTTTGGATACCCCAGAAGAATTATCAACAAATTTTGGATACACGAACAGAAATGACTCTTCACAAATTTCAAATCTATTTGCATTGAAAGCATTTAACACACTTTACCCACTAGGAATTTTACCAGCAGCCGATTTCTCCATCACGTCCATCAAAGGATATAATTACATATCGAAAGCCTTTGATATTGATATTTCATACATCAATAGACCTAATGCATATTATAATAACCCATTTATTACATCGGCTGGTATGGCAATCTCTGTAGCTGGTGCGCCCAGTGGTACATATTATTTATATATCAATCAGCGTGCAAAACAACTCAACAATGGTTTACAACCAGTACCGATTACTGGAATATCATTGGACACATCAAGAACTGTTTATGTTGCAGATAAATATTGGGATTTTTCAACTTGGTCTATTGTGACAAATCCAAGTTCAATCCCACAAGCGTTACAAAACAAAAAGTATTTCATGTTGAAAGATGGTATAGCAATTATCACACCAACATATGATCAACAAGTACATGAATTGGATGTTGGTTCAGAATACACAGTACTAAACACGCCCACAGATTCTATTCATGGATGGTATCGCGGATATAAAACATTACACAATCTGACAGACAATTGGATTCTTGTACAAGATTATTTGTTATTTATGGATCCAACAGGAAAAGATGTTCAATATAAATATAAACTCGAAGGTCCCGAATATGCTGTGTGGTCAAAAATATCTGACGCAGTATGGAATCAAGATTATGCAAGCCTTTACATATATTCAAATGGTGAATATGTATTGAATACAAATCCGACATACAGTTCTGGAACAACGTACTACACAACGGCAATTGATCCATATACCATTAGATATAATTATGGTAATAAGATTCTTGTTGCGACGATGGTTACACGCGGTAACGATTCATATCCAGCAAAGGTAAGAATCTATACAATCACATCAGCATCATCTGCACCGACATATCAAGATATTACAATCGACACAAACACAACCGATCGGTCATATACTGGTCAATATACATTCTCTTCAAATGGATATTTTGTTATCCAAGATGAACATACACATTGTGCAAACATTATTAAAATTTCCGATGGCACTGTTACAAAACTCGAGAATGTCAGTAATTGTTATGCATTGGAATATTCCAATAAATGTGTGTATTTCCGATATGGTTCATCACCGTTAACATGGGATGTTTACAATATGCAAACAAATACAGTTGAAGGTTCTTTTGTATTACCGGATGAATATTCTAATGTCACATATATGTGCGGGTGGCATGAATATTTGTATTTGCAATCATATATCAATCCAAACTATTTTGTTCATATTATAAATACAAATGATTGTTCAATCCACATTGTCGATGGTATGACATTCAATAATCAATTCACATCATATAGGAGAAATAACAATTCAGTTGATTCTCGTTTATATCGTTTGAATCGAATTAATAACATAAAATTCCATTCGGATTTTATGATCATTGATTGTTTACCAATGAATCAATGGTATATGGATGATGTGTCTCCTAAATTTATTAAGTATACAGAACCTGAAAAAACATATTGGTTGTACAAATATGGCGATCGAAATGAACGTCAAGTTGATAACTTGTATGAAAAGAACCATTATTATTGTACTACAGCACGATTAGGTTCAACAATTCTGGAAGTTCAACAATCAGTGTCTCAATCAAAATTATTATTAATTGATGTCGCTGGACGTTTTTCAGAACGGTATGATGGTTCTGTTGATTTTGTTTCTAATTCAAATACCGATTGGCGGGCTGGTGTTCTTGATATAGGATATCGGATAGATAATCCTTCAGATGAACCTCTCAATGCGGTTTGTTATCATTGGAACAAAATTCAAATGGATAGTACATATGCGTCCGGTGGTATTGCATATTGGAAAAATGGAATTATCATATTTGATACTAATATGGCTGGTGTATGGTATCCTCTTGAGTGGTTTATCAACTTCAAGATTACAGGAACAACACGCACAATTCAAGCATACAATAATCCGAAGAAAATTGGACATGCTTCCATGACGATGTTTTCAACAAACCGTGGAATAATTCAGCATACATCACCACCGACATCAACAGGCGATCTCCATTATGTATTTAAACATGATTCATGGGGATATAGTGACTCAAATCAAAATAGTATATTCTGGGGAAAAATTCTAAAAGGTGAGATATTGGGACCATATGCTGCACAATATGATTTGTTAGATGGAGAATCATTATCAATCGAAATCACACCTGCAGCCGGATTTGAATTCTTATCCGGTACATTTTTATGGTGGATAGAAGAAAAGCAACTCAATTATGACGCAAATGGTGATTATGTAAGTTATTCAAATAAATGGTCTTCCTCTGTGTGTAATGCAACTGACAGCATATCTGGTCCATCTCGTGACTTAACAAACATTGGTATATGTATTGCAACAAACTCTAGCCAAATCACATGGTTAGAGCCAACATACATTCAATCAATCAGAATAACGAAATCTAGTTAATAAATTCCGAAATTTCACATATATATGATTATTACGAACATGAGAGATGATGTGTTTCGGGATAAAGGTATCTAAACGGCCTCCCGAGTGTCCTCCCTATGACAGCGCACAAGATTGCATCTCTCTGTTCGCAATAATAAATGCATGAATGAAAAACGAGTTCTGATATTTACAATCCATCGTACAGATGGACATGTCGTACGGACATGGTGAATTGATTGCTCGTATTTTCATTCATGTATTCATTTTTTTTGATGATGAAATGATGTGGGGCTTTCGCCCCACATCATTATCATTCATCATATCAGATTTAAAACAATATTCGAATCAGACAATACGAACATTTCCGGAACATATCTTTCTAATTCATTCTTCGGCATATCATCCAATTCATCCCATCGTTGGACAATCGCTTGATAATCAGCGTTCATATAATGTCCACCAATGATATTCTTCTGGTTGGTATACCAACCTTTGAATTTCAAATATGCAACATTAGGATGTTCTTCCAGTTGTTGGATCAATTGTGAAATGTAAATGTTATTATCCATCGATATCATATCAACTGGGGTATGTACAGTTGTGATGCGGTTGAAATATGATTTGATCATTGTACGAATTTCATTCAATGTATTGGTTGATAAACCTGGATTATACAATTTCAAATCAAATTCGATTTGTACATCCAAATCTGGCCAGAATGTTGGTGGAGTGAGATTCTTATCAACATCCGCAACATAAGAATGCGGTAAACCATATGTTGCAATCAGTTTGCAATCAAGATAATTATTACCTTCCAAACGTTTGAAGATAACCGGCTCAATTGCTTTGTGAACTTGTGTAAATGCGGAAACAAACGATGCAAATACATCAGAGTTCATCAACTTTGATTGAACAAATGGAACGAGTTGAACTTCCATTGCACTGTTGACAGATGTTTGTGAGAAGATATCTTCAACTTCACTTGGATAGATTGAAATATTATTGTAGACACGGTCCCAATCAATGTCACCAGAATATTGTGACTCTATAATATTTGCTAGGGTCATTCTTAATTCTGTCATGTATCCAGTTGAAATATCAGGTACTTCAGGATTGCCCGCATAAATCGTGATAATATTATCCAAAGTTGCATTGCAATCGGAAGCAATCATTTGGATATCATGGAATGTCAAACCAGAATCATCAATCGTTCCAGTAATGATATGATATGCATACTGTTTAATGGTATACATGTTATTCACATTCGGATCATATTCACACAGTTTCATCAAAGAATCAAATGCAGCCATCTGAACTTCTGAAGGTTGTTGATATTCACCAAACTTAACAACACTTCTCATTTCTTTCAGTTCTTGAATAAATGAGAAATCATCAACATTCCATCTATCTTGCAAACGGAATCCCTTGAATGACTCATCACCTTCAATCGGTGATACCAATGTTGGATCGGTTGATTTAAACAGAATATAGATCGTTAATTCTGGATATGTCGCATCAATTGTTACAATCTTTGAATCAACTGCAGACACCCAAGAACCACCACCGTATTCTGTTGATGCAATTTTGATGCGATTATCGACATCAACCATTTTATTCAATGGATAAATTTGTGCATCAAATCGAATACTACCATCAGATTCAATCTGAACTGGTTCCATTTCAACGCGACCAGTGACAACACCATCAACCTTTGCTTCCAAAACAATACGCATATTGTTTTCTTCCATTGCAAGTTGTTCTGATTCAAAATAGAACATCGGAACATTCGTATTTTCCAATAATACAGACAATGGCATTTTATAATATGCAACAGCCGCTTCAGATGCAGTCGGTCTCATATCAGCATAGAATACAACACCATTTCCTGATACATCATTCAGATTAAATGTGACTGTTCCATCATTATTATCGATTGGAGTATATGGTGTATAAATATTTGCAGAATTTGCAATCTGATATTGAACCACAACACCGTCATCGTATTTCAACTGGAAATATATAGTGTCTTGATAACTCTTTCCAATACGATACAAACGTGTTTCACCATATTTGGTTAAACTTGTGCTGAATACTTCATCAGATGTTGTCATGGAAACAAGTTTACCAGTAGGCTGATCATCTTTCAGACGGAGTTCATAATAATTCTGGGATGCGACACGTTTGAATGAAATCGGATCGTCATCAACGACATTTGGATATACATGTATATCAGTATCTCCTGTTACTTTGACAGCTTCCCATGGACCGTGTTCACCCCATAAAGCATCCGTACCAAGAACTTGCTTAAAACTACTGCTGACAGTAATTGGATATTCTTTTTTCTCACTACCAGAATAGTCCTCAATTCTGAGACCGCGCAAGTTCCACATACCATCAGATACACGAGTCTTTTCAGTTACACACAAATATGTCTCTGATGGATTGAAAACGACATATTGTTGCTTTGGATCCTGAATCAGAATTGGAATCATCTTTGCATATAGATCAACAGGTTTTACAAAGTAATTCCACATGATGTCTGTGAATGTCGGAGGTTCTGTTCCATTTCTGAAACGTTTTACAAAATCAGAACCAATGTAAGATGGTGCTTGGTTCGGAATAATAACTGTCTCGATATTATAGTAATCCTTTTGATATGTACGAATGATATGTACAAATGAAGGTGTACCGTGATAAATAATACTCTTATCTTCATTACCAAGAATTGTATCTTGATATTCAAATGGAGTATTCACAATCGAAACCGTTGTCGTTTCATTAATCCACGGATTGAAGTATCCAATTGCAAACGGATACTTCTGAATACGAATACCGAATGGATTTGCAAATAAGAAATCATCACCAACATTCACCGCAGTTGAAGCCGTTTCGACTTGCTCATTGGAATTCACAACCAATGGTTTTACAGTATAACGATTGGATTCCTTGTTTGCATATACCCATGCCCAACCAGGTGGGATAATGATTTCATTTCCATTTGCAGAAATGATGTTATCATTACTATTGTAAAGAACTCGATATGGAATCTGCGCGTGTAATGTATTCGTACGATATACTTCACCATCTGGATCAGTCAACGCAATAAATCCACTCCAAATTCTACCCCATGGATCATCTCTTCGTTTAAAGAAGAATGGATATAGAATTCGTTTGAAAAAGAATGTCTTAAACCATTCATAGATATCATGATCTGATGAAATCACATTTGCAGTATTATATGCTTCAATGGTCTCACGACGCGTTGTCTCATTTGTTCCAATATTTGTACCAGCCTGGCTTCCAGACATAACAAACGCAGATTTTGTAACGTTTCCATTGTTTGTGTACTTGTTTGTCGATGTAATAATTGAAACAGATTCTTCTGTTGTGAATGATGAAAAGTTTGCAGCTTCACCATGACATGTATAGATTGTCACAACAAATGACGAATTCAGTTGTGGCACAAAATAACGATTACCATTCATTTGGAATTTAAAACGAATTGTCTGCGGCGAATCCATGATGTAATGTACGTACGGAAGTTGATCCTTTACATCCGAATGGATTGCAAGAATATGATCACGATCAAGATATTGCTCGTTACCATCACCATCAATATATTTGATATCAAATCCTGCAATATGATTTTGACATGTGATGACATAATCATCATTTGGAATTCCATTTGTCATATTATTGACAATTGTGTGAGTTTGTCTTTCAAACTCAGACATTGTTACAAATATATGCAACCATTCTGATGATGTTCTGTAAAGAATATATGGTTTTTTGTTTACTGCAATCGAATTTTGTTCATCTGTATTAATGTATTGAACATTCCAAACTGGATTCTCCGGATTGGTATATTGAATCAATACATCATAATCCAATGAATAAATCGAACCATTTGCAAGATTAATTTTCGTATTTTTATCTAATACGAATTCGTACAAATTTCTATGCTGCGGGTTTTCTTTTGCATTTTTGAACAAATCCGACAACTTCAATTCGATCATAAAATTACATACAGACGGAATTGCATATGAATAACCGATGTTGAAGATTGCTGCATTTGCATAAATGGAATCCGATAAAACTGCTTTTGTGATGAAAGATTCATTCAGATAAAATGATGAAGTAAATGCCAAATTTTCTAATGCTTGCGACATATATTCAGATACAACAGAGAAGAAACCACTGTTCAAATTGTTCAATGGTATATCATGGAATACACGTGGCATCAAAACATTCGCAATATACTTTTTGATTTGTGAATCATCCGAATAATTATTCAACACAATATTCGTGTCTTTCGTTGCCATTGCTTTAACCTCCTATATGGAATTATTTGGTAAAAACCCAAATGTAATGTTTGACACCTAATAAATAGGTGTTCATCGCATTACTTCAACGTTTTCGAAACGTTGTATACTATTTATATATGAAAGGAGCTTTCTCAATGAGTATGGATAATGTACAATTGAAACAGGAAGATCTGTTAAATGGTCAACCCGTATTAACAGATGTAAATCCTGTGACAAATACAAAATCAGTTGACGACTCTGCATCCGGCGAGAAAATGGAAGATACACTTGCAAGAATATGGCAAGCAATCAACAACAAACTCTCCCGTGTTGTGAATTCTGTGAATGGAAGAACTGGAGTTGTCATACTCACATCTGATGACGTTGGTCTCGGAGACGTTGACAATGTATCTTTTGCAGACATTAAAGAATGGGTCATTAATGAAATCGAGAATACATTCGCAAATAAGAGAATGCAATTCTACAGCACATATGATGACGCATTGGCTGTCGTTGCTACAAATGACCGCGCATTGGCATGGGCACCATTTTATTGTGACACGTTCAGCGCAACTGATACACGAAGTGTCATTGGCGTTTTTACATGGGATAAAACATCCTCACACTTAGGTGTTGATTATCGTAAGATTAATACCATTGGAATGACAGATGAGACAATTCTCTATCCAACAACTGCTGGTGGTATTGTCAGACCGGCTAGTGTATCATCTGATCATATGCCAAAAACATTGAATCCTGGTACAATCGGTGTCAACATCTATCCTGAACCCCGTCCCGAAGATCAAATTTTGTATGTCCAGACTGGTGCCGAAGTCGGTGAAAATGGTCTTCGTATTGACCATAATAAAATCGGCTCTCGCGTTTATTATGAAGAAACTCCATATGGAGTATATGATCCTATTTATGGTCTTCCAGGTGCCAATACTGGATACATGTTGTGGAGATGGGACGATGGCGAAAGCGTGAAGGGTGACGCTGTCCGAATCTTCATCGACGATATCCAAATTCCTGTTAAATATCTTACAAATGGACAATGGTCCTATAATACCGAGCCAACAGAATTAGTCAGTGATCAACCTTTCTATCTTTCTAAACGTTGGTCACTCCATGACGTAATTCGACCTAATGATGTCATCATAATGAAGTTTTCAAACTTCATTAGATATGTTGAAGCCAATAAGACTGCCGTTGGTGTTTGTCTTGATTTCAGTAGATGCCAACCATGCATTGGCACTATTGTCAAGAGTTCAGAACCGGGTATTGAATATGACATCTTTTTCCGCGCATTGAATCCGAACACCAACGGATATGGAATCGCAACAATGACATCTCACCAGGATCGTGACGTGAAAAACACACAGCTTGGAGTCAATATTCTCGCAGCGAAATCGACTCCGGATGGTCGAGTGGCTGGTCAGAGTGATGGGTGGAAATATAGAGGATATGACATAAATATGTCCGGCTTGATGACGCATGCAGGTGCCGAATCTGTCACATCCGTTGTCAATCACATGAATATACAATACATTGAAGGTGTCCATGGACCGTGGAATCATCCCATATCCGATATAAATGATTGGCAGGCGCCGATAAATGAGCCTGTAACTCCAGGCTCCATTCATATCACCATGGATGGATCTCTCTGTATTTATCCATACTATCAGTCTCTTGCAACCACTACAAGATTGGGTTCCGTTCCGAAATGGATTACTGATAAATTCTATTCGGAAAACGGAGGATCATATACCGTATTGACATCCAAACCAGCAGACTGGAGCTACAATTTCTTTTCATATTATGTGAAAGACGAAAATGATGAATACATCCATGTCGAAGGTATCAAGAAATCGTATTCAATTGCCGATTATTCAACCGGAATAGGTGGATCAGCTGCTAGATATCAACGGTGTATTGGATCGTTAATGGCTTCGAATGCAATCTTTGATGCATGGCGATCAAACTCCGGAACAAATGTTCAATATCAATATATGGATGCTGGTTCAGCAGTCACAGATCCAACCGGTCTTAACCAATCCGATTCACTTGGTGGAACGCGTTCTTCATTGAGTGTGAATCTGTATAAAATGTGTGGTTCTCTGTATACATCCGATACCCAGCAAGAAGCCGGTAAATTGCGGTGGAAATGCGGTTATCAATTCGCAAACCTTTCAGGACTGAGAACAAACACTGAAGATCATGTCAGTAATGAAGAGGCTGAACTGTACTCGCATCCGATCGATAGACACATTTTGTTCGGGCTTGGTCTTTGTGATTACAAAGATGCATACGGAAACGACCGAAAATCGTATAACATGAATGGTGAATATACATCAGGTCTCTCAGTAAATGTGGGTCGTTTCCTCGAGATCACCCCGTTGACAACATACCGTGCTGATAAATATTGGGACGGTGGTAAAGTACAAGTACGTGTCGGTGATGGTTTGACTGAACAAGTGACTGAATACGACGTTACCGAGTTTATCAAATCTGGCAGCGTCTCTGGAGATGTACCTTTCACATACAAAGAACTGCAAGAACGTTGGTGCACAACACCAGAAGAATTCTATTGTCGAATTTTACAATCAGACGTAGAGTTTCAATATAACAAACATCATGAAGAATTAATCACAAAACCAGATGACTGGGATACCGATTGGTATAAATATGAATATAATATTGGAACCGATGATGATTCTGATTATGTTTTCTTACCATATGACGAGAATAATCCAATTGGTTTTGAACAAATGTCAGCCACATACATGGGTCCATATTATAATTTGAGAATATATGCCACAGGTTGCCCCGTTACAGGTAATTCAATTGTTGAACTACGTCATACGTATGAATCTGGTGGAATATTGTATGATGATATGCATATCATCTGGAAACGACCCACAAACAGAATCACGTTGAATCTTGATCCTGAAACATTAACTATCAACGAAGAAGGAAAAATCACTGTTGTTGGTGGTGTTGGAGGAGACACTGTTAATTTCCGATTAATAGATTCTTCTGGATGTTGGTGTGACACATACCAAAAAGAAGATTCAGAAACTGAAATTCCAGAAAAAGTTCGCACCGAAACAATATTTGTTGATGAAGGTTTATCAATTTCTGGAAGTAGTACACAAATTCCAATTGATATTAAATTACCATCCACTTCGAATCGTTTCAGAAAGAAAGTTCAAGAAATTTGGGACACAAGCATTTCAACATGGGAATATGTATTCATCATTTCACAAAATGCTGAACATTATGACGTTGAACGTGTCACGTCATATACGATTAATTGGTTAAAGAATAATTTCAGTATAATTAGTGATAATATTGTGAATGGACGAGGTCATACCATATCATACCAAGATCCAACACCGGCAGTATTAGAAGATTTTAACAATGTTGCAGGTATATTCCGTAAAGCTTTAAACAACAAAGATGAATTAATATTTAATGATGCACAGTATAACATTGGCGATTATACAGTTAGAATATGTGAAGCGGGACAATACTTGATCGACAATCCGTTTGCTATTGAAAACCGTATCGTTGAAATAATCAAGAGTATTCGTGCAATAATCCCAACAGCTTCTGACGCAAATAAAATTGAACAGTATCTTGCTGATCATTATGAACTCGGAACTGTTTCTACAAATGAACAACTAATCGAAGCTGTTCCAAATATACCAATTTGGAACACGACAGATAGCAACAATTATTGGGCCGTATATTGGTTATTCACATTTTTTACTGAAAATATTCTGCTTCGTGGAAAATGGCAAAACATATGTGAAGGTGAATTTGCATATACACAAATCACTAGCAGGCCGTATGATTGGGATACGAACACATCAACATATTTTGCGAAAAATGGAAATGATGAATATTGTCCATGTATACCAGACGAAGCGGAATTACCTGCTCTTGTATGGTATTATCGTCCAGGCATGTTGTATTCTCGTGATGATGTTGCTGGAACATTTGCGCTTGTTACATTATCAGACGCTGATGATTCTCCTGCATGGACTGCATTGCGTAATGGTGAATATTATTATCAGAATAAATTCACACTTCAAGCAGAAGTTCCTGCTGACTGGGATACAGAATGGAATAAGTATTTCTGTACAGATGATATCACAACAGACAAACGTTTCAGACATGTTAACACACAAACAAAACCTACATGGGAAGCAAATAAATATTACACAGAAGATGCTTCCGGCGCAGTTGTTGGTTATCAACAACTTACAACTCCAGCAGCATTTACACAAAATGAACTTGGTACTGAAAACAATATGGTTCAAGTTGCACCAAAGTGGAAGACAGATACATTCTATGACACAGATACTTCGCAAACACCACAAGAAACTATGCCAGTTGACTGGTATACAAATTATGCAACATATTATACTAGATCTGGTGAAGAAGGTAGTTATGTATACGAGCATGTGTTACCAAACACAATAAACTTCAAACAATATGTTGGTCCATATTATTCCAGATCTCTTGTACCGCATAACAATTCATGAATTGAGGTGATCTTATGATTACAATCAATATTACATTAGGCATTGATTTGCATATCGTAGATCACAAGATTCATATCAAACGATCTACCGAGAATGCAAGAAACAATGCATTCGAGATACATGATAATGGTATCTATATGGATGATCGGATTGTTGCAAATGGAAATGGATTCAAAGATCAAAATGGACATATTGTTCGTGTTGGACATTATGGTCCATATGATGTTCTTAATGAACCCGAATTCAGAAAATCAGGACGTGTTTCAGCAAACTGTATTGTACATCGTGTGTATACTGCAACTCGTAATGAGGATAATACATACAACGTTGAAAACTTCCGTTATGTTGACAGCTTTATCCCGGGAGACATGTTACGTGTCTCCCTGGATAATGGAAAACATGAATATCGTTTGATTACAAAAACAACCAGTACAGATGATAGACGTGTTCAACCACAACAAACATATGGAATGAATAATCGTATTGTTGAAACTGTACTTCTTGGAACATGGTGAGGAGGAATTATTATGATTAAAATTCAATATAATTATTCTGAATCATGTTATGATTATTCAAAGAATTCTGTTCGTATTTCTCCTGACGACCATAACAATTTAACCGTTGATTCATCAACGGGAATGATTACAATGAAAGCGATTCCTGAAATGACTCCAAATGAGTTGAATACTCCTGGAAATGGCATTGATGGTGAAGTAAGTGGTTCAGGTGAGGACGATAAGAAATTAAAAATCGTTCGTTTGAATAATTCTGTAACAAGAAAACAATCTGGTGATCCTACACCCGAAAATGAAGGAATTATACTTCCCGATTTACTTGATCAATATTTTGATAGTCTGGGGGTGTAATTTGTGGATGTATTATTTCCAAAACCCGGAAAAGGTTTTATATTGGACGACAACAACGGTTTGACATTAAATTTCGACCCTCGTACAAATGTACAAAAACTCGAGTCTGGTATCTATATACCAAAAGACGGATATGGTCAAGGTATCGATGGTACGTTGGACAATTGGACAATCATTCCGATTCTTCCAAAAGACGATGCTGAAGGTGATACGGCAATCGAAATCAATCGCGATGTCGTTGTTTGTATTTTTTCATTATCTCGACGGAAAGTGACGAATCGTGCATCAGTGAATCAGTACACAACATCGTCCGAAACAAAAACTGTTACGGATGTTATGGATGAATTCAATTGTGCAATGGATATGTATAAGACATCTGGTCAGAGTATTCCTGTTGGATTACCCGCCACGTCTTACATATTAACGCCTGGGGATCTATTCCAATTCCGAGAAGGTGCAAAACCATGGATCCCAGGAAAGAACGCTGATGGAATCACATGGCCATGTGCAATGGATGACATGAACCGTTATGAAGACGACATCACACAAGCATTGTTTCTTATAACGGAAGCGGAATATAATGATCTAGATATGGATCGATACTTGACACGATTATCATTGAAATGTATATGGAAAGAAACCAATGACAATAAATTTGATTCGTATACAGTTGGTCAAACATATACAGCTTCAAAATAAAATGAAAGGATTGGTATCATGGAACAGAAAGAACTTCTGATGCCCGATTCTATGGGCTTTCATGATGATGCTTCACAAGGTGACAATAAACACTATTTGAAAGGTGTTATTGAAATCTCGAAGCGTAATAAAATCACAGGTAAAGTGAAACCGGTTCATCGTGGTACAAACATTATTTCCATTTCAGGTATGCAATGGATTCTGATGAAGATGTTTGGTTTGTATCTGGATGCACCTCATGCAGTTTCTTATGAAAGACTGGATAAGGATACAAACCTCGTGATTCCTGAATTGAATCAATCTGGTACCATGGGAATTGGTGTGAAACCGGAAAATTATTCAACAATGGATGTTCCGATTGCACGTGAACACATTGTCCAAGGTTTCATGATTGGTAATGGTGGATCTGGTGAAGATCAGATGACAACAAAGAATACAAATTATTCTTTTATCAATCTGCGTAATCCAATCCCATTCCAAGAAACACAGACTTCACTCCCGAATGAAATTGCTGGTAAGTATCTCGGTAAGTATAATCGTACCGATGGTTCTTCATATGCGAAATCATATTTCATCAAGAAGTTTGACGAGACTCCTCATATCTATCACTCTTGGTGGAAAGACGGTCAGAAATGGGATTATGTCGATCCCGTCACACCTGATGATTTGGGACCGGCTGCAGTAAATGCAAATCCAAAAACTGACCGTATCGAAACATATGTTGAATGCAAACTTTCGCTGAGTGAAGATGATTGCATGGCATATTTCAATCACGATGGAAATACGCAAACACCTGCAATCAATGAACTTGGTCTTGTTGCATTTGATACAACTGTTGATGGAGATCGTTCAATTCTCGAAGGATTATATACAACTGATATCAAAACGATTTTGGATATCATCTTTGATAACAAACGTCGTCTTTCTGAACCGGAAGTCGTTGATTATATGCGGTCACTCGTCGATGATGTTCTGAATGTTTTCAATGAAATGGATTTTTCAAACAAATATCACATCGAAACAGAAGTTCCGAAATTGTTTGCATTCTACGAGACATTGTTATACATTCATAACACATATATTCCAGAAGATCTGGATTTTGATTTACTCCAAGAACAGCTGTCAAGCATTGATAATATCTACGTGCAAGCATACTATAACCAGTACGGTGATTATCAATACGAGACGGATGATTACTCCGCGTGCTTATATGATTCCGCATTTGATTCTGCTGAAACAAATGAAGCACAGCGAATTAAGTTGATTACGTATTACACATTCAAATCAATTCCGATTGAAGAGAATTGGGAAACGTTGATCAACTATCGCATTTATGCAAATTAATATGAAAGGATGTGTTGATACATGCCAACGATTGGTGATGAAAATATTTCCTCGTTGTTGAATGAAGCAAATGGTCGTACTCGGTCATTCGTTGCTGAATGCATCAACGCATACAAAGCAATTCGATGGAAGACGGTATCGTTCATTATCCCGACTGAACCGATACCGTCACATCGTCCAAGATTATCTGGATATCGAGTATATGTGCCTGGCGCTGCAAAGAACCAAGCATTCTTCAATAAACATGTATTACCAACATTGAATGGTTTGTTTATTACAACACCATGCAAAATTAAATCTGATATTTTTGTAAAGACACCGAAATCGTTTAACATGGCTCAGAAGATTCTTGCGGAGATGAGAATCCTTCGTCCATGGGGTAATGTGGGTGATGTAGATAACTATGAAAAGAGTATCTATGATCAAATGCAACCAAACGAAAAACGTGGACATGTTGGTATTATGCAAAATGATAGTCTTATCATTGAAGCGCACACGAATAAATATTATTCAATTACACCCCGTACAGAGATCACAATTTCTTTTATGGGAAAGATTCCAGATAAATTGAAGAAAGTACTTCGCATGCGGGATTAATAAACTATAAGGAGTGATCTTAAATGGCTAACCTGACAGAAGAAGAGAAGGCTCGTGCAAAAGAAATCGCAACACAACAAGCAGCAGCTGATATGAAAGCAGGAAAAGATGCGTGGGCTGACTATGGTAAAGGTGTTGAAGAACTGAACAAAGCCATGAATGATTTGGGTAATGATATTACCAATCTGAAATCATCTGGTTCTGCTCTCGGTGGTAATATTGGAAAACTGATTTCCGATACAAAACTGAAAGCCAATGCGAATGCGGGTCAATATCCAACAGCATCTATTATCAAACGTGCTGCAAGAAACGTTGTTGAATTCCCTGTATTCATTTCATCATCTGTTCCGATTGAATATGCTACTGCAACGAATTCTCTTCTCGAACAAATGTATGCCTCATTCTTGCAGATGGCAATTTCCCAAAATCCTGTTATTCCGGAAGAAGCTGCAAGAAGCGGTGATATCTTCAAGGGTCTTGGATTGAAGAGTGATGTGTCAAAGTATCTTGAATATGCTGAACTTCCGGGAAATCCTGATTACATGTTCTATGCAAAAGATGCTTGCCATAATACAATCACATCTGATGATTGCATTGTTGAATTCAGTCTTCTTTCTATTGATAATAATACATCGAGAATCATCAATGAAGCAGTTGATTATCAGCCTTTGTCAGAATTCGATCATTATTTCCAAGAAGCTGCAACTAACGAAAAGATCGAAAAACTTGAGAAACAGATTGAAGATCTTGAAGAAGAAGAGGAAGATCTTGAAGATTCTCGTAGATTGAGTCCGAATCACCCGGAGCTTTTCCAGGATAAGGAAAAGACGCGTATCAAAGAAGTGAAAGACGAATTAAAAGATCTTCGTAAAGAACTTCGTGAAGCAAAGAAAGAAGTCAATTCTAATGCGATGGACATAATGAATCGCGTTAAAGCTGCTGACGATATTGGTATCCTCGATTCGGAAACCGGACGAGCAATGGTAGTTGGTGACGATGGTAAAATGAAACCAATCGCAGCTCATACTCGCAAGGATCGTGAAGAAGCACGAAAACAACAAGATGAAGAGAGAAAGAACAAAGCAGAAGCACGCGATGCAGAAATGCATCCATTAAACAAAGCAAAAGCAAAAGCTGAACTTGCACCAAGAGCACCACAGCTCATGGACGAGACAAAAATCAATAAGCTCAATAGCATGAAGCCGTTGATGATGACTGTCGGTCTTCGTATTATGCAAGGAAACAACATCAGTGATGTGATCGATTATGTCGTTGGTGTAAAGACACATTGTCGTGTAATTCCTGCAGAAGTTCTTCCGGATTTCGCAGAGTATCCTTCTAAGACGATGAACTTTGTTTCCAGAAAAGCTCGTTGGCGTGCAGGTGAATTGAAGTTTGTTGATTATCTTTTCTCAAGAAAAGAAAAGAAGCAAGCTGCATATGATTCTCGTGATCCGAAACGTAAGTGGTATCACAGACTATATACACTTGCACATTCGAAAGGCAGTTCAAAAGCTGCAAAACGAATTACCGGTTCATCTTCTGGTGAAGGTCTCATTCCAAATGTCACAGTGGTTCTTTCCAAAGCCGATGTTGATATGATTGAAGCAACAAATGGTATCGATCTCCTGAAGGGTTCTACTGCAAAGAGGATTTGCCAAGAACTCTTCCTGATTTCAATCGTTGTCATCGATACTGATTCACAATCATTGAAGATGTTCTTACCTGATACAATGAATGATTATGAAGTTCATTCTCTTGCATCGGTAAACAAACAACTTGCAACATTGGATTCTGCAAGCGACGTTTCTCGTGAAGTAACGAAACTGATGCGTGGCAGATAATTGGAAAGGAGTGATATACAATGGCACTTTTTGAAAGTAAGAAAAAGGTGAATCAAAAGAAACTTGATTCTGCCATGCTTGCAATCAATTCAATGCTCAACGAGATTTATTCTAATAAATCTTCGGATGAGTATAAAATGAAAGGTGATATTACCAAGTCACCATCATATTCAAAGATTGAAGAAATGGTTGCAGATCTGAAAACATTGAAGGGATATCCTCAGAATGAAGCTGCTGATATCACAAAAATGTTTAACACACTGCATCGTCCTATCTTCAAAACCATGGTGAAAGAATACATCATGGAGCATAACGATAAGAATACAGTATTCACAGCAACATTCACTGTTGGTTATCGTCTGTTGGTTGGAGAACTGACCCGCATATTTGCATCAACGATTGCAACTGATAAGGGTATTGTTTATAAACCAAACAAGGTTCAAAAGAAATCTGATGCTTCCGAGATGATCAAAATTTATAACGATCAACTTGAAGACAGACTCAACAAATACATCAAAGATGCAAAAGCATATCCACAAGAATCACCTGTCAGTGAATCAATGCTTGTCATGATGGTTGAGAAGATGTATCAGGAATCGACAGAAGATACTAATGAAGATGCAACACCCATCAAAGAAAGCGACGATGATACAACTGCGAATGTTGATCCAGAAGATGATACTAATGGTGATGCAGAACCTGTACAAGAAGCGAGTAAGATTGCTTCAGGTTTGGCAGCACTTGCAAAAGGTAGTTCAACCGCTGCTGCCGCAATTACTGGGTTTGGTAAAGACCTTACGGTTGTCGCAATATCTGTTGGAATCATTGCGGGTCTGTTTAAGGGTATTAACAGTATCTTCAAGGGATTTAACCCAATTGCTGACATCAATTATCTTTTCATGAATTCTTATGACAAGAAGATTGATGCACTTGGAAACGTATCCAAGATGTATGAAGAGACAAAGAAAGCTTATGAAGAATACATGAAGCTTCCTGAGACTCAACGCAACAAGAAAGTTGAAGCAAAGTATATTCAAAACATGGAAAAGTATAATATTTCCATGCAGAATCTTGCTGCACAGATTGAACATTTCAATCAGCGTGCAAAGAAAGAATCCGGTGAAGTTGTGAATGATATTGAGAATAAGCTTCCATCTGGTAATGTTAATGCATCATCAGAAGGTGGATCACAAGATTCTTCACAACAAGATGACGATTTTCAATTCTAAGAAAGAAATGGAGTGGGGCATTGCCCCACTCCTTCTTTTTTATCTTTTTATTTACAGATATTTATATGGTTGATCGGAAGGGATGTGATTGTTTGAAACTGAAATTTATTGTAAATGACATCGCTTCATTACTTACAAATTTCTATATTTGTATAACAAACAATAAACCATCTAGTGTTAAGAAAAGATCAATCATGGAATTGCATGTGAAACAAGCAATCTTATCAACATATGATTGTATGTATGATGATGTAGATGATGAAGTTTGGATGATTGATATATGGGATCATATGAATTTATATACTTATGAATTAAATCATGATGTTGTGTATGATGCAAAACAGATGCGTGATGTTATGAATGATATGCAACGTCGACTGGATGAATTAATTCATCATCCACCGGATACATTTAATTTAGATTGCGAACTCATAACAATTCGATGTGTTCCATTTGATGGATTTTCAATCACACCACGCGATATCATAACATTACTTGATATTGATTGTATGTGATTGGCTATACTATAATAGAAAGAAGTGAATGTAATGAATCGAGCTATATTAATCAAAGATCAAAATGATCAACTTGTTGGTGAGTTAATGGCTGCATCAGAAACTGATATTCTGAAATATTTGGCAAAAGGTTTAAAAGTTATTGATAAACGAACAACCGAGTGTATTCAGGAAGCTGATGTAGTTGGAACACTTGGTGTGTCTGACGGTTCCATTATTATGGAATAAAAAATATTTTTAGACACATATATCATTCAAATGTATAATCAGGTGATATTGTGCGGTATCATCAGATTGTATATAAATCCCACCATTCTATATTAAGGAGGAAAAAGTAATGGCAACAAATAAGGTCGCCAGCACCCCGGCATGGGTTGCATATGGCAACGCTCAACTGCAGGAAGCTGCACGTGCAGACTTCAAGAAAAATGCTGCAAAGATGGGTTACCCGTCTAAGGATGAAATCGGAATCGTCGATCAGACCACTCTGGACATCTCCCAGACTCTGGCTGCGATCCCGGGTGCAGTATCTGGTTATATGCATGACGAGAAGCGTGCATTTGCACTTCCGGCACCTGACAAGAAGACTACTCCGGCAACGATTAAGGTTGTTGCAGTGGAGCAGAAGACCAAGGAAGGTGTTTCCACTCTCGGCAAGAACAAGGGTCAGCCGTACAAGTCGGTTGTGAAAGCTCACGAGGAAGTGAAGGTTTCCAACAACCGCAAGGATTTCAAGAGCACGAAATAAGTTTGGGTTCCTTATTTCGTGGACAAAGATCTGACAACATGATATGGGGGCATTTGCCCCCATATCATCTATTACAAATTTTTATGGAGGAAAATAAAATGTTTGAAACTCTGTATACTTTAAAATTCCATTCCAGATGTGCATTTGATGTACATAATCTGTTTGTCGGCTTTGCTGATAGACTCGTCAAAATTATTAAGAATTCCGATAAACATCCTTACTCCGATATGGGTCTTCCGCATTTTGACATGAAAGATATCAAAACCAAAAATATCTTAAGTGATATAATTGAACCTGACAGTGATAAAGCTATCGGAGATAAATCAACAGTTTCCATTTCTTTCAGAACATCAGGTGGTACTTTTAAACGGTATTACGATTTTGAATTGAATACATATATGCCGTATGGAAAAGAACATGCTTCATTCATCGAAACCGAATTTGTCGTGAAGTCTGATACAAAGTTGAGAGAAGATGCCGCCCTTTATAAACCCGAAGTAAATTCATTCGTTGAATGGTTTGGACGTCATTTGGAAATCATGCTTTATACAACATATCGTATTCTGTCAGATTCCAGAGATAGTAAACTCACAAATTTGAGAAAGGATGTTCTTGATTTTATTGACAGAGAAATGTTCTCCGATCTTCTGAGTGATGATGAAGATTTGAGAAGTTTCTCGTTTGAAACACATAATAATGACAAAGTTCCGCTGCAACATGATGTCCGATTTGATTTCAAGGTTGGGCGTAAAATTGTATTCGCCATCGTTGTTCGTTATCTGGAAGAAGTGGACAAACTTGTGTTTGTCCGACCGAAGACTACACTGAAAGATATCGATACAATTCCAACAAACTTGAATCCCAGACAAACATATATCATCAAAGGTTTCATGGATATTTGTCAAAAGCATGTCAATGCTGACGAGGTGTGGAATGATATTAACGTATGATGGTCAGATGTTCGCTGACATGGTTTACTACTCAATTATTCGTGATTTACTGATTAAAATGGTTCCTGAAAATACAAACAACGATTTTGTGTTAGCATTATCGGATTTACAAGATTATGGTAATAATGAAATTAGTGCAGACTATGGTGCTGCATTTTACCAGAGACAAACTACTGATGACAAGAATCCAAGATTGATTGTAACTGTCATGAAAGTGCCTGATAAGGTTTATATTACATTAAATGGAATTGATCCTGATGCATTGATTGAGGTTGAAGTGAATTCCGGTAATCTCCATGTACTTGGAATCAATCTGGATAAACTGGATGATGAGAAAAAAGAATCTGCTAAATTCATATTTGATATTGTACGTGATACATTGATTTCTCTTACAAAACGAATCGTCGGATGATGATATTTTTATACGTATAAAAATATATAAAGAATGTGGGGGCATTCGCCCCCACATATTTTTTTTACTTCGAATTAAAGCTTATATAAGCTTAATTTTAAAATAAGGAGTGATAAATATGTTGAAAGTTTTCAAGCCACGATTAACCCGTCCTGAAAAAGGTAATAAGTTTTATATTACAATAGATACAGGCGGTTACTCTGCAGCAATTGTTGGTAATCCCATTGATACATTATGCAATGTACTCGCAAACTGTGTTGGATATGCATATGGTCGTTTTAATGAAATTTCCAATAATACAAAAATGTCATATCTTGCACCAAGAAATGCAGAAGTATTTTGGGATATCGCAGGTCAACAAGGGTTTGAAAGATCGCAGACGCCAAAGATTGGTTCATGTATTGTTTGGCAAAAAGGTCCAACAAGAGACCCAAAAGGCGAAGATGGTGCTGGTCATGTTGCCATTGTTGAACAGGTGATTGACGAGAATACTGTTATCACATCTGAATCCGGTTATGGTTGTGCAACACCATTCTGGACACAAACAAGAAAACGTGGAGCTGATGGAAACTGGGGAATGGGAACTGATTATAAATTCCTCGGTTTCATTCATCATCCTGATATTGATGCAAATACGAGAATTTATACTGGTGGAGACACTCCTGTTGAACCGTATCTCGTTATGCTTGAAGCAGGTACACCGATTTACAATATCAACGGAACAGTTGTCGTTCAGTGTGGTACAATTACTGTTACGACAAAATATACAATCGTTGATGAAATGATTGTTGATAAAAATCTGTATGGTAAATTGAAATCTGGTGCAGGCTGGGTTATTTTGAGGGGAATTGTTCCGAACCCGACTCCGACTACTATGCAGCTTGGTGATTCTGGAGAGAATGTAAAACAACTTCAAAAGAAACTGGTTGAACTCGGATATATGTATAAAGATTGTGTGACAAGTACATTCGATAGATTAACATTATCCGGAGTAACCGGTTATCAGCTAGAAGCCGGACTTGCAGTTGATGGAATCTGTGGTCCAGCAACACAAAAATCATTAGGCTTAATTTAAAATAAATAAAATATAAATGGGGGCTTTCGCCCCCATTTATATTTGTTTTCTGTCATCCATATGTATATAATTCATTTGAACAGGAACGGAGATACTGTTCAAATATACACTTGGAGGTGATAATATGGATGACATGCAGAGTCGCATAGCGACACGTTTGGATTTTGTTGAATCCAAACAGACAGAAACGTCTTCGGAATTTGTATGTAACGATCGGAACGTCGTGAGACAAATTTTCAAGACCATCAAACGTCTCTATCATATTTGATAGTAATTGACGAAATAGAAATATAAATGGGGGCTTTCGCCCCCATTTATATTTTTTATTCAAACATAGCAACGAGTTGTTCGATTAACATATCATCTTCATCACTGAATTCAGTATCTTCATCATCGAAATAATAATCAATATATTCTGGAAATTCTTCAGAAATTTGATATGCTAAATTTCGAATAGAAGATGACTGTACTTTGATATCACTTACAAGAAACTCGTCTATGTAATTTGATAAATATTCCAGACCAGTTTTAATTGTGTATGTATTGATAATTTGTCCCTGATACACTTGATCAGGTGTTGTATTATCAAATATTTGTGCAGGATTTTGATCGAAGTCTGGAACAAACATGGGTCCATCAATTTTTTCATACGGAATATTTTCAAATAATTGTGGTGTGATATAATCTTCACCATAACCACCGAACATTGATGGATCACTCATGAATTCAAGTATCGGAGATGGGTCATAGATTTCTGGAATATCAAAAGCGCTTGGAGTATATTCGTCACCAGAACCGACATATCTAATTACAATTCCTTGGTTATAACCGTTGGAATTATATTTATTTATATCAATTCCAGATCCATTTGTAGGCATTGAACCATGGCTCAAATAATAATTCGCGATGTTCTGACCCTTTACTGATTCAGAATTATTAGTAGGATCACCACCATTGAATCCATACCATTGTCCACCATATTGGAAAGCTGCCATATGTGCATGCCACATAGTTTGATCATATCTACCATTTGCTTGTGATGGAAGTGTTATATCACCTGCTTGATATGTCCCATCATTTGCAATTATCCAATCTTTTGATTTTTTGCCATTTTTATCATAGATATTTGGGCGACCATCAGAGTTATTGATACCCCAACCACCGGGAGTACCATTTGCCCAACCCATATACATATTTCCTTGATATGTGTTTGTATAATTACGATTGTTGTCTTTTGGTAAATAATAACCCATACGTTTTACTATTGCTGCCTGTGTACCAGTACACATCGCGGACATATTATCAATGACCATTCCATCATCAAAGCGAACATTTTTCAATATAGCGCCGTGACCATATGGTCCATGATCTCGTTTTTGTGCTTTCAATGCAGCAAGAAATGTTTCAGATGCTGCAGTCAATACTTTCTTTTTTCCTCTTAATGAAGATGACGATGCTGACGATTTACCTTTTGATCGTTTTGTGGTTGACAATGTTTTTGATTGTTGCTTCGTTCTGGATATTGAATTTGCTGACGATACCGATGTTCCATTATATCGCCAAATTTTTTTCATACGATCCATACCGCCATTGTATACCCATGGTATATCTTTTTTGCCGTTCAAATATGCTACTGCTGCTGCAGGAGATTGAGCAATACCGCAACCACCATCGAGACCACGAGGAGAACCCTGCAGATCAACAATTGGCATTGTAAGGTGACCACTATTGTTACCTGGTGGCGGTGGAAATGCGAGAATATCACCCGGTTCTAGTTTTGATTTAGAATACTCCAAAACTGTCCAGTCCTTTGATGGAGTCTTTGCAGTAGGTGAATCGTATATTAATGTGTTTTTAGTCTGAGTACCCCATGTTCCTGAACGTAAACCAATATCACCAACATCATACCCATTTGCATCTCTGAGAGTATAACCAAGTTCTTGTATTGCAGCGGACATTGTACCAGAGCAGTCTGGACGAATTTGTCTGGTATGACCTGAACGAGTTGTAATTGAATTTGGCCATAAACCGTTGCTATATGTTACTGATGGATTTGTTTTTTGATATGCTTCGAAAATCTCGGCAGCTGATTCAATTAAATCATCTTTTCCAAGATTACCTGAACCTTTGCGTGAAGAAGATTTTTTAACCTTACGACGTTTTGCTTTTGTCTTTGGACCGACATATCTGATCCAATAACTCATCGGTGGAGCAATTGCACCGAGTTGATCTGTCCATTGATGATCATTGAACCATCTTCCTGGAACTGGATTCAATTTGGTATCGGTTGGGAATTGTCCATGTTTCAAATAGTATTCACCAAGTTTAACAGAACTCGCGAGAGAATCGTCAGCACCACCATTGAAACCAAACCAGTTTCCATCAGCACCTTGATATGCTCCCATATGTGCGTGTGCGCCACCGGTTCCATTGAATGTAATGTCACCTGCTTGCGCTCCGCCAGGTCCTCCAAATATCCAATCCTGAGACACATTACCATCACGATCATAGATGTTTGGATGACCATCAGAAGCACCCCAACCCCATGAACTTGAACCATGTTGTCCACTGACTTGATACATTTGGTCGTCACCTTGATATGTGTCAGAATATTGTCTACCATTTGATGGTAAATAATATCCCATACGTTTGACAATTGCTGCCATCATTGCTGTACAATGGACAGGCGAAATTTTGTCAATAACCATACCATCATCAAATTCAACATCAGTGACTGATGTACCATTCCAATGAAGATCACTACCTGCACGTTTTCTAACAGCAGTAAATACTTCAGATGCAGCTTGGAAAATATCTCCAGTGCCACCTTCATAATAGTATTCGTCATCGTAATATTCATCATCATCACGTGCTGCATTTATAAAATCTGCAAGAGCTTGGAAAAGTTTTCCAGAATTTGATTGTGCTTTTTTGTCTTCTTCTTTAAAGAATTTTTCAAAACTATTTTCACCATTATCATCTTTTCCAAATAATGTTTCATTAATAAGACTTATTGCATCTGACTCTGTAGCGTCTGCATTTTTCTTTACTCGTTCTTTGACGATCTCAGCAGCGGCCATTGTCCAGTATTTTTCTTTGTCCTTTTCATATCTAGCACGATATTCTTCATCGGTTTCACCATGAAGTTGTTCATTGTTTATTGTTGATTTAAACAATTCAAAAGCACGATCATCAATTTCTTTACGTGCATCATCATCCAATCCAGCCGCGTCAAATTGTGCTTTTGTATAAGCTTCCTTATCTTTCGCCGTCTGTAGTTTTGTTTCGGTATCTGCCTGATCAATATCAAATAATGAGAAAATTCCAGAAGCTAATGATTTAATATTTGACAAAGCTTCTTGTACTGAATCATCAAACTTATATGGTGCACGTTCATCTCCAGAACCATAAATACCATCCATCGGAGATCCATTTAATTTGTTAATCGTTGTTTGTTTTTGATTTACAAGTTTCTTTTCTGTCTCATCACTCGTTGATGTCTTTTCACTCGTTCCAAGTAACTTATTCATTGAACTTGTGGCAAGAGCAATACTACTCTTCAATCCAGAAGTAACATTATCAACACCTGATTTGAATAAGTTCTCACCGGATTTTGCGATTTCTTTACCTTTTTCATATAAAGAACCACTGCCAAGTGATAATGTTAATACACCGATTGCTGATAATATCCAACCATGAACGGTGATGATTGTTCCAAGACCAACTTGAAGAATACCTGTGATAATCTGAAACGCATTTGCAACACCTTGAATGATGGGAACAATTACAGTTTCCATCACAGCGGTCAACGGAACAACCAATATATCCAAAACATCTGTAACAATTTTGAGAATCGGTTTTAATATATCCATCATCTGTTCAAGCAATGGACCAATTGCTTCGAATATCGGTTGCATGATGTCGATAATTGATATGACTATATCAGAAAGATAACTTACAATCTTATTCAGAACTTTCCCAATTGTTTTCATTGTTGGTTTGATTGCTTTGTACAATGATTGGAAAGCTTTGTTCAAAGGTTTCAATGAATTCGTCAATACTTTATGGATCATATCAGTAATCAGTTTGAAACCTTTCATTGATACAACAACTGTTAGAACAGCTTGTAATATTCCAGAAAGAACACCAAGTAATCCACCAAGTATCTTACCCATATCAAATGCAAGTGATTTCTTTTTCTGTTTCTGTTGTTGTTTTTTCTTTTCTTCTTCAGCCTTTTGTTTATTAAGAGCTGTATCAAATAAATTCTTAAATTGATCTTGAATATCATCAATCACATTAAAAATCTTATTGAATACAGATCCCATAGGTGACGTTGAACTTAATATAGAATCAATCTTTTCTGATGATTGATCTGATAATGAACTTGGTGTAATTTTTGATTTTTCTTTTTGATGTTTTGAAAATGATGAAAGAACACCTTGACCAAATTCACTCTTGCCAAGTTTATCTTTTATCTTATTGCCAATATTTGAAATTGCTTTTCCTGGAGCGCTTTCTTTCAGCATATCTGTTAAACCACCAAACAATGAATCTGAATCATTAGTGGTAGCTGTCTTTTGTTCTGATTTCGTCGTTGTTTTTGTATGCTGCCGGGGCTTGACACGAGTTTTAATTCCAGTGAATCCTTCTTTAACAGCGTTTGCTCCAGTCTTCATTTTATTTACAGAATCAGAAAGCATGGATTTGACAAAGTTTGTCACACTATTATTCAAAAACAGTTTTGCACCAGAAATAATTTTTGTAAAGAAACTTTTTGCAGTTGATAATATAAACAGAAATGTTTTACCAATGAATGATTTCTTTTCTTCCTTCTTAGAACTGCGTTCGATTGAACCTGACACAATTGTTTTCAATCGTTGTTGAACATTAAAATTCCTCATTGTTCCAAGTTGCTGTGTAATATTATTTGCGTTTGTATTTCCAGAAGATGCAGACGCCATTAACATATACGATGCTTCATTGACTTTTTCTTCATCTTCTTCATCTGTTTTATTTTCAGATGTCTTTTCTGGCACAGTAACAACTGGTACATCCACATTCGTTTCAAGTTGTGGTTTTTCATTCATTTTGTCACGAGTTGTATGTTGTGCTTTAATAGATTTGAATCCTTTATTTGCATTAACAAAATAAACATTTACGCCACGATTCAGAATTTCAAATATCTTAGATATAATCAATAAACGATTTCGTTGTTGTCCCATTAAAAGATTTTCCATTACATCAGTAGCGGAATCTTCGATTTTTTCATTCAAATCAGCAAAAGATGTAATGGGTTTATCCAGCTCTTCTAATTGTTCTTTTGATAATGATTCACGTTGAACATATCCATCCCGAATCAATTGTCGAAGAGTCTTCCCCTCAAATTCAAATCGAGATGAATCATACTTCATACGTTCCAACGCACGTAAATCAAACATTTTTTGTGTAAATTGTACATCAGTCACTTTTGAAGATTCTGCAATATTTCGTTTTGCTGCATTATCTAAACCATACAACGCACGATTAATTGCTGATGCAAAATTGGATCGATAATTTTTATCAGCAATCAATTTTGATGAATAAACTGATATAATATCCAACCAATATTTTGCAGTTTTGCCTTTACCTTTTGCAAGTAATTCTGCAATGTGTAAATGTAATCCTTGATCTCCGCCATTGATAAAGAAATCTGGACTCAAATGATTCGTGGAATGTTCTGATGAATATATGTAATACACATATTGTTGCACCATAATACGGAGAACTTCACGCATATCTGCTGATGTAAATTCATCATCAATATTCTTTACAGATTCATATGTCTCTTTAATTTGTGATTCTGAAATAGATGTAGAATCGAAAGTAACATCAATCGATTTTACAAATTTATTTTCAATTGCAGCAGTTGTTAAACTTCCATTCGCAGCAATGTTATATTTCTTTCCAGTCAAAGCATTCGTAATCTGTTTCAAATAATCAGGAATAATCGATATGATTGTTTTACGAACCATATTATCGAATATAGCCGGATTTCGATCAAAACCACCTTCAACAAATCTTCCATAATCTTTTACATACGAACCATAAGGATTCATATGTTTCTTTATGAATGGAATCTCAAATATTTTTGTAAGTAAATTATGCTGGAATGATTGTACTTTTTCATTTACTTTTCTATCAATAACAGTCAATCCAGTCATATCCATCAATGATTCTGTAATTGATTTCGTAACTTGCTGGCGGTTATTCTTGATATAATTTGATAACGAATCAACTGTAAGTCTTCCAGATGATTGATGTAATTGATTCTTTCTTTGTTCTTTTCGTATTTGGTCCAACATGTTGGATGAAGATTGAATTAATAAATCCAATTTCTTTGAAATTTCTAATGTGGTTGAATCAATCGTACGTAAACTTGCTAATGTTTCTGCAGAACGATCATTGATTGTACTGATAATCATCGATGCATTATATAATTTCGATTCAATTTGTTTTGATGCAATCTTATGCATTTCACGATTACGTGCACGTATAAGATCTTTCATGTTATCTGCATCAAGAACTTTTGTTTCTTGTTCTTCTGAATTATTATATCTGAAACCCGCATCAAATTCTTCATCGTCAGTTTCTAATGGAGAAGTTGTATTATATGGATCTTCAGATTTATTTGAGAACCATTGGAATACAGAACGAATATGTTTGTTATTACGTTTTAATTCAGAAACTTGAAGTGACGTGTTTTGATATGTTCCCATGATACTCGACTTAATCTTTGAGGCGTCTGTTGCAATTTGTCGAACGGTTGTGTACGTCGACGAATGTGACAATATATCACTCATCAAGTTTGCCATATTCATTCACTTCCTTTCAATATAAAATTATAATTATGAATACAGAAGGGCTCGTGAGAGCCCTTCCATATCCATTTTATATACATTATCCGACAGACAGACGTTCGACCTGTCTGGGGATACCTTGGTCTGGAAAAGCAGCTTCATTTGATTGCTTACTTGTCCGTCCTGTTGTGGATGCAGTTTGTCCACGTTTTTTACGTTCTTTCATCAACTTTAACATTCCGGCCAACAACGATTCGATCTCTTCGGAACGAATGTTGTACGTATTCGACATTAACATATCGATGACAGCATCACCGGTATGATCAACTGCATAATTATTTACGACAGTCGGATATGCTTGTTGTTCAATTTGATCCATTGAGAACAATGATGACAATCCTTGATCGAATCCACCACCATAATTTGTAGATGGTATAAATACAGAAGATACATCACCATTGCCTTTATTATTCAGCATGTCAACATATGATTGACGTCTTGAATGATCATTTGTTTCAGTATATGTTGTCGTACCTGTTGTAGATGAATTGTTAATCACATTTATACCATTATTCACTTGCGCAGATGAAACATCTGGCCAATAAATTGAGCCATCTTTATTTACTCTGATTCTACCTGCAGATTTATTATTCTTAAAATAAACATTTCCATCTGATGTATCATAGTATAATTTATATCCATTATGATATGCATTATTGTTGAAATCATTCGCCATGTCACCACGGGACAATTTATTTGCATAAGAATTTGAATAATTTGTATAAATAGCTTGCCAAATTTTACGCAAATCAACATCAGATGTTCCTGTTGTAATAACACTACTCTGTTGTGCCGTACTACTTGATGAATTCTTAAGTTGTTGCTCACCGTTGATGAAACTTCTTGCATTTTCACCAGCGTGTGTTTTATAATAACTATCTGTATCAACATAAATCTTCATGAACTTTCCGCTACCTAAGTTTGCTTGTCGTTCAACATATTTATGTTTATTTGTAAACGCTTGTGCATCAGCAGTTGCATTTCCAGTTGGTACATAGTAATCAAATAATTTTTGATTAGCTTTGTTATAGGCCGTACCAGTTCGTCCTGTTATTGTTGTTGAATATCTATATGGGGTACCATCCGTTTTATCAGACAATGTGGTGTATGATGATTGAGCCGATGTTGCTGCAGCCGGAACAGTTGCGCCGAATCCTTCAGATTCAGTCAATGATGTTGGTGATGTTGATATTGTCGATGATGTATTATAACGAATATTAGATCTTCTACCACCTTCATCAATATACCCTTCATCAAGCAACCAGTTGTATACACCAACAGCTGTTCCAATATACTTACGCGGACCTTCCATTTGGTGAATGACTGCAGGAACCAAAGCTGTACGATACCAATGTTCAGATCCTTCAATCAAATCTTCTTTATTCATATATGGTCCATATCGATCACCGAAGTCAAGAGCCCATCCGTCTCTACCTGTCGCAGCCATATATGCTCGTAAATCAGCATCGTCATATTGGTTATGTGACACAAGAGCACGACCGTCTTTTGTATCCTCGTCAAAATATGTGCGTTGGATATATTGCAATTGTTTTTCAACTGTATCGCCATAATCAACACTCGTATCAACCCAGTTCATTAGACCGACTGCCTGTTGACTATTCGAGTCATATGTGACATTTAAGAGTGATTTATCACCCCATAATTTATCACCACCGTCTTCCCAGATGCCCATAGATGTTATAGCAGCAACTTCCGGACCTGTTAAACCAGCATCAAAAGCAGTTTGCATGAATTTTGAAACACCCGTTTTGTTTTTATGGAAAGACCAAATATCACCAGCTTCAAGATCACCCTCATATTCAATTTCGCCGTATGGTGCATTACTACGACTACCTTCATGCCATTTAAAGAATGCATGAGGGTTCAAAATTTCACCAGTATCGCCATCCCGGATTTCATAGTGCAAATGCTGACCTGTCGATTCACCGGTACTTCCCATGATACCGAGTTGATCGCCGCCATAAACGTAGTCACCGACTTTAACCAATGGACCAGGATCTTCGCGCATATGTGCATAAAGGTGAATGTCTCCACCTTCGTCCTGAATTTTGACATAAGTTCCGTATCCGTCGCCATATGATGTCTTAGCAGTTCCTATAACTACACCATCGGTTGTTGAAAGTATTGGGATATCACCGCCTAAAGTGAAGTCAACACCGGAGTGTGCACGTCCATCATTAGTACCTTCTGCATCCTTATCAACAGGACGTCCACGCCATCTGAACGGACTTGACATCATAGTTCCCAATAACATCTTATCCATCCACTCACCCATGACTGTGTTCGGAACAGCTGTACTAGTCCATCCAGTTGCATCATTTTCAAATACAGAAGGCTGATATTCATCTGTATACAACCGTGCACCATTATCAGAATAGAATCCAGCATCTTCGTCATCATCCCAATAGTCACCAATCATATCTTGTAACTTGGAGAAGAACATTCCTTGTGATACACTGTCATTGTGTTTCTTCATGCCTTCTGTTAAGCTGTCAAACAATCCACCTTTTCGTTCACCGGTTTCAGAATCAAATTCTCCAAGATTCTTTTTGATAAATCCTGGTAATGTTTCATCTGTATAGCCAGCAGCTTTCTTGGCAGCATCTTCGAGACGTTTTGTACCAGCGACAGTGATATAGTGATTGTAAGTTGTGGTTTTCTTAAATCGTTTTTCATATTCAGCGTTCGTTTCGCCTTTATATTTTGGATTTTCTTGTTTAAATAATTCAAATGCTTCTTTTTCTAATTTTTGTTTTTCTTCATCTGTCATATCACCAAGATCAGTCAATACTTTATCATATTTCAATTTATCTTGTTCATTCTTGAGTTTTGCTTCAGTGCTTTCTTCACCTGTAAAGATTCCAATGATACCACCGACAAGATCTTTCAATGTTTGCAACGCTTCTTGCACTTCGTCAGAGAACGAATATGGATATGTAGCATCACCAGATCCGTATACATTGAAAGCACCACGCGGAACATCACCGGAACCATACAAACCAGCAACAGAATTTGCTGCAAGTGAAGAAATTGAACGTCGTTCAATACGTCCATTCATTGGGTTAGAAACAAATGCTGTTCCACCAGAAGAACCGATAACATTCATAAAGTGATTATTACCACTTCTGGTTGTGAAGTCTGTACCACTTCCTATCACAGTGATTGGATTACGTGGTGAAGCTTGTTTTAATGATGCAGGTGTAACACCACCGGCACGGAGATTCATACCCATGGATCCAGCAGTGTTCATAAATCCAGCCACAGAAGTTCCCATGTTTGGATTATATGCACCAGAAGATGCCATAGCAGAAGTTAATCCACGCGCATTAACTGATGTACCTGAGCGTCTTGCATAAGCATCTGCTAATGCAATAGGTCCACAACCACGAGAATTCATATTCATGAAGTTTCCATAGCGGTTCTGGTTTGCTCCTGCACCACCATAGATGTTTCTGATATCACCATTACCATATACGCCATCCATCGGTGAACCATTTAATGTGCCAATAATTTCTTGACGTTTTTGGACTTTTGTTTCTTCTTCAGGTTCCTCATTAGAATCATTTGTACCTAATAAATTATTCATTGTATTTGTAGCGAGAGCAATACTACTCTTCAATCCAGAAGAAACATTGTCTACACCTGATTTGAATAAGTTCTCACCAGATTCTGCAATTGCTTTACCTTTTTCATATAATGACGTTCCACCGAGTATTGATGTCAACACACCAATACCAGTCAATGTCCATCCGAGAACAGTTATGATTGTACCAAGTCCAACTTGAAGAATACCTGTGATAATTTGTAATGAGTTTCCAACACCTTGTAGAATAGGAACGACCACTGTCTGCATGATGGCAGTCAACGGAACAACAAGTATGTTGATCGTGTCAGTGATCATATCAAGAATCGGTTTCAAAATTGTAAGCATTTGTTCGAGTAACGGACCAATTGCTTCAATGATAGGTTGAATAATCTTGATAACAGATTCAACAATCTCAACAACATATCCGACAAGTTGTGTTAATACACGTTGGATCGTTTTCATAACAGGTTTGATGGCCTTATACAACGATTGGAAAGCTTTGTTCAGAGGTTTCAAAGCAGTTTTCAAAACATTCATCGCAAGATTCATAATGGATTTTACTGCTTTCATGGACAATACAACTGTCAATACAGCTTGTAATAATCCACCAAGTATTCCAGTAATACCACCAAGAATCTTACCAATGTCGAAACCAATACCTTTCTTTACAGCTCCAGCGGCAGCAGATGCAGCAGAACCAGTAGCTCCACCAGTCATGTCAGTTGTTGCAGGCATTTGTACATTTTGTCGTTGACTTGAAACATTTTCATTGATATCAGCTAAGCTAACAGTTGATTGTGATGATGTATCATCACCAATTGATGGCATAGAAGAACCGGTACCAGATATAGTTTCGGATTTACCAGATATTTTTGCAATACCTTCTTTTACGACGTCACCGATTCCAGCAAGTTTATTGACGATCGTTCCAAAGATAGATCCAGTACCGTCTTTGCTCTTCAAGATATCAACAATCGATTTTGTCATCTGATCACTCAGCGTCTGAGGTTTCATTTCTTTATTTGATTTTTTCTTTTCAAATGCAGATATAAAACCTTTACCAAAATCAGTTTGTTTAAATTTTTCGACAAAATTGTTCATTGCTCGGGTGATTGCATTACCCTTTTTATTTTCTTCTTTTTGTTCGTTAATGTCACCACGTATCTTTTTGATTTCTTGTAATACTTCAGTATCACGACCACTCTTGATATCTTTACCTTCGCCCATATCTGATAATACAGGTGCACCAAGATCAATCAATGATGACGCAGAAACATCTGTCGTCAACGTCTGTTTTGTTGATGTTGGTGTTTCATTGATATCAGATAACATACCATTCAAACGTCTGGATTCTTTATTTTCTCTCATTCTACCAAAGATACCAGATGATTCATCCGAACCAAAGAATCCTTCTTTGATAGCATTTGCACCACCAAGAATTCTTTGTCCTGATTGTCTCAAACTGTTGATGATAGGTGAAAGTAATTTCTTTCCAAGTGTCGTAATGAATGTTTTTGCAGATTGTAATTTTGGTAAAATAAATCCTTTGACGATTCCGAATCCCCAAGTCAATATTTTACCAAGTTTTGATTGTGCTGGTTTCTTATTTTCTGCACGTTGTAAAGTTCCTTCAACAACTTTCGACAAACGCGCTTTCAGTTTTGGATTCTTGATTTCACTGATCTGTTGCATCAGTGGTCCAGTATCTTCTTTGGTATCACCATCTTGAACAGATGCATTCATTGCAGCCAGAACAGAATCAGCAATGTATTTATCATTCTTATCGTCTTCAGAATCACCTAATCCCGCAGCAGTACGTTGTGCCATTACACGATTATAGTCGATTGAAGCAGAATCAATCGTCATTGCTTTTAATGAAGTCATGTCAGTAGAAAGACGTTCCTTCATTTTATTGATTGGCTTCATCACAAAATTCTTTGCAGAATTAATAGTATCCGACAAAGGATTACCAGATGATGGCATATCTGGTTGCTGATGATCACCATCTGTTTCTTCACCAGAAATTGTTGGAATTTGAACAGATGGGATCGGAGTAGGTTGTTCATGAGTCAGAGTTGATTGTGGTGATGCTGGTGTGTTTTGCTGTGCTTTCTGTAATTCAATTGGTACATATGGTTTATTTCTTCGACGTACAGCATATACATTAACACCACGATTCAGTATTGTGAATATAGATGCCAAGTAATCAACTGTTGATGCTGTTACATCACGGAAAGTTACACCAATATTACCAATCAACTCAGATTGTTTAATACGTTCACGACGTGCTTGTTTCAATGCTTCGTCGGATGCACGTGAATTTGGATCAACCCATTTGGGAATATCGCTTCGTTTGATTTCACCTGCTTCAGCACGCTCATTCCATGTACGGTCATCTTTACCAGAAGCATTTTTAACATATCCACCAACAATATTACTGACCATTTCATCGGTAATTTCGCCAATGTCATATGTAACAGTTGCAGTTTCAGCATATCGTTTTGCACGAGAATGTGAACTTGTTGCGCCTTGACGGATTGTACGAGCAAAGGCATCACGTGAATTACTGTCAGTCATCAATTTCGTTATAATCAATTGAATGACTGATGTCCAATATGCACGACCGTGTTTGTTGTTGTCACCTTGTGTCAAATAATCAATTGCTTGATCATTGACTTCAGGCAATCCACCATTTTCAAACATTTTTCCTTGTGTTGCACGACCAGATACACGCATCTCATGGAATATGTATAAAGATACAAGAACACGTTGTGCAATAAACACATCATTCTTATCAATGTCAGAAGATGCTTGTTTCATCATTTCGTCTATTCGACGTGAATTAAAACCACTTTGAATTGTTGATGAAAATACATTTTGGAATTCACGAGGACGTTCCGTCGACAAACTACCTTCGGATGATACATACAAATTCTCACCAGTTAACGCAGCAGTGATTCTTCTCAAATAGCCAGGAATAACATCAATAATCGTTTTACGTGTCATATTATCAAAGACAGCTTTTTCACGATTGTATTGATTGTCGATATATGTTGAATAATCGCGATTTTTTTCACGTGCAGACAAATCACCAAATAACTTTTTGAATTTATCCCAATCCAAAAGTTTTGATAATAAATTATTTTGTGCATTGTTTACACGTTCATCGATTGCATCACGAATTTCATCAATTGAACGATTATCGAGAATTCGAAGTTTTTTATCCGCAGCCAAACCGGTCATCAAACCTGCTAAAGAACCAAAACCTTCCGCTTTATTACTTGATGCTTGGAATATCATCGGAAGCATCTCTGCACCAGTTTTCAACAAACTTAATTCAGTTTGATAAGGAAGATTTTGTTTCAAATAATTAATAGTATTCCCGAGTGTCAAATTTCCAGATGAATCGAATAATGATTGTTGACGTGCCCGTTCTTGTGTTGCAACTGTACTTAATTCGATTAATTTATCAAGTTTTCCGGAAATCGTTTGTAAAGATGAATTGATATTACCCAAAGATGATAAGATTTCCGATGAACGGGTATTCATCGTCGTAATGATTTCAGATGCAGTCATCGCAGAAGCTTCTGTTTGTTTACCTGCAATCTGATACATGGAGCTGACTTGACCTTTGGCAATATCCTTCATGCCATCATAATCAAGAACTTTTGACGACGATGTATCCGAGTCTCCATCATCAAAATTAAATCCGGCATCAAATTCATCATCATTATCATTTTCAAATGATGATTTCTCACCGAATTCAGATCCACGATGGAAGAACCAATCTGTTACCTTTTTAAAACCAGATGAATTTCGAATCTCACGATATTTATCTTGAGCAGTCTTAGCACCACCCATCAATGTATCACGTATATTCTCTGCATCTGATTTCAAATCCGATAAAGATTCAGGAGCAACTGATGAAACAAAACCCTTCGTGAAATCAAGCATCAAATTTGCCATATCAACTTCACCCCTTTCAATATATAATAATACCAAAAGATGGGTGTGGGCCTAAGAGCCCACACATCATCTCTCAGTTTGTTTTCATAATCAGAAGAACGTGATCCAATCAATTTCATCGAAATGAAATGTATTGGTCCACTTTTCAACCAATTGATTTCTCGCATCTTCTGCTCCAGACCAGTCATCAATGCGAAGTTGAATTTCTTTGAATGCAGACCCCACTTGATTCATGTTTTTCAACATGCTGTACAATGTTCTCTTGACATCTAATGTCGCTAATTCAATAAATGATTCACGACATGATTCTGGAATTGTTTCCAACGATGGATCATGATCGCATTTTACAACAAAATGAACCAATGCATCAGCAGGATAATCAAACAACCGGATCTTGTTAAAACCCAACCATTCAGAAGTCTGTGGTCGAGAAGTAACACCCGCATATTTATTAATAGCAGCTCCAGTTTGTGTTGCATTCAAAATATCTTGTGGATAGTATGAACCAAATCCAACAAATGGAGATCCAACTGTAAATGAATTGGTTGCGACAACATCACTGCTTAATTGCGATGATGCAATACATGCTTCTGCATATTGCACCGGAGTACGTGTTAAATCACCAGGTAATACATAGATTCCCAGTTTCTTCGACATATCATCCGGAGATCGGAGATTCTTGATGGTTTCATAACCTTCTCGAATCCATGGTTTGAATTGAGAGAAGGTGCGAACAGATGTTTTGATAATATCTCTCAGCACGTTCTCAGTAGGTTGATCAAACGGCAAAGCAATTGTCTCCAATCCCAATGTCATTTTGATATCACCAATTACATCGGAAATATTCAATCGTCACACCTTCTCTTATTCGTTAATCAACGCCAGGTCTTGCAAAGATATCACTGGCGGTTGGCGGTACGGGATTATTTTCCTGAACAGAATCAACCATGTTACCACCATTCGTTGCACACGACGAACACCACTGATCAAACAGAGTGTTCGTCGTTTCTGCAAACGTTTTGCATGCATTACATGCTTCTTGATTGAATTGGAAAGTATCCATAATTAGTCCTGGCCACCAGGAATGAACTTGTTCTCTTCATCCTCGTAGTCAATGTCACTCTGAGTCTGATCGAGCTGAGCTTTCTTAGCAGCACGTTGCTTAGTGATGCAGTCGTCCATAGCCTTCTTGAGATCGGTGGACTTCTTCAACCACTTGTTCACCTCTGCCATGATACTATTAGCAGTATTGATGAACTTGGTAAAGCTTTCTGCCTGTGCATTTGCTTCCCACTTTGCTTTCTTATCAGGATTTGCAGCCTGATTGTACTGATACTGTGTTTCATACACAGAATCCTTGTACGAATCAAAGTATGCACGAGCCTTATCGATACGGGACTCAATATTCTTGAGGCGCTCATCGCTCTCCTGCCAAATCTGATGAATTTCCGGATAAGGCACAGTCCTATTGTCTTTAGACCGATTGTCAATATTCATCTTCTTCAGCTTTTCAACAGCCGACTGACACGCAGCAATCGTCTTGTGAGACGTGTTGTCCTTGTTCTGGTACTCCTGAGAAGCCTTCTCATACATACCGGCAATCTCTTCAAGATTCTTTGCAACAATCACGAGACCACGTACCGGGAAACTGATTGCAAACTCGACCATGACGTCATTCAATGACACATAGTCGTTGTGATAATCCGAAACCTTACCGCTCTTGATTTCTTCAACAATTTCACGACCCTTTTCGGTCTTAGGAATAAGCTTACCTCCATTGCCACCAATGTTTGCAAGCTCGTACTTTGTGAAACCCTTGCGTTTGAAGAGCTTTTTGAACGCTCCACCGATAGCTTCACGGATTCTTCTGACAGCTGATTTGATCCATCCGAGAATCTTGGACAAGATGCCCTGTTTGGTCTTGTACTTCTTGCTGGGCTTTCCGACAGACGAATATGTTCCATCTTTTTCAGATGTCACGGTCTCGATACCCTTTTCACCCTTGTACTCCTGAACGATTTCATATCCGTCAAAATCAAGACCAGTTGATGCTTCTTGGATCATGGCAGACTTCATGTATGTTGCTGCAAGAGCTGAAAGAACTTCATACTCAGCGAACAGTTGAGCGTCATCGATAGATTCGATACTGTCAAGTACAGCTTCCTGAATCATTTCATTCATGATATTACACTCCTTTACTTATTTTGGATATTGATCGAGTCGATGCATCACGGGTGTATTCACATCCCAGAAGTTGACACGATCTTTGATTGGTGCGCATTTCGGATTGACTTTCGAAGATTTCGTAGCCAACCAGAGATACAGTTGCATGTCATCACGATATACTTTTGCCAGTTTGTTATACTGGTTACGTGACATCGTGACCAATGATTCGGATTCCAAATCAGGATGTTTCTCCATCATTGTTTCCATAACCATCTTAAGACGTTGTGTTCCTTGAATGAATGACTCATTCACAGTATTCATATCAGCCATCGTGATCTGATGACGATAAGGATCATTAACGCCAGAATTTGCAAACATTGTATCATAGTATTTCTTGGTGGATGTAATGACTTTGCCATCATAATCGGTTTTGCCTTCATCCTTATAGGAAATATAACCTTCCAAGAATGCGCACATTTCTTGAAGGATTTTCCCATAATCCATTGACGTGTATAATACATCGTCAGCCGGACGGACATTCGGAACTGTTTTGGCAACGTCTTCGAACATCGTCCGATATTCACAGATGATTTGTTCAATTTCTCGTGCCATTATCCTCGCCATCCTTCCGGCAGTGTGACATTCTGCTTCCAAATACCTTGTGAACGATTGATAGGTTTAACTTTCAGAATCTGAGACAGTAACTTATTCAAGTCGCTTTGCATTTGTTCAAGATATTGTCTTGTATGCGGAACAATGTAACGATCATCCCGCGTATCAATGCAGTTCAGATAGAAGTCAACAAGTTCAATTTTTGAACAAGTATAACCTGCCAACATTGCTTGATCATTGGAATCTTGAATGGCATTCAATTCGACAGTGATATATGCAATAACATCGCGAGGAATCGGTTTCAGTTTCTTCGGACGACGTGCAAAGAAAGCTTCTTGTTCGAAGTGTTCTTCTTCATCCTTTTCATCATCGTCATCTTCTTCAATGTCATCATCGTCGATGGTTTCCTCATCACTCAATTTCTTAATGTCTTCAACTTCATGTTTTGAATCATGAATATCATCTTTCAAGTCATTTGGTAATGAAGAATGATCCTTGATGTCAAGATAATGATCAGCAAGTTTCTCAACTTCAGCATCAGGTTCTTTCAACTGATCAATGAAGTTTTGTCCATTGGTAACATCACCAATAGAAATCTCCAAAGTACCATCATCAGACATTCGACCAATAATACCGGTCAATACAATCTTCAGGTGTTTTGGAGTATCAACACCACAACGTGTCATTACACGATTTGGTGTATTGGTCATCATTACATAAGATGCATGATTATCCAAAGATTCAGCATCATCGAAAATTGTTCCTTTTGCAATTGCATCAGCAACAGATTCTAACTGAATCTCGGTAGCATCTTCAGGATAGATCAGATGAATATGATCTTCATTCGTAAATGCACGAATTGTCGATCCTTTATATGAAGAAACAATCACATTCCGTTTACGTCCTGGATGTTTAATCTTAGCATATTCAGTTATGGCTTCAAGCTTTCCATTTTTCAGAAATGCTTTAACCATGTCACTACCAAAACCATTCATTAGCAAAATCACACCACCTTTCTTATTAAATTTTTGGAGGTAATCAATATGACCATTCATATCGACGCATTCACAGCGTACATTATCATCGGTATTTTCGCAATGATTACAATTGTATTCTGTACAACAATGATCATTGTATGTAGAAGATTATCACATGTTCGTCGTCAGCTTGAAGATACAAATCGTTTATTGTACTTCAATCTGAAATCAAATATAGATAATCAATACAGAAACCAAGAAATCATGGAAGAATTAGATGAAGTTCGTACGAATGTAAATACATTATCATCTGGATTGCAAATTAAACTTCAGAAAGAAGAAGAACAAGCAAAGAGAAAGAAATTCCCAAAACCAGATGAGGTATCTCAAATCATGGATACAATTTCCGATTTATTATCCATTGAGACAATCAAACGATCGAATCAGAAAGTTCCAATCGCAGGCGCTCTACCTGATATAACGGAACGTGCGATACGAACGTATCCGGAAATATCAGAAGAATATATCATCGATAAATGTATTGTAATGATTGAAGATTATGTGAAATAATATGATTGATGGCGGGGGTTAACCCCCGCCATCATCACATCAGGCGTTTTGATTATGCCGCGCAATTAAGCGTTCTTGGTGTAGTAGGTGTTAGCTGCCCATGTCGGTGCAACACCAGTAACCGCAGTGCGCTCACCCTCTTCGGTGGTAGCGACATAGTAGGTGCTGTAGGTGGTATCCCAATCAGCCGGCTTGGTCTGAATTGCTTCGCCACCGGTTGCAGCTGTGAAGTAGAACTTCGTGGTGTCGAACTCAGGAGCAACTGCGGTAACAGCCTCCATTGCAGTACCAGCCGCATTCACCTTCCAGTAGTTGCCGTAAGTCGTTGCCCAGTTTGCCGGCTCCTCAGTAGTCACAGTGTAACCCTCGGTCGGATCAACCGGAGGAGTCGGGGTATCGCCACCAGAAACCAGACCAGCGTTAGAATCTGGAACAAGAACAGTGTTCTTGCAGATCAGGCGAGCCTGAATACCCTGGATTGCGATGGTACGATACTGCGAAGATGTGGTAACGAGAACAGCTGCGCCGCCAGGATTCTGAGCGTCTGCATATGCTGCGTTCTCCGGAGAGTTGGTCAGGTGACGAGCGAAACGGAGGTGCTTGTAGGAGATGTGGAACTTATCCATCGGATAAGCGACGATCTTGTAGAAGTACTCACGAGACACATCACCTTCCTGTGCGCCATCCTGGTACGGTTCGATGTTGATGTAAGCATCGACACGGTTGGAAGCGACAACACGGATCGGAATATCGGTATCGGTCAGAACACCGAATGCATGGTTCATCAGAACGCCACCAATCTCAGTGGACTTCTTGACAGTCCAGGTGACGAACTTCTGCAGCAGACGAGCAGCCTTCGGGTTTGCATAGACGACAAATCCGAGGTTGTCGAGCTTACCACGATCACACAGCTCATAGATCAGAGATGCGATACCGTTGTGGATGATGTTGGTTCTGTACTCGAACGGATCACCAGCAAAGCTCGGAGAGATTGCAGTCGGATCAAGATCGACGTACTCAGTAGCAGTGTAGCTCTCGAGAGCCCAGATGTCAGACTCTGCGCCGTCATACTTATTGAACTCTTCATCCAGGAACTGGAGAATGTACTCATCCTCGAACATTTCCTGTGCAGTGATGAGCTCCTGAACCAGTCTGTTGTACAGGTTGAAGTTCAGTGAAGAGTTAGCCTCAGCAAAGTCTTCAACGGTGAACGGAAGCTGGAAGCGAACGCCGTCAGCGATCTGGAACTTACGGATTTCCGGATACTCACGGAAGCCGATGGTTCTCAGGTTGGTCTCATTGGAAACGTGACCGCTTACATAGATACCAGTGATCGAACCACAGGAAGTAGCAGTGATCGTACCCTTGATGAAGTCGATAACACCAGAGAGACGATCTGCGACACCAGTAACAACCTCACCAGTGGTCTTACCGTTCTCATCGACAACAGCAAGCTTCATGTCGGAGGTAATACCACCATTCAGGAAGACACCACCGGTCTGGATATCGATCTGGATTCCACCATGCGGCAGACGAACCTTCTTACCATCGATCTGAACGTACTGAATACCGAAATCATAGGAGATACGGGTACGAACATTCGGGGTGATGGTAGTCGGCTGATCGTCATCACCAAGCAGCCAATTGAAGAGAGAATACTTCTTGTTGGTTGCAGCCTGGATAGTAGACAGAGTCAGAACGTCCTTATCATTCAGACGCAGACCCTTACCAGCATTCCACAGCTTCTTCCACAGTGGCTGACCATTGTCATCCTTCTGGAAGTAGATTGCCGGGGTCTCATACTCCTCACCAGTCTGGTTGTTAACCAGATACTTGATGAAGATACGCTGCTCGATGTTCACCGAAGAAGCGGTCTGAACAGGAATGATATCCTTACCGAGGAAGCGGATGTACTGCTTAATCAAAGCCGGGAAGTCAAGAGTAGACAACGGCAGATAGTTTGAAACGTTGTAAGACTCCTGAACCATGAAGGACTTGACAGAAGTATCCCAAGCCTCTTCAAGTTGACTTGCAACAGACTCGAGATGGAACTTCTCAGAAGAATCCGCCTCTGATGCAGTATTTCTCAGCTCGTCAAGGATCGGATCGAGGAGCAGAGTTTTATACTCCATCATCACGTTCTTATCTTCGAGCATCTTCTTGACGTCTTTCATGACATTGACGCCCATACGACTCTGCATCGTTCCAACAGTATCTTCCAATCTGTTGTCAAATGTGTCGCGGAGACCCATCAGTTCGGATTCAGATGCGCCATTGACGAGGCTCTGCTGTTCCTGGAACCATGAGTTGTGGGTACCAGCATTACGACTGAATGCCATATAGAAACACTCCTTTTTTATTATTTTATTTGATGCTATGCATCATGGACATGTGTAAACCAAGTTATTCAGAATCTTTCTGAAACTTCTTCAACACCGAATCGATTTCATTCTGCAACAAGGTGTACAAACTGGAGATCTTCTGATAATACATCAGATTCTCACCATAGCTCAAGTTCACAAACTTATTGAGCGCGTAATCTTGCGCGTTTGTGAGTACGCGATTCAATCGATTGATTGACTTGTCGTTTTGAGCAACGACATCACTTGGAAGAATTGGTAAGATAGCCTGAAGATTTTCTAGTGTCTCCTGAATCTCATCATTCTTATTCAGCAATTGCTGATAAAGCTGTTGATTCAAAACATCATTCGCTTTTTGAGAAAGATTTTGATTCTGAGTTTCACCTTCACCTTCTTGGTTTTCATCCTCAGGTTGTCCTTCCATGTCTCCTCCGTTTTCATCGAAGCTTAAATCTTCCATCCCACCACCTGGTTCTGGTGGAAGATCTTCTGCTCCCATGTCAGACGGTGGTTGTTCGTTTGTTTGACCTTGTTGCTGATCTGTTGCTTCGGCTGGAGGATCTTCTGTCGGTGTGAATGGTTCGAGGAGATCTCCGTCTGCCTCCATAACAGTATAGAACAAGTTCTTATCATCCATCCTGAACAATCACCTCTTTCATTAGTAAACCGACTTCGGATTTGCAAGCGATTGCTTACGAGCATTAGTTGACATATCGACAAGTTTCTGACGCATACGCATCAGTTTGTATAACTCTTGACGATCATCATCTGATTGTTTTTCACCCCAACGTGAACCATGTTTCAAATGTTCGATTTTTTCATCGATGATTTGAATCTCAGTTGCAATCTCTTGATTTGCTTCTTTACGCAAACGATCTCTGTCGATGAGTTTCGCACCTTCAATACCAAGATCCAAGAATCCAAGCCAAGGTGCAATAGAATAGAACAATGCAAACTTTCCAGTTTTAATTGCTATTCTTCCGATTTTGTAAAGTGCAGATCGATAAGATGGGTTTTCAATCAGATCAGCTTTTACACGATCTTCATCTCTCTTAATGAAAGAATCAACCATGGTACGCAACCAATTCTTTGTCCGAGTGATCGGTTTCTGAATTGCTTTGCCGGTGTTCATCACTTTTTGTACACCGCGTTTCGCTGCCTGCTGAGCAGGAAGCGTTTTTCTGTCGGCATCCATAGCGGCTGTCAACATATCTCCCTGTGGAGGTTTGCCAGAATCCGATTCGACAAATAGGGGCTCTTCGGAATTCAGAAGTGCAAAGACTTCTTGGACACTTTTTCCAGTAGAAAAAGTATCTGAATCCTTAGAATTTGAAGAAGGTCTGGTATTATCATAATTGTTTATAGGCTTATTACGAGATGCAGAATTTGTACGTTTATTCACAGACAAATCATTGTTGGTTGTCGTAATATTCGACGTATGCGATCTATTTGAAAGATCATTCGTCGTATTATGTGAATTCGTATAATTATTCGTAATATTATAAACAACTGTACCAGGTCCACCCTTAGATGCCGGTTTCACTTCACCCTTGTAATCCGCTCCAAGCATGTCACCGAGTGAGGTTGCATTTGTATCCAACCTTGCATCGATAGAACTTGCTAAATCTTCCGGTTTATTTGCAGGAACATCAGGAGGTAACTGAATGTCTGTGATCATAGGATCAATTTCTCCAGTTGAATCCATTCTGTTCCTCATGTATTCCGGAACTTCGATGTCATCTTCTTCATCGTCATCTGTATTATTTGCTGTACGTTTCTTGGTTTTATTTTTGATTTCTTCATTCGGTTTCTTCTTTTGCTCATCAGACATACCAAGTCGTGCTTTCAGATAACTTGGCATTTCACCGTTCTCTGCAGCTTCCTGAACATAGTTGTCAATCATAATTGCAGATACACCTTTATTATACAAAGCATCACCGATTGTATCAATATCAGCATCAACTGCATCATGGAAAGACTCACAATATCTCATATCAGAAATGGAAAGATCACCAAGTTCTTTCATCAATTCCATTGCATATTCTGTAACTTGAGAAGAACCTTCGATGGTTTTCTTTGTTTCCTTTTTCTTTTGATATGGATTTGCTGCATGTGAATTTTTGTTAATTCTTGAACGGATACGCTTGATGAACCCATCCAATGTTTCTTCTTCTTTTTTCTTTTCATCCATTACATGATAAAGAATCGTGAAATATATGTGAGAGTCGAAGATGTTGAATGTAGTCAGAAGTGTATTGTTGGAAATAACAATGTTTTCATTGTTAACCAAATTCAGTTTGAAGAAATCTTCAAGGAATTGAATCGTACCTTCTTTATCAGTTTTAAATGTCGAGAACAAATCGATTCTGGAGAATCTTTTTGCTCCTTCATTCTGTCTGATAATAGAAGCATAGGACTTTGTATAGTCTTTGAATTCTTCCTTGTCGGTTTCTGCAACTTTATCCGGATTTACAAAAACACGAACAAGAATTGCAGGAACAACTGCATTTCTGAAAGCATACGGATTGATTGTTGCTGTCTTGAATAATGCTGCCAAATCATCCGTATTTTCACAAGCTCTCAAACGTTTCAACATATCATTGATTGCAGATGTGAATTGTTTTGAGATTTGCCATTTACCCTTTGAATACCGTATACCTTCAACGGCTTCTGTGAAATAATCAATCTTTGCAGCTTCCTGTACAGAATCATTGATAATGATTTCACAATCTTGCAAATCACCAAATGCTTGGAAACGTTGAATTTCCGTATCAGGTTCCATTTCTTCCGGTAATTTAATTTGATCATTATCAAAAATGCTGTTGACATAATCTGATGCGTCAAATAACTTATATTCGCCGGGAAGCTTTGCAATTGCATCCAATTCTGGCATTGGAATTGGTGCTGTGAATATAGTGATTGCATCACGATACATCGATGGTTTAGTAAATAATTCAAATGAATAGATACCATTCATCAATGATTCGTATTTGTCAAAGTTATTTGTAATATATTGGAGAACCTTGAATCCAATGAATGCATGGAACATATCGGAAGCATGTTTATCTTCTCCAGAAATAATCTTCACCCAAGGATTATTTGCATCAGTGGGAACTTCTTCAACGGCTTCTGTCACATCGCCGGGTGTTGCAGCAGCTTTTCCGACAATATTTTTCAATTCATTCAATGTTTCAACTGCTTTATTTGGATCTTCGATCCAAGATGGCTCAATATTATTCAACCATGACAATGTTCTTGCCATGATTCTATCAAGCTCAAAATCATTATTCACGACAGGAAATGATTTTGTTTTGAATCCAGAAGCAAAAAAGTTATTCATTGAATCAATAGCTACTTTGATATTATCAAAATAACTTTTGTCAATTACAATTTGCATTGTGATATTTCAACTCCTTTCCATAGATTTGATTATGTTACGTTGAGACAATACGTGCTTGATCTCTCGCCCCGCGGTCATGTTCCCACGCTTGCCAAATTGTAGTAACATAAGTATTGAGCATTTTAAGGAATCTGCTATATTGCCGGAGAATCTGGGCAAGAACTGTTGTTACTTCACCATTACCTTCTTGCTCACTTTGTATTGCGTTGAGTCGAGATATCTTTTCTTCAACAAAGCTGATTAATTCATTGCATGAATTAATATTTTCCTCGTTTGTTTTCTTAAACTCTTCCATTTTTGCAACGAATTCAGAATCCTTGATTTTGATATTTCCACCACCATTATATTGATAGCTGCCGAGTTCATTTTGTGCTTTTGCGATCCCTTTAGCCCAATTCTTTATCGTGTTAAGATGGCTTTGTAAATTCTCAATAGTGACATCTTTATCGAATTCTTTAGAAAGACTTTTTTCACACTCACGGAACCATTCTGCCTGAATGAACAATTTATCGATGTCACCATTCTCACCCTGACCGAATAAAATGGATGATATGACTTTATACACATCGCCCGTTTTGGTATTCTCCATGGGCGCGTTGTCTCTCAATGATTCAGTCGGAGCCGTGAGTTCAACAGGCTCTTCTTTTTTGTCATTTTCCGGTACTGACTCCGGTTCTGGTTCTGGGATAGGATTATTTTGCACGGGTTCTTTCGGAGCGATTGTTTGTTGTGTGCTCACCGGCCTGTCAAGAGACTGTTTCATCTCTCGAACATCCGCTTCCATTCGTTCAGTAACTTTCTTATTCTTTGAGAAAAGTTTCTTGCATAAACGAATGATTGCAGCAATCAATCTTGGAATTACCATTGCGATACGTTTCGCTACAGATTCATCCTTTGTTCCAAATATTGGTGCATTAGTATCAGCCTTAAACTTATCCCATCTTTCACCTTCTTGGAAGATTTCGAATGATGATGTATCTGTTGTATCATCGCAATTTTCAAGAATTGTCAATGCTTTATCATATGAATCAATCAATGATTCCAACACATTGATTTCAGCATCAATTGAGTCCATATCAATATTATCAACTGATCTTAACAATTCATCATACATAAAACATCAACTCCTTTCATGAATATGAATCGATATATTTGATTCGGGTATATATCTGACCCAATTGATTATATGTAATACCAACAACAACGTTCTGACCTTTCTGATGATATGTCAGATTTTCTGTACCTGATATACGTATAATCAATGCAGAATGTCCATCACTTGTAATGTCATTGAAAACATCGATGGTGATTCCAACATATCCAAGAACATTCATCTGATCTTCCAATTTACTTTTAATCGTATTTGGAATTGTTTTATCATCAGAATATTCATGTAAATATTGTTCAATATCGATCCCCAACTCGGGGATCGAAGGAAATTGACCAGGTTTCATTTTCAGCAACATGAGAATTGAATTTACACACATTTCAAATGTTGGAATGACCTTTGGTTTATTCATCTCATCGACGTCGAACAGAACATCATATCCGAGGGTCTGTAAAACCCTCGGATATTTTGTATTAATTTCAGCAAGATAAATACCTTTTGGATCAAGCATGAGGATCACCTCATTTAAGTCCGCGATTCATCAGAATATCCAATGCTTCACGTCTGACTTCGCCACGAAGTGGAATACGCATTTTGCATCCATCGGCTTGTTCAACAACAATGGATTCATTTTGAATACCCATCAATTCATCAACCGAAATTTCGAACGATTCGCAGATTGCACGCATATCTTCAGATTGCTCTGAACAATATTGTGCAAGATTCTTCAAGAAGATGACACATTCAGATGTTTTCTCCGGAATGACACTTTCTTGATGAATGATTGGTGCAACATCGCCATCTGCTCCTTCATGTGAAGGATAATCAACCATGTCATATGTGATAACTTTTGTAACACGCATGTTTGGTTGATTATATCCCGCATTCGGAATCATTGTACCGAGTAAACGAACAGAGAATGATGGGACCATACCGAGATCAATAATCTCTTCAGCAACTTGTTGACCACATGCACATCCAGGATCGGTTGTGATAATCGCTTTATAACGATCACCTTCCAAACGATTCTTTCTGAGAATGTGTGAACAACGTGTCGGCTCTGGAATTGTCATACGAATATCAGTTAAACGTTCACCGGCAATATCCGGATTCGGATGATTCAATTCACCACGCCAATCATTCTTACGTTTTAATTCCGCAATACGTTCATCTTTATCCACGACAGCACAATAGTTGACGGGATCATAGCGGCGTCTCATGCGGTTATAACAGCCGAATGTTTGAACAGTTGCATCAAATTCGACATATGCATGCCCATTCACAGAACGGAACTGTTTGAAACCACGGGGATCATCCTTATAACTTGCAAGACCACATTCAATTGGTGCTTCTTGCACATAACACGCAGTCTCATACTTGTTGCTCTGTGTGCTTTTCTTTACAAGCATTCCTTAAACCTCCTTCTTTATATAGTATAATTATACTTCGGATGAACTCAAAAGTTTATCAACAACATCATTGATTCGTTGCATGATATACGTTGCAACAAAACAAATGTATGCTTTGATAATTGTGTCATTGGATTCTCCGTATTTTCGACACATTGGAATGATTACAGGTTTTCCTGGCAAAGCACGATCGACTGCTGTTGGAAACTTTGTGATTCTTCCAATGTATTTCGAAGTATTGATATCAGAGATTTTGTTTCCTTCTTTTGTAATAAATACAAAAAGAATCAAATCAATAATTTTACCGATATCTTTCTTTTCAACTCGTTGCGCGAAGTTATATAATACTTCCGGTTGTTTGATTGCTTTCAAATTCGCAATTGCTTTGTATGTGGAATTCATTCTACGATACAAATCATCACCATTTGAAATACGTCTCAAAAGATTCGTGCGAATCTTTGTGAGCTCCAATGTTTCAACCGTTGTTGTATCATCAGTGTCTTCTGCAACAGAATTGTTTGCTTCAACGTCAGCGTAGTAACGTTGTGCAAGTGTTCTCATATTCTGACGGAAAGTGTTTCGTACACGATTCAACATATCCGCAAGAATCTGAGGTGTCAAACCCAAACCAATCTTGGTACGATAGAATGCGTAACATGTCTCAATAGATTCACCTATCCATGTGACCATGTTTTCATCTTTCACGATATTCCAGGATCGGTCTAAGTGCATATAGGTGTACTCCATAATTGACGGGATAGGAGGTGAAGGGAATGACATTGCAAATGACATCTGATACGATGTCAATCCATATTGTTGACGTGCGGAATCACGTAAACGATTCCGCCCTTTGTAACCTTCTTTACCGATCAACAAAGCATCGTTTGGATCGACTGCTGTAATTGAATCAGAATATATCATTGCCATCACATGAATAATGTTCGTTGGATATGCAACGATAGAATTCCAATCAGATGCATTTACATGTTTTTGAAGAATTTCTTTAATAAGTTTCTTCATTTCGACAGGAGTGAAACCAAACAATCCCAAAACATCATCGACATATCTACGAGGATATATGACTTTTGTTGTTGGAAATTGTTTTGCAAGCATCTCCGCATTGAGATCAATAAACTCATTACCCAAATCCAGATATTTTTTCAATCCAGATGGTGTCTTCAAAACTTTGATGACAGGGTCCAACAGTTTTTCTTGAATCTCAATGCGACCTTCATCTGTCAAAGCAGATTCTTCGATGAAATGCATTGCTTCCTCTTCGGAAAGAAAGGATTGTTCCATAAAAAACATATTGGACCCACCCTTTCATCAACGACGATTTCTCTTTTTCTTATTACCAGTATTACGCGGTTTATCCTCTTCGGACTCACCAGTAGTTTCTTCAGCAGCGGTCTCTTCAACAGGAACAACTTCTTCGATTGTCTCTTCAACAGTTTCATCGACAGTATCTTCAACAATCGGAGTCTCCTCAACAATTTCAGAAACCTCTTCGACAGGTTCCTCGATTACAGGAGTTTCTTGTTCTTCAGGAGCTGAGACAGTTTCTTCTTTAGCCGGAACTTCAATAATCGGATCCGGTTCAGTAACTGTCTCAGCAATAGGAGCAGCTTCAACGACTTCTTCCTTAACCGGGATTGGTTCCGGTTTCACTTCAATAGGTTTAGCCGTCTTTTTCGCGGGAGGCTTCTGTTTAATGAAGTATCTCGCTGTAATCAGTTCACCGGTCTCAGCATCGTACACACGGACGTTCTTGAAATTCAACAAACGACGAACGTCATTCTCGGTAAGTTCGATGTTTCGTGCTGGAAGAATGCCAACACCCGGAAGAGCTCCACGACCAGTTACGTTAACTTTCATAAAAAACTTCCTTTCTTAAATAGATTCACGATTGATATCCTTCATGTTTGCATGAAGTCTTTCAATACTATAATAAGACTCTGAAATCAGATCTGTCTTAATGCCCATAGCGGCAAGATACAAATCTGTCTGAAGAACTGTGGGTTTATCATAGACACCAGTCTTGATGTTTTCCAATTTCACAGAACCAGTACGGGATATTTCATCCAACATATTATCGTATTCTGTAACATTGTCACCACGTGCTCCAGATATCTCAGAGAGAATCACATCGGCACCTGCACCTGCAAGCAACTCATTCTCGACACCAGTTGTTGTTCCAGCTTTTGATTCACCTTTCACAGCACCGGTGTTTTCATCACGATCCGTATCAGAGATCGTCAGACCCGTCTTCTTCATGACCATCTGTTGCGGTCGTTTGATATTGAGATAACCAACAAGTACAGGTTCCTTGGTTCTTACAGGTCGGTTGGGGTCTGAAGAAAGATGTGGCATGTATACATATTCGAAAAGTTTGATTCCAAGAATATCCGCAGCATTTTCAATATTCTCGAATTTTAATCTACGTGATTCTGGACCAAACTCTTCAATATCCACGCGTATATTTGATTTCGGATCCGCAAGAAATCCTTTGATCCATTGGTCAAATTGTTGATCATTCATCGTTTGAAACATATGACGATATTTCTCTGCGTTCTTTCCAGAAATATCCAATGCTCTCAGAACTTTATCAATCAACGTTTCGACTTTCTTACGTTTATCAGTCATTCAACACTTCTCCTTTCGTATGAAGTTACTGAAACGTTGAAATACACACTTTTCTAAGATTCTATATGTATATTATTAATCCGAATAAGATAGTGAGAGTCTTATTCATAATAAATGAAAGGGGCATTTATAATGTCTGAGAAAAATTTTATTGAACGCCATCGTGAAAGATACAAAGAAATCATTGATACGGTAGAACGTATTTTGATGAAAAGCGTCATACCGTCTTTCATCATTTCAATATTATCATTGAAGAAGATGGCAAAGATATTCGGCTACAAAAGTATTTCTACATTTCTGAAAGAAGATGACGAAGTTCTTTCGGAGAAATTTGAATCAATGGATCAAGAAACACAGGATCGGTTGTACGACATGTACAAAAATGTTGATGTCCAACTCGAAGGTGTTGAAAACATCTGTGATGAAGGCATCAATCAATTGGGTGAAGCTGAAATTGTTTCAAATGTCTTGGATGCCCTTGATCCGGAATGGGAAAATTCGGATGAGGACACTGATGATAGTGCCATTGAAGACTTTTTATCATCAGAACTTGGAGAGTTCTTTAACGAATTAACCGAGCTGACTGATGACGATGAATGATTTAAATGAATGGGGGCAAATGCCCCCATTCATTTATTTTTTTTTATGATTTTGCAGATTCAGTTACAGTGATATTGTTATTTGTAACAATATCCTGGAGATGTTTATCAAGATCTTCTGCTTCTTTCGGATCAAAGATGTTAGATGCAAATATTTCTTTCACATCAGTATCTTCGAGAGATGAATAGTTTGCAATAATCCATTCGCAATATTTCTTAACTTCAGGATCAAGTTTCTCACCACTATCAAGAAATTTCTTTGCGACTATCATTGCGGCATACGATCTTTCCTCAGACGATGGGTGCGGATCAAACATCAGCTTACCGATCTCACGTTCAAGTGTCGTAAGCTTTTGCAAACGTGCATGATCAAGTTTATTTGCAGTAATGCCTTTCATCACATCACCAACACCGAACACATTCGGAAGTCCATACATTGCAGAAAATAAATCCGCATAGTATTCTTCTTTGTCAGTGATGGACAGCCATCTTTTCAATTCATCAGCATATGCGTTGGAAAATCCATTAGCAGTCGCTAAGCCACCGCTTCCAAGAATCAATGCAATACCCAACGGCCATATCATAGAATTACATGCCATGAGTATGACACCACCAACAAACATTACTGATGCAGCGATTGTCCTGATAACACGTTTTACACCTTTTCCTTTTTTCTTCGAGGGATCATGTTTGTTGACATAATCTTCCATCTTTTTGATGTATTTGTCAACATTTTCAAGTTCTTCTGGTGTTGCTGCAGCTTCTTTCAATTGTGATCCATCATAACGCATTGCAGCAATCGACATTAAACGTTTCACAAGCTTTCGTTTGGAAATAACATTTAATTTCTTTCCGCCGATGGATGATAATGCATTAACACAATTCGAAAGAATCACACGACGATTTTTCATATTATCGGTCGATGTTGCAAGTGCCATACCGGATGACAATGTAAAGATAAACTCATCATTATCTTTTCTTAAAGAACCAGAAATGTTATGCCAAATTTCATGAAGAATGACAGCAAGAACAGATTGACCAAACAACTCACGATTTTTACCAGCTGGATTGATTTGGAAAATCTTACCGGCAAAATCAATATCAATTGGAGTTCCATGAAGTTGGAATCCTTTTGCTTTTGATACAGTGATTGGTTGTGTCACATCATTAAATATTGATGTGTATCCATCTGTTACTTCTTTACCCTTTGAATCTTTAGCATCATAGAATCTGATGGCAAGATGACAATCAAACTGTTGTTCAATACATTTGATTGCTTGTTTGAATTTGTCGTTTCGACAGATGTCTTTCAGAGAAGGCTCGGTATCCATAAAGGATAACCGAGCCGCATTAAAAAGTTCAACTGCCTTCATGAGATTCTTATTGTCGAATCTCATATGTTTCAGATCACTCACGGAAGGTTGTGCAGACCCCACGTTTGATTCCTGAATCATACCCTGAGTCGGTTGTACAAAATCAAATCCTTGAGATTTGAGAAGATCATAACCGAGTGTGGTTGTTCCATCGAATTGATCAATCAGATCCATGAAATATGCAGATTCACCAATCTTTTCAGAAATATCATGAACCTGTTTATCGATATCCATTTTAATATCATCATTGGTTTTAACACCTTGCATGATATCAGCTTCTTCATCAGAGAAGTATGAATTTGTTTGAACAGGTTTACTTGGTTCTGAAATAATATCAGGAATCTGTTTAGTTGCACGGAGTTCTCTGACCTTTTCATTTGCTGCATGAGTATTATCCATATCAACAAGACCAGATGAATATGCAATGATTTCACTTCCATCTGATGCTGTGAATCGACCAATCACTTCACCCTTGGAAGGATCAGGTTGTTTTTGATTCTCCAGCGCTTTGTTTTTCTCAATGATTTCAGACTGATAAACATTCAGCTTCTGATCGATTCTTTGAGAAATGTTATCAAGCACAGCACCAATAGCACATACAATCGCCTTTGTATTCGCGGATGGGTTCGGTCTATCAGGTGTAATGATTGAGTCACCTGTGACACTGATTTGTTTTGCACGATCATCAACAATAATGTTTGATGCAGGAATTTGATACATTGCTGCAACAGATTCCAATGCTTCCACAAGAGTCTGAGACTCATTAATTGCTTTCTCAACAGCTTCCTTCGTTGGAGTTACTTGAGAATTGGAAGTATTGATTGTCACATTCGATGCACCAATTTGTTCGTTAGCCATTATTGTTCACCCCCTCTTTGGTTTGTTCAGCAGCCGCTTCAGATTTTTGTTCAAGATTTCCTTGATTTACATTTTTACTTTGAGTCTGGTAATTATCAACAATCTGCTTATATGCTTGATAATATGTGTTGAAGAATTGATTTGTGATAGTATTCATGACATTCATTTGATATGTCTTTGCAACTTGTTGGAAAATTTTGAATAATGTTTCACAATTCTGTGAAACTGGTTTCGTGACACCATCAGCTTCTTTTACAGCTTGTGTTTTTTGCATTGAAGCTTCTTCATTTTTACGAATCTTTTCAAGAACTTTCATGCCATCTTGAAGAGATTTTGTCATGGCTTTTCCAGCTTCGTCAACAAGTCGTTGAGAATTTGTTAAATCACTCACCATATCTTTCCACATATTTGGTGCCAATGGACCAGTATATGATTTTATATGCTGATCAGGTGTTATATCGGAGAATAAAACATAATTACGAATTGCTTCAGCTTCTTTATTTTCATCATTTAATTCTGCAATAGCTTTAGCTGTATCATTATTACCCGGATAAATTTTAGATTTGATTTCAATAACATTTATTTCTTTTGAAGGATCACGAGCATAATCATCAAGAATCTGTTGAACAGCATCTGTTTTACTCACAATATCTTTGAGAGGAATTTTATATAACGGGAAATTTGAAAATTGCGGATTGAATTGTTTATTCGTGATAGCTTGTTCAATTTGATCATTTATTTTTTGATGTTGAGTCACCCATGCTGCTTTTGCACCATTAATTTTTTGGAATAATGCAGGAATTTGAGAAAGTTTCTTTTGAATCCAATCTGAAAATTGGCGCATAATTGTTGTTAACTTATTTAATGCGCCGGTTTTTGGTGCAGTGTTCATGGTCTTTCCATTTGAATCAGCAAATGATACTGATGGTGGTGCCGGTTTTTCTCCAGCTTGTTCAGCCTCCATGTATACAAATGCTTCGCAATATGTATAACCAGGAATCATGGTGTCATTCATGTCATCGGAGTACGTAACAATCGTGCAGTGATTGTTGTACAGCTTGATGACATTACGGGTGAAGCATTCACCGAGAACTGCAAGAATATCTTTGACAAGATCCTTGTTGTAACATGTCCACGGCTGTTCATTGATAATAGCCAACATAACACCGGTGATATTCAAGATGTTATTTGCAAGCTCTTCATTGGTTTTCAATGAGCAACCACAATACATCTTATGAAGCATTTTCAAAGTAACATAAATCGGATGACGATTTTCATTACCCATTGCATCCATACGATAATTGCCATCAAGGAAATTGTTGCCGTATGCAATCTTGTCAAGCCAGTTTACATCCGTAAGGAATCCAGCATGATCATAATCATAATCCGTATGACATGTTGTCGGACGGAAATATGGTTCAAACATTTGTAATGTTGACTGACAATTCATTCTGTTTGGAATTCGTTTCTCGGTAGCAGATTCAATCAGCATTGCATGAATCGGAGAACGTGAATCCTTCATCATGAAATGAAGTGCACTCTTTGTATCTTTGAAGTTTGGTGTACAATCTTGCAGAACGATATTCCGCATATTGAAATCAAATGGAATACGAGAACGAATCATCATATCATTTGTTTTCACCAGACAGAATTCAGATACATACTCAGAGAACGTTTTTGAATCTGCATCTTTTGCAAATTGCTTCAGTTTTGTTTTTACTGCAGCAGCGTCATACATTGTGCACGGACCTTCATACAGTTTCACAAACTCGTTTGAATCCATGCTTTCCAATGATTTGAACATGTCATCCGGAGAAGGTGAATTCTTATCAGAGATTTTACCGATAAACTCTGCAATGATTGAATTCACAAATGCAGAACAAATCTTCTTGTTGTTATCCACACTTTCTTCGGCATTATCATTGAATGCTTTCTTCACAAGCAAACCAAGATCATATTTTGTTTTACCAGAATCAATACGATCGTTGATTGCTTGCTTCATATCTTTGACGGTTTTATTTGGAGCATAGAATCCATAAATACAAACTTCACCAGCAATGTTATTCAACATCTTAATGGATTCACGACGAAGTCCTTGTGATGCCGGAGCATATTCAGTTGTCGCAAATGTATACGAATACAAATGTTCCATGTCTTCGTCAAATGAAATTGCTGCATGTGACCATTTAGAATGTGTAAATTTCTTAATGGTGTTTGAAACAATATTTGTTCCAGAAATCAGTACAACAAACACAGGTTTATTTCCACGAGTAGAAACACTTTCCTGTGTAACAGTTGATGACTTATCCTTTCGCAGATATGTGGACATTGGTTCACAATATCCAATCATCTGTGTCAACATGCAAGTATTCAAACCAACTGTGAACAGAATAAAGGTTTCAATGTATGTCATAACGGTATCACAGTTACAGCACACAAAACTTGCATATGAAGGATCAGTCATAGCTTTCTTGATAATGGTTGGAAGATTCTTTACAACCGCTTTCATGGTTGCGCCGAAATGCATGCTATTAATTTTGTCATAATCAGACTTTGCATCTTTTGCACGTTTTTCCATTTCAAATTTAGAATACACACATCTATCAAAGAATGTATTCTCTGTTTGAACCAGGAGATCCATCAGAGTTTCATTTCTTGGATCAGAATATGTACCCTTTGCAAAGATATTATCCGGTTCGATATTCTTTCCGGTGTTCTTTGCAATAAAACATTTTGCCATTTCAACAGAAAACTTTTCCAGATCAGCAATATCACATTTGATCAGTTTCATGTTGATTGCTTTGAACATATTCGAAATATATTCCGAAATATCGTTCGGGGTAATGTACCGCATATCATAGCAGCAATTGCAGATGCCATACTCATCCGTGAATCCTTTACCACTAACCAATGATTGAAGTTGGTCGAGTGCTTCATCATATGATTTGATTGCTTTATCAAATGATGCATGGAATTCAGGAGAGAATTCAACAACTGGTTTTCCGTCGGACTTGTTGTAATCAACAACTGCCGTTGTCTTACTATCAGCCATGTTCATTCTCCTTTACATAAAATTTGAGTAAAAACTCTCTTAACACAGAGAGGTTTAACTCTTCGTTTTCATACAATATAAATGGTATTTTTCTTTTAGAAATTTTTTTAAATTTTGAAATATATAATCATTCCGATGAATGATTTCATATCATTTATTTCAAGTATGTACTTGGAAATTCATACGTCATTATACTTGGGATTATTTTCAAAATTTAAGTATTAAATTAAGAACTCCCTAAAATGAATACTATATAAAGAATATAATAAATGAGATTGACAAAAATTTAATCTATTTCCAATAGATTCTCTCATTCAATAGAAAGGAGGTTGCTTTTAATTATGCGCAACACACGTTGTCCTTTTTGTGGAAAAATATATAATGACAAACATAAATTTTGTAATCATATTGCAATGCAACATAATGAACAAATTCCAGAAGATCAACAACCTTTAGAATTTGCATATTCATTATTAGTACATAAACCAACAGGAAGAGTTTGTGTAATATGCAGAAAAAATCCTGTTCGATTCAATAACGAGACATTGAAATACGATAGACTGTGTGACAATCCTGCATGTAAAGATGAATATGTCAAAATTATGAAAGCCCGTATGGTAAAAGTACACGGACAAGAACATCTTCTCAATGATGCAGACATGCAACGAAAAATGATTTATAATCATCACAATGCAAAAGATTTTATTTGGGATGATGAACATAAATTCAGAATCATTGGAACATACGAAGAAGATTTCTTACGAAAGATGAAATCAATTGGTTGGTCTCCAAATGATATTATTGCTCCATCTCCAAATAATTATTGGTACAAATGGAAAGATGGTACCACACATTTGTATATCCCTGATTTCTATATTCCTTCTCTATCATTGGAAGTTGAAATCAAAGAATCGGATAATCAACATCCAAGAATGGAACATGAGCGCGAAATGGAAGCGCTCAAGGATAAACGTCTTGCTGCTGAAGAGAAGACGACGAATATCCATTACATCAAGATCGTTGACAAAAAATACGATGAATTCATGCGAGACTATGTTAAGTCTGATGAAAATAAACCAGATTGAGGTGAATATAAATGGAAGGATTACTCCAATACATTGATCAGATCGATCAATCGGTTGCAGATGCTGAAATCAATGTCATCGAATCATTGATTCAATCATATGATAAGTCAATTACGATCATCACAGAGGCGTCTGATGATACAGACTTTTCTGCTTTCGATATCTTCCAGGAAGGTGAAAAATGGGATAAGTTCAAGGAAGATACAAAAGCTCCTATGTTTGGTAAAAAGGGCGAAGGTCTTATCAAACGAATACTGATGATTCTCCCGCGATTGATACAGAAGTTTGTGGCATTAATCCGCAGGCTTGTATCAAGAAATAAAAGTTTCGAACAAAAAATGGATAAAGATATACAACAAATGAAGCAGCAAGCAACCACCGTTGTGGCAGAGCCTATTACTGATGAACAGGCTAAAATTATTGCCACCCGTGCAAAGGAACTTGAAAAGAAAAAACATGAAGAAATGCAAGCGGCTTATGATAAGTCTGCGGAAGAAGTTAAGCAGTCCAGCAGAGATTTGGAAGCAACAAAGAATCGTACGATGGATAGCATCTCCGCACGACACGCCGCATTCTGGCAATCATATGACGAGCTGATGAAATCATTGTACGGCTCCGATGTACCAACACATTCTGAAACTATGCAAAGTATCAACAACATCGCAGATTCTATTCAGAAGATCGACAAAAAGAATCCGGGGTTTGCCGATCAAGTTCTCGAGGAATTGGGAGCCCCGCCTCGTAAAAAGACAAAGCTCGAAGATACAGAAATTACAGTCAGAAATACGACATTCTTTGGTGCTGGTTACAGCGTACCAGAAACGACTGTATATGACGAAGATAACATAGGGGATCCTGTCGGAATGTGGAAATCATCGATTCCAGACGTGGTATCAAGAGATGCTTCCCTTGAGGAAATCAATAAATATAATAGAACGCTGATCATTGTACGTGACGAGTATAACAGACGAAATGAGAACTTCTTTCAGCAGCGGGGTACTCGACTCTTCAAAGTGAAATATAGCGAAGCATTGCATGTGTTTGAAGAGATGAAGCGTAAATTCGAGGAAAGCGTTGTTTCAAACAAAAATCTTATCTCGGTACTTGAATCAAACGCGAAATGGCTGAGTGACCAGTGTGAAAGATTATCCGGCGAAGCAAATATGCGTGCTATAGAAATAGCTCAACGTGATAAAACATCTGTTGATAATGTAAAAAATACTGACGCTGAGACAAAAGATAAACTTGAGAGAGCCAAAGCATTGCAACGCTCAACATCCTTACTCACTCAAATAGTATCACTCATTACAAACTTAATCGCTAATAAGGAAAATGAGTGGAATATAAACTACAAAGTTGTGAAGTCACACCTTGAGGCAATGACACCTTCTACAGTAGCGGATATCGATTTGTAAAGGAGGAGAGTATAAATGGCAAAACCTAGAAAAACTGAAAATCCGGATGAAATCTTAAAGTGGATTAATCCGGACATGGATGAAGAAACCTCTAACGGTAAAGACGAAGATGAACTGGATTTGCCAGAAGAAAAGAAGGAGGATGAATCATCATGAGTAACTTCACAAATTCCCCGTTAGTATCGTATACAAGAATTTCTCCTAACAGAAATTCTCCACGTACTGAAGACAAGATCACGAAGATCATTATTCACCATATGGCAGGTGTTGCATCCGTTGAATCATTTGGTGAATTGGTTGCAAATCCTCAACGTGAGATGTCAGCAAACTATGCAATCGGCAATGATGGACGCATTGGTCTTTACTGTGAAGAAAAAGATAGATGTTGGTGTTCATCTTCCAGATGGGCAGACAATCGTGGAATCGCGATTGAAGTATCAAATTCCAAACTCGGTGAACCATGGCCAATATCCAAGAAGGCATGGGATTCTATGATCAATCTGTGTGCAGACATCTGTAAACGTAATGGTATTCCAAAGATGACATATACCGGAGACAAAGACGGTGTATTGTGTTTCCATCGTTGGTTTGCTGCGACAGGTTGTGTTCCGATTGATACTACTGAAGTATTGACACCAACTGGATGGGTTCCGATCCGAGATATCAAAGTTGGTGATGTAATTGCAACTGTGAATCCGCGTGATTTTTCAATTAAATTTGATACAGTTGAAAATATGACTCCAGTTCATAAAGACACTGTATTCAAATTGAATGGAATGGATATCACGCGTGAGCATCGTGTATTATATACATCAAATGATATCATTGGGTACAAACTTGATGAATATCAAAAGATTTGTAATCAAGCATTCACAGTACCAACTGCTGGAACATATGAAACATCCGGAATGGATATCACATCTTCGGAAATGGTATTTCTTCTTGAGATACAACGTGTCGGTTCATATGATGAAAAGAATAAATATATCGAATTCCATTATATATCCGAACAGAAAGTTGGATATATGGATGGTCTCTTGAAGAATCTTGGATACAAATATGCAAGAGAACAAGAAGATCTGGGTCCTGTGAAATTCACAATTACAGATCCTCGTGCATGGTCGCTTTGTAAAACTTATCTGTCTGGAATAGATTTCAACTGGAAATGGTTGAAGATGAATCCAACACAATTCTCATACTTTATTTACAAAGCAACATCGCATGTCGATACTGGTTGGACACGCCGTTATGTGTCTGAATCTATTGTAAACATTGACATCGTTCAAGCATTGTGTGCTCTGAATGAACGGGGATCTCATTACATTCCTGAGGAAAATGCGTTGTATGTCAACGATGCATATAGAATGATTCACACTCATAATGTGAAAACACAAGAAGATGTTGATGTTGCTTGTGTCACTGTGAAAAGCGGATGCTTCCTGATGCGTCAATGTGGTACAACAACATTGACAGGCAACTGTCCTGGTGAATATATTTATTCTCGAGCACAACAGATCTGTGATGAAGTCAATGCAAAGCTTGCTAAGATGAAAGATGATGCAAAACCTGAACCTGTTGTTGAACCCCAGAAACCTGCAGATGAGGTAAAACCATCACCATCAACAGCAATTGTTCCATATCTGAAAAGAATTGAACAAGGTACACGTGTGTACAACATTGATACATTAACTTCAGGACGAGTTGTTCCGATGACATCAGTATACACGATAGTCGAGGAAAGAATTGTCAATGGTACAAAATATGGAAAAATGAAGTCTGGTATTGGTTGGATTATACTCGAAACCAATATTGCAACCAGTAATCAGTTTTTCCCTGGTGATACTGTAGCACCTATTCAACCGATAACATATGATGGAAAAGCATTTGTTATCTATGAGAAATCATATAAAGTTCTTCGAGTGAATGGAGATCGTGTCGTAATCTCTTCTGATGGTGTGAATGTCACTGCTGCCGTCAGAGCTTCTAATTTAATGAAACTTTAACAAAAAAAATGAGTGGGGCAAATGCCCCACTCATTTTAATTCTTATATGACAATTCTGTCACGTCACCATCTTTGATGACGCGAATTGTAATATGACACATTCCGTTTGAAGAATGATCAAACATAGTATACCATCCGATGAGAATGGTATCCATTTCATCATGATCGACAGCCATTGTTCGACCGCCATGGGTATATATCCATATACCCTCACACAACTCCAGTACTTCTGTATCTGTACCGTACTGGAAAGAAATTTTGTCACCCGGGATTGTAAAAGTGCATCCCAGGATGACTACCGGAATTTTTTCCATATTAGTCTTCTCCTTTCTATATTGAGACATTTGAATGTCTCTTTATTCCATAAGAATAATATACATATGAAATCTGTGAAAATATTCCTATTTACATACACATATTATTTGCTCGATGAGCCCGGGACTATCTAACAATCCAATTTGGGTTTATCAGAAATAAGAAAGTGAGGAATTATTCATGGCTGAAATGATAAGATCGAATCCACCGAAACCATTGACATATTCGGCGGATTCAGTGTTATTTGATGTTCGGTATTATCGTCAATCCGGACAAAATAAAGAATGCTTTGAAGTCATCACATGGAATCCAATTACACGTCAATTGGAAGTAAATTATGAAGAACCAATTATTGATATCTGGTTTTTGAAACCGGAATTCAGGAATAATACATATCAGATTGCTCAAGTTAATATGGATTTATGTTATCCATTCTACTGTAAGCCATCACAAATCGCCCGAGTCATTGCACAAGAAATTGGTGGTGATTGGGCAGATTGGTATAATACATATAAAGATCAATATGAGAAAAATGATATTACACGTCATATGTGTGAATGTCCATGGGTATTTACAGCAGACTTTGAACCAACGGTATATTTCAGATTAAGATGGTTTGAGCAATATGGAAAAACAATTGACTTGACAAAAGTATCTACAGCACAACTTGATATTGAGACTGATGTTATTGATAGACCAGCTGATCCGAAAGATATTAACAATTCTCCGAATCCGATCAATGCGGTCTCATTGATTCTTCCACATGTTAAGATTGCTGTATTGTTTGCATTGGGTCCACGTCCACGACATAAGATTGATCAAAAGTTCTGGCCATATCTTGAAATGCAAGAAAAAGAATATGAATGGTTAATTAATCATCAAAATGAATTCAAACGAATGATGTTAGAAGATGATGAAGATAACAAGAAATGGTTGGAAGGATTTGATATCCGTTTACATATATATGAATATGATGATGAAATAAAATTGATCAAAACTGTATTTGATTATATCAATAAATATAGACCGATGTTCTTAGAATCATGGAATGCAAAGTTTGACCATCCGAAGATGTGGCATCGAATTGAATATCTTGGGTATGATCCGAAAGACATCATGATTCCAAAGGATTTTAAGACAGGTCGTATTTATTATCAAGAAGATCAATCTGGTAACTTCCAAATGAAGAATTCTCGAGATTGGTTTCATACATCGACATATTCTGTGTATATATGTCAAATGAGATTGTTCGCGGCAATACGTAAATCACAACAAGAACGTAGATCATATGCATTGAATTCTGTTGGTAAGGATATGTGTGGTATTGTAAAATTAACAGATTCTAAAAGTGGTTCTTTCCGTACGTTTGCATATACAGATTACATCAAATTCTTGTTATATAACTTTCGTGATACTGTTGTTCAATATGCAATTGAACATACGACAAATGATTGTCGTACATTGGTTTCACGTTCATTCAATTTTGCGACGATATATCCAAAGTGTTTCCAAGAAACTCATATCGTTCGTAATGCACGTGAATATTATTATCGCAAATTTTCAAATACAACACAAGCGTGTAGATTATTGGTCGATAAAGATCGAGATACTTCATTCAAAGGTGCATTTGTTGCACCGCCAGAAAAGAATGCACCAACTGGATTATTGTTAAATGGTAAGAATCATAATAACATCATATTCGGTGCATTGGATGCGGATGCTGCATCATATTACCCATCAACAAAGATGGGTATGAATATGGATCCAATGTCATTGTTGTACAAATGCATCATATCAAATGACAATTTCCAAAATGGCAATTGTATGAATCATTCATTATGTCAAGAATACATTTGGAAAGATTCTAAGAATAATCCACATCCAGAAGATATGGCTGGACCGATTATCAATGCATTTAAGAATAAGAATGTTTGTTCATTAATGAATAACTGGTTTGCTTTACCAACCATGACCGAATACTTTGAGTATTTGGATATGTGCGATACAAAATAAAGAAAGAAGGATTGTATATCATGGCAGAAGAATTTTATGATGATGACATTCAAAGTGTTGACTTGAATGAAGTTTCTAAGAAGTACATGTCATTATATGGCATGAACATTATATTGCAACGCGCAATTCCAATGTTGACCGATGGATTGAAGCCAATCCACCGAAGAATTATATGGGCGATCAAACGTGCATCGAATGGAAGTCCAATGAAAGTTGCAGAGATTCAAGGTGACACTATGAAGTTTTCTCCACATAGTGAATTGGGTACACGTTTCATTGTTGCAGGTTTAGCACAACCGTTTGCGAATAATGTTCCGTTGTTGGCATCGTCTTCTGGTTATGGCACCCCAACATGTGGTGATGATGTTGCTGCCGCAAGATATTGGAGTGCTGGAATATCAAAATTTGCAATGGAAGTATTTTTCTCTGAATTTGACCCAAACGTAAACATGAAAGACAACTATGATGGCAAATATAAAGAACCTATTACATTTCCTGCAAAGTTTCCGACGATTCTATTGAACGGATCTCATGGTATCGCATACTCAATGTCATCTGATATTCTTCCATATAATATCAATGAAGTTGCAGATGCAACAATTAAACTTCTGAAGAATCCTGATGCAAAAGTTCATTTGATTCCAGATTCACCGACATGGTGTGATGTTATCAAACGTGATGATACGACGTTTGTATTCCAATCGTCATATGATGTTGATAATATCAATTATAAAATTATCATTATGAATACACCACCTGGTGAATATTTACAAGACATTGATAAGAAACTCCGTGAAATACAGGATTCGCCAAATCCGATTAAGGAAATCATATCTGCTGATAATGAATCGGATTTGGCAGAAGGTGTATTCAAATATGTGATTCGGTGCAAGCCGTGTAATTTGTATCAAGTTATCAATACATTATTCCGTCGCGTACCCGGATTCCGTATTACAGTATCTACACGCAATTGTAGTGTTGTTGATGCTTCTTTGCAAACACGGTATTACAATGAACGGCAAATTCTGTTATCATGGATTAAGAATCGTTTAACTGAAAAACGTGCATGGTTCTTGAGAAAGTTAGTTGATGCTTCGACGGAATATAACATGTTAGAAGGTAAACGATTTATGTTATCTCCAGAGAATTTACAGAAGACAATTAAAGCATTCCGTGGCTGTGAAGAAGAATCCGAAATCATTCAAAAGTTGGTTGACACATATAAGGGAAAAGTCACAACATCACAAGCAAATTATGTTTCCGGAATGAAACTTGCAAAATTAACAAACGGCGAATACAAACGAACTGTTGAACGAATGGATGTCGTCTCAGAAGAAATCAAACGATTGAAGACAATTGTAAATGATCCAGATTGTATCCGTGATGAAATCATAAATGACATAAAAAATATTCGAACAAACTTTGGACATCCTAGACGTTCAAAGATTCTGAACAATCAGAATGGTGATAATGTCAATATCGGTATCTGTCAAATATTAACGGATGGGACTGTTGTATTTTCTGAGACAGAAAATCCAAATCATTTTGCATCTGATGTAACTCCAATTGATGGTGACGAAGTTTGTCTGATCGATCAATATGGTAAATCATTATGGGTGAATGTAAATCAAGTTCCACATGATAAACCGATTACTTTAACATCGATCGGGAAAGAACCAATGAGTGCGTGCATTGCAGTTGTTCCCAGATCGTCTAGGTCAATCGTGATGCTGTCAAATAAAGGACGTATCAAATTGATGCCAATCGAAAAGATTCCTTCTAATCAGTCACGTAAAGCATTGATTCCTTTAAATGATGATGAACATCTTGTGACAATTCTGAATGTAGATCAATCCTCTGAGGATTTACTCGTTTATACTTCTGACGGTTACGGGAAGCGTTTTTCTGTCGCTGATTTAAATTCTGTGAATTCGCCTGATGCACAAGGACAGTTCATTGTCAAAGGATACGACGTTGCTGGAGTCTTCGCAATAAGCTCCAGTAAGCCGTATATTTTCTATGCTACCCGACTGGGAAGAGTTCGTTTGAATAATGCTCGATTCCTTGTATCCGGAAAGAAGTTTGGCGGTTTGAAACCAATCATCAAGCTTTCCCCACAAGATGATTTAGTATCTGTTTTCTGTGCAGACAAAGATCAATCTGTTACATTATATCATGCAGATGGACGAGCTTCTACCGTTAATATCGATTCATTGGCAGTTGTCACGATGAACACACCTCCGGCCAAACCAAAACATGTTCCCGCAGTAAAAGTAATCCGAGCAACATTATCGTGAAAGGAATGACCAAAGATGTTTAAGAAATTATTCAAAAAGAAGAAAGTATCATCATTGGCAGAAATTAGAGAGAAAGACGGTCATAAGGTATTGACAAAAACTGAAGATTTCCGTTTATATGTGATACGTGATAATTCTGATGAAATACTCGGGACGATTCTATTGACTGAAGGACAACAAAATGTGTTGAATAAGTCAATTAATGATCAAGGAATTCATTTCACAAGGAAGTGATGTAATTGTCATTTAAAGTGACAATTCGTGCGACGTCGATAACGGTGCGACCGGGAATAGAAGCGATGGTCCCGTTAGCACCGTTATTGGCAATGCATGAGTATGAAGACGAATACCAAGATACTACCGCAGTTCTTGGATATATGCTTGACGAAGAGCATGACGTTTTGTATCTTCATAAAGGTGTCGATATAGAATATCTTCGTCGATTATTGAAAGATATTGAATTCGAATATGACAGATTCGATGAATATAAACAAATGAATTATGAATTCGAAGAAGCTTTTTCTCCACGTGATGAAGATCAGCAAGATGTGATAGACTTTATATCAGGAAAACCTCCATATCGTGATTCAATAAATGAATCGCAGATATTTGTTGTTAAGAAAGGTGGATTCGGCAAGACATATTGTTCTGGATATGCTTTAGGTGTTTTAGGTATGAAAACATTGATTATCATGCATCGTGATGCACTTCGAACACAATGGGTGAAATCATTGTACGATTTGAATGGATACCCCTCATCTGCAGTGTATGAACTAACATCTTCCGAAGAACTAGAAGCAATTGCTCATGGACAAATAAAGCTTGATTATGATGTGTATCTCATGACACATGCAACATTCCAAGCTGCATGTAATCGAATCCGTGATTGTGAGCTGATTCATAATATAACGAAAAATCTAAACATCGGTTTCAAGATTATTGATGAAGCACATTTATATTTCAAAGATACATTATTGATGGATTTTCTGTTTAATGTAAAACGAAACTTGTATTTGACAGCAACAGATGGTAGATCATCAAAGGATGAAAATGCAATTTTCAGACATGTCTTTTCCAAATCTGTGTTTTACAGAAAAGCTTCTACGTCTGAAACAGAAAAACACCCAGACAAATGGGTTGAATATATAACAGTAGACATCAATACACACTGCAAACCAAACATTTACAAATATCGAGTAAATGGTGGTCGTGGTATGTCTGCGGTCACATATGGAAAATGGGTTATCCAATATGATAAAAAACAAACCCATTTCAAAGTATGCCGTGATATCATAAAAGAAATCTATGCGAATGAATCATCAGCCAAAGTTATTGTATTTATGCCATTGATTGATTTATGTACCGATTGTGCATATTTCTTAAATATGGAATTAAACAATGATGAATCGTTTGAATATTCACTTGACATCAAAACAGTTAATTCACATAATTCAAAATCGGATAATGAATATAACAAACATCATGCTGACATCATTGTCACAACTGTACAATCGCTCGGAACTGGTTCGGACATTAAAGGTATTACCGATATCATAAATTGTTCACCAATCGTTTCGAAAATTGTTGTGCAGCAAGTTATGTGGCGTATTCGTTATATTCCAAAACCATGTCATTACTATGACATTGTTGATATATCCGTACCAATGGATCGTCATTGGTGGAATTCTCGTAAGAAAACATTGAAAGCAATGTGTACAAAATATTCACACATTTCATGGACTGACGAGGAGGAAGAAAATGACTCCAATTAAAACAATAACCGAATTGTTACATCGATCTTATACGCGATCTCAAATCCATATATTTATAATGGGAATTCCATTGTTATTGTATTTCATTCTAACGCATGTTGATAGCTTAACTAATCTACAACGGTTCTTAATTGTAATAATTACATATCGAATTCTATGGAGAATCGTTTCATATATCGATCGCAAATATTGTGATCGATTAATAAAGCTTTATAACAAAATGCGTGAAGAAGAAAATCATGAATTTGCAACACTTATCATCGATGGTAAATTATATACGGATAATCGTATTATGGATATCATCGAAGAAATGGGTAAAATCATGATTGAACACGAGCAAACAAAAAGTGATTAATATGGAGGGGCAAAGCCCCTCCATATTAATCTTATTCAGTTTCTTCTTTGTCGGTGTCTTTTGGAAATACATTCGGTGGGTCTGTATGTGACGGGAACTCAATAGAAGGATCAAGATCTTGAAGAGTTTTTTCAAGCCAGTCACGATAACGTTTATCATCACCGGTAACCCAGTTCATCAATGATGTAAGCTTCTGTTTCAAATCGTCAACACTTGATTTCAACGATGTTGATTCAGCATGAAGCTTTTCATTTGATTCACGAAGTTCTTTGATCTCTTCTTTGAGTTCATCAATGGTTGCCTTGGCGGTATCTTTAAACTCATTGAATTGAGCCTTTGTCTCTTCATTGAGTTCCTTAAAAGATTTCTTGATATATTCCATCTCAGTCTCTTCGTTCTGTACACGAATAGAGTCTGCTTCAGCTTTGAATTTCTTTCGGGATAATACTGTCGTCAAGATGGATGTGATACCACCACCGCCAAGTGCACTGACAATTGCAATGACTACATCTGAAGTGTCCATCATATTTACCTCATTTCTATTTTAAATTGGTGGATAATGGTAAGATATACTTACTTACATTTGAGTCCGGGTTACACAAAATCGGTAACATATCAAAAATGATATGTAATTTTATTTACATTGGAGGGTATCAATGAAAAAAGGAACTATAATCAAACGTATTGTTATTTCAAATGATGGTAAAATAACGGCATATGCAGCTGTCCGAAATGGTGAAGAGTTTGTTTTACCGTTGACACGATCACAACGTAATGTATTCAGTCGATGGGGCAAAAAAGATTTCTTTGATGCCGTCCGTTCTGAATTTGGTATCGACTCAATTATTGATGAAAATACTTTTAAAATGGAAAAGAATTAATTGATTGGAGGGGAGATAAACTCCCCTCCAAACTCAATATTAGCTGTCTTCGGATTCTGTTTCGGTTTCTTCCTCCGAAACATCATCACATTCAATCGGAGACTCATCGTCAATATCATCAATATCAACGATTGCATCTTCTTCGATTTCTTCTGTTACGGATTCTTCTTCATCATTAGATGTAGGCGATTTCTTCAATTGTTTGAATACCTGATGGTATCCTGTTGCAGAAGCACCAGAAGCAAGACCGAAGAAAATTGCTTCGACAATGTTATTGCCCATTGTGACATTTGGCATGAAGTATCCGATTATGCCAAGAATCACACCGAATACGAGAGAGAAGATCGGAATGTATCGTTTGATCTTTTCCTCGTCACCTGTGATTGCAACAGCGATAATTTTTACGACTTCATTCAAAGCGACAACAAACGCGGCAAGAGTAATTGCTGTGAATTCCAACATAAAAATCTCTCCTTTACATATATATTCTTCATTCGATATCAACAACAGTGTGTTGTGATATTAATAATTCGTGGAGGTGTTCTTTTGGATATTTTCAAGAGACCTAAAACAAAACCGAAAAAGGTGCATCGTTTAGATGTGCATCGGATCGTAACCGTAAAACGTCGTGATATGCGAGAGTATATCATAAATGGTGAAAAGATTCCTGATGTTGTCAGAAAACCTGAAGTGAGGAGTGAAAATACAAATGGCGATTGATCCCAGAATTTTAAAACCGACACCAAAACATATTGACATTACTGAAGAGCGTGATGTTTCTGAGGAAGTTATGGAACACGCCGAAGAACATACTGTTGATGAATCTACTATTCCATCAGATGATGAGATGCCTGTTAATGGTATCATATTCCATTCTATGGATGGTAAAAGATATTTAATCAACAGAGATTCCATTAATTGGATGGATGCTGCGGCGAGTGTTCAGACAATTGAAAGTAACCTGTTAGTTGTCAGACAGGTTCTTCAGCAATTGATTGCTTCCGCAGTTGAACCGAATTCAGAACCTGATACATCATTTGCTTTATCTGTTATCAAGGATATTGTTGAAGGTTTTTGTAAACCAACATATACTGAATTATATTCTGGACTTGATACGGCAGATAATGATTATCATCTTGCCGTGTTATATTGTACGGATGCGATTGAACTGATGAATATCATGTTGAAAGAAATCGCAGTTTTCAATGTGAGTAAATCATTTTCTGATTTATTTAATATCTATTCACAGGAGGAGATACCCAATGACGATCACATTCAAGAAGATCAATGAACTGCCCGAGGGAATTCATAAGTTAACTGACAACTTTATGATTCTCGAAACCCCGCAGGATGATAAGGTTCAACTCGACCTTGTGTTTCCTGCAAAGAATGTAGAAGGAACTTACTATGATTTCATTGTAATTCCGGATGAGAGATATGGTTCTCTTACAGGTATTATGCAGGAAATCATGAAGGGTCTTTACAGCAATGAAATTCAACTGGGAGATGCTGACGTAAATGATGTTATGCGTGCTGCAACAATTGCTTCCGGTGAATTGGCTGCAGATGGCCGCGATTATCAGAAACAGGAAGAAGATAATTCAAACAAAATCTTCTATCATCTGATCAATGGACAGATTATGTTTTCTGATGCAACCCAGATGAACTGGGATGAAAACATCAAAAACATGGGTAATACTATTTCTGCTGCAGATAGTGTTCGTCAGTTGATTGCACTGTTGGAATCTCGTGAAGAAGTTGAAATCAAATCTTCCGAAGAGGAAACAACTGGTGAGATGAAGTCTACGATTGAACTTGCCAAGGCTGAAATTGCAAAGTTCCATGAGATTCATAAGCTTGATATCGATTACAAAGTATTCGAAGAAGCAGGTATTGCAACTGAACGTGAACTGCTTGTTCTGAAGTTGATTGATATCCTTGAAGTTTATCAGCAGCTGATTACAGCAACAGCTCTTGTCACAAATCAGCAGCAGCTCATTAATATGTATGAGCAGAGAATCAGAGAGTTGACAAATACAACATCTGAAACATCTGAAGATGCTGGTGAAATGAAACCTATTGATGTTGAAGAAGTGACATCTGATAAGACGGAGTAAATATATGAAAAAGGTACTGATCGGTTGTATGATTGGTGCCATCGTAGCACTGGTCATTGAAAAATGCCATGAATTATATCAAAATAAATTAGAATCAGAACAAAGGGCAGCGGCTTCCCGCTGCCCTTATTTTGTTGAAACTGATTCGAAAGGAGAAAAACATGTCTTTCATTATTCACCATAATGATGACGATGGTAGATGTTCTGCAGCAATTATTTATAATGATTGCTGTATGGCGGATCCATCTATGGAAATTCAAGGAAAGATATTTGAATATTCACACGGAAAAGATTTTCCCACAATTAACCCAGAAGAAATTCAGAAGAATGATACAATCTATATTGTTGATCTTGCTTTAGATTGGACCATCTTCAATTTCATGGTTAATGTATTGCATGCATGTGAAAATGTAAATATTGTTCACATTGATCATCATCAAAGCACACTTACATTTATCGAGAGCCTTGATGAACAAGGAAAAGCGTTCATGAAGAACATCACGACAATGTACAAGATTGGTGTATCCGCAACAATCCTGTGTTGGGTTTATTCATGCATGAATGAAGATGAGAGAAAACGTCTCGATACAGTTGTCTGGGACAATACAGCACAGTTTTCTCATATTGGTATTGGTCCAGATTTTGATCATCTTCGTGAATATCGTGTACCAATGGTTGCACGTTTTATCAATGACTGGGATGTATGGATTCATGAATTAAGCGGGACGCGAGCATTCCATTACGGTTTCTCATTAGAACAGGATAAGAAACCAACTAGCAGAGTTTGGGTTGATTTGTTATGGAGTACAAACAACAAAATGCTCAATGATAAATATGTTGAACCCGGCAATGCAATTGTTGCATATAAGGATTCCGACGCAAAGAATTGCATGCAACAAGCGTTCCAATATGACCTTGAATACAATGGGAAAACCATTAAAGTTCTTATGGTAAATGCACGTGGAGATTCATTCTTATTTGGTGATCTGATAAAAGACTATGATGCAGTATGCATGTTCTGGAGAACTGCTGCGAAGTGGTATTATAGCTTTAGATCCGATGAGGAGAAAGGTGTTAACGTCGCTGAAATATGTGAATCATTTGGTGGTGGTGGACATATACACGCTGCTGGATTCACCAGTGATGAATTAATGTTTATCAAATAATGGGGATTAATTGTGAGGGGCTGTTCGCCCCTCACAATTAACCGTACCTTTGACGCGAGAAAATGCTTTCCTTTGACACTACTGACCGACTATAAGGATCTCACAGAAGAAGTAGGTTGGACGGAACCTCATAGAAGACAATACCATCAGCTTGTGTCTATATATGTATCAAATCACACAACATATGCATGTCATTTGTCATGTTCCGAATCTGTGTATGCGTGTCACAGATTGATGGCCATCTTTACGGATTCATATGATCATAATCTGAAAATAATAAATGAGACTTTATTTTTTATAGACATAACCTGTCAAAGATATCTCTTGTATTACTTCGTCATATGATACATATTACATGACGCCTGACAATTCTATGCCATGTAATTGTTAACATATCATCAAGCTTTTACAACTTTTTCCAAAGGTGTTGTTGTCGGTTTAACCCCATCGATTGTTTGTGCAAGTCCAACATTAATTGCAGATGAAATATCTTGGAATAATAAACCTTGTAAGATACCTGCACGTTGAACTGCAACACGGAATTGTTCCTTGTCATATGACATTGGATCAACTCCACCATGACCATATTTCAATGCAAATGATTTACCACCAGCGCGACAAACACGTCTTGCAATAATCTCATATGTAATAGAAGGTCCGGTCAAATCAATTTTGTTAATTTCCATACAACGGAACATCATTTCTGTCATCATATTATATGGAATTTGTGCAGTCTTTGAATACAAATATATTTGGTTAATATAAAACTCAACATTCTTAACAGATTGACGAATTGCAACAGAACAGATTTGTGAGTCAGGTTCATATTGCAAAATAAAGTAATCAGGGTCTTCTTGAATGTCATCATAGATTTTGAAATCCAATGTTGTCGGCACAGTCATTCTGGTTGACAGTATTTCACGTCCTTCGTTGTTATAGAACTTCACAGGGACAACCCCGAATGAAGAACATGTGGTTGCTTCCAATGAGAATCCCTTAAATTCATCAAACATTTTCGGAATGAATATTTTCATCGGAAGCTTATTAACAATAAATCCTTCTTGAATATCAAAATAACTATTCGGTTGCTCAAAAATCCATTTCTTATCAATGACCGCAGCCGATTGTGATAAGTCATGCTTTGATTTCAATTTCAAGTTCAATAACTTTTGTGTGATTGATGTAACAAGTAGACCAATCTGTGTGACTTCCAAATTATGGAATACTCTACCTGCACATTTGCCACAAATTTGTTCGTGTGTACAACACTGCGGTGAATACATATTGACAGTCTTACCAACATAATTACCAATATTATCAATGGTAGTTAATACTTTCTTACCACCTTCATTGATATATCGATAAAGCATATACTGTTTATTTCGATCAGTAATTGTGAGAGGTATCGCTTGTGTAGTACCACAATCAGAATCAGGATCTGGGTCGATACTAATGGATTGCAACAATGCAAGAATGATTTTTGCCATATAACCGGCATCAGCAGTACCAATTGCTGACGGATATGCACCTGCAACAACAGAGTTAGCAAATGACGGAATGTCTTTTTTATTGATACCATCCATCAGTGAAGACTCAGAAATATCGAATCGACCAGTTAAACTATTGAAAACTGCACCACGCATGACATTAATTGTCTTATAATTGTTATCCAAATTTCCGTCACCAGATGCATACATGTCATATCCGTAATCATTTTTCAGATTCTCACGGACGAGTTTCATCAACTCTTTTTCAACTGCATTTGATGCAAGTAATTGTTTTGTTGGATCTTTTGAATGTAAGTCATCATGATATTTTTCAAGTAATTGTAATTTCAATTGTTTTACATTTTGCATGGGTCGAACAAGTGATGGTGAAATTGTTGATGATAAGAATGAAGCACTTTGGAATCCAAGTTTATCACGTCTATCAACAAACATACCAAGAATTTTTGTATCGATTTGAGATGTGATAACGAGGTTATTCACCAACATATTTAACTGTCCCAAACCTTTCTTGTGAAGAGGGATGTTCCAATATCCAAGAAATTTAATGATACCTGTATATTCCAATAAGTATCGGTTCATGAATAATATCCCAAGTGTTGTTTCAACTTCATCTTTCACGAATTCATATTCTGAATGTGTTAATTTGATATGATCATTGGCATTAAATGCAGATTGTTTTTGTGAATTTGTAGACCTATCATAATAAGATGCAAACAAGCTTTCAAGAAAAGCTTTATTAAATTCTGATATATCAGCACCCAAGATACGTTGTTTTCCAACCTGGGATGATGACGATGTCATAGGTTGTGCCATATCTTTTCCTCCTTTATATGATAAAGATTATCGTTCGGTTTCCTGAACTATTTTTATTTTTGATATGTATATTATTGCCATGAATAGGATGAATGTTCCTATTTAAATAATTAAATTGAAAGTGAGGACTCCACAATGATTATCCCCGACCAACTGCTAAAAGAGATAGCGGAAAAGAATCTTGAAATGTTTTTCGCAAGGAATGTATTTCAGATTGAGATTGAGCATATCAAACATACATTATTGCTCAAGATCTATCCAGCAGACAGACATGATTCACCATTATCTGCAATACTTGAAATCAATTGTAAAGAGAGACGAAAGATGATGACATTTATGAGCGTTCAATTGTATTGCGAAGCAATTGATGATGATTTCTTGGAGTTCGTGAAATGTTGCCAAGAAATCCAAATCAAGATCGATCAGATATCCTGTTATCAGAAAATTTATTATGGATATGAAGATCGATTGTTGGTAAACTTCACAGAAATCGGTATCGACAAAGATGATTTAACGAGAGACCTGATCGTTAAACGTGACGGTGATATCTCGTTAATCAGTTTCAAAGAAGACGGTACTGCAACAACAACAGCATTTTTATCGATCGACGAATTCGTTGAATACTTGGATAAAATTGATGATGTAAATATCGATTACTGTGGAGCAACATTCGTCTATCTGACAGATTATGACCGTTATGATGATTCTGATATCGATGATGAGGATGAATAAATGTGGGGGCGAAAGCCCCCACATTACCCATTTCTTCTTTTTTTTACTTGAATATCTTTCCGAATATCTTGTAGCGAGGTTCCTCCTCGTCAAACCAGATATACCGGATTACATCATCAAGAAAAATTCCGATTGCTGATAATAAGAACCACAAGCATGAATTTAACAGACAAATTTGTCCATAGAAGTTCAGAAATCTTCCTGAGTAATCCCAGATGTTCCATCCAAGTTTGATATTAAGAATATATCCAGATATCAATTCGAGTGCTGTAATCACAAATGCACCATAGAACATTTGTAACAGTAAAGGAATATCCCAAGTATACCACTCATTCAGAAGACCAATGATGACAAAACAAATACCACCGACAATGAACATTGACCAATGTGTGAATCCGCGTAAACCAATTTCAATACCGGCATAAATAAAACCGCCAATTAGAAACAGTATACATTCCATGATCAAATTTTTTGTCAGTTTATTCATTATGATTCACCACCATTGTTCGCGTTTATTACAGCGGTAAAGATTTCTTCAAACAATCCAATGATCATGGTGTGATCAACGACATTATCGACATTTGATAACGCTTCACTGATTGTTCTTGACGATGTGATTGTCATTGTTGCAAATCTTGCATACTCTTGTGATTCAAGTTTTTTATTGATTGCAACAATGACTGTACCGTTGTACAGATCCTCATTCAACGAAACTGCAATCAACCATGTATGATCAACAACGAGATCATATGTTGTCGCGGAACGACGATTCATCGTATCTGAATAATGTTCTTCAATAACAGATATTGTTGTATCAAACAACGTATTCTGATTTCGAACTTCTGTAACATTGGTTTCCATGTGTTCTTGAATTTCAGGTTTCATAAGTCAGTTTCCTCCTTACATTGTAAAATATGCATTCATATCAACCATCGGTATTGATTCTTCACGTTGAGGATGATAGATACTTTCATAATCAAACGGATCTTCAATAATACTCGTAAACGTGACTTGAGTCGTTTCTATAATTGCTTCCATCTGTCTATTGAGTTCATCATCTTCAATTCTGGAACCATAATTGAATGCAGCTATCTGTTCGAAATCAGATAGTGATTTGATATATGCCTTAACAAAGTTATTATATGTCGTGTGGTATGTAACCCAGTTGACACAAAGTTGCGAAATCATCAGAATCTCTTCTGGTGTATATTGCCGACACAACTTCCCATCTGCATGATAAAAGATGGGAAGTTGCGGAGCCATAGCTGCTTGTGTTGCCAATTTAGATAAATTCATCTGATCATTTGTTGTTAATGAATAATGATCGTCACCAACTTGAATGCCTGATTCAATCATTGAATGACATGTGGATGAGATGAATTCAAGTTTGATACGTTTTGCTTCTGCAATATGTTCTGCATCAGCATCAGCACGTTTTACGAATCTTCCTTCGATATATCGATATGAAAAGATATCATCTGCAATGTCTGGTGGGATGTTATCTACTTGACAACACCCTTCCGCGTTGGGATCTCCTCCAACGCGGCAGAATTCAATAATGTTATATTCATTATCAAGCTTAATAACCATTTTAGATCAAACCTCCTTACATGATTCCATAAATTCTTATTGATTTAAATTTCAAATAATAAGAAGTACTGGTCCATCTAGAACCAGTGAACGTGAGTGTGTAGTTATTGCTGTACCCGACATTTAGTGTTAAATGTGGACCATATGATGATGAAGATCCCCAGTTTGGGTGATAACCGATACCGACATTATATGAAACACCGGTTCCACTTACTGCCAACAAGTACTTTATTGGTATTAAGAAATTAAATCTGAAACCATATGAACCTTCACCAGAATCAGTCGATGATGTTGAAATTGTACATGTCATGACGCAATATAATAATTTCCATTGAGTCATAATAGCGTCTGTACATGTAACACTGGCATTTGAAACATTTCCACCTGAAGTATTGTTCCATGTTTGATCTGCCAATAATGGTTGAATCTCTTCACGACCATTTGAGTATCCATCGATAGTCCAATGCGGATTATAATTCGTATTTTGTGACAAATGATATGTTGCAGTATGACCAGAAGGAAATTCATAATATCCTGATGTGATCGTACCGATACGTTGTTCTGCACCCGAGGTTATTTTCAACAAATATGTTCCATAACTTTGTGGTGGATGTGAGCCTGTATTTTCACACATACCAATGAATTCAAAAGTTGCACCGCATAAATGCATTTCATAATAAATTCCATCTACAGTAAATTGTAGAATGTCATTATAATCATAAGAATATTTTGATTGAATAATCACATGTTCCCATGTACTTGCGTGAATATATCCTTGTGATATAAAATGTGCCATCAAATCAGCTAATGTAACTCGTTGTTTGTCACTTGATTTACATTTGATATATACATTTCCAATAGTGGAGATTTGTCCGGGAATTGTTAATAAACCATTTGAATTAAATACCCATGATTTAGACGAATTTTGTATTTTTAATGTTGTTGAAGCAGCTGCTATATTCCAATCATATGTTGACGTTGCGGTATCTGATGTATGGAAGTTAATACCTGAACCAATACCCATAGCACCATCAGATGCAATCCATGGGAACTTATCAAACCATGCACCTGAAACAGCTTTTACAGATGTATCGATAATATCATAATATGTACTTCCATTAGAAAGATAATGTCGAAACAATCCTGTTGTAGAAGCTAATGCGAGATATCCGAGTGTTTGTGTTGCATTATTATTTACATTTGTAAATTTAATCGCAGCAGTACCAGTGCCTTCACGATGAATTGTCAAAGGTGCCCATGAAGAATTGGATATGTTTACATTTGCAAAGTATCCCCAATTCCATCTGGCTGTCGAATAACCTATCTGACCTTTTTTGTCTATCGACGGACAGAAAACACCTTGTGAATCAATATATATTGTTCTTAAATTTGTCCAATCTTCATGCGCTGTTGTTGATAAACTATCAGAACCAGTTATGAATGTAATATTTGTATCTGAAGATATTATCATCCGTTCTTCAGTAACACTGAATGCTGATGAATATGGGGTCAAGCTTGCATCAAATGCTGTCTCAAATAGATTTTTACCAGATTCACCAGAACTAATCATTGTTATTCCGCCATGAGTGTACCCCAAAAATAATCCGTAACCATAACTATTACCAGGGATCATTTTAACGAATGAACCTGAGTAGCTCGATGAAAGATTCGCAGGTTGATAATTTATCACAAAGCCAGCATTATCTGCATCTGATAATAATATAGAATCTTTGTAAAGACGCAACCATGTATTGTTATAAGCCGTACCCATATAGAAATATTGAGTTTCAGTATTATTTGCAGAAAAGGCACCAAATGAACCAATTGCAGTTGACCAGTCATCAGAGAAAACTGTTATTCCACGTGCCCATGATGAATTTATAACTTGGAATTGTGTGCCATAATATGTTAAACGACAGCTGTTTGCGTTACTTGATGGGATCGTTATCGTCGCAGATGCATCCATAGTTCCACCTGCAAGCGGTAAATACGGGTGTGTATGCGAAGGTAAATCAGATGCCGCAACTGAAGCAGTACCTGTGATATGACCGGATGCATTGTATTTGATTTTATATAAACCTGCTGTTGTCACTGCGGTAACAGAATCCGTATGATTAATCGTATATGTATTACCAGTATAACTTGTCGAAGCAGCTGTAGCAATTGATAAACCTGTTCCTGCTAATAGATTTCCAGTATGGAGTATTGGATATTCTGTACTATGACTAGAATTACTTGCATTGGGCAAGTAAACATTGATTGTCATATTACCTTTTGAATTTGTTGAATCATATCCTGTTGAAATATATGTCTTTCCAACGTGTCCTGCAACCGACGACGATTTTGCACCAATCCACAAATTCGTACCATTATCACTGATTCCTGCATAAACATTCGATCCACTGTCTTTCAAGTAAATACCTTTACCTGTTGCATTAAACTTTAAGTCACCAGAAATCTGATCGGAACCAGCTAATGGAATATATGAATGTGTATGACTGATGGGTGCGTAAACACTGTCAGCTTTTCCTTTTACATATGACCATAAAGCAGACATTGGTCGACGGTGATATGTTGTTGTAGATGTTCCACCGCCAACATATTGAGAGACATAATAATCGGCATCTACAGGTGTGGATGATCCTGTACTGAGTTTGTTTATTAAACCGCTTACATCAGTTGCATCCAAAGCTGATGCAGCTGAAACATGACCAGTGCCATCAACTGTAATTTTATAAACGCCTGACGATTTTGAAGTGTATGTCTTGTGTGAAAGTGACACACCATATTTGACTGTAACCGCGGTATTACCGGATCCAATTGTTTGAGAATTCTCTGTTACTGTTATAACATTATCTCCGCTGGTTATACATCCAGGTGTTAATAATCCAACCCAATCACTCCATGTATCAGTGTCTTTTTGTCTAAATAATGGACGATCATTTGTTGCAGTCATCTGCCATACGTCTGCTGCTGAACCAGATTGAATACCAACCCAATCGTACATTCCACCAATCAAGTCATTACCCCAGAAGAAGAAATTTCCATCAGTGGAATCAACTGTCGATGATGTCAATTGTTTTACATAACCGGCAGCTAAATCATATGCAGATTTAACAGCAGATGGTGTGGCTGCTAATGCTGTTGATGTTGATGATGTAGATGATGATAATTTGACAAGACCATATGCCGATGTTGTACCAGCTGGAACTGTTGCGGTTGTTGCAGATCCGGTAGATGGTGTTAATGTGACAACGTACGTTGCATCACTCGCAGCTCCTGACAATGAATATGTTGTATTCGTGTCACTACCAGGAATACCCAACGCAGTGATATCCGCTTTCACAACTGCTGTAGAACCAGTGATATGTCCTTGTGCATCATATTTGAATTTCAAAAATGAATTCGATGTTACTGCAGTAACAGAATTCGTATGACTTAAACGCACACCAGAATTGAATGTCACAGCACCATCATCGGTTCCAATTGTCGTTGTTGTAATTGTAGCAGTTATACCACCATTCGCCGTAACAGATGATGGTGATAATAAACTGATCCAATCTTGCCAAACAGTACTACTTCCACCGTTATCATTTTGACGATATAGCAACATATTTCCTGCATATGGCATAAGTTGAAATTTATCGGAACCAGAATCTCCCTGGATACCAATCCAGTCATAGCTTCCATTACCTAATAAATTATCACCATAGAAAAAACAAGATCCCGCGGTAGAATCAACTGTTGATGATGTAAATAATTTTGGTGCAAGGAATCCATCAAATTTAGTCGCAAAAATTGTACCAGATGCTGGTTGACAATAAATTGCCTGTGTTGTAAACGTCGTATCTGTCACAGTTGATGGTGCGAATCCAGCAGTTGCACTATTGGATGCACCTATTACGAGTGGACGATAATTTGTATATGTCGATCCAACTGCGGTTTGTGTAACCTTCGTATCAGTATTAGTATTCGTCTGACAATAGATATCTGTTGACGTACCGTTGATCTTAATTGTACCAATCTTTGTTCCAGAGGTGAGTACTTGTGTGAATGACGTCGTCCCAGTATTCAGAACTGTTCCTGATGTTGCCGGAAATGTTTGAATGATTTCAGAATTCGTCGATGAAACTTTGAATGTGTGGTACGATGTTCCAGGAGAATATAAACGGATCAAGCCCTCTTCATTGTCAGCTGTTCCTGAAGCTGTTGAATTACCTAATATCAACCGTGAATTACCGACTGCTGATGTTGTACCTTTGGTATGATTGAACTTAATTGATGCCATGATATTAACACCAGCAGTACCTGCGCCAGTTACAAACGTCGGCATGTAAGAGGTGTCAGCAGTTGATGCAGGTAATAATGTCGCAGTAACCTTGGTATCAGTATTGGTATCATCGTGATAATCATTCATAATCCATGAGGTTCCATCATATGTAAATGATACAATGGATCCAGCAGGCCATGATGCTGCAACAGTTGTACCAGGAACTGTTGTTCCATATCTATACACATTCTTTGCTGCAGTTGATCCGACCTTTAATGTCGGTGAAGCAGCTGTATTTGAATATGTAAATTTGACATGGATTGTGACTCCGGATAATAATTTATCGAAATCTGCACATGTGACAACCTTTGCTGCGGTTGCAGCTGCTGTGTCACATGTTCCATATAATGTAGAACCAATCAAGCCGGTACTACCGGCTGAGTCGGTTATCTTACCTACAAACGGCATAAAATAACCTCCATTATTTTATTTTTAACTCTTAACAGCCACCACCGTCTTCGAAGAAACAGAAATATTCGGAATACTTCTTGCAGTGTATGAAAGAGATGGGAGCGTACCCGGATCCCAACTATCTGTTGTGATTGCATCAAATGTAATTGCGGTACCAAGAACTGGTAATGTACCGGCAGACCAAGAATCTGCGGAATTTACTTTGATAGCTGTACCGAGTGTTGCAGCAGATCCAGCTGACCATGCTGAAATATATGTTGCAGTTTTATCTTCTGTCACCACAGTTGCAGTTGGAGTTGCTATTGTCAATACACCTTCTGAAATGGTTGCTGATGGAACAGCATTGTTTATCGTCTTAACTGATTTTGCAGTAACATTTGATTTTGTCATTGATGGCGCCGTTCCTGCTGATGTTACATTTGGAATAGTCTTTTCAGTTGGTGTTAATGAAGGTAGTGTACCAACTGATGTAACATTTGGAACAACTATTGTTTCAACAGTTACGCTTGGTAATGTACCGGCAGACCACGCAGTGATATCATCAGCGGCAATTGCTGTACCTGCAGTTGCAGACCCCACTGATGTAGTTGTTAAAGCGGGTTGATCATTTAATACCCAATATCCTGTACCGGATACTTCAACATATGTCACCGCAATGATTGCACCAGCAGGCCATGATTCAATCACAGTTGTGCCAGGTTTGACAATTGTTCCATCGATACCATAACGAGCAATTGTTTTTGCACCTGTTGAATTAATATTCAATGTTGGATTTGCTACAGTATTGGAATATTTAAATCGAACATGTACAGTGACGCCAATGAGTAATTTATCAAAATCAGATAACGTTACAACCTTTGCAGCAGTTGCAGCTGCTGTGTCACATGTACCATATAATGTAGAACCTACTAGACCAGTTGTACCACTGGTATCTGTTATTTTACCTACATATGCCATATAGTTTTCCTCCTTATGGTGTTATACTTGAATCAAGCGTAAATGTTAATACACCTTGATTAATGTCACATGTTGTTGGATTTGGTGCATAGAGTTTCGTTCCATTCACAGAACCAATCTCAACACCAGACGTCAATGTCTGTTGTACATCAACCGCAATCGCAACCGCATCATCTAAAAATTTTTTATCCGCATCAATCAGATTTGTACCATCATAATATAACACCGGATGCATTTCCGTCAATGATATTTGATACGTGTTTCGTGGCATTCCAATATAAATATAATAGTACCCTGATCGAAGTGTTTGTGTTAAACCATTTTCCGTAACAGACCAATGTCGATTTTCATCAAATGTTACTTCCCAATATATTGGTTTATACATCGTCCATCCAACTGTATCAGTGATACCGGTTGCTGAATAACGGGAATCAATCGTTGTAATAATTGGAAATTCTGCGTCAGAACCTATCGCACTGCCTGATGCAACATTGGAGCTTCCAGAATAATAGTATATGTTTGGCTTATATCGGAACTTTCCTGTTGTATAGAAAGACTTTGTTCCTGTACCATGTGTTGTTGTCAATGATTCCATTTGATCGTCTTTATTGATTGCGCACAATGAATATTGCTTTACACCATTTGGTCCAGCTTTTAGACGTTCATTAACGTATGTCTGACTGTATGTATTATTGTCAGGAAGCGTTTGGTTTCCTGTAAACGCAATCGTGGAGACAGAGAAGTTTGTTGAACTATATCCCGGAACGTCGGCAGGTTTCAAAGCATTATCATAGAACGTGAATTCACAACCTTGTTCTTCAAGTATCTCCAGAACAATTGTACGTTTGTAACTCGCACTGGTTGGATTCGAGGATGATTGCATACCGATGCCAATTATGTTTCCATAATTTGTTGACGCATTATATCCGGCAGAAGTTAATCTTCCAATATAATGATAATATACTGGACGATACGATGTGTTCACCATATTATTGATGATATTATAAGACAACGCCGCTCTGGTGATTGTATATGTAACATCAGCATATGCCCGGTAGTTCACCTGACCAGGGACGTATATAAGAATTCGAAATCGGATGAATGCCGTATCGTCATACGTTGTAGGTCTCGCATATCCAAAATAAAACACAGCACCCGTAGAATCATTTGAGGAGCCTATTACATCGGTAAATGTTTTGGATCTGATAATTAAATCATTTCGTGATGTACCATTAAATACTTCTGGTCGAAAGTCTTGATACCATTTTTGTATCTTACCCATCTGAGTTGCCAAATCTTCCGATGTTGATAACAGGTTTGCACGTGTCTGTTGTTCATGTAGCGTCATATTGACTTTGACGTTATCAAATTCCTTGTTCGACATATACGGATAACATCTCCTTTCTGTAAAAATTTACCGAAACGTTTTCGGTGATATAGTAAAAAGGTGCGGGGTTAATACCCCGCACCTTAATTATATTTATCAAACGACGTTCAATGTGAGAATATCCAATTCAATAACTGGATCATCACTCCATGTTCCATCTGCACGGAGATAATGCGTTCCGTTTGTTCCAGATGCAGCAGCAGGTACAAGACCGTGTGTGCCAGCGGCATTTGCTGTTGATCCAACATAATCCGAATTATTGTTGGAACCAAGTTGATTCAAATACTTCCACTGAGCAGTACCTGAAGCAGAATATACTAAAATCTGATCTGCAGCACCACCTGTCGGAATATGTTTGTTTCCGGCTGTTGTTGGGTGTGTATATATCGTTAAATCTGAATCTGGTTTATCACTGTATTTGCGCGTGATAACGCCATTGGATTTATATATAACATCCAATAATGCAGATACCGAAGGTGATTTCAGTGATACGAACGTTGTACCACTCCAACGATATGTTGGACCATCATCTTTTACCGGATCACTCAGGTCAACATAGATTTTATCACGTGCAGGCGTGATCTCTTGTGTTTTTGCAGAATCAGAGTAAATCTTTCCTGCCGTAGAATCATAGTAACACTCAATAACATCATCGACATATGATGGCAAATAAATCGAGTTAACAACTTTTGCACCACCATCAGTGATAATCAAATCATTTGTCGAGTCAGGTTTTGCTGGAACAAATGCTGTTGTCGGTTGATAAGCTGCGGTGTTCAAACCATGAATTGTGACAGATTGTGCAGTTCCACCAGAAGGTGTAACAGTAAACTTACCATTTGTCGAACCTTCCGCAAATGTGTATGTTGTATCTGTAAACACAGCGTCTGAAGGAACAGACACATTTACATTACCACCGATTGTATAGTTGTTTACCTTACTGACGATATTTGTTGCAACGATTTCACCTGCATTTGTTGATAAGTAAACACCTGTGTCAGCAACAGATTCAACTGCTGCTGCTGTCGTCGTAGGTGTTGTTGTTGTACCAAGTAAATATGCTTTATGTGTTTCATCTTTGGTAACATTGACTTTGGTATCAGTATTGGTATTCGTTTGACAATAGATATCTGTTGACGTACCGTTGATCGTGATCGTACCAATCTTTGTTCCAGATGTAAGCACCTGTGTAAATGAAGTTGTTCCGGTATTCAGAATCGTACCAGCTGTTGCAGGTAATGTTTGTGTAACATCAGCTGTTGTTAATGAAGCAGATGTTAAGATATTTGCATATGATCCACTTGTAACTGCTAATGAACCAACTTGCAATCTACCCGCAGTTGTAGTCAAGAATACACCAGTATCAGCAATTGATTCAACTGCTTGGTTGGATGACGTTGGTGTTGTTGATGAACCTAATAAATATGCCTTTGTTGTTGTACCAAGCTTCATATTAACCTTGGTATCAACATTCGTTTGACAATACAGATCCGTCGATGTTCCATCAATCGTAATCGTACCAACTTTTGTACCAGAAGTCAGATTACGAGTAAATGAAACTGTTGATTTTCCTGATGCTAAATCATATGCCGATTTAACCGCCGATGGTGTTGCAGCAACAGTTGTAGATGTCGAATCTGTTGCAGATGAAAGTGTTGTAATACCATATACAGATGTAGATGCCGTTGGAACAGTTGACGTTGTGGCTGATCCGGTTGACGGTGTTAATGTTGTAACCCATGTATTTCCATCATATGCTCCGGATAAACTGTATGTCGTATCAGTGAATACTGCATTCGATGGAACATCCTTACCGACCGTATGTCCATTGACGGTTGCAGCAGCACCGGTCCATACAACAGAATGCCAATTGTTATACCAGTTTTGAATTTTACCCAATGCAAGCGCTAGGTCTTGTCCATGGGGGTGTTGTTCCGTTGTGGAACCATCAATGTTTGAAGCATGGTTATTACCGCCTTCAACAGTGACATCTGAAGTAGCTTGTGAAAATGTAACATTTATTTTTACTTCATTAAATGTCTTGCTTGACATGAAATCATCTCCTTTATGAAGTTACACCTCAACATTTAATGTGAGGCGATGATAGTCCGGAATACTTACAACACCGTTTGTGACATCCAAATCCTGTGAAAATTGCATGATGGTCGAAGTTTCACCATTCTCAATAGAGATTAATGACGGACCATTCATCTCGAGATGTGTTACTCCCGTATTTGTAATGACGTATTTGCCAATTTCAATTGGCCATGATATTTCACAATATTGGAGTGAGTTCTCATCGATTGTAATGTCATTCTGTTCTTTTAATAGTAATATGACATATGTAGCATGTTCAGGACGTGTTGAATCACCGGATAATGTATGCCATGTTGAATCCATTTGTATGAATTCATGATTGGAATTATAATATGCTGCTTTCCATACCATATCTGTCGAATCTGTTGCTTGGGCTGATACATTCAACATCTGTGTCAAACCAGTTTCAATTTCAGGAGATCGAATGACATTTGTAATTGTATCATCATGAGTTCCAGTAGTTGGATCAATTGAACCTTGTTCCCAAGCCAATGACGTGATATCTTGTGTTGTTTCACCTTCATCAATAGAAATTCCATCACCAGCAACATATTCAGGAACTTCGCCTGATCCAGTTACCCATAAAACACCTTGCGAATTGACAGATAAACCATTGCCGACAATAACACCACCAAGTGTTTCCGTTGTTGCTGGTTCAATTGTTACTCCTTCGACCGTTTTCCATGTACCTTCCGCGGATAAGAATTTATCTTTATCAGCAGGATATGGTGCTGGTACCATACCGTCAGTACCAGCATGCAAACCGTCAGTTCCTTCAAACACTTCATAGTTTTGCAAACTTGCAAGCTTTTCTTTTTCTTCACGAGTATATGACGCAGTAGTATCATTTAAGATATCAATGTTATTGTGTATATGTGCTTTTTCTTGTAATTCTTCGATATCTTCTTTGACTTCAGTGTCATCATAATTTTCCAAACTCGCAAGTTTTGTTTTTTCTTCACGAGTATATGGTGCAGTTGTTTGATCTAAAATATCTTTGTTCGCATGTGTATGTGAAGCATTTTCCAATCGGTTAATTGTTGGCATAATTTCAACACGTTTCACATATGCAGATAAGTCAACATCAAAAGCTCCACCAATAGAAATCCATTTACTATCATTCCATAAATATGTTATTGGATCTGGATATCCTGGATTATTTACAAATCGAATTTCTCCAAGTTTATTGCCAGTGATTGGTAATGATTCTTTTGTCGGATAAATTTGAGTTGATGGAATTGATACAGCTTTCAGATTTGTAATGATTCTGTCAACTTGTTCTTTTGTGTAATAATTGGATAAATCTCCACCTTCTCCACCTATATATGGGAGTTGACGATAATATTTATCACCCTCGCCAACTTTCAATTTGGTGAGTCCTTCTGGAAATAATTCTATACACAGAACACCGCGTGGAATAGGCCAGTTTGCAATACCGGCTTCTGTCCACTGTTTGGATGTTCGGATGACATGTTCGAAATGATCATATTGAACATTTTGTGAAGCCATAATAAGACCTCCTTTCTGTCAAGTTACTGAAACGTTTTTGTGCATAATCGGGTGGGGATATCCCCACCCGATTATTTTGTATTATTCATTTATATCCCATATACAAACAAAATCCACAATGTCAACAAGAGTTCTATCTAACCAGCTATCTACTGTTCCATTAGTATTCATAATAGTGTCAGGATACTGCGCAGTGTTTCTTCTTCTGATAACACAAAATGGGAATTGGTAACTCGGTATAGGCACTTCCGGAGGTACTGTAAAGAGTCCAGTCTGCCAACCAGTTGAGAAGTTTCCCATCGTGATAGATACTTGCATAATAGCCATGTTGTCTATTATTTGTATACCTCCGGATGAACTGGAAACCTTTGTCGTATCAACACTTACTTGATACTCCGGTGTTATCACATCCCATGAGAAATCACCTGCCACAATTGCAGCACTATTACCACTGATTGCAATATGCACTTCGCCGTTTGGTAAAATATATCCGGTGTAGTCAAATCCATAACCACCATTGCCACATTTGAACAGATATTTTGTGAATGGTCTGATTTCTTCTGGTAAAATAAATGCAAGTTTATCACCGGATACAGAAGACTTGAATGTTACTCTACCAGTCCATGTTACTTTTGGACCAATCTTGACAGGTTTTCCAGTGACTTCCGATACATCGGAAGCCGGTGTAACCTCGTAAAATACTGGAACCGCACCTGTCTTGACATTGACATCAACGGACGAATACCCATCAGCACTATCATCGGTGGCATTATATACGCCATTTTCAGTGATAGATTTGTCAATTAATACTGCAGGAGTTCCTCCGCCACCATGTGGATCCTCTTCAGGAAATAACTCATAAAAGTTATCACCGGTAATTGGATCACCCGTGGAAGAATCAGTTATATAATATTTTGAAAAATTAATTAAATACCGAATCTGTGATGCTGTTGCCGTAAATCCAACAACAGGATTCGGTTGATTAATGATCGCGATGTTCACATTGTTTCCAGGTGGAACTGTAACATCACGAACATCAATTACCAGTGTAGAAGACATTCATATCCCTCCGATCATTCTTGTTCGATCAAAGGAACGAGCTTTCCGTCAAGCACATCAGTTGCCAGAGCTTCCTCAACTGGAATTGAATCGTCATTTGTTGTGGTATATTCCATTGTCGTCTGATACAACGTTCCAGGAATTAACCATACAATGGTTCCTTTGTGATATGTTGTACCTTTACGATATTCATCACATGTGAGATACAGATTATTGAGATCATACTGCATCTCCTGAATCTGAAATTCCAGAGCATTTATCTTCTGCATAAGAGTTGCAATGATCTGTTCAGTTGGATTAAACAAAGACTTGTAGATTCCATAAGAATCGCCAGCCATAATAGTATTCGACATGAATACAGTGAATGCGATACGTAGACGTGTTGTCACATTCAGCTGAACGGCAATACTCCAGTTCACATTCATTGAACCAATCATCAGTAACACATCTTGTGTCGTTGAGTTGATTGTGTCATGTTGAACTGCGACATGCGTATTGTTATTTGTCCATTGATAATATGGATTCAATGTATTGACAATATGTTCCTTTGTATCAATAACACCGACATATGCCTCGACACGTTCGATTGCCAACTGATATACACCGGCATAGTCAAGTTGTGGAATATTTGTCACAGCTATGTTTTTGAATGATGTGATGAAGAAATCATTGATATCAGTATAATGGAACAGATGGTTGGAACAAGTTGAATCTACATGGGAAGAGTAAACCACACCACCATTACGATCGCGCAACGTGAAATGGAACCGGAAAATCACACTCGATTTTTGAATCGGAAGAACTTGTTCCAAAGTTTCATATTGAGAGGAAATCACACTTTCGATGAATGATTTCCATACTGTATTTGTGACAATGTCACCAGTCATATCAAAAGATCCTGTCAGATTAATGCAAGACGGATCAGTTGATTTCGAAATTCTGGTATAAACATTTTCAGAAACACTCAGTTTTGTGCCATATGTAGTCGAAGTGTTGTCCAACAAATATGGTGTATTGTTGATGATCATATATGCATTCTCTTGCATGTCACCGGACACAGGATACTGTGCAGTATTTGGTTGATGCATACTGGTGCAACAATCACATTGATACAACGCACCTCTTGTGAACGGATATGACACGAGTACCGGTTGCTGAGATCCACAGCCTCCACATCCAATGTTGTTCATAAAAATTTTCCTCCTCACTTGATTTTCAATGTTTGTTTAATAATCCATATAATGATCGGAGTCCATAAGAATACTTCTTGTGATAATGAATTATCAAACAATTGATCGCCCGTATAGAGCGAAAGATCCTGAATTGTACGAATTCTGCCATGAATATAATCATGAATTAATGAAATATAATCATGACGAGAAAGTTTAAATGCACGGATACATTTATCACGACATTTACAGCATGGACAATCACAGATTTGACATTCACGGATATCATTCTCGGCTGCAAGAATATTGTATACTTCCATTGGGAAGTATAAACCTTCACCCGGATTCAGACACCATTCATCACCAGGAATCATGATATCTACATCATATCCATAATTTGCAAATGATGAATCTGGGAATTCTGAACCTTTTACAGTTCGATATTTGAATGTCGAAAGATATCGTAATGGCGCCTCACGTTCAATCCATTTATATGGAGAACGTTGATAATGAAAATCCATTTCAGGTTTATTACGAATCTTATTTTCATTCAGAACAATATTCCGATGTCCATTATCACGTATCATAATTCCAGTACGTGCCATGAACATGTTTCCACAAACATCAAATAATGTTCGTCCATTTAAATGCAATAAGAAACAATTGTGTGTTCGATCATAATAATTGGCAATATAATTTTCAATCATATCATCAGTCATTTTGATCAGTCTGGAACGAAGCTCGTAATCTTCTTTACCAATGACAGGAGTAAGATCTTCACCACCAACAGTTTGAAGATCCATCACATATTTACCGACAACTTGCTTTTCAAGATATTGCAGTTCTTTCGGTTCAGTTGTATATAAACTATATGTGATGCGATATGAGCCATCGGTATTCAATCCGTCTTGTGTAACTTCTGTGACACGAATCAAATGTGTCATACGCAAATGATTTACAATAAAGAAATCATTTTCTTTTGGCATAATTGTTCCAGGAATTATGAATGCTTCACCATTTAAATTATAATCACGAACATTTGTAGAACCCGCATTTCCATTTTCTGGAGACAATGGAGAAAATGCAATCAATACCATGTTCTCAATTTTACGATAACGCAAAGGTGAATCATTTCCAAGAATTTGATAAGCGTCATTCAGACCAAGTGAATCTGTTGTATTTTGCTCGTCGATATTAAAATATGTGACAAGTGTTCTACCGCTACCAGTATATTTATTAATACGAGAATGCAAAAATTTATCGTATTTATAAATTTGCTGATCGACTAACGATTTTTCGTCATAAATCAATTGTGCCATCTTCTTATCACCAACTTTCAAAAAAGAAATTATAAACGTATCCAACGTTTACAATGCGGTTTAATGAAAATATTTTATTTCTGAACACATATATTATTGGGAAGCACGGATACAAAATATTTCTCTACCGTGCAGAAAGGAAGTATTATCATGGTAAAAATCAGAATCATTAGCAGTGCACAGACCGATGTTACAGATCTGCGTGCAAAAGGTTGGCATGTCCTGGTATTCAGAGGCACAAAACTTGATGACGATTTCATCACATTCGAAAAGAAAGACATTCGATTTGTCGTTAAAATCGGTGAGAAGGATGGTAATCGTGTCGTTGAAATCTTCAAGTTCATCGATGGTCATCAGAAAGATGAGAAACAGTTCTTCGAAAACGGATGTGGCATCAATGGTACTTACTGGATTTCCGAAGGTAAGACGAATGAGTTGACATACATGTTCTACAGAAATGAGAAGCTGCAGACTCTTATCGACGAATTCGGTATCCGTCGAGTTGTATTTCCGAAGGATCCTGGCGAAAAATTTGAGAAGGATGTATATCTGGATATCGAGAAAGCAAAACGTTATTCCGGAACATTACCGGAAGCTCCATCGTTCCATACAGATGGAACATATGAGGAAGTTGGCACTGATGTGAAGGGTACTCGTAAATGGCATGTCACAGATGCAAGTTACATTTATGAATACAATACCCTCACACTTACAATTCCACAGGTATATGATACGGAAAAGATCCGCGAGTTATTGGATGAATTGACTCAGTAATACAAAGGAGGGTGTTCGATGAGTGATATCCAATATAATTATCCAGTCGAAAAATTGGACGAACTCATCTCCATGATTTATGAACAGGGAATGACACCATTGTTGCCCCCTGATCTGCGTGCTGAAGTAGATCTTCGTTATCAGGAAATGCTTCATTATGGTGAAGATATTGACGACGACGATGATTCTGCATTTGCAAATGCAAGACGTCAGCATGAAGAAGTCATGAAGAACATTGAACAACAAAAGCGCAAATCTCATTCGAGAAATGTTCTCGTCTTGGAATTGACAGATGAAGAGAAAGCAGAATTAAAAGACGCCATGTCATCATCTTATGTTCGTTCTGATCCGAATTTGCCATATTATATATCCGATAAAGATTTGGATATGAATGAAGAACGCAAGCGAATTTATGCACAATTAAATTCGCTTGGAAAAGTGTATTATCATCAGGAAGATTTCAACAATGCAATTGCGATTATTGTTGAAGCAATCGAATTCTCGTTGAAATATGATTATCCTCATATACCACATGCAGAAGCGGTTAGAAGATTCAATGAAGGAACAATCAAATTCACGTATATTCAGATGCCAACATTATTCGTCGATTATAATACACAGATTGATGATCCGAAACTTCTGAAAGGAATATTTACAGGTGATATCAATCTCACTGATAAAGATGCAGAACCTCCGAAGAAGAAGAAACGGAAATCCAAACCTGTCGAGATGCCGTATTCTGTTATCACACCTGCACAGCATGCTGAAATGGTCAAGATCCATCAGATGGGATATAATACGGATATTTCTACAATCCTCAAAGCTTGTTCAACAGTTTACAATCGTTATGTGATCCCGACATCATTCACATATGGAAGCGATACACCGAAGACAATTCCAGAGTTCGATTGGATGCAACCAGATGCAGGTGCACAATATTTCGATCTCATTCATGGTGTAAAGCATAATACGACGGCAGAAATTGTAAGCTTGCTGAATGAACAAAACGACAGAAAGTTGAATCATGTTCTTGGTACAAGTATGAAAGAATTCTTCCAGTCTTGGACACCCAAAGAGCAATCATTCAAAACAATATCAACATCATTGGAACAAACAAACGAGGCCGTTCAAATCGAGAACAAATTGCTTGATTTGATTAGACAGACAAATGCTGGAACAACATGACAGAAAGGTAAGTCATGGCATATCCTTGTGCATTCGTATATGTCATTGACAACTTTTCCTTTCGGTTCGGATATAAATGGCGGGGCAAATGCCCCGCCACATATCCGTATTTTTTTATTTAATTTGGATTGGTTCAACATTTGGAAGTGTAGAATGAATCCACATTCCGTCAAATGTATCACTGACAATGATTCTTGTACCAGGACGAATCATTGGAATGATTTGTTTCGTTTTTGTAATCTCATCAATCTTTCCAGTCTTGGAAGTTGATATGTACAATGTGAAACACTCATCCGACAATCCAGTTGTATATATCTCATAACCATCTTCTACTTTTTGTACATGAAGAATTTGATTCTTTCCAATTGTATCAATATAAGCAGACAGATGTTTGAAAGGTGTGATACCATTCAAACCTTCCAGTTTCCAAGTTTTATCGTATGCTTTGAGAAGTTGTTCATTTTTTATTTCTTGTAAGCCAAGATTTGTAGATGTTAAATTGAACAACGATACGCTATTGATCGTTGGAATATTGTGTAATTGATTATATGATGTAATTTCTGGACTCTGAATGTATGACATAATATCTGTTTCATAATCGTGATTATTTGCAACACGAATATCATCATACAGATATGTGTCAAGCGGTGTCTTTTGTGATTGATTGAATATAAATCCAATGGATTGATCGACAATGTCTGCACGATGTTTCAATACGTCGAGATATGATGTATAAATATTTCCATCGAAATCAACATATGCATTTCCAATTCGATTGATTGCATTAATTGAAATGTCATCAACCAATTCAACAACATCAAGGTTCTTCAATGATGTCATATTTCTCAATTGGAAAGATGTTGGTGACAATATTATGATTTGTGATGGGTCAGAAACATATCGTCCATTTACCCAGAACTCATAACGATCACGAGATAATGGTGTTGGAATCAACCCGGTTAAATCAACAACACCATCAGACGGAATCTTTTGTGTTGCATATCGACAAATTCCAATATGATTAGAACGAATTGTATCAACATTTGTATTCGTTGTCAAATCGATTGTCAAACGTTTATTGGAGGTATTTGTCAATACATTACCGATTGGATATTTGATATCATTTTCTTTGTCATAATAATACACATAAAGATCATCTTCATTTGTATTATCTTCTGAAACATCATGGAATGTATCAAGTTGATATAAGTTCCCAAGTTCCAAATAAAGGAATTGAGATAAATCAACACCTGAATGTGGTAACAATGCAACTTCATTCGGAATCAACCGGTATGCCAACAAAGATATTCCTTGTTCTGATATGTCATGAAGTTTAATCCAATCTCCGTTATTTGCATCAGTTGTTGTCGTTGACGACACAGATACAATATATACACCACCGATGATTGGATGACTTTCATCAGGTATAATTGTGCACACATAATCATGTGTATCATTTGTCTGAATTGTTGATTGTTGGATTTGAATACCTTCATCTGTTGTAATTGCTGTGAACATAACACTGGATGCAGTTTTATCAAATGATGAAAATTCATCATCATTGACAGATATCAATGTGATAACATGTCCTGCTTCCATATTCTCTGCAGCATGCATAACCGACACATTATATGATACATCAATTATTTTTTGATCAATAGAAGTGTCAATCACCGGTTTCTTTATATATACATCAAAATCTTGATATGTGTATGTGTTGTTTTCTGTGTAGAATCTCAAATCACCAAAACGAATCGGAGAACCGGTTGTATAGTAACCACTTCTTGAAGGTCTATCGAATGTAAAACCATTTACAGGACCGAATGATTCTGGCAAAGGTTTTAATTTGGAACTGCGATAGATTTCAGACTCGTCATAGTGTTTTCTGATACGGATAGATTCGTATTGGTCATTTTGTTTATTTGGATCATCTGCATATACAGATATCACAGGTTGGAATCGTGCCACACAATTCATATCATGTAATTCAATTTCACTGTAAACATCGGATGATTCATATACGAAATAAATCAATAAACGTTTTGATCTGAAATACGTATCATTGAATATAATCGTCATAGAAGTCATCACATTATCAGTGTCAGAATCATTACAATCATTGAGATGTATACCATTTTCAACTGTTGTTTCAATATAATATGCAGACGGATCGATCCATTCTTTGTGTTCCCAATCATATAACAACACTTGCATTTTATCAGAATACAATAAATCCATCACATATGGATGGAATGTTCTTGATAAATGCGCACGTCCATTATTGATATACACTAATGCATCATCATATGCACGAACATTATACCAAGTTGTCGGAGATTCTAATTGTGCTTCATATTCATCCATACGAAGTCTGTGGGCATACCAATAATTCTTTTTCAGTTCACATTCTTCAATTTGAATTCTGATAGAACGTTTTTCTTCTTCGGTTGTTGCTTCCGCCATTTGTTCATATAATGCATAAATTCTTGCATCATATTCACGAACTTTTGTCATTGCCAATATTGATTGTTGTTGGAATACTTCTTTTTCTTTATCCCATATTTGATGATCGTCAGGTTCTGTACGCAACACTGTATACAATTCTGGAAGCGTATATGTATTGAAATTATGATTGATCATATTCAATTCAATGAATGCATCATCTGTCATAATATCCGCAGATCCAATATATACAAAATGATGATGTAAATTATCGTCAACATGGAATCGATTTGGAACACCATCTTCACCAAACATTTCTGCGAGCTTTTCATAGATGTCATCGGACTTTGATTGAACAGACGGTGGATCTCCTGGGATGGGATCAGATACATCAATTGTATAATCGGAAAATTCATCCAAGAAATTCCGAATATTGTCATCAGCAATATTACAATCAATATTTGTTGTAAGATATTTGTGGATTACATCAATATCATTTGTTTCCGTCCATTTTGTATGCTGCATATCGACTTTTGCTTCGATAAATCCGCGTTCGATGGAATGATCGATTTTTGTAATGATGATTGGGAAAATACACAACAAATCATCAGTAATTGCATATAATGTTTGTCCTTCAAAGTATTTTCCACCAATCGAAGTCATTGTATCTTCAACGGGTTCAATGTGGAATACTTGACATGGACGGAAGAACATTGTTCTTGTTGGACGATTTGATTCATCATACATCGATAACTTGTTCATTTGCTCACATGATAAATATAATTTATCAATTGGACCTTGTAATTCGTATCTGTATGGTGAGCAATATTCAGATGTATGTGTAATTGGTGAAAAATGATTTCCACATAATAATTCATAATGCAATTCGGCATGACGTGTTTGGATGATATTTCCATCACCATTTACGTCAAATGATTCATGTACATTCTGAACATCAATTGGAATATTTTGTGTATTCAGGAAACGCTCAATATTATTTCTGATATCAGAGGATAAACCAACCTTTGTGAATGTGACTGGGATATCTGTAAATGTTTGAATTTCATTTCCATTTACATCAAATATGACAACAGAAACATTGATATCATCACCCGCGCAGAATGCATTTTCACATGTAGGAATGAGATCTGTGACATAATATGTTGAACCAGAATTATCATATTTCACTTGTGCAAGAATTGCAAATGTCTTATCAGTAAATTGACGAATTGGGAATGCAACATGTGGAAGATTCGATGATAACTGGATTTCAGCATATGCAGGTTTTGCATTGAGAGTTTGTGTAAACGATATCTTGTTCATAACATAATAATCGAAAATGCAATTATTCATGACATCGTCACAATAATCGATTAATATGTCAAAATATGTTGTTTGTAATGTTGTCAATAATGAATCTAAGAATGGTTGAACTTGACTGATTCGAGTTTGTGCAATCATACGACATGCAAGAAAATCTCGAACTGTTGCAATGATATAAGAATCAGTATATGGTCTATTTGGATTATTTGACAAATAATCTGTCAGGTGTTCCATTGTTTCGACATCAATATTTTCTAACCATTCTGCATATTGATACAGACCCATACCCTGATTCAATTGCTTTAATTGAATATATAACCGGCGAACATTTCGAATTGCATATCGATCAAATCCTGTATTCTCATGTAATTTGCGAATTACTGTCAATAATTTGTCCGTTGTCGTGAATATTGTTTTGTCAGGTTGTCCATGTGTAACAACAGTTCCTTTCACATAATACAATAACGTATCCAATTCATTCATTTTGAAATAAACTGGGTTTGATTCATGTGCAACAGAACAATATTCAATCACAGTTGATGCATTCTGTCCATAAACTTGTAAATTGTCGCCACGTTGTTCCAGATAATTTTGAATATCATCACAACGTTTTTCAACTGTATGTTTGATTGATTTGATAGTTGTTTGTGTATTCCACATAGAAACATAGTTTGTTGTTAATACAGAAATTCCATCATATAATTCAGATACCAAGATTGAAATCATTGATGCAAGTTGTGCGTCATCATAATACGTTGTGATCGGTTGTGTTCCCATGACACTAAGGATATTATTATATTTCAAATAGTATTCCGTATCAAGACCATCTGACGTCAACATATAAAACGGAGATTGTGATTGATACACATTGAATGTGAACGGGTAACGAATGACATCTTGCGATGAAGGTTCATATGCAACGAATGTTGATGGATTCAATGGGAATTGAATTCCATTGAATACTGATAAATCAGAAATATCTGGCATAGATGAAATGGAACGATCTGTTGACAATGTTGCTTGCGGAGAATATGAAATAACAGAATAATTGATCAATTCCTTTTCTAAATCATGATTCAATTCATTCAATTTCAAATCAGAATAACGTGGATAAAATTCTTTATCCGTAATCATATGCAACAAATAGGATTGCATCCGATTTTTATTCCGATAGAACAATGATAAAGTATAGAATAAGAAATTGATTGTAAATGGCGCTCGAATGGATTGCTCGGTATAATCTTGAATATTATCCGAAGTAACATTTGACAATTCATAATTTACTTCAGAAGCATAATCCAAGAAGATATCACCATCCAACTTCCGTTTCATGACTTTTGTGATGATAGATAACTCGGTTGATTCATCATGTATCCGATAAAACATATGAGACAGTTTCAACAGACGATTTGATACGTCCCAATACCGAATGTATCCCATGTGTTTATCGACTTCTTTTGTGAACAAATCAAAATCAATCAGTTCATCGTCTGTCATTGTAATCATTTCACGTTCTGATGGATTCTCTGTATCTGTATACAGGAACATGAACTTGAACAGTTCATCACCATTCAGATCGGATGAAATATAAAATGTATTATCAATTCCATGGAAATGTTCAATCTTTGGATAATCAAATACCCAGCAACCATCTTCATCTGTATTGTATTTCAGAACAATCAAACATTGTTCGGATACAGGACGATTCACGCAATTTGTAGATTGTGGAAAGTAATCCGGAAGTTTGATTTTTCCGAATGTAGAAAATGGAGGTTGTTGTAATGGTGTACAAATCTTTTTCACAAAGATTTTGAAATTGTCACCATATAACAGATCAAATTCAGAAGGTGTTTCTTGAATACTTCTGAAATTCGGTTGTGCATTTGATAATACATAGAAACGTTCGATTTCTTTACGGAAGTATTGAATCAAATCCATTGGAATTAATGTTGTCATCATTGCACCGTTTGCATAGTTTGTATATGCACGATATAAAGTATTATAAATATTCCGAGATAAATCCAATACATTTTCTTGATACCATTCCGACAACGGTTGACCTGGTGTTACTGGTGGATTACTATTATTCCGATTTTCACCCAATACTTTTATTTTCAATCGAACAGATTCAAGATCCATATCAACGTTCGCGCATTTTGTAATGATTGCATGACGATCGTCATCTTCGTTAACACGGGTTAACGATATTGGAGGAGTACAGATTGGAAGTTTGTCATCTGCTTTGGTATCTTGTAAAACAATACGTTTCGCATCACCATTATCGATGTGATCATATTTATCATTATACACATATTTCGCAGACATCATGTCATAATAATTTACAGCAGGGAAAATACCCGGTACTTCACGTAAATACTTAATGACATAGATACGGAATTTCGTTGTTTCCGATTTGTAATTCTGCAAATCAGTGATGGTTTTTGTTTGGATATTCGGAATTAATAAACCTTCTCTTGTGAAATATCCAAAGTTTGGTGCAATATTAACTTCCTTTCGGAAATTGATATCAGATATTTGAACGATACAATTCTTACCAATCAAACTCATATCATCAATTCCAAGTTCCGAAAAAGTAAATGTATGGTCTTGTCGAATGATTGATGTTGGCACGTTTGCTTCCAATACAGAAGATTCATCCAATTTCATAATCATGAATTCGACATCAGAAGAATACCGCCATCCAATTTTAAATCGGAAACCTTGTTCAGATATACCAACATACCAATCATCTGACATATAACCATTTGTGCAACAGATGATTGTGAATCCTAAAATTCGTGAGATTTCATTTGATAAAAATCTATCTGCTGGCATAAAGTATCTGCTTTCCGTTTCATAAAAAGCATGTAATTTTTGGCGAACAAATTCGTCACGTTCGCCAAAATGCATTTGTGCAAAAGGTACATCAATGATGTAATAATGTGCATATTTATCTTGCGAAACGTGTTTCTTATCATCATACCGATATTTTGCAATAACACAATGGGTGTTTACCATCATATTACCCATTGCATTTTGTAATGTCATTCGATATGTTTCAATCAAAGATTGATCAATATCTTCAAATGTATAATTCGATTTCTGCATCAAATCATACAATTGTTGAAATCCTGTATAATTTCCGATAACATTGTATGGTTGCTCATCCAATAATGATGACATGGTATCTACAAGTTTTGAATATCGGTCATTGATCGTCTCCCATTTTGTATCATTATATCCCTTTGGACCTTTCGTTCCAGTGAGATATTCATGATATTTATAGAACCAATCATTGTAGTTCATAATACTCATACGAGTACGCTCCTTTCATTTAGAGTTACAGAACCGTTTGATGTGGGGCACATAGCCCCACAAAATCGCGATTTTCATATATATATTATTATTATGAATAAAAGAAATCCATGGTGGATCGAAAGGAGATGATAGATATGAGTGAAATCGTAATTATCACCATCCCTGTAGACACTGAAATCATCTGTGAATGATAATGTGTGACGAGTCCCCAATTTAACTCGGAACGTCAGAAACCATGAATTTCTAATATTCATTATAAGAAGGGTAAGAAACCCTAAAACAATTAAATCCCTCACGCCACGAGGGATGCAACAGAATCAAGGAGGAACTTATTATGAAAGATTACAAAAGAGAACTGAGTTTTGCAGAAGACCGTCTGCAAAAATACGTCGCAAAACGAGATGAAATAATCTCGCTTTATGGAGCAACATTTGTACCGAAAGAGCTCGAGAATACGATTATCGAAGCTCAAAACGAAGCATATGCCGCAAAAGCGGCATATGAAGCACAGTTGTTAACCAACAGCAATTGTGCTACTGTAAGAGCAAATACTAAAATCGATCGTTTAGTATTCGCTCGAAACAATGTTGAATTCTATCGCTCGCGGAAGAGCGATGGTTCATCATGGGGTATCGCGTTTATCAGTACTGATAAACGAGTTGATTGTTGCATCATGATGTCGGAGACATCCGGCAGCGCAACAATTCTCAGCTTCAACCCGGCTGAGAAAACAATTTTAAACGAATATGTTATCGACATCGACAACGCCAGAGCACATGAAGACCTTTGGTCTGTCATGTGCACCGCAGGTTTCGATTACCTGCAAGAGGCTGAATTGAAATATATTCAGACTCAAATTTTAACCGAGCTTAAAAACCTCGGTTATACAGAGCAGGGTCTGCGACTCTGCAAAGAATTCTAAAAAATAAAAAAAAAAGAAGGAGACAGAAAATGAATAAACAATTTATCGAGTATGTGCGGGCATACATGCCCGTACATACAGTAGTAAAATGTAATGGTGAAAGAATCACCATTACCGATGCAGCCGTTGATCGACAGATAATTATCGATATCAACGGAAATATTATCAGAAACGACGGGGTTCGTCCTATCGTTTCAGAAATGATCACAGTGCTCACAAGAGCACTGCAATAAAAAGTATGAGCTGGCTGCAGTAAGGCATTCAGTGCCTACAGATTCCTGCAGCCGGCGAAAAATAAAACAGGAAGTGGTAAAATAAGCGGGGCTTTAGGCCCCGCTTATTATTATTTTTTTATTGACCGTTCCATGTTTTTGCAATTTGACGCTTGAGATTAATCAAGACTTTATTTGCAGCAGCTGTTAATACAACAGATGGAATCATTCGCTTTAAGATACTACCTGCCGATACGAACATTGAAATCTCTTCATCAGGATCAGTTTCACCGTATGGTTCCAATCCTTCAGGAACAATTTCAGAGATGACTTGTTTTGATGCAGCATAAACAACGCATTTATCTCCGATAGATACATCATCACTATGTTCAATGTATATTTCAACAAGAACATCACAACGAATTCCTTTGATTGTTTGACCTGATAAAGGTTGTGTTGGTGCACTATACAATGTTCCCATTTTCATGACAGAATCATTCTTATCATATTTATCGAGAATACGACGTTTCTGAATATTGTCTTTGAAATGTTTATCAATTATCTCAAACAATGACGGAGATAATCTGTCAAGTGGTCTGTTTGTATAAATACGAATGTCTTTTACAACTCCAGCATGTTTAGAACGAACAACACGTTTTGCAGTATCTAAACTACTACCAGCATCACGGAATGCATTCAAGAATGAGTCAACTGCTTTGTCACCAGTATCTCCCAGACCAAATACGATCAGAGGATCACCGATTTCAATTTCGTCACCAACTTGAACAATCTTTTCAATGTCATCAGTTGCTTCCAATTTTGATGCTTGACACATTGTCACGTGCGTTCCGAGTCGTTTGGACATTTTATTTGTCATAATGCCAGCATCTTCATACGTGGCATATGTTCCACAGAATGCGACTTTTGCCAATGGTCCAACATTCATTCTCACCATTCCAGAAGAATCTTTTGAGAAGAATTTGGTATGATATGCAAGAATATCATTCTTCACAAATTTGTCTCCTTTTTGGAAATTTGATACAAGTTTATTGTCGACATAGAAACCTGAACCAGGATTGAATGAATATCTGGAATTAACCGGTATTGCTTGTTTCTGTTTTGAATCATATTGTACGATCATGTATCCATCAGCGATATCGAGAACTTGACCATTCTCTTTTGCTGTTACTGCAAATTCATCTGACAAATATGACGCAGCAATCTCATCAATACCATTTGAAACAAGAACCGGTTGAGCATCGTCAACTGGTAGAATATGTCCAGTTTGTGATGTTGCGATTGCAGTACGAATTGCATCATCATGCGTAACAGTTCCTGGTGTTAACAGTTCAGAGAATGATGCAAGTTGTAAATCGTTGAATTCTGTTTCAGATGGGTTATCTGCAACTGTATAACCACGGACAGATGATACTTTCGGATCAACTGTAAGTTGACGCACCATACCAACATTTGCAGAGTTTGGTGTTGACATTGCCATCTTACCAATCATCGATTCATCAAATGAACGTTTTGCTTCTGTGTATGCTTTAGCTTGGTTAACACCGCCATATCCTTTTTTGGTAATAGTTTCATCTTCATGAAGTTCGATCATCGGATTCAAAGCAGATGATGTTGATACAGTTTCAGTTGCCATCAATTCATTCATGATTGCCATGCGGTTGAATACAAGTTTATTATCGCGCGTTTTTGAACCGACAGCATTGTTATACTTCGAAATTGCAACCGCGAGATGATAATGAATCATTGCAGGAATAATTTCAGAAGAACGAATTCTGTATAATGATGAATTATTTTCTGATGTGAAATTGTTATCTGCTAACATATGTGCGGCATAAATCAACATGTCACAAATGTTATTTGGAACATGATAATGCTGACAAACATCTTCTGTGATTGCATCTACGAAGAAATGATAATATGTGATAAATGTTGTGCGTTGTGAATATTGTTTGAAGAATAACTGATTGAAGATATCAACAAATACAGAATTGTCATCCATAATTGTCGTCTCAAAATCAGTTGAATTGTACTGACGTGTATTGATGCGATAAAAACCATTGAAAATCAATTGGTTTAAAACCGTATTTTGTATTGCAAGTGTTCGATCCTTAAAAGGAATCTTTAAGAACCCTGGAACATTCTCTCTCGGTGCAACGTATTTATATTGTGCACCAGAACGTTTTAACAGAGAAGGCATTCCTTCCCATGCTGCAATAGCAACACCCAACGGAATCAATACACCGATCTTAATATCAGCATACATGGAAAGCTTATTGGGTTTTCCTTTTGTATATAATTGCACAATATCGGATGGTAAATATTGTGTAATGATTTCTGTAATGGATTTACCATGACGATCCAAACCGGTTTCTGTATTTAAAACAATTGGAACTTGATTTACCATTCCACAACAGAATTCATTTTCTCCAACTGTGACAAATCCGAAATCACGTTGACATTGATCGCGGTTGAAAATAATTTTACAATTTGCATCTTTATTTTCAAACATATACCAACGACGTGCATATTCATCATATTCAATCGTCGAAACGAATCGGTTGTTTGTAACCATTGAACTTCCGTATTGAACATATGGGTTTTTACCTTTTGAATCGTTCTTTGATGCAACTGCTTTCAGCATCATTGTAATGTCAACAAGAGATTTTGTATCATATCTTGAAACTGTAATCTTGTTGTAATTTGTTGTCAGTATTACTTTTTTCTTGTTGATTTTCAAAATCGGAATCGGGAAATCCTGTTTTCCAATATTATAATATGAACCGTTATAAAGAAAACGTCCGTTGTTCATCACAGGAACAACGATGTCAATATGTGATTGTGAACCAGACCGTTTATTCTTTAAATGTACACGCCAATTATGCATCAATGATATTGGTGTTGATATATCTGTCACATCAATCTTTGTAACATTAAATCCTTCCGGAAGTTTCTGTAATGTCATGAATGTGGATATAATGTCTTGATCCATCATATTCTCTTCGTATGCTTGCGCAATTTTTGGAAATGATGTACCACGTTGTGCTCCAGGATTCAATGTTGTAATCTTCGCAGGTTTAATTGGTTCTGGTAACGGGATATCTGTTACAGAACTCAACGAATTCACATTTAAGTCTTTTAATTGAATTTGACCAATATTGGAACGAAGTTGATATTCACGCGCAGATGTTGTTGTACGTAATACAGAATCTTCATTCGTTGGTGTACGCATTGTCGCAATTGATTTTGATGCTTGATTAATCAATTGATTTTCAACGGGATTATCACCGCCAACTTCTAGATCTGCTGCAATACGTTTATAATTTGAAACGGTTGTTTCGTTTGGAGTGATACGATGTAACAATTGTGTGTTAATATCAAATGTCTTTGCACGATAGATACCATCTTTTTCACTACTTCCGGCAGCAATCCCAAACTTATCTTTGATTGCCTGAATCGATGATGATAACTTAGAACGTGTCCCTGATCCACCATTTGTCGGGGTTGTATCTTGTCCATTATCGTTTTCTGATGTGTTTGCATTAATAGTATCCATCATTTCATCCAACGATTCGTCTTCGTCAATCGATGACGTTGTTCTTGGACCATTAAATGGTGAACCAATTGAATGACACATTGTATTCAGATTCTCAACATCACTTTCTGATATTGACCTGAGATCCATCTTATAATCAGCAAGGGTTGATCTGAAAATAACTGTGATATCTTGTGATGTTGGTTTACCAGAACCAGAACGATATGAACCAATCAATCCATTAATCAAATCTGATTTAACCGTTTCTTCTGAATCATAAATCTTATACCGATCCGTATTTACAATCAGAATCTTTTTCTTTGCACCGGTAAACTGCTGCATCAATGTTGACATCATTTGCGGTGCATTTCGTTCAATATATTCTGCAGATAATGATTTCAATGATTGATTTAAATAACGCATCACATCAGACATTGAAATATATACGTCATCCTTAGACAATTTATTGATCGGAGGTTTTACAACTTGAATGGCAGGAATCAATTTCTGTTTCATTAAATAATCAACTTTTTTCCGATATTCACTTTCGGAAATAGAATACCGTACATTCACGGGTCCTATTTTACTATTTAAAGAATACGGAATTATAATTTTTTTAATTACACGAGGTGGCGGCATTTTCTTAATCAATTCAAGATCATATTCATACGAACCTGATACCAAGAAAACCGCCACGTCTTCCGTATCTTTTGGAAGCGTATAAATCGAGCGTGATGCTTGAAAATTCTTTCCAGTGGAAAGATCAGTTGCTTCCTGATATAAAAAAGACATATTATCATCTCCTTGAAAGGTGGGTTTACAAATGAATTCCAAACATACCTATTACCACACTTGCCCATATTGTGGTGCAAATCTTGATCCTAATGAATCATGTGACTGTCAGTATGAAGTTACAGAAAAGTCTGAGGAAAGTAAAGTGAATAATTCAGATGTATTCTCAAACAAACGATCTTCGTTTTGTGACAATGGAAGATATCACAGGAATGAAGGAAGAACTTAATTACGTGATATACAATACAAATCTTCCAACTGAACGACGTACAATGCTTTTTCAAGCTTATATGTCAAAAAAATATCCACACAAATTCTCAAAACAAGAATTGGAACATTTGATGTCTTTTGACATGTTCCATTTAAAAGATTTCATTCAAACTGCCCGGAAATATATTGGTCTTCCGGAACGTACCTAAACGTAATTTCAGAATGGTCAACCATGGGTATGTAAACCTCCTTTCTTAATAAAGTCTATTCGGTACCTCCTGCTTGGCAACAGAATTTCGGGTGTTCGGTCATCATAAACTTGCGTACTGGGCCACGCAAGTTATTGACCATTCTGAGAGAAGATGATGACGGCGGGGAAACCCGCCGTCTCATTCTTTTTTATTCGTCATCATCGATAAATTCTGCACACAGCATTCCACCACTCATATTCACAAGTCGTTGAACAGTCGATATTGATATAATCATTTTCGATCGTTCTTCCGGTGATGACTTATAGAATTTTGATACAAGTTGTGATACATTATTCACAATTGTCGGTTTTAAAGTTTCCGTCATTTTCCGTCTAATGTCAGATGGAGTTATTTTATAATATTCTAAAATATCTCCAAACATTTGAGTGAAGTTAATTGGTTCTTTGTAGAAAAACCATTCAAATGATCTTTCAAATGTATCACTATCATATCGATCCAACCACACATAGCAATATATTTTTGGTTGTTTAATATGAATAATTTCCAATACCTCTTGTAATTTTGATTGAGATATTGTATTCGTTTCAGAATTTAATAACTTCACGAGTCTGTCATTCAATGTTGTCAATTTGATTGTACCGTAATCTACGGCTTTACATAATGCTGACATCAGGATATCATTGTTGACTTTCTTGGAAAAATCAACAACTGGTTTGATATCAACGACATCATGTAACTTCTCAACAGATTCTTTTGTAATCATTGCTTTTGCTTCTTCCAAAGTCAACATGATTATTTTCCTCCTTTTATTTTTTGTGTCATGCGTATTATTTCACCATGACACGAAAATTATATATTTATTAAATAATAAAAATTATACGGGGGCCGAAGCCCCCGTATAATATTCGTATTAGTATCTCGCCATATGAGATGCACTCGGATCAAGCTTGAACATATAATCCATCTCACACAGACAGTACTCAATGATTGCTCGATTGAGACCTTCCTCTGCAGACATGGTATTACCAGCATAAGCTGCTTCAGAAACAAACTTTGCAGAGATACGAAGAATGACAGATTCATTCGTTGATTCATCTGTTGCAACATTTGATTTTCTTTCCACAAGCTTTTCATCAAGATCAGTAAATACCGGTGCAGCATTTGATTGTGTAATGACCTTTGCAACATCATTAACAACCTTTTTAGATACGACTTCTTTGATACGTTTCCGGAGTTCATCATAGTTCTCAATATTCTCGAGTTCTTCTTTCAGATCCTCCGAATCGGCTGTGGTAGAATCATCCTGACGATCAACAACTTTTGACTGAACAGTCATGGTCTTTGCATCAATCTCCTGAATAATATCAGAGAGAATTGGTGAATTGAGCTTGTTACTTGCCTTGCACAGATAGTCATAGCAAGAACAACCATAATCATCATGGATGTGTTTCATAATGGACTGATCAATCATTCCATCAAGATCCTTTGTCTCATCATGCATCATTGCACAGATGAGATCCTTAAGAACATACAGTGACAGCTTCTCACGGAACTTACCTGCATCAAATGTGTGTGGCATATCCACACCAGGATTTTGATGAATCGTTGAGTTTACCGTGTTCGGAAACTTGTTGTTGGCGCCATCAATGATCGCATCCAACATACTTTTGATATCAGCCGGCATTGTATTTCACTCCTTTCATTATTAATAACATTGGCTGGTGAAATCTGCTTTAGTGAAATCCTTCTTTTTCAAAGATTCTTTCGTGATAAACAGATAAGCATTGCCATTGTCACCCCAACCGATGAAATCGTCGCTCGTCAATTGAAGCAACGTGACACTGTTATTTTTGTTATATCTGGAATCTCTGATGTCGTACTGGATGAATGCTGGATATCCACCGATTTTGTCTGCTCCACATGGATAGTCCCAACGCGGGAATGCATTTGGATACTTAAACACCAATTGAAAAACATCTTCTGCAGTATGTGTTTTGGTTGTATCGTATTCATTCCATTTCTTAGCAAAGAGCTCTTCATAGTTATTGATCTCATCGCTGGTAGAAGGATTCAATGATTCTTTCATAGTTTTGAATCCGACATGACGCAAGACCGGTGAACCTTCAAACCACGGATCTTCCAAATAATCGGGTCTGTTATATACATTATCAGAAACCTGGTCAGCAATCGAAGGTTTTTTTGTATCTGAATAATACAAGACCTTCGATTCTTGTCCACCTTTTCTAAGGGGTCCCAACCATAATTGCAGAATACCACTTGTAGGAAGATCCGGTATCGCTCTAGGAACATCTGCGAGATTGATTTGGATTATGAATCTCATCTCTTTACCGTCGGATGTTTTTGGGATCACTGGAGCATATACAGGTTTTCCATACGCGCAGGAATCGTCAGGTTTCGGATTTTGTAAAGCATGGAAATCTGTTAATACAACAACATCTGTTTGTGTTTCTGACTTGATTTCATCAAGAATCTTTTTGAACAGAGTTCTTTCGATTGGGAAATCGGATGGGATTGATTCTTTCTTATCAGAAGTTTTTGGTTGTGGTTTGGCTCCAGGGAATTTTTTATTGGCATTTTCTTTTGCCTTTTCCCACATCTTACTGAAGAATCCTTCTTGAATCATACCATTGTCATTGATGTAACGTTTATACATTGACTTGACATATTCTTCGAAGGTTCCATTAAATTCTTTTTCACCCTTTGTGTCGTAAACATATACTGAGTTTTTATAGTATAACAAAGCATCATCGTGTTGTATTACACCAAACACGAGTTCGCCATCCGTATACATTTCGTCATCATCAGATTTTGTATACCACGCGACAGTCTCAGCATCTGCGAAGAAATAATACGTTTCGTAACCATCTTCATCTTTTACTTCGAATTCGCTGGCTTTTACAAGTGCTTGATATTCCTTTGATTTGAATACCTTAACAAACTCAGCTGGAAGTTTTCTACCGAGCCACGTTTCAATGTACTCGACATCATCAGGTTCAGGTCTCGTAAGAACTTTTTCAAGTTCGGCGAATGTTGATGCAAGCTCATGTGTCTTTGTACCATTTCTGAGCATATAAGACTTTGACGCAATATCATAATAGATAGAAGCGTCATTAGAACATTCGAACAGAGGAATTTGTGTTCGAATAATGTTCATTTTAAGCAACATCTTAGCTTGCCAGATACGGGTGACAATATAGATAGTATTGTCTATTTTGACAAACTTTCCACGCCATCCATATCCATTTCTTGCGTTGTTAACAAGAAACTTTTTAAGATCGTCTGGTAATGGTCCTGACATTTTTTCAATTTTTGAGACAGTCTTATTCGCCATCAACTGGCTCAAATTTGAAAAAAACCTTCTTGAACATTTGATGTCAACTTGCTTTTGAATTTAGACCATGATTTCGCAATGACAACTTTTTCCGAATTCATCTTGTCAAGGAAGAATACATCATTCGATTTGAGATCAAAGAATAACGTAAATTGATCACCCGATTCAATAGATTCAGCTGTGCCAATTTGGATTTTCGTACAGGGATACTTTTCGAACGTTGCGATATCCTCATCAACAGAAGTCTGTTTTCCGTTGTTAATCACAGCAATCATATGTCTTGCGTCTTCATCATAATATTCAGACCAGTCAGCAAGATGTATGTCGACAATCAAATCACTAATCAAATCACTAATACCGGATGCAGAATATTTAAATTCCCCATCACAGTTACTATTGCCTTGTTCAGATGCTTTCACATCATCCCTGAAATCAGCAGGCATGTGATCTTCGGCATATTTATAAATAGCCGATCTCAGTCTACTTCTTTCATCAACTGATTCTTGAACAGGTTTACCCATCTTTGCTTCAACCATCTTCAGAACACCGGTTGCTTCTGAAACAAATGCTTGAATCATTCTCTTGACAGTCATGATACTTCCCTGATCGATATCTGCACGAAGCATCTTAATCAGATCAGACAGACAATGATTCAGTTTTAAGAGTTGATTGCGTTCAGTTTCATTAAAACTTTTTGTCATTTTAGAAGCATGATGGACTACACGATTGAGCTTCCATCCTTCTTTCTTGAATTCAGAACAAATTTGCTCAATCTCCATATCGGAGCTATTCAATATGCCGAGCGCTTTTCTGAGGTGAATATCCAGCTCCTTATTAATATTACCTCTTGTCAGAAAAAAAGCTTCTTGCTCCACATTATCAACCGGCGGAACATCGGAATCAACAGGTGGTTGAACATTTGTATCAGAACTCTGTAAGAATTCTTTCAGTTTTTCCATTGGCATGCTCTTCATCTTTTCTTGTGCTTGTGCAAGAATTTCATCCATTGACATATTATCAAAGTCAACATCAGAAGTTTCTGCTGGCATGTCATCAACTGCAGGAGCAGCTTCATCTCCACCGCCGAGTTCTGCATTCAACTCATCTTCGGTCGGAGCTTCGTCTCCACCCAGATCTGCATCAACACCATCGATATTTACATCGTTCTCAGCATTTGCATCATTCTGGGTTTCATCTGCAACCTTCTCTGCGATTTGGTCAGATACATTATTCGTATCGACGACTTCTTTGTTCTCACCATCTGCAGGAGTTTCGGTTCCAGTATCACCTTCAACAGGTGCTTCGGTTCCTTCTGCAGGCGGAGCAGCTGTTGTATCATCACCAGCAGGTTGTTCCATACCATCTGCTGGAGGAGCATCAAATGATACTGCTGGAGCATCAGGATTTGCAGCAGGTGCTTCATCAGGATTACCGAAATCAATTGCTTCTTGAACAAACCGACTCGGTGCACGATAACCTGATGCGATCATTGCAGCTTCCTGCTGAATTGCAACGCTCTTTGTCATTGTGTAAATATGAGGAATATCCATTGTTGTTACAGTGGATTCACCACCTTTAATAGGTTGACTCCATTCAACAAATGACTTTTCACCGGTACTGTCGATTTCAAACTCAACGACAACTGCCAATTTGTCAGCTGGCTCTTTTGGAACCGTAATACCGACAGGAGTGATCTTATCCCACAATGCATCAGAAGTCTGTGCGTCAACCTTTGGACCGAACTGAGTGAATGCAGCCTCCTGAATTGCTTCAATGCCATTTTGACGGAATGCGATAACACTGTCAAGTTGCTTCTTTAGAATCGTACGATTCTGTGCAGCCTCGAAGTTAACATCGAGCTTAACAGAATAATCTTTTCCATACAATGTACCACATTCCATGACAATCTTCGAAGGAACACGATCATCATGAAGTTCAACTCGATCAAAACCGAACAAACCTTCCTGAATGCAGTAATTTTTGTATGCTGCAAACTGCTCTCTGGCAATTCCCTCAACACGATTTGCAAATTCCTCGTCAGATTCGCGTTGATACTGCATCGTAGTATTATACGCTTCCTGATAGAAATCATTCATTGTTTTCATTCTGGTGTAATCTGTATCAGACTCCTGAACATTTGCATCACCAGGAACATTCGTGACACGACCGTCAAGAAGATTCATCTCAACAGCAGTGATTTCAATATCATCTTCCAAAGGAATATCAATCTTAGTGAACGGACGAGAGCTACCTGCTTCAGTTCCTTCGACACTCAGATCATCCAGCTCTTGGAAGAGATGCGCACATTCCAGAATTGCTTCATTCATTTGTGCTTCTTCATTTACAGCTTCAAAAGCTTTTGCTTCTTCTTGGCGAGCTTTAAGCTGCTGGCTGATGTAATCAAGCATAATGAAATTCTCCTTTACAAATTTTTTTATAAATAGAGACACATATCGTTTTCATGTGTGGCGATATGTTATCTCTATTTATTATAGTATGACACCAAATGTTTCAAGAAAAATCTCTGAAACCATTTCTGGTGTTAACTCTGAAATACCAACGTCTTCTAATTCAAGATCACCTTCAAGTGTGGTCCCGTTGATAGAAGGTTTGTTTTCAAGTTCATTATAATCCATAGGCCACCTCCAGAAAGGAATGAATAATATGAATCCGTATGATGAATATTTGGACAGAGTTTTCAAAGTATATATGCAGATGCATCCGGATCGAAATCCGGATAAAGTAAAGCAACATATACAAGAAATGACTGACCGGAATTTTAAAGATATCCCATGCCAATTGAATAATAACATTACACATGAAACAATCAACACGAGTGTTTGTCAAACATTTAATTGGATTGAACAACGTTCGCCGATTATTTCAGGTAATGGTACATTTTTCATGCAACATGAAGAATACCTTGCACCGATTGTGGTCATGCTTGAAACATTGCAGGCTGAACGTAAAGGTGTCAAGAAAGAAATGTACAAGCACGACAAAAAATCGGTTGAATATGCTCTGTTGAATACAGAGCAAGGATCGATTAAGGTCATTATGAATGCTGACTACGGCGGGTCTGGAACGACGTTGTCACCATTCTATTCTTGCTATATCCCGCCTGCAACGACGGGCTCCGCTAAGGTTATGACCACAACCTTAATCTGCTGTTTGGAAATGCTCTCTGGTAATCAAGATAAATGGGCAAAGATTCAAAATATCAATGGTCTATACGATTTCATTCATATTGTATTAACTGATACAGAAGAGCGTCCAAATGCAATTAAGGATAAATTTGATATTGATGAAATATGCGATGCTTTGCTGAGTTTCGTTCATAATTATTCATATGAAGATGTCAAATATCTGAAAGCATTTCTTTTCACGCTAACAGACGAGCAGCGAACAAGATTGCGGTTAGCATTCCAAGTGAAATATGTTTTAAATGAATATTTGCAAACAGAAATCGATGTGGTAATGGAATATTTGAAATCACATCGTATAAACTGGAATAATATCTCAAAAGAAACATTACAGATATCTGGATTTGGTACCGAGATACCACCAGAAATCAAACCACAAATGGATCGAATCAGTCAGGTTGTATTGGATAATTGTTGTTATCCATTTATATTAAATGATAATGAAGTTCGTGCAGCAGAAATGCAACGAGTTATTGTATGTATTACAGATACGGATTCGTTGATGGTTCATTTTGCAAATTATCTGGACGAGTTCCATGCACATGTTGAGAACTTCCGTGATAGTTGCATTGTTGCATCTGCCTTGGGTATGCGATTATTCGTTGAAAATATTATTCCAAAAATGGTACGATATCTGACGATTGGTTGTAATATTAAAGATGAATACTATCGAAAGAAGTTTGTGTTCAAAAATGAATTTGGTTTCTTGGCACAAGCATTAATTGCAAAGAAAATGTATGCCTCATCTATGTTTGTGCAAGAGGGTTCTCCGCGTGATATTCATGATATTGCCGTATCGGGTTTGTCATTTAAGAAACGTGATTCCGCAGAATTCTTGGAAGACATTATGGTGCATCTTTATGATAAATACATTCTGACACCAGATCGTGTATCCGTTGAAGGAATCATGGATGAATATTATGCATTACGTGACAAATTGAAAGGAGAACTCACGTACAATCCAAAGTATTATCAGGTATTAAGTTTGAAGGATGTATCGGCATATGATCCGACAAAACGACTTCCTGCTCAAATGCTTGGTGCGTTGGTATGGAATGAAATCATGCCTGATGAACAGTTACTTCCGATGGATCGTGTCATTGTTGTTCGTTTATCATTTGAGAAAATGCAACAGCATGCCCCGAACAATCAACGAATTGCAACGGTGTTAAGATTGTCTTTGAATAACAACGAAAAGATGAAAGATACACCTTTCATCTGTCTGCCAGAACATTATCATGAAATTCCAGACTGGGTTTCATTAATCATTGATGAAGAAGGCATGGTAGATAAGTTGTTAACGCCTTTCAAACAACTGTTAAGTTTGTTTGATATTATGGTCGCAGAGACCAAAGCTGGAGCAGTATCATCTAGAATGATCTGCTTATAAAATGAAAGGAGAATCCATAATGTTTGAAGAAATCTACGTATGGTTGGAATCATATGGTGGAACATCATTTGATTTCGACGAATCAATTCAAGAAATTGGAGAGACTGAAGCAATCGTTGATCCATTTACATGGCATACGGGAATTGATATTATATTAACACAATTGGACGAAGCATGTGATATCATTGATGAATATTGGCGTGCAATTCCAGAAGGTATGCCAAATCGTAAAAAGATGAAACGTATGTTGACCGAAAATGTTCTTGGTTTAGTTGTTGGCAATATTCGTTCAATCTGTAATATGTTAAATTTAAATCTTGAAGAAATCAAAACAATGGATCAACTCCATGTTGTAATTGATGCGTTATATGAATTGATCAATCTGTTGCGCACACATACGATTGATGAAATCATTAAGAACGGATTATATGATCAACATGAAGAGGAAAATGATAATTCATTTGCAAATGTGCTGAATGTCATGAAAGAAGATATGGCGCAGCTTGCAATGAATGTGACATCTATTCAAGATGAGTATTACGATTCTTTGGATAATGAGGATTTAGACGAATTATATTGATTCAGAACATAATATATATTGTTCTGAATGGTCACAACATTAACATATATCATATTCTGAAAGGAGAGTGGCTGCAATGCCGTTCCAAAATTCCAATGGTTTTAATAACCAAAATGCATCACAAGGCGAAAAGAAAAAGACTAACTTCCCTGTTGGTAGACTTTTCGGTACTGACGCTGTCATGAATCTGAGCGTTTGGAATTCTGATTCCGCTGTTTACACCATATTCTCAATCAAACAATCTGTCGGTAAAGATCCGACAACTGGTGGAAATGTTTATGAACAGAAAATGCCGAATGAACTTCCGCGTGTGTTCATGAATCCGGAAATTCTTACAGCTTTCACAACTGGTTGTGAATCTCTGGATATTACCCAATCAGTAACAATTCAGATCCCGCAGAAGAATGGTTCTAAAATCACAATCGCAACGAATGATTCTCAAGTCAAAATTACACTTGAGACACAGAAACAGGGTACTAGAACTGTGACGTTCGAACCGATTCCGTTTGGTTCTACGAAGATCAATTCTCAGTGGAAGAATATGTTGTATCTTCTGAATATTGCTATGAAGAAAGCACTCCTGGCAAAGTTGGATACAGCTGAATTCGGTACTGCAATTGCTGCATCAGGTGATGCTGCAGATGAGGAGTTGCCAATCTAATGGTTGATTTTTCCAGTATCGGACAAGACGCTTTTCTGGTTCAATATGAAGATATCATATCTTTAATCGGATTGAATGTTGTTCGTTTTATCAGATCGAAACAGAATCTGGAATCAACGGATGAATTGACATTGGAATATCTAAATCGGACGGATTATGATATTGCAAAGTTTGTTCGTGAACGAAATCTGATTGATTGTGATTTTCCGATTACGCAAATGATGAATTCAAAGATTGCATGTCAACCAAATTTGGCATATGCTTTCAAGATGATCAATGCGGCACATCAGAATGGAATTACTCGTTTCTATATTCATTCAAATGAATATTCTCCTGTAATTGAGCAATTTGTCAATGATTTGGAAATCAAAATAACGTATGTGCACGGGGATATTATCCCCGTGCTCAATGCGTTGCCCAACTGTACATATACAACATCTAACCCAGATAATATTCGGAAATGTATGAATGTTAATGTTCCATTTGCATTGACAATTGTCGATGATTTCCAATATGTTGGACCGATCGTATTGGATCAATCATTTATAGATAAACTGAGACAGAAAAACGTTTATGTTCAATTCACCGGTGTGATATCCGCCGGAATCATCTGATATCATTTCCACTTAGTCAGGAGGTTGAAGACATTGGCCGAGCCCGTAAACAAGACAATGTTGTATCTGTATGACCCAGACGAGACGTATGAATACAACGCAAACCATGGTACTGAATATCCGTATAATGGATTCCCGACAGGACAGTATGGCAGAAAATATAAAAAGACCCGATTCATTAACTGGGAACCTATTCCGGAAGACATCATTATTCGACATAATGGTTCACAAATCTTTGTGAACTTTGCTGCGTTATTTCCTAACGATGTTCCTGACCCAGCCGTCCAGTTATTTCAGATGAGAACTCGGCGATTGGATTTACAAAACCTGATATGTGAACAGATCAATTTCTTTACCGCATTATATGATGATGACAATGATCTCATCACATCAATGCTGATTGCAAAACTGATGACAGATTCTCAAACATATACAATTGTGACATTTGACGAATATCAACAACAGTTATTCGAGATTTTGTTTCCAGAAAGAACAATCGACAGAATCAGAAAAATGGTTGAAGAAAATGATGTTGGTGATGATGTCAAAGGATTGTTCCCAGAAGATATGCCAAGAGATATTTTTATCGTATCATTCATGATTAAAGTGATGCATATTTTTATCGAGCATTTCATTATCTCAACTGGTAATTCGCCGAAGGATCTGTATGAATTGTTTGCAACCGCATTCACAAACATCATGAATCACATCAATCCAAACATTTATGTGTTGTTGTATGATTATGTGTACAACTCGGTTGTTCAATCCTGTTCATCGAATGCAAATATCTATGATATGCAAGCAATCGATGGTGTTACAATTCCGACAACTGCACAATTTGTCATGCGGAAAAGTTTATTGTGTGACGGTTTAATCAAACTTACATTTGCATCTGCGTGGGATAAGATTAACAAACGTCCGACATTTTCATGTGTCGGTTTAATTAAAGCAATTATTACACAAGCTTCATTTGTAACAAGAAAAGTACAACTCCGATATTCACTGGTCAACGTTGATGATATTTCTCAACTGCTTCCTGATCAGATATCGAATAATTCTCCAATCTCAATGATTCGTTCTTTTAATCCTGGAGAATATTCCTGCATGTATAAGGATTTGAAGATTATCATTGCACATGTTGCATTGGAGATTGATTTGTCTCCGGTTGATTTCTATTTAGAAAATCTTCCGCAGATGAATGATCTTTCCAAGATTCTTGTTGAAGCTGTGTTGTATAATAAATTCCATTCAAGTATTTCAATTAATACATTATCCATGAAACAAAAATACATTCTTCTGTTGTATGTCAGACATTTAATCATGCAGATATATAATTTAACAGAAGAATCAACAAAAACAAATCCATTGATTAACATGTTAATGGCAAAGACTGTAACGTATACAACGAAAACATTGACTGCAAAAGACTTGAATTCAATCAAGAAATTTGTGAAGTTAAATAACTTACGTGAGTTCTTATTGTCTGAAAAGAATGTCACAACGTTTATCGAATCTATTGTACATTCTGTTCTCTCATCATATACAATCGTGAATCATAATGATGAATCATTGTTAAACACATCTCTTCAGTACGATGCAAATACGATGACATTGGATCTGTTGGATATGTGTGTATCATTGTTTGATTTCATTACACGTTAAAAAGAAAGAAGGAGAATAATATGAAAGCAGTAAGATGTAATCTGGAAACAGAATACAGAGCAGACATCGCGACAAACAATGGATTTCGAATTGAGAAAGAAGACCACTATTCACCAACAAATGTAAATGCACTTGTGGATTCCTCTAAATTCACCGATTGTGAATATAGATGTGAGTGTGGTGCATTTATCGGACAGGATTTAATTGGTCAGACATGCCCTCGTTGTCATACAGAAATTGCATTACATTCTCTGAATTTCTGTTATACTGGCTGGATTGATCTTCATGATCATAAAGTCATTTCACCGGTTTATTATATTATGCTGAAACGTGTACTCGGCACAAACATGCTTCGGTATATTCTTGGTGATTATAAATCAAAACTCGATATCAAATATAACGAGAATGACCAAGGTGAACCGGAAGAGAAAAAACAGAAACGTGCAGGACGTGTATCTCAAGATGATATTCGATACATTGAAAAGAAAATACCAAAAACAAAGTTAATGTATAAAGGAATCGGTCATGATGGATTCTATGCACGATTTGAAGAAATCATGAATGCATGTGCACCGAAAAACAATGAAGAGCTTCCGATACTGTTGGCAAATAAAGAAGCTGTATTTACATCGAAGATCCCATTATATTCAACTGCGTTTCGTCCTGTGTCAAAAACATCGGAAACAAAGTTCTATCCGAAAATCAATAAATGGTTTGCTCAAATGGTTTCTGTTGCATGCAGAATGGAAAACATGGTTCTGGATATTGAATTTATGCAAGCATTGAATTATATTCAGAAATGTTGGATGGAAGCTGTTGAGCATATCATTAAAAATGAAATGTCAAAGAAAGAAGGCTTTGTTCGTTCAGAAATTGTTGGTGGTTCATTTGCATTTTCTGCACGTTCTGTTATCACCCTTGACATTTCATTGAATGTTGACGAAGTTGATTTGCCATATTCAATGGTATTAACAGCATATCAATATCGGTTGACATACATGCTTGCAACTCGATATAATATGACATTGGAACAAGCGTATCTGTTCATTAACACATATGAACATAATGACATCATCATTCAACTTTTAGACGAAATTATTGCAGAAGGACAATGGGTTGTCTATTTAAGAGAGCCAACGAATAATCTCGCATCAATTGTTCTTGCAAAGATTCGTCGATATAAAATTGGTGATGATACGATGTCTGTTCCGCTTGAACCATTAGCTGGTTTGAATGCAGACTTTGACGGTGATGCATTGGACATTTGGTTTATGTTGGATAAACAACTTATGCCAAAATTCCAGTCATTCCATTATTCATGTCTGACTGATAGAATCAACGAGAAAGTCTCTCTTGATATTCTTTCATGGTCTGAAGTTGCTTTGGGTAGAATGACTGAATGATATATGTAATGGGGCGCATATGCGCCCCATTATTTTTTTATATATTTACATATATATACTTTTAAAGATGAGCTAATGTTCACACAAAATTATGTCACCAAAAGAATGTGAAAACATGACTGAAGAAATCGTCATTATTCAGATTCCGAAAGGAACTGAAATTATCTGTGAATGACAGTCACAGATATTGAATATATAATATAACTCATTCGCTATCCGAAAACGAGGTGATATATGTGTGAACCATAACTCATTATCAGATTAGGTAAAAACGATTTCATAATATATTTTTGGAGGTGTACCATAATGGGAATTTTCGATAAAATCATTCAAGAATATTCTCGAAAACATGAAGATGAAGTTCAAGAAAATATTAAGGAATCGGGTACGAAAAATTCACAACAAATTTCCGCATTAATCAAGAAAGCATTATCATCTGGACATAAAGTATATCTGTGTTGTGATTGGCATTTGTGGAGATGTACAGATAAAAAGAAACGAACAATTGTTGAACGCTCTGATATCAATACAATTGTGAATAAATATAATAATATCGTAACAGATGATGATGTTGTTTTATATATGGGAGATCTAATTGACGGTGAGTGTGAAAAGAAAGAAGCGCTCGGTAAGATACTTGATTCGTTGAAAGGTATCAAAATTCTTGTGAGAGGTAATAATGATTTATTCGATGATGATTATTATTTATCACATGGATTCAAATATGTGACACCAAAATTTATATATGACAATATTCTATTTTCGCATATTCCGCAAAAACATAATAATCGAATGAATATTCATGCACATTTACATGGATACGCAACATATTGGTTACCATACCGCGAAATGATTGATGTTGCATTTTGTGATGGTAGAAAAGAACCTGTTGAACTCAACACAGTAATCAAATCATTACCCGCATACAAAAAGAAAGCAAAAGAAATACCTGAAAAATTCGAACAAGAATTTGCATCGTTATAATATATGGGCGGGGATTTCCCGCCCATATTAACAAATAAATATTTTTAAGAGGTGAAGATTATGAACCCGAGAGATTTCTACGAATACCCAACAATGGAAGAACAACAACGTGTGTTACATGCTCCATTTGATATCATGACGCACATGAAAACTTTCGTAGAGTATTTGGAAGTTATTATTCATCCAAATGGAACCGTTGAATATGCCGTTCCATCGCATGTATTAAAACTCCAAGAAATCTATGGAAAAACATCAGATGAGATGTTTGAAGAGTTTTATAATAGTCTGGATGCATTATGTGAACCCGCTGAATGGCTATGTAAAAAGACAGGATGTATATCTGTTTGGAATAATGGGTATGCAGGAACGGCAAATGAAGCGCAGAAAGAAGCACTTCGAAAATTAAAGGAATATCAACTTTATAAAGGAGAAATTGAAAAATGAAAGTGTTTATTTCACAACCGATGGCTGGTATGACAGATGAAGAAATCTTGACACGAAGGAATGAATTGATTGGTATCTTAAAAAATAAATATGGTGAAGATATTGAAATTATCGATTCATTCACAAAGAGTGAAGAAATCATTGGTAAAGGGCGAATCGCAATGTTGGGTGATTCGATTTCTCTTATGCGTGATGCCGATGTTGTATTCTTTGCTCATGGATGGAATAAGTCAGCTGGATGTAATGTTGAACATGAGGTATGTGTACAATATCACATACGAAGACTTTTCGAGGAATGTTTGCCGGAATTCAAGAAGGCACAACATACACAGTATTGGAGGTAAATATGAAACGAAATACACAATATAGACCTGACGATTGGCCGCCGTTATTGAAACAATTAGCTATCGTAAACAATAGTCGTCATGCTGGAACAATTAAGTCGTCTGCATTTATTATTCATACGCTTGTAAAGCAATATGAATATACGATTTACATCTATAATCCTTCAAAGAATATCTTTGAGAATATCGGTAATTATAGATACCTCGGCGAGGATTCATTAAATTATCGATTCATAGAAGTAAAATCCAATCTGTCCAATATCGAATGGACAACAATCACATTGCCTAAAATGTGTGACGATAGATACTTTTTCCAAGCGATCAATTCTTATAGTCCGGGAGGTGTAACAGAATGACAGAAATCGAACTCAATGATGTATTGACAAAGAATGCAACATTCGAAGACGGTACATTATGTCTCGATGATTACAGTGTCAAATTAGAACCTGGAAATCTTTACAGAGTTCATATTTATGATACATATGGAAACTCGCGATATTTAGGTTTATACAAATTTGATGATCGTGATCATCAAGACACATATGTATTCAAAGCATGTGAATGGCAAATGGGTCGGAATTATAATATGTTATTAATTCCATTCGAATTGTTGGACCGTTATGTATTCGAAACTCATTTATCTTAATAAATAAGGACGTGATACATAATGTATGCTTTTATCGGTGATTTGCATCTGGGTGTGAAATTACCACAATCAGATTTCATAAATTCATTGGCACAATTCTTGGGTTATATTCAAAAGAGCAAAGAAGAATGCCATGCAATATTTGTTTGTGGTGATTTATTTGACCATCGTTTGTCTATTGAAGATGCAAAGTTTGCATCTAAGTTTATTGCAGCTTTGGTTTATAATCATTCTGGTGCAAATCACCAAAATATTCCAGTGTATTTTGTACATGGTACTTATACACATGACCAAGAACAGTATCCAATTTATTTGTCAATGATTGATGAAACTGTTCGTGCCAGTGTATTCTATATTCCAAAAGCAACTGTCATGGATGTATTCGGTGATAAGAAAGTATTATTCTTACCACAAGAATATGGAGATATTGATTACACAAAATTATTTGAATCCAAATATGACATCATTGTTGGACATGGTCCCATTGCATCACAAACTAAGAATCCATGTAAATCTGCAAAATATGAAATTGTTCATTCTGCTGAATTACTTGGTAAGATTTCTGAATTATGTGTATTCGGACATTATCATGGATACACCGATTTCGGAAATAATGTATTTTACACAGGACCTTGGTTGCAATGGAAATATGGTGAAGATGAACCAAAAGTGTTCTTCTTCTGTGATGATAACTTGAAAGTTCATACAGAACCAAATCCAAATGCAATGGAATTTAAGACAATTGAGATATCTGACCCAGAACAATTACGTGAATATCTTTCCCAAGATATTCACACACCACATCGATTCATGATTTCATCAACGCATTCCGATATGGAAACATATCGTGGAATCATGAATTCAAATAAATCTTCTAATGTGAAATTTCAGTTAGAAGAAATCGTCGATGAAGACGATTTACAATTGACCGTTGATGAAGTTGTTGATGCGCAGGTTGAAGCGGTCCAGCCGATACCTGCGTTGATTACATATATCAAAGATAAGTATGGTATTGACCCAGAAACACAACTTCATGAATATGAAACCCAAATTAACAAGGAGGAACCGAAAAATGGATAAAAACCGAAAGCTCGATTATGTGTTTTTCACCACACGTGAATTCACAACAAAATTGTTCACAACAATTGTTGACAATCTCACGGATATGCTAATGCAATCTTGTCCTGAGAATAAACGTATATGTGTTGTCAATTTTGATCAAGATGATGACAAGATTACGAATGATTCTCGCATTGTTCAGCAGATTCAGTTGGAGTATACCACAATTAATCCTGACACGAATACAGCATCAATACAACTTTGTGTTGCACTTGGTCTGATGGCGTCAACTAAAGACAATAACAGGTGGTATATCGTCGTTGATATACCTACAAGTCATACACATCTGGAATATGAGTTCTGGATTGAAAAAGAAGAAAATGATACTATTGATGAAGCTACTGCATATGCATTTCATGGTAGCTCTCACAGCAATGGTATGCCGAGTGACATGACGGATTATCAAGGATATAAATTCTACAAAAACTTTATTAAAGAATCAATTGATAAAGTTGTAAGTCATTCTCATGTTGCTGTCAGAACAGATCCGGATGATCCTGATATGTTCACGTATCGTTGATATAAACGTAATATGGTGCCCTTCGGGGCACCATATTTTATATTTCACAAAGGAGTTGTAATAATGGAAAATAAACCGATACTCGGATTTGTAACGATGGAATCACTTGCGAGATTCATCTTTTCAAAAGTATCATCGGCTTTGCTCAATCGTTATACTGATCTGCGAACAGGACTCAATGTCGTGAAAGCGATTGGTCATGGTCAATCAACTCAGGCTACTGACTATGATAAACATCCGTGGTATATCGAAGATGCTATGTCAATTTATACTGGACCTGGACCCGCGCAACAAGATGAACTCAACGCACTTGTTGCGCTAAAACATAAATCAGAAACATTGAATACAGATTCACGAATGATACAGAAAACTGCAGTGTATCATATCACAACAGCGTTATCAGATGCACATACACATGTCATTATCACAGTTCGATATCCAAAGAAATTCGATAATGGATTTGATATTGTTATCACTGATGAAGGATTTGATGTCATGATGGATGTTGCTGATGAACACGGTAAACATATTGAACCCGAAGATGTTCCAAAAGAACTTCATGACGATGTTATTTGTATTGCTGAAGTCGCACATGAAATCAGATCAACGCTCAGTATTGCTGTAGAGAGGGATTTAGACAATGGATCAGAAAGCAATTGATGAAGCGTATGCAAATGTGGTAGAAAAAGAGATGATCCCTGGTGTCAAAGTGAAAATGACACATGCCAAAATGACATTTGCTCCATATGGTTTGCCACGTGAAATCACATTATGTGGAAGATTAGTTGATGTTTTACATGCTGCAAAGATGAGTGTTGAAGAACGCTCAAAATACATGGAAATATCAGATGGATGTAATCTGGAATGGTGGTGTGGCGTCTCACAGGATTACATAATGGCATTACCAAAACCGCGAGGATGTCAAATGAAAGGAGATGAACAACATGATTGAGGTTGATGGATTTAGATTAAACGGCGGTGGTTGTGATTTTAATAATACAACCAAACGGGATACACCGTTTCCCGACTCATCGTCAACGCCGGTTTCAATTCGCAAAATCTGCGATGATCCGAATGATCCCAATTACTGGAAAGAAAACATTACCACACAAAAAGACACCGGTATCAGAGTTCCGATTAATCAACCGGGAATTCCATTGACGGAATTTGCTGAACGGTTGATTGCTCTTGAACAAGAGAATGTTGTACTTCGTGAGGAACTTGAACAACTGAAGGAAGTTGTCAGTATTACATTGTCTCTGGCAGGACATACGTTTCCATTATTGTCCCAATACTATGGACACCGTGTTCTTACTAACGAAGCCGCAAAAAAGGTACGTGATGGACTATGGGATTGGGCTAAAGATCATGGTATTGAATTCATACCATTCGAGCTATCACCCAATGGTGGTTTAAAGATTCTGAAAAATGAGGAGGAAAATAAAAATGATTCAAGTAGCGACGATTGAAATTGCAAAGGAACTTGTTATGCGAGATTTGATTCGCTGTGCATGTAATACTATTGTCGATTCTGGTGTTAATCCAGACAATATTGATACATTTTACTGTCAAACACACAATGAGAACACAGGCGATCGGATTGGCTGTATGATTACAATCAACAATGTTCCGAAGTTTACAATTTCAAGATCATTGGATGCGAATGTTGTTCATGTTGTAATTGAAGAATTGAACACCGAAAATGGTGCAGCATCATTTGACTTTATTATCAAATTTGATAAGGAGACATGTATGGGTCGTTTTGAGTTTGCAGAAATTGTTGCGCCAAGTGAACATGAAATCAAACTGATGCTTCCATATAAATATCTGTCTGGAATGTTTGCTGGATATTTGACAGCACTGCAAGAACATATGATGCTTGTCGAATTGCCTGATATAGATTAAAATGGAGGTAAATTAAAATGAAAACCGAGTTTGTGTTTTTCGATGAGAAAAGATTATCGTCTGTTGTGTTTAACAACATCGCATTTGCTATTTTAAATTCATTTAAGCAGTACCATAGTGAATATATGAACATGGCACTGATTTTCAATGATGTAGATCATATTGATCCGAGCGAATTCAACTATCCGAACTATGAGATGGTTGAATTCGTTCAGCTGAATGGTTATGTCAGAAAAGAAAATGACAAACATGCTACCATGCAACAATTCTGCGGTATTGCCCGTTTGGAACATGAAACAGAAGACAAGTGTCTGGTTGTTGTTGAAATACCTGGAAACAATATTGCATATAGAATCAATATTGAGCGGAGACCTGGTGATGATGATATTCATGATGATTTAGTAGCATCTATGACAACGGCTCCAGTGTTTATCACAAACATCGAAGAGCTTCTGGATAAAGAACCGATTAAGTATTATGGAAAAATCATCTCGGAAGCTGTTGCTGAAATCGTAGAAAATCAGTCTCTTGCGAGAATCATCGATGAAGATGGACGTCATATGTTTGAATACCGTCTCTGATTGACTGGAGGAAATATGATGATTGATTATAAATCAGCGTGGGAACATTTGAAACATTACGTTTCTGATATGGAATTTTATACAAAGCCGTATAAAGGTAATGGTTTTCGGGCGGTCTTGTATAAAATGGAAGAACTGGAAAAATCTCTAACCAGAGATGAACCAAGTGAAATCATTGAACGTTCGAAAGATATTAAAATTGGTAATTATACACTCAAACGTTCGGATCTTCAATTCACAAAAGAAGATTTTGAAGAAGCAAAGAAAGCTTGGAAACAAGGTAGTGTGATCTATGATATTGCACATGATCTTGAACAACAGCTTTTGGATTTTGACAGTAAGGTCAGACTGGAAGTTGACAGATGGGTATTCGATGCATTCAAGGATATATGCGGATGTACCACACCGGATGAGGTGTTCAACATTATAACAACACCATTGCATATTCATCGATTCATGTATGTAATAGAAACCGTAAACAATAAAATCAAACTTCTGGATATTTGCGATGATACATTCACGCATCCAGAACCAGGTAAATTGCAATATAATCCATTGCATGGATGTCAATTGAGTGTACCGACAAAATCGTTTCAAGCAACCGAAGAACTGCGAAATTCAGTCAAACAACGATGGGAGGAAATTTATAATGCAAATTGAAAATTGGTCCGTTTCACAAACGGAATCAAATGTTAACGTAACTCTGAATCTGACATCATTTGATGATTTTGATTCAACCGGATTTATCAAGTACATCAAAGAATTTGGTGATACTGATATTGATATGTCTGAATATAAGGAATTAAAGAGTGCTAAAGAAGCAAATATTAAAATGCATGATCATTTCAGAGGATTGAATCATGCTCAGATTGTTTGCGTATGTGATGAATTGTATGAAAAACTTCAAAAGAATCCGAAAAATGTATATAATAGAAAACTTCTGAAAGTCGGTATCGATATTCTTCAAGATTATGACGTTTTCTGGTGTCCTCCGGTTGATAAATATGATGGCGAACAAAACAAACAGTCTGATGACCCATACAAAGATCTTCCTTATGAGGGTAAGATGGTTGGTGGTGTATTCCGTAGACCAGCTGATGAGTAAATGTATAATGGTGGCCTTCGGGCCACCATTCTATATATCATTTTAAGGAGTATGTGCAAATGAATAAAGATCAGTATGTAAAACGCGTTCAGCGACATACTTGTGTTGTATGTGGATGTGAAGCAACTTCTGGTGGAAATTGGTGGCCTAGTGGTGAAGTTGGTGTAATGCGCCTATATCAGGGACTCCCGATTTGCTGGGAATGTGCTTCTAGAATTTATGTACAATATCAAATGTATGATAATAATTATGCATGGAGAGTAGCGCCATCAAGTTGGCAAAAATTAATCGTCGAACCAGTAAAAGAGAACACAGACAATCAACAAATTCAATTTGAAGAACAATGTGAACGTTGGAAAGATTTTGATATTGTGGATATAACAAAAGAAACATCGAGATCTGACGATACTCAATCTGAAAAAGTTCTTGTTGGTCATATGTTCGCTGGTCATGAATATGACAAGGATTACATGGTGCAAACAATTCTCGGGGGAATTCGAGATTTTTCTGCAGGAGAATATCCAGAAGGTACATATTTCGATGTTGTTATTAGAAAGAAATCCGAAGAGATTTCAACCACAACACCACTGAGACTCCCAATATGGTTTCCAAAAGATTTGCGAGATTCTATTATATATTATATCAAAAATATTCAAAGACGGGACACAAATGGTGTGTATGCCGTTGCAATGGAAGCATCGGATATTTTTCCAAATGCAAAACCGGAAAACTGGGTTGGATTCATTACTGATATACAAATTGATTCAGATCCGTATCCTATTGACTGGGGTGTAATTAAAATGAATGATACAGAGATAGCAAAGGATGCTATTGCTGTCATTAATTCATTATACACATTTAACAATACACATGTACATCTTACCCCACTCATATCCGGGGTTCAAGAAGATGACAAATTTACGATTGTCAGTTTGAATGGCTTCGTCATCAAAAAGGATGGTTAATATGTTAAAAAATAAAACTGTAATTCAATTAAAATTCAAAGTAAATCCGGAATTTCGTAATAAGATTTCGGATTTTCTGAAATGTGATAATGTAAAAGAAACATTCTGTCACGGGGGATTTATCATTGTCCCCCGTAATAAAAATGGTCAAAAAACATATTTATCTTTCCGATTTTTAGAAAAATGGATCGGACGAGTACAATCCATATTTCTCGATCCAATCAATCCTGAAAATGATTATGCTGATTGTGTTTCGTTTGATGGTCCGTGGTTTGGATTAAATAATAAATCATTTGATAACGTCTATGTTACTCCGGTGATTGTCCTTGATAAAGAAGACAATAACATCGCAGATATTCTTGGATGTATTTTGGAGGTGGAATAATGAATTCAAGATTACTGAGCTTCGCAACAAAAGAAGATTTCAATTTCATTCATTTTGTTGTAATTAAATTTGTAGAAACAGGAAGACGAATTCCGGATTCATTGCAATTGGTTTTATCATATGATACATATTATCATGCGCTTGTAACAGGTCATAATGATCTCACGTTTTCCATATCTTTCCAGGATGATTATCATAATATGGTATCAATGATAATTCCATATACTGATATCAATAATAAAATGATAAAAGTATATCCTGTTTTGACAATGGAAGAGTGTGAAAATTTATGTAATCGCAGAATTGATGAAGTAATTGCACAGGCAAGTGTAACAAAATTACACTATACAGACGAAGAGTTGTTGAAGTTTATTTTATTCGGGCGAAACATTGATGAATTTGATGATAAACTTAAAGACACATATAAACGATATACAAAACAGCACATTGGTCATCTTATTGAAATAATGGATAAAGGATTGATCAAAGGTTTGCTGGCTGCTCAAGGATTGTATAATGGCAAACTTGATACATGCGCAATAACAAAATCATCCTGTAATCCACATACGTATTATGTGAACTTGAAAATATTACATACCGGAATGATGTCTTTTTATATCATAATTGGAAATAAATTTGATAAAGATATAAAAGATATAATATTGTCTGCAAGTGATATAGCTAACGAATCAACCAATAATGGGGAGGAGTTTGATTATGATGTCTGAATACCTCAAAAAGTTAATATTGAGATCCGTACATCCGTCAAAAAGTCTTGAGAATGCAAAAGAAAATCCAACATCGGATAAACCAATATGCATAAATGGTGAATTCATGTGTGATGAACGTCTTCGTGAATTGATGGATGCCATTAATATTAATACAGCAACCACCGAAGAAATCAAACATCGTTTAGGTACAAAATATACTGACAGATGCATCAATACTAACGAAAGACTTATGCATGAAATGAATCGTGAGTTGGCAAATAAAATAGTTCATGCAAAACTTGATGAGTTCCTAGAAAATGAAATTATTAAGAAATATGATTTACATTTTTGCAAAGATTTACATTTTTGCAATAATGGGGAGTTTACTGGTTCGATATTCATTGCATCACCATTAACTTCAATGAATGATCAAGGTGGATATATAGGAATCAAAAAAGAAGTCAGATATGATTTTTCAACATTATATGTATCATTAAAAATCGATTATATATTCACAACAGGTTCTTCACTCACGATAGTGAACGCATGGACGCATTGTTCGACCTACGAAGATAATAAATTTACTATTAAACCCCCTGAAGAATTTTCTGGTTTGTTAACGTATCCAGAATTCGAGAGGGCTCAATTTCAGTTCTTTTGTGATCAACTTATTCCAATAATTCAAGCATTGTTCGAAGATACATTTTCTGATGGATGGAAAGAAAGGCTTGGTATCACAGATGAAAAAGATAATTGTTGCGGATAAATTTGATCCATCATACATTTTTCGTCCAGCATTTATAAATGCAATGCAATCAAAGCTCCTTCGGGTTATGAAAAAATACCCGAAGGAGCAAAAGTTTCGTATGATACTTGAACCAATATCTGATGAGAATAAAAATGTGGTTATATATATAAATGATTATCTCGAGAAAATGACACAAGAACATTCAGAATCATTACATAAGATATTAGAGTCAAAATCTGCAGAAGAAATAAATGAAATGTGTTCTGACTGGTTCAAGTCATATTTCTTAAAACCTTTAATAGAAGGAGTGAATAACAATGACACGAAGAAAGAAGAAGAAACTTGAGAATCGTGCAGGATTCTTTCATTATCGCGATTATAAATTGCGTGTGAAATTGTTGTATCATGCGATAGACGTGGTAATGAAATCATCAGCGGCATATGCATTTAAAGTAGTTATGTTTGAGCATTTCAAGGGGTTGTTGCTGGGTCAAGTTCCGAAGAAGATTTGTGATCAGAATCTGAGATATAAACCTTTCCTCACAAATTGTGATGGAACGTTAGTCGGTAGGCATGCTGATATTGCGAAACCTGACGTGATTCCATCAATGAGCATGCGAATGGTTGGTGATAAAATCCATTCATTCTCCATCGATGAGGATTCTTTCAAGAACGGATACAAACCCGATGAACTTGCACCCCCACTTCCAAAGGGTCCGCTTGACGGTCATAAGTCGATGTCATCAGCCAAGCTGTCAGCTATTCACAATAATCCCACAATGGCGTCAGCCAAGTTGACGATTGAGCACGGGGATACAGATCGCATGAGTAGGCAGATTATGGCTGACGAATATATCAAAGGTGGATCTGCCATCGAATATCCTTCAAGTGCAACGATCGATCTGCGAAAAGCTGTCGGTCGATATGGTAACATGTCTATCAAGGGCAATGAAGAAGACGTGTCTGAGCCGATTCATCTCGGTCCGATTGATCTGGGTCCTACTGATGGTGAACGTATCGAAGAACATCTGCTTCAGTCAGAAGATAAGAAGCGTAGGTTTGCATCCAACGCTTGCGAGGCTTCTGCATATGATTAAGGGGGAATTCTGATGGATAAGGGTAAACGACCTACGTGTGTCGAATGCAAATGGTATTCCGAAAAAGGTGGTCCGATCGGTTCATGCGAAAACACGGGTTATCGACTCGAATTAGAAGACTTCTGTAGGGTTCCCAAAAATCCGATGATGATCAAAGGTCCGAAAACTGGGGTTCCAACATGGTGCCATAAATTCTGGACAAGAAAGGAGGATTCAGATGAACTGGAGAAAACGTAAAAGATTGCGTCGTATTGCACAGCATTATGGATACACCCATTACTGGGAATACAAACGTAATCTGAAGTTCTGCATCTATTATACTGCATTTCAGAACGCACTTGACAATGGGGAGATCCAATGGTCAGAAGTGCTTCCTAAGATGAATCAGATGTTTTGTAAAGCCGGACTTCCTGAGTATTGTATGACTCAGGAAGAATGGTATGCAAAAGTAATGGAGTCTGTCAATGAGCGGGAACGTCAACAAGACGAGGTGATCTTTCAGTTTATTGACGACGACTTCATGTCTCCATCCATGAAAGTCAACAAACATGCCAATATCGTTGTCAAGAACAACTTCCACAAAAAGCTTGAAGATGCTGTAAGTGAAATGTGTGATCGTGACAAACCTGTTCAACTTGGTTATATCGACTACCTTGGTATCGAAAAACTCAATGGTCCGATTAAAGAATTTCATGAAGCCGTCTGTGAATGTTTACGTGACCCAAATCCTATCAGTGAATATCATGGTATTGTTGAGGAGGTGACAGATAATGAATCGTCGTCAGAAGAAGAAACTTGAAAAACGCCGTGGATACTTCAGATATTCCAAATTCAAGGAATGGAAACGGATTCTTGATTTCGGTATGAAGCACGGTGGGCAAACGTTCTACGAATGGTTTGTCGAAGGCAAACATCGTTCCGAAGCACATAAAGCTGGAACTGGAGTTGACATGTTGCTTATCACAACTAGCAAATCTGGAAAAGCTATCAAGCATATGCAGATTGCACAGGGGTGCTATCCGTCAGCAATGACATCATCTGATGATGCATCGAATATCACACTGAGTTTCACAGCGGACTTTCACAATGGTGAATGTACAACCGACGTATTTCAGGAAGTGTATAACAGATATCAGGAATGGTTAGGAGGTATTCAGAAATGAAATGTCTCGAGTTTCCAAAGAAACCTTTCGAACAGTGTAAGTTCGACTATCCGGACGAGATGAAAAAGCTTGTCGACCTGCTTGAAGCAGATGGAATCAAAATCAATTGTGATTTGATGACACTCGAAAAGCTGTGGTTTGCCTATTCAGAAACATGGTCCGCTCACTTCCTGACAGTGGGTAACAATGATAAAGACGATACTTATCCAAGATTCCTTGAATGGGTCGAGGACATCGACATTGATACCGCTGATCATATGAATTATGAAGGAGAACAACTCGCGAGAGTTTGTCGTCCGTGGGATGATGAGGAGGATGATGATGAATGAAATTGAATAAGGTGATTGAGGAGCTACAGGCTCTCGCAGCCAAAGGATATGGCGAATATGATGTCACGTTTGTATGTGACGCCACTCAAACATATTTCAATGACTCAGAGTACACATATGGTACCGATAGTCGAACATTCGATTTCGATGATCCAAGCCGCACACATAAAGCATATGATCAGCAGAAGATACTCGAGTTGCATTCAAAATGGTGATTACAAATGAGGAGCCCACACGGCTCCTCATTTTTTTTTATATTATGACATGTATATCATTCATTCGAAAGGAGGTTGAATAGCCATGCATTGGAAGAAACGTCATAAATTCCGGAAGCTTCTGCACAGTAAGCTGCGGAAAAAACGTTGGTGGATGTGGATACCCGAAGATTTCAAATCATATGCTGATTACAAACGATACGTTCGTTCTTATTGCAGACGAAATGTACCATGTCCGCCAATGGATCCAGAAGTGAGAAAAGCCATAATCCAATCTGAATGGAATGGAATGCCAATACGAAAATGGAATGAGCAATTTGAGGATCGGATAATCCAAGGGATTGTCGATGCTGAAATAGAACGCTTAATGAAATAAGAAGGAGGATAAACAATGAAATTTATGATTTGTGATAAGGACGCATATCATGAGATACCAACTCCGTCTTCTCAACTTGTAATGATCGATGGTCGCGCGTGTGCTCCGGGTCATAGGGTTGTAGATAAATATGCTGCAATCATGTACAACTATAATCTGAAAATCGGAGAATGGTATCCATGTGAATTAGTATCCACTATGCCACTGCCCGATATGTCCGTATATGCATATGATATCCAAATTACTGGAACGCTGAAATATATTTGCGTACGGAAACAGGAGATTGACGATGGATACGTCAAGCTCGATTTTGAGGAAGGAGAAACGGATGGAACGTAAGTTTACCGTGAGAATCAACGGCATTCCGCTCCATAAATGGTATCTGTACAATGAAGAGGGTATGCAGCATGTATGTCCTGAATGCGGGCATGTTGCCACTGTATCACAGAGCGAACTTGAACTGTGTCAAACATTGCAGCCTCGTGGTGTCAACATGTTCTCAAGACTGTATGAGAAAGTTGCACCACATATTCAATGCGTGAAATGTGGTTTTCGCAATCCGTATTGGATGTTCTGCATTCGGAAATATTCGAAAGAACTGACAATTGCCGATGTTGTCAAGAATTCGATCTCTAAAAAGATCTTTGATGATCGGTCAATAATCTTTGATATGCCTTATACTCCCAGAGAGAATTGGGTTTGGAATCATTTGGCCAAGGATTTCGAAGGGGATACCATTGATACAATTTATCTCACACCCAAACGTGGGCAATCACGAATGTGGCGTGGTTTGACAAAAGCATATACAAACTTTGGAGGTTAATAATGGCAACACCGATTCCGAAAAGTGATGCCCCTGTAGAAAAGGTCAAGGTTTCACACTGGATGCAAGTGAAATATGATCCGACCCTGTTGGAAGGTGCTCTCGAGATTGGTTGGATGGAGATGCGAAACAATTACAAAGACTGGGAAGCTGATGGAGACCGTCCGCTCACAGAAGACGATTTCTATTGGCTTGTTGATGTTGCGCTGAATGAGGCATATCCCTGTTGCTGGTTTCCATATACAAACAAATATCTCAGGGAACTGAAAATTGAGTATATCCGCGTTGGCGAAATGCGGATCAGTATCAATGATTACCACAAGCTCTTTACTCGCAGGGGTTTGACAAAACCATATACAAATTTCGGAGGTTAATATGGAACTGTTGAGAACTGATTCAAAGGAACAACTGTTTGAAAGCTATACGGATCTGAAGTATGTTGATGGTGGTTGGATGCGTGCAGCAGATCGTATTGACAACATTGTCGACAACCATATCAACGCGGATCCGATCAAGAACCGCGATTATCTTGTTGAGCTTCGTTGCAGATACGACGCTGATATCAATGCTGGACGTCCGTATTCTTTCACGACAGAATTTATCTATCATGAAGATGAACGTGACGGATACTGCTGGTTGAATGACTGGTATGAAGGTCAGCAAGATATTGATGTCATGCGAATTATCGCAGTGGATGAAATCGATGAATTCGAGTCAATCGAGTACACAACATCGAAACTGTCCGAAGGCTATATTCCGGCAGACATCACGTCCGAGAACTATGCAAACATCTTTGATGCTACCATCAAATCGTGGATGAATAAGCATGAAATGTATACAGACGTGATTGTCCGGCTTGCATACAAGGTGAAAAGCGATCCGGAAATCAGGATTCGCAATGAGTTCCTGGAGTTCAACGGGAATGAAGGTATCTTCGAATGGACTCACAAATGGGAACCTGAAGATCTGGAATTTTTCTATGCTACAGGGGTTATTGATCCGGATGACATCGAGAAGTATACCACCGTGTATACGGAACATGATGCACCGTCATATCGTGAAACAATCCGCAATGTATCTGGTTCGGTTGATGGTAAGACATTCGAACAATGGGCAAAGGGTATATACAGGAAGCTTGACGAAACCCTGAAGAAGTTTGCAACCGAAAATGATTGCATGGGTGAAGAGCTTGTTGTTCTTTGGGTACATACCGAGGATTCGCAGTGGGTTCTTCGGAAAGACGTTTTCCATCTCTTGCATTCTACATTATGGGATTCACCCGAGTTAATGTATCAGGTTCCCGGTGGTGCATTTGCCTATTATGAGAATATCATGATTTGGGCAATCAGACCGCTGTCACAGATCAAAGAATTCGATCATTGGTTTGTGTCGACACACAACTATGCCGTCAAACAGAAAACGTCGGTTCCGATTTCACAAACGAATCTGACACCGGAACAACTCAAGGACCTGAAAGCGATGGCGTTGGCTCCTGTGATAGATGCCATCAACGAGGAAATGAAATCGGGTGACAAGAATGATTCATCAGTTTGATTTGTACATGCTGATACACGGATATCTGTCGGGTGTTTACAAAGAGCAAATGGAACTGGGTCTGGTCGGAGGATCGAATTTCTCATTTCACAAAATAACATTCGATCTCCGATCCAACCAGAATCTTCGTGGTACATATAATCGTTTGAAGGTCAATCGTGTGACGAAAGCGGGTGTTTCATATTGGGAGATTGCCCAGACGATTGTTAGTCCAACATTCAAGACAATCGGATTCGGTTGTTTGATTCAGATATACGATGATGGAACAATCGTATTTGTTGACTCTAAGAATCCGATTCAACCGGTTGACAAAGGTTTTATGCTCGGATTACAAACTCGCATCGAGAAATACATCCAAAAGCATAAAGACGATCCAGCAATATCAGAATCAAATGCGGGAATCATGATCGAAATGAAAGACGGCGAAGTTCAAGTTCATGATGAACGTGATGATTATGACGAAGATATTTCAAAGTATTGGGGGTATTGATATGACACGACGCAAGAAGAAAAAGCTCGCTCGCCGAATGGGACTTCGACATTATCGCGATGCGAAAGCTGTCAAATATGCGGCAGACATTCTCATGAGAATGTCACACACGCTTGAAGAATCCTCATGGCCGAAACGCGATGACATCACGAAGTTACAAGAGGATTACACCAATGACATGTCAAAAGTATATCGTCATGTTTTGCGTACAGGACAGGTTCCTGTGAACAATAAAGAACTTATGGAGGTCATTCAACATGGGGAATGAAAATTGCAAAAAGCTTACCATCACCCAATCGGTCGACATCGCGATCGAAGAACGTATGCTACATGCACGGCAGTTAGAAAAAGAAATGACCGCGCTCGAATTGAGCTTTCCGGATATCTATAAAGATATATCAGCATATATCTGTGCAGATGCTGCACTCGCCGGTACACGGTCTGGTATCAAACTTGAACATGAGTTCATGGGAAACTATGCTGAACTTGATGATGTTCTTAAGAAACTTCTTGAACGTGTTCCGCTCAAACCGATCAACTACGGCTATTGGCTTATCAGGGATGGTGTAGGTAAAGATTTCCCATTTATGGAACGGATTCAATCATGGAATTATGATCGTTGCATGCACAACCGCAGCAATCCCGGATATATGATGACAGAATACAGTGTTTTCTCTAATTCTGCATTATACTTTGCATTTCCGAAATACAGCGGTGCAATTCTGTATATGAGGAGAATGTTTTGCGGCAGTTCCATAAAACCTCAGCTTGCGCTCGAAATCGGTCTTCAGATCGTCGATAATTATGATGCATATAAAGAACCTTGCATCGACCTTCAGGAATATCCGGCGATAACATACGTGGTATTGTCGAATGAAACCGACATGCGTGCTCTGGCGCGTACCGGTATTTCGGATAGGGATCCACATCCGTTTCAAAGCAGGCTTACATTATTGAACCTTGGCTACTGTCAGGGTATCTGCAAGACTATTGCAGAAATCATCCTTAGTGAACATCCTGATGTGTTCGCATACAAATATCCGAAAACTACTAATGAGAAGGAATAATCAAATGAGTATTAAAGTACACGATAGCGAAGACGCCATCAGAAACCTTGAGTTCATTAATAGGGTTGAAGTCAAAACAGAGGAGGAATAAATAAAATGGAAATGAAACTGATTGTATATGATCGGAGAGATGCCATCACATATATGGCTCCGATTATCACGAATGCATGCAGAGATTTCGCCAGCAAGGTAGCGCCACAGGGTGGTGGTGTCTATTCGCAGGTGACAGTTGATTTCAATTTGACATCGTTCGGATACACAATTAACAAAGTTAATCCGAAAACACTGATCACGGTCATGGTTGATGACAGTTATCATCGTCCAATGATCATCGTCGGTGTTCCATTTCTCAGAGACGATCTCTTCTTCAAAATTACATTCGTAAATACGAATGAAGATGTTAAAGATTATCCAGAAGAATGGGCATTCAAACTGGAATATTGCAGCGATCGGTGGGGTCACAACGTGATTGAAAGGAGAGCTGTAGCGCTCTCAGTGTCACAATTAAGCGCGAAGTTCATCGAACTGGTCGAACTCATGGAACGGCTTGTGAACTTCGGAACCAGTAACACATTCATGACAATCTCAATGCAAGACAGATGTGATGCTGAAGAGGATGTGGGCGAAGAAGCTGACGAGGAGATTCCCGTCGAAGAATCGGATGAAACACCGGAAGAACAACCAGTTCACAAAATGCGAAGATTCGCAGGCATGATGCCCGTGAATGAAATCGAACGGACAGAGATATTCAAAGACAAATATGGACATGATGTTCGTATTGACGCAGGTCCGAACGGCTGGACAGTTAGATACGCAGATATGAGTTCCAATTACAAAGACGAGTCTATCGGCACTAATGCAAACTTCAAGAATGCATATGACACTGCTGCGACTTGTGTTGGACCTCTCACACCTGTGAAAACGGAACGAAAGGAGGGAATTGAAAAATGAAACGTACAAATCGTGCGGCACTTCATGCAATGCCTACTGATCAATTGGCAATGTTCATCAATCATGTTGATTGCAGGAACTGTGCTTACTGTGGTGAGGATGGGGTGAGCTGTACAATCCCCGACCGTCCCATTCCTTCAGATAAATGTATCGAAGGTATCGCAAAATGGCTTGACCAGGAAGAATCGGAATTCCTGAGTCATCTGGAATCAGAATACGAGGAGGACTAATAATGAACAAGGATAAGGCATATGAAAATCTGATGAAAACAATGGCAGCGAATGCTGCTGAAAATGGTATTCCGTGGCCGCCCATTGAAAATCTGGGCGATCAGGCACATACTGCTGAAACACCGAACAAAGAATCAAAAGGTGCTTCATCAACGCCCAAAAAACAGGTGGGTGGCATCCCCGCAACAGTCAACATTGATATCGGACCCAAATACAGAATTCAGATTGATGAAAATAACCCGTCTTCAATCGAGGCAGTCAAAAAGCTCATCAATTCGGAGCCTGTTATTTCACCGACGACAATGGCGACTGTTGCAACAGAGATCATCGGCATTCTGACCAAAAACAATATTGTTCCAACAATTCATATTAATCTGGGACCGCATGTCGATATTATTCGTAAGAAGCCTGCAGAGAATACTGATACCAAAACTGACAAGGGGGACAAATCAAAATGAAAATCATTCCACAAGCAGCATATTATCTTGATACGACGGGAATGTCCCAGTATCAAATCATCGAGAAAGCTGGAAGAACCTGCTACAAGTCTGAAGACAAAATCACTGAGGAATCCGCAACAAAGTTTGTTGCAGCTCTTGTGAGAAGGTGTCACCTTGCAATGCTCGAATTCGGTTATCTCTACATGAAGATTACCGATATCGATTTTCTCGAATTCTTTCAGGCGACAAAACCACATTTCATCCATATGGTTGGTGAGTATGCTGTTGGTAACTTCCGAGCATTCTACGACTGGTACAAGGCATGGCTTGACGGCAAATGGATGATTGATATGGATTATTATGATGGATTCATGGATCTCATCTGGTGTCTGGCTCAGAAGTATCCTGAAGTTTACAAAGACCTCTATGACAAGCTTCATGAGAAGTTTGAACCGGATGTGATCGATATAGAACGCATGAATGTCGATGACGTGAAATATCCGTTCATGTTCTTCACAAAAGAGGAACTGATCGCTGATTACAAAGCATCTGGAAACTTTGACAGCTATCTGGTTGACATTATTCCGCACATCGTGATGTTCACAACAAACCGCGGTGTTACACATGAACTGGTAAGACATCGTAATGATGAAACATTCGCAATGGAGTCAACAAGATACTGCAAATACGATGTGGAAAAGTTCGGTGGAGAGCTCACGATCATCGAACCGATGCAGGAAATCCGTGATAATCCGGATGCATATGAGAGATGGTTGAAGGATACCAAGGCTGATGAAGAATCGTATATGTGGTTCGTCAAGCATGGCATTTCTGCACAGGCTGCTCGCGGAAGACTTCCGCATGACATCAAAGCTGACATCTGGAATGCTTGTTTCGAGTCCCAATGGCAGCATAAACTGAATTTGAGAATGCATGGAACGACTGGCGCTCCGCATCCGCAGTTCAAAGAACTGATGGAACTTGTGTATCCAGACCTCGTGAAGTATTCCGAAGGAAGACTGAAATAAAAAAAAATAAAACATGTGGGGCGGGAAACCGCCCCATATATAAATTTTTGAAAGGATTTTCATATGAAAAATATTCGAGTTCAACCATTTTTGAAGAATGTTTATAATGAAAAAAGTCAACATAATAAATCAACATTCTATTGCGATATTGTATTACGATATGAAATTCTATATGGTATTCCTGATTTTATGTTTGCGGATGAAAATATTGTCGGTATTCAATTCGAAGAAGAAGATACAGAATATGACATCATTAACATCATGAATTTGATCATGGGGAATCCGAGAGTCCGTGCAATCGTCGTATTGGATTCGAAAATAGATAAAAACATGCAGAGCTATGCGGTACAATCAACTGTTGACGATAATCCAGATTTTGTATTAATGAAAGAAGAGACGTATCGTGAACGGTCATGTTATGTCCGTTTTCCAAAACAAGATTCGTTATATAAAGCTCTGAAAAATTCTGTTCGGAACGCATTTGTGGGTCGAATTAAATGGAATCGGAATCATATTGATACCAATACAGATGAAAGGTGTTATTCCGCAGAAGCAAACATTGATATCATTTTCATGGATTCAACAGGTCTTTGTACAGTCATATTCAAGAATCCAGATAAACTAATTGATGTGGATGATCGTATCATCAGATTGTTCTTTGATTATAACCGATACTTGAGCGTGAATGATCCTTCTGAAAACAAAGTCGACCAAAAGAAAGGGATCATTTGTGATAATCATCCATGGATGACCGATATTCAGAAATTGTTCGTGAATGATTTGAATAAGATCATTGAATATTATCATTTAAAATATAGGAGGGATTGATAATATGATGATGCATGGTGCCCAAATTGTTTCGGAAGTAAAACACCGAATGCATGTGACAAATCATTTTCAATGTGAACCATGGACAGTTGAAGTTCGAGGTCATATTGCAACCATTTGTCCATCGGATAACAACGTAAAATGGGTATACTATCGGGATTACTGGTTCAGAGTTTCGATTGATGAATTGATCTCATTTCATGATGATACCCAACATAAACTCGATAAACGTTTCGATGATTCTATGAGAGAAACAATCGAAAAGTATATTGACGAAAATCATATTGTATTTGGAGATGAGAAAATCATGAATGAGAATGTTAAAGTTAAATACAAATTCCGTGTCGGTGATTATTTTCGTCAGGGTATGCCATATGAACTGATTCTGACACAAGGTTCCGCGCTGTATAATAAATTGACATGTAATGGTATTGGACCCGCGTTTACAAATGAATACGGTGACGGTTCAGACAAATTTCGAACAACTATAATCTGTGATGGTTTCGACACAGATGATACACGTGCGATTTTCATCTATTATGATGCAAAAGAAAAGAAACCGATGCGGTTCACAATCAGAGCAGATGTTCTGGTTCGATCTATTGGATTACAAGATGATGGAACTCTTGGTGAAATGTCTAGAGATGATCATATCTGTATTACACGGATTCCGACTGTCTCACACAAAGGTGTTCCGGCAGAAGATTGTTTCGGAAGTACATATGGTCATGTTCCGTCATTCATGCTCGAACACGTTCTTTATGCAGTTCGATAATGAAGGTGCTAAATCATGAAAGTATATATTACAAAAGATATTGTATGCAAGATCATCGACGAATTTCACAGTGGGTATCTACGAAATATGCTATATGAAGTAACAAATATTCATATAGAAAAAGCACATTTCTTATGGACAATTCATGAGTATCCATATTTGGTTCTCGCTGAAATGTATGATAATGCCGGTTTCGTTATTACTTGCAGAATTCGTGCAATCGGTGGTAAAGAAGCTGAAATCGAGGATCTTCGGAAGTGGTGTATAGAAAATTACATCATTAAAATATCATCAGATTCGATTGACTTCAAGTACAACACCGATTACTTCACTCATTTTGCATTAGATGAAGAATGGGTCAATACCCTATTCAAAATATATGCACGAATCGTTCAAGTAAATACAGAAATGTGGAAAGATGAACTGTTCAGGATGAGCCAAGAAATGAATGGTGGTGAAGAAACTTGAAAAGAAACTTGAAAAAGTTTTTGAAAAAGATAACTCCTCTAATATTGGCTATACTAATAATAGCGGGTGTGTCTGTAATTGTTGTGTGGACGTGTACAAATAATTCAACATCAATAGAAGATAAACTTATAACCGACATATTTGCACATGATTATATCAGAATTGATGGTATTGATTACCCGACAAAGGATATCAGTCGTATTCAAATCGGATATGGCGCATCATACGGATATATGACACTCAACGATGAACAAGTGATTGTACGATTCAATTGTGGTGAATTTGTATTATATAATGAAGGGGGTTTTCCATATGGAACTGGTGTCTCATAAGAAAATCATTCGACCGTTTATATTCCGGGGAAAACAATGTATAGTTGTTCCAGCGTCACCGCATGTCATTCGTATATTTTATGATTGTCATATATATGATGTATTGCTGACCCATGATGAACTGAATACATGGAAAACGTCTGGTACAGACTGGCAACGAGAGTACATTCATAAACTTCTTGATGACAGACTGATCGGTACCGAAGCACTTGAACGGAATGCTTCCATCTTAGATGGATATCTTGCATAAAGAAAGGTGATAATTATGAAAAAGAAACTGGTAACTGATCAGGTGAAAAGTTTACTTGACCATGTCATCAGAACAATCGATCAATGGTGGTTTGAGACAACGAATATCGAACAAGGATGCTTCACAAGATCAGACATAAACGATTCTTCCGTTACATATAAAGATTATGTTGAGTGGAGATATAGTGAGAAGGCAGACTACAAAAACTATATACCTGACTATGTTTCTATATTCATCTCACTTGAATATGAAGATGGTACGGATTATATCCGAATCGCGTTGAAAAAGTTGAAAGACGGAGTATATACTACATATGATCCGTTCTGTGAAATTCATGACGGAAAAGTGGATGTCACAATTTCCGATGATACTGGCGGTTATGATGAATGGTTCTCCGTATTAGGAAAGAACTGTTTCAATGACTTGACAGATAATATTGCGACAGCTGTGTATAGATTTACGAATCCACCATATGATGAAGAGAAAGTGAGTGCTATTATGTCTGATAAAAAAGAATACGGCGATGGTCTTTTAACATTAACGAACTTTGAAGTATTACAGACGGTCATATCAGAATTATATAATCTTCGAATGTTTTGGCCAAACTTTTTCAATATCAAATTTGATATTGATCCCAGAGAGTCTGATATTACATTTAATATCGATTTTCCCGACGATGGTACTTTTTGTATCGATATCCAAAATCAAGGATTCTATGTTGGTGAATTGGAATATCAATGGTGCGGTGGGTCTAATTCCAACATGCTGAATTTTAATTGTCTGGATGAGCATGGGGACATAGCAGATCGTATCAATGGAATTTGTTTGAGAGATAACAATACCAATGATCCAAAAATCAATTATTGGAATGAGGATGAATTAAAAACATCAAACATTCCATTGTTATATGAATTTATATCCAGAATTTATTCTGCATTACATGAAGAGATGCGTAATAAATGGATTAAGGAACAAGCAATTGAAGAAAAACATCATATGCAATATAACGGTATCATAGCACGTCCAATATTCGATCCACAATTTCTTGAACCAGGTGCTTTGATTCAGATTCATGTATTAAAAGAACGATCCACGTGGAAAACAAACGTGTGGAGATCTGGAATTTATTACAACTGCTTCGTCACAGGTCAAGACGAAATGAATACAAAGTTAAATGTTATTCGCATCGATTATCGTTCTGGATCAAAAAGTACAATTACAGAAAAGATTGATGTGAAAGATATAACCGAAGGATATCTCGAAATTATTAGAGTGAAATAAGAGGTGATTACATTGGCAAAATATCAGAATAATGATCCATTTGGATATTTCTATGCAATGGTCGAAACAAAGAAAATTTACAACAAAGATTCATTCACAATGGGACATCCATATTGGATTAAATTTGCAGATGATGAATCTGCCATAAAATGTTTACCAAATTTAGATAAGTCTGGATTGTTTTGTGCCAAACGATGTAACAAAATGACCGATTCTGGTGTATATGCATTATTCATTGGATATTCTAAAGGTATGACAACTGCAGATTTCATCACATTCCAATTAATAAATGATAATGGCGATTTTCAACAAGGTATATACATTTCAATTGATATCGAAATGATTGTTGATTCTATGAATTCGATGTCAGCACAAGTGGATATACCAATCACAATTATACCATTAGGAAAGGAAGATATCAATGATATATGAAGATAATGAAAATCAAAGTACAAACGAATCACCAATGATTACATTGCATGCAATCAGACAAACGACTTTCGTTTATAAAAATAAAAAAGTCGTGATTTCTCCAGTGACATCGCGGTTTATCAAAGATGATAATACCAAGCATGAATTCATCATCACATACAGTGGTAAAATCTTACACTGTTCAATCAGTGAAGAAGACTTGTTAAAAGTTAAAGAATTCACAAAAGAAGAACGACAGGCATTCTTCATAAAAGTCATTGATTGGGCTGATAAACAGAAAACAACAGGGACGGTAAAAGCCGATGAATGATTTGAATAAAGTAATATCATGTGAAAATTTTACCCCTTCCCCATATGAGAGAGAAATCAATATCATTGGATCACCTGCGTATATCAGAGAAGATATTGTGTGCTGGAATGGTCAACTCGTAAATTCATTTATGATTATTTACAGAGGAAAAGAATTTCAGATGCTTTCTTCCAAAAAAGATCTTGATGACGATGTGATTAGAAGAGCAGTCATCGATTATATTTACGATAACGATATCAGATTCACATAACAAATTGGGGCGGGAAATCCCGCCCCAATAAATCACAACTTTCAAAGAACAAATTCTTACTATATTTCTTTGAAGGGAGCTAATCAACATGGCTGTCAAGAAAAAACAACAAACACCTCTGGAAGAAGATCTCAATAAGCTTGATTTTATGACAATTATTTCCGGTGGTGGATCATCCAGAGTATTCTCCAAGAATACGTTAATTGATTATTCATATTCAACAGGTATTCCGATTATTGATTATGCTTTGGGATACGAGGTAAATGTATTTGATGGAGATACGTTCGTTAAGAAACGTACATGTTTGGGTCTTCAAGCAGGTTCATTCAATGTTGTTACAGGACGTACGCAGGCATATAAGACAACAATCTGTATCAAGATTATTGCCGAAATTGCATACAAGTATGGTGGAAACATCGTGCATTATGATGCTGAACAGAGACTTGTATTACAACGTGCAAAGAATCTTTCGAAACTTCCCGGTGATTGGTTTACCGGAGAATATCCGAGATATTCTTTGCGTTCTGGTGCAATTGGTTTTGATACATTGCAGAATGATATTGCGGAAATTTATTCTGCGAAAATGCAGAATAAACAATATCTGTTACAAGATACCGGTGAAGTAGACGATCAGAATAAACCCATCAAATTGATGCCACCAACTGTTGTATTCTTAGATTCACTTCAGGATGTTATTGAAAAAGAATATAATGTTGATGATAAGAAATGGGTTGAAGATTCGAAAGAGCTTCGTGGTAATATGTATGGAGCACAATCTGCAAAAACAATCCGTGGTCTGTTGACAGATATTCTACCTATGCTGAAAGAGGCAAATATCATTCTAATCGCAATTGCACACAAGACATCCAATATGTCTCTGAATCCGTTTGCTGGTGTGAAGAAACAATTCCAGTATGGCGCAAATGATGAAAGAATCTCCGGTGGTTCTGCAGTTGAATTTAATGCATCTTCTGTTCTGAACTTCTCTGGATTGGTATCGGAAGATTCCCGTTATCATGAAGCACAAGATGGTTTCGAAGGAAACACCGTTCTGTTTGAACCGACAAAGTGTTCGACAAATGAGTCTGGTAACGTAAAGACTGGACTTGGATTCAATATCATCATTGACAAACGACGTGAAGGTGTTGACAATATTCGAACACTCATCGAGTATCTCAGACAAAAAGGAAGACTTAAAGGAAATAAAGCAGGTTTCCGTGTCATTGATGATAAGGGTGAACCTATCTCAGAGAAGTTTACTTGGAAAACATGTTACAATGATTTCAAGGAAGATCCAGCTTCTTATAAAACATTTATGATGGTTGCACGTGAAGAGTTGGAAAAACTCATTGCGAAAGCAGATGTAGATGTGATGGGAACAATCAAACCATTTTCAATGGATGATATCATTAATGATCTAGAAACTGTTAATGGGTAATTAAATATGATATGTTACAATAATATCCCAACTATCAGATTTCAAAAGACACATGGGCAATACCCAATCGTATTTGCGATTCTAATAACAGCTGGAACTGTTTTATTCATTTTGGGATGCATTATATTTAGCACCCCAAAAGAATATACTGTTAAAGCAAAAAGTATTCATTGGCAATATGATATTCATATTGATGAATTAAAACAATTTCATGAATCTGGATGGTCATCACCACCTGAAGGGGCATATAATATTGAAAGTTATCGTAAATACAAAGGACAGAAAAAAGTTGGTGACATAACAATTCCAGATTATGATGATTGGTATGAATACGATATTGACAAATGGCGTGAGACAAGAGTTGTGACAACGCAAGGATATGACAAAGAACCTTATTGGGGTGAATACACTCTCCGTAGCACAGAAAATGAACGTGGAATTGGTAATGAGCGTGCTATAAGAAAAATAACAACGTATACAGTATACGGTCAATTACTAAATTCAGATAAAACTGATTTGATTCCTCTCGAAGTTGATGAATATATCTGGAAGAATATTACGGTCAATGATGAGTTGAATTATAAGAAAAGACTCGCTGGAAAACCTTATGCAATCAGCTTAGCTGAATAAAAAATAAATGGGCGGGGATGTCCCCGCCCATTTATCATTTTTTTATAAAAAAAGAGAGATGTCGATGCGACACAACATCTCTCTTTTTTCATTTCCAGATCTTGTGGACATGGCATCGGAACAATACCAGATAGCTGAACATATTTACTCGGACGTCCACGTTACCTTTCAATATCTATCTGATACCATGAACCTCAAGGATTCGTTTCCACCAATAATTGGAATGATCTGATGGTCAGTGCTAGCCCTAACCATTGATGGTTGCCAACCCATCTTTCCAATTTTGATGTCTCCTCCAAACACACGCCACATGTTGGAGGCCCGCTGTTCATTTATATCCCGCATCGACAGCCGGCGGACAGTAAATACATTGAACGAACCAAGCAATGTATCTACCGTGACGGAATTGGGGTAGCTTGATTCCAGGATAGCCAGTCCTGGAAATACAAACATCTCAGAGATCAAAGAGTTGTGCCAACTCTTTGGCCTCTTGGCGCGATGTTTTATTATGGTTAAATCGGGTTATGCTTCCCTTTTTTAACCACGGCTTTAGTTTCCATGCTTTGTTCCTTGGAACATGGAAACTTATTTGTCTTCGTGTTCCATCGACTTTTATGTCGAAGAACACCAAGACACATCTGAAACCGTTTTGGTCTTTGCCCGGTTTCAGATAATAATAGATCCCGCACGGAGGAACGGAATCTATCATTTTTAATGTATCAACCAGAATGTCTTCTTTATGTCGATATCTGGTTGATACCAAATTGTCCCGATGCAGATGAACATCATAAATATTCTTACCTGCATCGGAACAGGCTTGAGCAAGACAGATTCTCCGTAAAATCTGTCTTGTCATTTTGGTTTGTGCCATTATGATGACACCTCCTTTATCTAATTCTAATAAGAGTATTACATCATTCTCATGAGTATTGTTTCAGGCGGTTATCCCATGTCTGTGCGGTCTCTAATGCATTGGTACGCATCGTTTCCACTGCATCCCAGATATCTCCGGAAAATGCTTCGTTGCCGATGATTTGTCTCGCAAGACTCTCATCTGATGAAGCGATCGCTTCATCACACGATTTGACTACAGCGATCGCAGCAGCCTTAGCATCATATGCCAACTGCTTGAGTTCACGCAGTTTCTCACCATATTGATTGTTCATCACATCGACTGATGTGCCGTCCTCAAGTACGCGTTTCAGGCTAAGACACTCCCAGTCAAATTTGCCATACTCTTCATCGCGGCGGGGTCCATATCCTCTGGTACGGCCACAATTCAGTGCTGCTTTCACAGCATTGAGAGCAATGTCGGTATAACATACAAATGTTATCCGACATTTGCAACCTGCCGGAATGACTTCAGCTCTCATTGTATCATGCGATAGGTCTTCCGACTCAAATGTTACGACATCCGGTGCTTTACCGGATTCGATCGGAATCCGTCTCTCTTCAATGAAGACTTCGTCGCTGATATCGCGATAGATGCTCGTGCAGCCACGGCACTGCTTCTTTACATAGCCGATCCAGCCATAGGACTGGAGCACGGGTTGGTTGTTATTGTCTCTCATAAACTGTCTTGTGTAATCGTCAGTGGTAGGGGTTTCATTGAGTAAGTGTGCATAATCAGCCGGTGCACTCGAAGCAACCAGATCCGTTATAAACGTAATGCAGGCTGTCAGAATATATTTTTCTTTCATGGGTTTCCTCACTTTCTCCCGCTGTGCGGGTTGCGACGGCGTTAAGCTTTTACGCCGTCTATTATTTATTTTCTTTGAATATTAGATAATACTATCTTCTATTCATAATAATAATATATATATGAAAATTGTGATTCTAAAAATGGGGCGCATATGCGCCCCATATCTATCATTATTTGTCGTTTTCCATGAGACTACCTTCAAATTCATTTGTTAATGAAATTATTGTGTCCAGCCATTCAATAAACATCGCAGCATTTTCTGAAGACAATAATTCATTAAAAAGTGCTTTGGCGTCATCAGCGGTAAATTTAATACGATATAATTCACCACTCGGAATATCAGAATATCGTTTCGCCATAAAATCTTCTGTATACTGATTAAATGTGTCTGGATCAAATGTTATTTTTTTACAGGTTTGACCATTATTCATGCCCAACGAAATATCGATATACAGCTGAACAATATCATCATTCAATTTCGGAGAATCCATGAAATTGAATGTATAATCGATTTGCACTGTCATATCATAAAGAACACCGTTATCAGATACCCAACAATCTGCAAAAGTATCAAAGAGTTGACAACCTTCTTTCAATGTTACAGTCATTGCATCATTTGTATAGATCGGAACATCAACAATCTGAGTTTGTTCATCATAATATTCAAACTCAGTATTAGATATCAATTTCTTTGTTGCTACATCAAATTTGTCAATCGTTTCATGAATCTTTTCTTTGAGTGCCTGCATTTGTTTGATGCCTTTGTCAAAATTGTTTGACCATATTTCATTCATAATAAAAAACTCCTTTCAAAATGGGTGGGACACATGTCCCACCCTTATATACATTAAAACGGTTTTACTAAATGCCATCTGGCTTCCGATAAATCATATATCGGAATATTCTTTGCTTTTGCTTTACGAGTTTTCTCGGATTCAAAATCATGATTTGGTACAATGACACAAATACAATCATTTGACCATCCCCCAACTTCATATCCAGAAGATTCCAAATCTTGAATCAAATCAGCATCACGTGTACCTGTCATACATACTTTACCGGATTTTCCGTATGTATAGTCAACTTGTTTTAAATCTTTAGCAAGTTCCATGATGTTTGTTAATTCGTCTTTATACCGAAGATATCCATCAATAATCTTTTGTATTTTTAATTTTCCTACATTCGGAATGTATCCTACAGACATGATTAATTCAGGGAAAGATCCATCTTCCATACTTTTTACAAGATCATGATCGTTGATAACCGTTAGGATTTGTTTCCATGTTTTCTCATCCGTATCATTAAATGGTAACGCTCCGAGGAATCTTGGTAATGTCGCTTCATGTAAAGCTTTATCAACTGACTTTACCATATTATCGAATGACGTATATCCAAACCCAGGTGTTTGTGCAATACAATCATCCCACTTTCGCAAATCATATAGATCAGCAATACATGATACAAATTCATTGTCATATAGCTTTGTGATAACACCTTCACCCAACCCAACCATTTTCATCTTTTCAGCATGACGAATGATTGCACCAAGTTTCAGACCACGACAATTTGGATTTGAACATTTTACCAATCGATATGAAAGATAATCCAATGGTGCATTACAAATTGGACACTTATCTGGAATTTGAATTGGAATATCACCATCATGATACGATTCAAGGAAATATGGCACGATGTTGTATGCAATTCGTACAGTATCATTGTGTTTTAATTGCATATCAACAACGCGTTGTAATGTTGATAATGTCACATGATCAACATTCACATTTCCAAATTTTGCAGGTGGATCCAATATTGCAACAGGTGTGATTCTACCTTGTTTACCGAATTGATATTCGATTCGGTTTAATTTTGTTTCTTTCACATTTGATATGATCTTAATTGCACATTCATATCTTGGATCAATAACTGGGATACCATTCTCACAAACAGGTGAACACGATACAACAACGCCGTCAATTGCAAATGTAAATCCTTCAATTTTAATTGTTGCACCATCCGCAAGAATATTTTTTGCAAATGATTCAATCAAATTAAAATCTGTGACGTAACAATCAACCATCGATACGGATGCCGTTAATTTTGGGATATACTGATATGGCACCATAGTGGATGAGTATCCTCTTAAAGGAATCAATGTGATGTATTTTGCAAAATATGTAAGATTATATGGCGGAGTCAATATGGCAGAAACCATATCACGTGCACGTTTATAATCTTTCTGCATTTCCTTTTTTGCTTTGATGAAATTCTCTTCTGAAATGATTGCTTCGAATTTCATTGCGGTCGTTCCATCCATCGCGTATTTTTCAACAATTGGAAGGTGTCGTTCAAATAATGCCGTTACATCAAGAGATTCACCATCTTCATAATCTCCACGTGTATAGAATCTTCCGGTTGTAAAATCAACCGCAACAGAACAACCGTCGAATTTTGGTTGTAAACACATTTTAAAATCCCATTGCTTTTTCTGAATGAAATCTTTAAAATATATTTGATTTGAATGCATTGGTGCCAAATAACATTTCGTCAATGTTCCAACAATGTCATTGACTGCATTCGATTGTTTTTGTCTTGTATATGGTCTTGCAGATTCACCATGTTCCGCAACATATTGCTCTAAAAGCATATCATATTCTTCGTCGCTGATTAATGGATTTCCTGATTCATATGCTTTGAGATATTTATCAATCTCTTCTTTTGTGACTGACATTTATCATTCCTCCTTGAAATAAAAAAGTTATGAGAAAGTGGGGGCTTTCGCCCCCACTTATATTTCTCATAAACCGAACGATCTTGGTCCGATGATTTCATATGGTTTTGGTTCTGATATGTTATTTGTACACATCATTGACCATGGTGACATTGGATTCACAACAGCATCCTCTTCTTCACTTTGGAAATTTACCGGAAAAGGTTTACCAGTTCCAACAGGAAGTTTTCCTTCCATCATATCATTTAATACAGAAGCAAAATCTGATGTTCCTTTGTATACATGATATGGAGTCATTTCATGATGCTGTGCATTTGAATTAATCTGAATATTCATACAAGCATCCTCCTTTCATATTAAATATATATGTCTGAAGGATTTAAAAATTATGAGAATCTACTTGGCGTTGATTCAGGTGTACGTGCACGATTCTCATATGCTGCATTTCTTGCAGCTTGTTGTGGATTCTGTGTCATTGATACTTGTTCACGTTCTTCTGTTGCTTTGATCATTGCAGCCTGATCAAGCTTGATAATTTGATTGATATCATGCTGCATTGCAGAGATCCATGCTTTACATGTTTTAACAACAGATTCCAGAACATCAACTGCAGAATCATACTTCTTGCGATTTGTATGATAAACAGAATTCTGAACTTGAACAAGTTTATCTGTTTCAAGAATAAACTGTTCGGTGTATTGCATAAACTTCGACCATCTATCACATTTGATTCTCAATGTATTCAAAGTGTTCAATGTTTTACCATCATCACCATAGAATTCATTGAATCCAAATAATGCAGATGCGATGCGTTGTTGTTGTTCTTCGCCTTTCGGAATAATGAATGGTGTTTTGACAAGTTGCACACCAGTTAGCAATTCACCACCACGAACCATGTTATTCTTGATATTCAATTTTGGATCTCTTGGGAACATATCGCGTGATGGCATATTGAATTGCATGCCAAGCTGTTGTGCACAGGCCTGTACAGTATCAATTGCCAGACCAAGCAACGAATCCAAATGTGAATCAATATAAGAATATTGCGGGAAATTCAGATTGATGAAATAGAATGATGCTTTCTCATCAAAGATTGCAGGCAATCCATTTTGTTTGATAAATCTTCTGATTTCACGTGTGTGGTTGGATAAACGTTTACAGAATTCAACAAATTTACGAAGCATTGTCATCAATGTTCTGATGATAAATCTGATTGCAGTACTGAGAAGTTTAATTGGTCCATATTTGTTTGATTTTGACAATGGATGTTTTTCAGAATCTGCTGCTTGTGCATCATAAACCGCCTCTTGAATCAAACAAGATTCAACAAATACATCAAGTGCATGGTCAACATCCGATACTGATGCGTTACCGGATTCAAGAATCATTTGTGTGGAGTCATACAATGCGCTGAACATCATAATGGTTGATTCCATTGTTTCAATATCCTGTTGAATATCGGCAATTTCTTCACCATCATCTTCGATAGATATTGAACCACGGATATGGCATTTATCAACTGCAGTTTGCATTGCCGTTTCTTCATCCATACCCATTTTCAGAAGTTCTTCATATTCTGATTTAACTTCTGGATCCTTTGGTTCATATTTCTCACCGGTAAGTTCACACTTTGCGAACAACAGCTGCTCCATGTGGAATCTTTCCTCATTTGCAATATCTGCATACAAACGACGCAAAACATCAACATTGGTTTCTTTTGCACCATCCATATATTCATTCATTGCATCTGCTTCAGAAGCCATTAACTTCATAAGAATCGTGACTTCTTTTGGATCAAAATCATTCTGAATATCTGACGTATCTTTTCCAAATGAACCCAAATCAACGTTATCTGCATCCAACTTTTCATCTGGTTGCTCATACGCTTCAATGTCTTCATCAGACATACGATCTTTCAGATATTCTGGAATCTCTTCCATGTTTTCTGATAAATCATCCTTTTTGAATCTGTCGAAATGTCCGGATGGGAAAACATTGATATCTTCTTTATCATCCTCATAACCATTTTCATCTTCAACGAATCCATCATCTTCAATATCATCGATTGTTTCATCTTCGATTGAAATGGTTTCATCTTTTTCAGATGATTTGTTATCAGTGTCTTCATCGTCTTCTTCAAGATTCAGATCACCGATTGTGATGTCTTCCATATCGTCAGAAAGCATTTCTTCTTTCTTTGCTTCGGTAAATACATTTCCGAAACGATCCATTCGATATCCCTCCTTCGTGAGATTTGATTTCTTAGCTTCACCGTCATAGATCATTTTGCATTTTGTCATGATCCAATCCTGGAAGTTTTTAATTGGTGTACCGTAATCGATCTCGGCATTGGTATAATCCCATACACCATAATTGAGATCCTGATTATCATATTCCGCTGATACTTCGGCAACATACTCAAAGATGTCAGTCAGTTTATCAAATACCTTTTTGCGTTCATATCCCCATTCATCCACAACACGTTTGAATGCTTGTTCGATGTAAACAAACTTTCCATCAAGCGGCACAACACAAATTGTATGGGTGTTAAGTGTCTTCGTGTTCTTTGTATCAGTGAAATTCATGAAGTATTTTTTGTATGCTACACCAAAGGCATCGAGGTATCCAGCTTCATACTCGACCATGTCATAGCAGTTACCACCGCCAGCCTGGTCGACAGTCTCACCGGAATGAAATACCCAATACTTATCGTAATCTGCATCAGATACATTCCCAGTCATGAGCCTTCCATCTTTGATCAAACCATATTTGAATTTCTTGACATCGATACAAAGATCATCGATTACACGTTCCGGTGAGTAATCAAACTTGGTTGCTTTCTTCAAAACTTTTGGTTTGACAACCCAATGCCATTTGTACGTGAAATAATTCCGTGTATCCTTTTGACCCTTGGATGTAGGAACAACAGCCTTTCGTTTTGCATCCGCAATCTGATCAACACGGATAACACCATACAGTTTCATCCGAACAGGTTCCATGATCCAAACTTCCCGTGTGACATTCGCATCATACACGAGTTTATCTTTCACGAGTTGTTTGTTGGTCTTGTGTTTGTATTCCTTCCAAGGTTTCTCTGGAATGTACACATACATTTTGTCGAATGTATCCGGTGACTGTCTTTGAAGATTCACAGTAATACCATTCAACGCACCTTCGATTGATGTTGAGAAACAGATGCGTGGAGTTGTGTTATCCTCGAATCCAGTATCTTCCGGGTTGTATGGATCAAGATAATCAGGAACACGCGGTTGCCATACTTGTCCATCGATATGTTTATCCATAGACACATGAAATACCAGATCATCTGAATACGGGTTTACACCATTTCTGAAATCTTGGAAAGCTCCTTCCTGAATGTCGCATGGCACAGTTCCATAGTATTTACCACACGATTCGCATGTGTAAATTGGTTCCCCTTTCAATGTGATAGAAATCTTTCCACCACATTTACATTTTTCCGGAACCGGTTTACCTTCGTCATTCACACGTTTTGCATATTCATCCATAAATGATTCTTGAACTGGTTTTGTTTTATCCAAACGCATGATCAATCCACCATGATCGTTTTCTTGGGTGACAACAAAACCTAATGATTCATATAGTTTCTTTGCACGGGTATTTGACTTCATGACTTGGAGCAGAATCTTGTCATGTTCAGCAATATCATGTTTAATAATAGCTGATCCAATTCCAAGTGTTCTATATTCAGGTTTGATATAAATGTGAGCCAGATACCACCAGTCTTTTTTACCTTCACGAAGACCATAGTAATCAGTCGGATATGCTTGATATACACCGATATCAGAATCTTCAGCAACGATGATTTGAGTATGACCTAAACTCTCCTTTGCATCTTCTCTGATGTATTTCTGGACTTTAGGATCATTTTTGTTTTCACCGACAGTTTCCAACTCAGAGAAATACACGAATTCCAAATCAGCTTCTGTTGCAGGACGCATTGTCCACTTATCGGACATATCACCCAACATGCCATGCTCTTTCATATATGGAACATCCAATTCAGGATTCCATGGAAGAACTTTTGAAGGATCATTCATTTCAGAAAACAATTTATTGTTGAATTCTTTCGTATCCAACCGAACAATGTATGAATTTGCAAAATTAATGTCACGGAAATAGGAATGTGTCGAATCCATTAAATCAATTTCTTTTAACAAACCAGCTTGTGCATCCATGATATATGCAACATCACCGATATTGACAACAAGAAATTCATGCCCACCTGTAGAATCTTTCCAGTTTACATGAACATACCATCTTGAATCAACTGCACCGCGTACAGTTTCAATGATATTTCGTTGCGATACAAATTTTTGTTTTACTGGATTCATGACAATTGTTTCACCAACAATTTTCAATGCAGGATCACGTGGTGAATAAATCGGGCGTGGTAATACATTCATACCGCGTGCTTGAGCTTCTGCACACCATGTACACAATTGACAATTCTGATTTCCTGTAGGTGGTTTGGAATCAGCTTCAACCTTTTTATGAATCTGCTCAACGATGAATTTTGCTTTTTCGAATGTCAATGAATCTTTTGGTGTCATTGTATGCAATCGAGAAAACAGTTCATCTGGATGTATCGTAATGACACCTTGATCAGTTGATGTCTCATCATAATATGGTGCCATTAACCGAGGTGGTGCATTACCAAGACTTGTACCATCGGACATGGGTGGTACTTGCTCTTGCTGTGCAGCAACTTGTTTTACAGCAGTCATTCCGTCAGTACTCATACCTTCCTCTTTTGCACGGCGAAGAATCTTCTTTGCAAGTGCTTCCCGTTCATCATTTGTAATATGTCCATGATTAATCAAATGCGCTGCCGATTTAATATGCTTTTGACTATCCAATGGATATTTATCTTTACCAGGAACACCCATTTGAGAATCGGGTATTTCCCGACGTTCTTTCGCAGAGATTGACATAATGTCACTCCTTTCAGAATTAAAGTTACAGAAACGTTTTAACATGTGGGGCTTATAGCCCCACATTGTTTATATAATGATATATATACTAAAAATTCATATATATATTATTTAATGGATAAAGGAGACTTATTCGAATTCATGTCACCAAAAGAAGATGAACATTATGAATAGATTCATTTGTTCATTATGAACAAAAGTCAATATATATAAAAATATAAGGGAAATACATTCCCTAGAAAGTGAGGAATTAAAAATGAATGATGAAAATGAATTGGATGTCATTTTAGAACAAGATCAAATCGACAAAATTTTCAAAGAAGTTGGGTTTGAACCCGTTAAAATACCCGAATTTGATCCAGATGATATTGTTTTAATAAATGAAAAGACATTAAAACATTACCCACGTTCAATTGTAGCAAGTATGCTGTCTAGAAAGGCAAATGCATATTTAAATGAAATTATAAAAGAACGCAAGGCGCGGAGAAGATATTCGGGTTTAGGTAAACCAAAACCAGTTGACTGGTTACGAAAGGAAGAATATCATAAAATGAGTAAAAAGAAAAATAAAAAACCATTTAAAGAAAAATTGGTCATTACACCGGTCGTTGAAAAGACTCAAGAAGACCAGAAAACACCAGAATTTGATAATGCCATAGATATGAATGACAATTATATTTATGCAATATATCCGATTGATCAAGATAAAGGATATATCTCCGATAATCTGATCGCAATCATGACAAAAAAAGAAACAATGGATACACAGAATATCTGGATTTTATTTAATGGAAAAAGATATTTAGGTACAATATTGTATTCAAAATTATTTACAAAACATAATGAATTTGAACAATATAATCCATGTGTTCGTCATGAATTCAGATGGATATATACTCAGCTATTTGAAGATATCTTAGAAAAATTTCAGGAAGCAAATCTTCAAAACATTGCTTCCTGGATTCGTGACATTAAACAAGAAATATTTGAAGAAACGGGATTTAATAATCCTGATAATATTATTACATATGCACACAAAGAACGGTTCTATTCATGTGATACATGTTTTTCGAATGATTCTAAACAATTACATGCACGGGGATGTCTCTCCAAGAAATTTTGTGAGGTATATGTTTATAAAATTGCTGGATCAACAGAGGATATATTTATTCACGATTATAAGATGCCAAAAATTTAAAAGTAAAGAGGGACCCGAAGGTCCCTCTTTTTTTATTAAAAATTAAATAATTTGTTTACCAGCTTTAGCCACTGATGTATCGCCATTAATATAGCCATACAAGTCAGAATTACTTAACCCATGATATTCTGCACGAGATCTTGTTCTTTTCCCGTAATCAGACAATGTTATACCTGCTTCACGAGCTTGTTCTTCAATAGATTTATGCATTTGATCAAGACCTGTGTAACATTTTTGTATTATTTCGGTATATAGTTTAGATACAGTTTGTACAATTTGTTGGCATTTATTTGCATATTTACTTAAAGAAGCTTTGTCCGTTTTTCCTGTCAAATTTACTGAATCAAATTCTGTTTTTAATGTTTTCGTATTAGAAATCGTATTTGTTATATTTTGTATTTGTCTTTGTGCAGTTTGTAGAATTTGTTCAACATATGCCATCCAATCCAATGCAACTTTATACTGGTTCATCATAGTTGTTAATGAGATAGCTGTCGTTCTTTTTTCATTGGATGTAATTGCATTTTTTAGTATAGTTTCATTTTTCGATAAAATTTTTTCTGATTCAGAAATACTATTATTGATTTCATCGAATAAAGATTTTCCATGTCTTTTGTTTCTACGAATACCTATTGAAACTTCATCTTTTTCGAGTTCATTATCATCCGATGTATCTGATAATGCAATTACGATTGATTCAAGAGCGTGTTGTAAAGGAAGAAATACAGCAGCAAAATCTACAGATTCTTTTTTAAGTATTGAAACCAAATCGATTATGCTATTTTCAATGGTAATTTCAGTGTCTCCATCTGAGTATAAACCAGTGAAATCATATGATTCAGTAACTTCAACTTTACCGTATGATTTATGTTTACCACCTTTTGGTACGGTATTGTCTCCATTTAATCTACGTTTTGTCATTTCTTTTATGAATTCTTTATTCAATTTTTCAACACGTATCATTCGTGTTTTGACGCTCTTTCTATTTGTTTTTATATTACGAATCAAAGCTGCGATCAATCTTGGAATGAATTTCAGAATTCTGATGATAATGTTTTCTGATTTATCACCTTTTGCTTCATTTATAGCATTACCGAGCACACCTTCTTGAAAAACTTCAAAAGATGATATATCAACGTCATTAGAACAGTTTTCAAGAATCATGCATGATTTGGAATATGTTTCCAATAAAGCATTACACACTGACATTTCTGCAAATGTTGAAGTTGCTTCAATATCATCGATTAAATCGAGCAATTCATTTTGCATAATATTACAACTCCTTTCATATAGATAACAAAAATGCGTGAGGGGCCGTTTGGCCCCTCACGCATTTCTTTCACAATGAGGTCATTGATTCATGTGATTACGACGGATCCATGAAACGACCAGGCTTCGGAGAAGTTGCCGGCTCCGGCTGCTTGTATCCGATAGCGAGATCAGAGTCTTCGATATTGATATCGAACTGACCACTCTGCAGTCCGTTGTTACCGGTCACGATGTTGGCAGGATCAAAGCCATTGAACTTTGCCTGGAAGAGATCAGAATAACGAGACTGAGAAGCATTGTAACTCTCCTGGACAACAGGTTCAGTGTCCATCGGATTGAATTCAAAATCTTGCATCATGATGCGATACTCCTTTCAAGGTTTTTGATCTTTACCATACATATCAATCAACAACTGGTTGATGTATAATTGATTGATGGTAATTAATAATCGGTAAGTATTAGCATAATTAACATTCTGAATGACTAATACGCGACGTTTCCAATCAACGTAATAGCCATCCAGAATCAATGATCGATTTTCTCTCAAATGCACATTAATGAATAATTCAGGATTCAGATGATTCTTCAAGTGATAATCAATCATTTCATTAATTGTTTGACCAAATCCATTACCGATGAATACCTCTTGTTCACCCCAGTCTAATTTCACAATTGGACGGGAATGAATTTTCCAACCGTACAACAATGGGAAGTCTTTCTCATTGAATACATCTGAGAAGATTGGAATAGAGATAGCAGATTGCATAGGCATGTATTCCCGGAATGGTCCAGGATTTGGTACAGATAAATCAAACATTCCAATCGTGTTGAATTCACAACGAATTGTGAATGTAATTGGGCAATCAGATTCAGTCTGACCAGTTTTGTTGACCTGATTATATGTCAAGTCATTGATATTACACAACAACGAAGTCATGTAATATGCATAGAACGCATCCTTATGTCGACCAGATGAGAATCTGTACGAGATTGGATACACGCTATTCATATTGAGATAGTCAACAAATTGCGAGATATTACCTTTGTCATCTTTCACAGGTACGTCAGCATACTTAGATGTCTCTTCTAAGAATCCATCAGGTAATGCCAGTTCCAATGCAGTGTCAACATCGAAAAATCCACCATCAGTCGGTATCTTGTTTATCAAATAAGAAGCCCAACGGATTTGTTCCGTTATGCTACGGAATGACAATACGAAATCAAAATACATAACAACACGGTTGATCTTTCCTCGCCACTCAATTCCCTTCCGTTTGTCAAAGAATAACTTTTCCATTTCGGAGCGATTCTGAAATCGATTGGAAGTAGTAGACCAAAGTGATGTTGCATATGATCCCGCAGCCAACCGATTATCCAAACCAGACAACGAGATCCGAGGATTGACGATACACATCGGATATGGCTGTGTTCGAATTTGTTTCGGTGTGTGACGGAGTTGGCGGTGTGCTATCTTAGTGGAAGGCAACGCCGTCGCAAACGTTCTTGACGGGAATAAATCCAAGACAAACTGCAACATGATTGCAGTCACATTACCAATCGTATGTGCCATATCTGTTCCTGACTGACATGCTAACGATAATTCGTAACCATGTGGCAGATATTCCGGCGACAAACTATTCAATTGATATGTGTATCCTGGAGTTGATATATTCCGATCAGTGATACCCTCATTGACCACATTCTGATTATCGCGATTCGGATGCATGTCATCATAATGATTCATGATTCATTCCTCGCAATCAGTACTGATAACACAGACGTCAAACGTTCAATGTTATAGTACTTAATGAATGAGAAGTTGAATCGCTGAATTGCAGGACAACGATTGAGAATCATTAGTGGACGCCACATATTCGTGGTACCATAACGATCATATGCACACAGCTTTGGATTCTGCGCATATTTCACATCAAAAACTTCCGTTGTGTACATATCCGGAAAGGATTCGATCAATCGAAAGAATTCTAATGGTAAATATGATATCACAGTATCCCACTGTTTTGCATCAATGTCATCATCAACTCGAAACGATTCTTCTTGTGATAACCGCACGGATTTGGAAATGTTATCCAACGTGAATAAATCAGATCTGATGTTTGCGATCAATGAGGGAATATATGTTTTTTCATCAGAGGTCATTTTTATTCACATCCTCTCATGAAGTTATTGCACGCGGACATACATATTGAAAATATCGTTGTCATCACAGACAAGACTTGCTTGCGTATCTACATCATCATCATTATCAATGAATCTTGATTCTGTTAGAATCCGAATTGGAACATTGAATGTTTCCGTCATCGTAATTGATCCAGTTTGAAAATTAGCAGATGCAAATACCGGAGATACGACTTCAACAATATCCCCATCATTAATATGTCCGCGTGTTCGGATTATGCATGTTGAAGTATGAGGAACTTTGAAAGTCAGTTGCCTATTTTGCAGCAGCATAGAAAATCAACGTCCCTTCATTTGAAGATTACTCGGCAGCAGAATCAGTGATTCCCTCGGTTGCACCAGTTGCAACCTTTCCGAGAGCTGCAACAGCATCGGAGAAGTACTTCACGACGAGATCTGCGGTCTTGGAGACATTGTCAGCCCAGATCTTTGTGTTAGAGTTGATTGCAGTGAAGGTCTTGGAGATCTTCTTCTGACCACCCTTACGAGACTCGTTGTACTTAGTCTCTTCTGCTGCACACAGGTTCTGAATGAACTGCTGTGCACCAGCCTTCTTCTGAGCAGATGCAGCCTTAACAACACCATCAGAAACCTGGCGAACGACATAGACCAGAACAATCATGGTACTAATGTCATCGAAGTCAACTTTGGTTGCAGTCAGCTTATCAGAGATCTCAAGTCTTGCCATGTCAGCACCCTTAGAGAGATGCTTGAGCAGTGCCTTTGCATTCGGGCTGCCACCCTTGTTGAAACCTTCGACTCCGTCAACTGCTGTTACATCAGTCTTCAGTCCAACCGAAAGACCCAATGCTCTAACGTATGCCTGCCAGAAACCTTTAGCGGTCTTATTGATAGCCAGACACTCAGCAACAGTAGGATCTTCGATAACATCAGAGATGTCAAGGCCGAACACTGCAGAAAGATGTGCCATAGCATTTCCATAATTCATTGCAATCTTTTCGCACTGCAATGCATTCGGGAAAACACCTTTATTGAAACGAATAAAGTTGCCAACACCCTTGCGGTCAGCAGCATTGTCGCGAAGTAATGCGGTAGCAAGCGGCTTTGCAAATGCTGTCATGAAGTTGCCAGAAGTTGCAGCAGCAGCGGAAATGCCATACTTCTTACCGAGACCGATGATAGCTTTCATATCACGATCTGCAGCAGCCTTAACCTTCTTAGCGTTCTCAATGACGACATCATAGAAACCGATCAGCTCCTGAGCAACAGCTTCGGTAGCAAGACCAGCACCTTCAGACGGAGACGTCGGAAGACCAGCTTCCTCAGCTGCATCAGCAGCTTCCTGGATAAATGCAGAATTTTCAGGGCAATCAGCAAGCTTTGCAGCATACTCGAAGATTGCAGATGCCACATTGACCTTGCCACAAGCCTGCTTTACCGCAACATCATGCATTGAAGCATCGCCGGTATCAAGATCAAGAAGAATTTCAGAAAACTTCATATATCATTTTCCTTTCTTAATGATTTATATCTACATTGGAATCCATAGTAAGAGCCCCCTGATACCACAGCTTCCATGTAAATTACAATTTGGTGTCATCCAGCAAGATTATCTCGCATTTCAGACTTATAACGATCAATCAATTGATTTGCTTGATCTTTATACTTGTTGATCAAATCAACACGGATTTTTCGATGGTTCATTCCAGCACGAACCAAAGCACCATAATCTGGATCAGATTCACGTTTTGCCAGCATTAATGCGACAACAGAAACAGCAATGTTATTCGTTGTTTCTTCCGTGAATTGAATGGTGTTTTTTACATCAAGTCCGTTGCTTTTTGCAAGTTCTTGAAGACGTTGATTTTGATTCAAGTTTGTCATGATTGTACCGACTTTCTGAATCATATCGTCATCTGTTAAAAAATCACTCATTTAAATCGACTCCTTTCATATAGTATATCCAACAGAAAGCCGGATATTACCATAACGTCCTTATTCTATTAATAGTACCAAAAAAAAAAATAAAAGGGAGGACATCAGTCCTCCCATGGTACTTTATTCTGATTCGGTTCATTATATACGATTAATTCTCGACTGTTACTGATCACTGCATCATAGTTTCCAGACAATAATTGATCTGCGTAATATTGCAATTCTTCCAAAACTTTAACTTGTTCATCTGTACGGATTAAGATGTTATCTTTGTAAGATTTTACCAATGCTGCTAGTTGTTTTGCATAATATTGAATTTCTTCAATATAAATGACAGGTGGTTTATCCGCATTTTTATTTGATTGAATATTCAATGTATAACTCTCCTTTCTGAAGTGAACAAACTTTCTAATATGCCTTTGGTATATTTCAAACTGATTATATATCTATGGAAAGGAAGAAAAATATGTTTGATATAAATGACAAAGAATTGATCATCAAATTGATCAATGGGAGAAAGAAAGATTCATATATCGCTCCAATGTATGTAAAAAATTATCATGAAACATATCAGTTGAGCGAATTAAAAAACATTGATAATTTTAACCCTTCTGCATTTAAAGTTGGTTTTGGGGCACATGTCTCAATACTTGATAAATTTTCCTTCCCAAGTAATATGGTTCATTCATTTGAACCAATCATTGCATTTACATCATTTGATGAAGAACAAAACATTGCAGAAAGATTCTTCATTATTGAAACTGGTATAATTGATCTAAACGTTCAAGATGAATCTGGTACAATTATTGACAAACAATCTGACGGAAATGTATCATCGGCAACACAGAAGAATCCATACAATCAAAAGGTAATTGATCAAATGGCATACTATCAAAATATGATTATGGATTTCTTATCTAAACAACAAGCAGAGATCAGAAAGAAACGTATCGAAGAAGCTATGTCTGAATATTCATCATCAAATTAATTTTCTATTTTCAGTATATATATTCTTTTATTGACGTGAGTCAATAATATTTATAGTATATATAAATAGAAAAGAGAAGGTGATGAAATGGATACAGCATTGGCAGAATTCAAAAGACAATTATTGGATACTGGGTTATTCATGAAAGTATCTACGAAAGGACAATACAGATGTAAGACATGTCCTTTTTGTGGTGATACAGGAAAACACATGTATGTGAAAATCGATCAAGATTCAGATATGCCCGTTGTGTATTATTGCCAAAAATGTAATGCGCATGGATTGATGAAACAGGATTGGTTAGATTATTTTGGCATTGACGACATCAAGATTCCAAAAATAAAAGGAAATCGTAAAATACAATCCCAAGGTGTTGGTGAACAGATTGTTGAATTAATTGATTTTGAAAAAGATTCACAAATGATTCAAACATGCAAAGATTATATTCAACAACGTGTAGGAATTATTCCGAGTAATGAAGATTTAAAATCATTTCGGTGTATCGGTAATGTATTTGATTATGTCAATGCATATCTTGGTGGAGAACCGCGTGGTTTAAAGAACCGGATATGGTTTTGTTTGCATAATGGTAATATTGCGGGACGGCGAACTGATGATGTTGATTCATTCCGATGGGTAAAACGAAATCGAAATAATGACAATAAAAGTGGTGGTATATATGTTATCAAACGTCCAATTGATACAATGGATACAATCAATGTATGTATATGCGAAGGCATCATGGATGCAATTGGATTGTTTTATCATGCTAGAGTAAAGAATGCAGTATTCATTGCATGTCTCGGACGCGATTATCAATTGGGAATTAAATATGTAATTGATTCCGGAATCTTCGGTGAGAGTGTTAATATTCGTATCTATAAAGATGCGGATGTTAATGAAGTATTTATTGACCGCATATACAAGAAAATATTCAAATCAATTTCTGTTTATAAAAACGCCATTGGAAAAGATTATGGCGTTCTTGCAGAACAGATTGAAATTGAAAAGAGTATATGATGGGGCGCATATGCGCCCCATTTTATTCTCTTTTCATATGTATATTATTTAATTGAACAATCTTCTGGTATATTATAAAGGAGGAATTTAAAGTGAGACCAGAAAAAGACTTATACTATTTAAAATTGGCATTGGATGCCGCGTCACGTTCAACATGTTTGAAACGAAACTATGGTGCGGTTATTGTAAAAGATGACCACATTGTTTCAACCGGATACAATGGTGCACCAAGAGGTCGAGTCAATTGCTCTGACATTGGTTGTCCCCGTATGAATGTTGCACACAACACGGAATATTCAACGTGTCGTTCTGTACATGCAGAAGCAAATGCAATCATACATGCAAATTATTCGGACATGATTGGTTCAACCTTATATTTATCAGGTTCTGATTGTATGAAAGAAAATCAGACAATCAAAGATGCTGAACCGTGTCCAATGTGTAAACGCATGATTATCAATGCTCAAATTGATCGTGTTGTTGTATACGACGAACTGATGAAACCAAAAATACATTATGTGAAAGATTGGGTTCTTCCATGTAATGATGATTCTATTCAAAAGAAAGAATCAAAACCGGTAAAAGAAGAACTCAAACCCGAAACTACTGCAGAAAAGTTTTTAAAGTGGACAGATTCAATTACACCATCTAGCACGTTGGATGCAATGATACACCAGACTGAATTCTTGGTAAAAACATACATACCAGAATCTATGGCAATTAAAATCGATAATGATACAATGTTACTTTTATATTGCATTTATCGTGACACAGTTCGAAGATTTTGCATAATTCATAATCTTCCAACGGTTCTTGTTGAAGTAATTGTCGCATTTTATGCAAGTTTTGCATCAAGATGTGATGTGACTGATGCTTGTATCCACAACTTCTACATGATAGCATTTCATGATAAATGTACATATAAAAAATTCTGCTATTGTATGCACAGAATTACAATTGAAAAAGATTCAATGAATCATGCGAATTTCATATATAGTGGAGAAACAGAAATTTCTCCTGATACAAAAATCACAATTGGATCAAGTAATTATCATGAGCTGATTCCGGCAATTCGTATCCATCGTGGTTGTATTGCTGCGGGAATATGCGGTGAATTAGAATCGCCATCATACAAAATGATGAAATACCTTGAAGATTATGACGCATTCCATCCTTATACACCATATAAAGATGACATTGACATACGGTCATTCTGATGTAATTGTACGGCGAGGTTCTGTGAAGCCGAGCTCTGTACCGTAATGTGAATGTAAAGTACAATGTTGTTTAGTCCTGTATTGGTGAAGTCTGGTCACGTGATATGTCGTCATCTGTTGTGTTGTAAAGGTAGAGTATAGTGACGTTTGGTCAAGTGGCGTAAAGGTGAAGTTATGCCTAGTAACGTATTGTAACGGTGGTGTACCGTGTCGTCGCGTTGAGTAATTGTGGATGTTTTGTATAGTATTTGTAGAGTATTGTGTAGTGATGTTCTGTATAGGCACAGTGTCGTGTCGTCTTGTTCAGTTGTGTGTACTGTGCTGTTAGGTTCAGTACTGTCTCGTTTTGGTACGGTGCGGTACGGTGGTGTCAAGTTCTGTAGATGTATCGTTTCGTATCGTGATGTGAAGCCTAGTAAAGGCGAAGCGTGGTTCAGAAAGGTAAAGTGACGTTTTATCAAGTAGAGTGTAAGGTAATGCGGGATATCGTTATGTGACGTATCGTAAAGTATTGGCAACGTGTAGTTGCGTTTTGTTTGGTGGAGTCACGTATATGCACAGTTTGGTTTTGTCCGATATAGTATAGCATTAAAAAAAAAGAGGGAGGTTCGCCTCCCTCTTTTTTTTTGTATTTTTCATATATATATCATTTTAATGTAAATGGATGATGTCATCCAAACAAATCCAAAATATTTATGAAAGTGAGGAATTAAAAATGAAATTATCAGAAAGGATTTCTGCAATTATTGCTGTTGCAGAACTGCACGCGCAGGAGAATATTATCTTGGCTGATTGGTACGAAAGTACCGCAAAAGCGGCCAAAGATATCAACACGGAAGTCGGAAACAAAATTTCCGAGTTCGAGAATATTGCGCTCGCTTTGACCGCACTTGACCCGAAGGTTGCTGTCATCGATAGTAGTATTATAGAGGGAGGTACCGAAGCTCTTTATAATGCGATTAAATTATATGATTACTCAAATACAATATATGGCGGAGTAATCAAAGCGTCTGTTGACGCTCTTGTAACGATCGGCGAACAGCTGGTTGCAGCTGTACGAAACATCGCGATTCTGGAATACGCGATGAATCTTCGCAATGATAGCTCAGATGTTGCGCTGACAATTGAGAAACCGGAATCTTTTAAAACAGATGAACCTGAAATTATTGAACCTGAATCAGAACCGGAACCGGAATCTTCTGAAACATCTGAAACAGAAGAACCTGTCATTTCATCTCTTCGTGAAGATCCGAAGGAAACGGAACCGATCGAAAATGAACCGATGTTGTTTGGTATTCCGGTTAGTCAGCTGGCTACAACGGAAACTGAACAAGAAAAAATCCGGCGAATCACCGAAGAACCTGTTGTGGAAAAACCTGTAATGCCGAATAAGGCACAGAACCCGCAGGATAATCCGAAAGGATTCATACCAATTGTCATTCCAGGATATCCGGAAGATAAGTTCTGTCTGTCGCCAGAAAATGCGATCGTGGATAGAAACCATGGTCGTATGTACCGTGCCAATTACAAAAAGCATGGTAAATATTATTTTAGATTGAAAGCGCCAGATGGAAAATCCGATGTTTTCTTTGAACTCGAGGAGATTATTAATCTCACTCGGAATACTGTAGAAACCGCAGAAACCGTCGACGACAAACCCGTCGTAGACGATGATAAACCAGATGATCCATATGTATGGGTCGACTGGTTCGACGGTATCCCGAAGAGAAAATATAAAGTTTTCAAATCGGGTAAAGTGTACGATTGTGTACACCAAATTTATCTGCCGTATGACAAGAAGTACGAAACTGTACGACTTTCATCCGGCGATATAGAATCTCGATCGGTCGGAACAAGATCGACTGTCAAAGCGCTGAAACGTCAGTCGCTTGTTTGGCAGGCTTTCCATCCCGATTACAGATGTGGAGATGGACGCAAGAAAGTCTATATCTCTTTCAAAGATGATAATAGACAGAATTGTGCACTCGAAAATCTGTACGTCGGTGTATCTGCACCCGATTGATTAACAAATATCGCACGGGTATCTCACTCATACCCGTGCGATAATAAATAAAAAGGAGGCATAAAAGATGGACAATCTTATTATGCGGAAATTAGAGGATATTGAATCCTTAAAACAAGAAATCATTCATGAAATTCGGAAATTGGACGATTTCGTGGATGTATTTCAAAACGAAATAAAAATAGTTCCATGCATCTTGTACAGAGAAGGTATGGAATTGAGAGATGGGACAACATCTCTCAAACATTTCGTGGAAGGACATTCTGCATTAACAAAACAATTGGAACCCGAACGAAAAGCTGCAGCTGCGGTCACATACTGTGGTCAAGCAGTTGTCGGTTATACCCGTGCAAAAGAACTTGCATGTTTTACGGATGATGCAAGTTCTGAACTACAACGGTTATACAACATCGCTGACAAAGATTGCCAAGATGATGTTGTATTCATCGTGGTATATCAAGCAAAAACTATAAACTGCGGTTTGATCTCGTATATCAAACCACATATTTTCGTTCTTGATTTGTATGATGAAGTTGCATACAAGCGGCTCGCATACAATAAAGAGAAGATGGAATTCTTCATTGAATCTGATGGGGATTATTCCATTCGGAAATATCAATTGGCTGACATTTCCGATATGTTGACCGTCGGTGTTGAAATCTGGATCAATCCTGCACATAAAGACGAAGATGCAGCTAATGTACATATTGACAGAGCTTTTCAAAGTCGAATTCATTATACAGGATTCGACAATCTTGATCAGTACACACTACATTTACTGACCGAGAAAACTGCAGAGCATGCATTGGAAGTTTACTCTAAACTTCCAAAAGAAAGAATTCGTGTATGCAAACTTTGTGGAAAGCATTTTGTAATGGCAGATTCTGAAATCGGATGGTTTGAAATGAAAAATTTCAAACTGCCCATAAAATGTCGTGCATGTCGCGAAACATCAAAACGTGTCCGGCAATCCAGTATTCAACATTGGGATGACGATCCCGATGGTGGATATTGGTTATAATAATATCTCACGTATCTATACACATATAGATACGTGAAATGCTGGTATGATGGAATTGGCAGACGTGACGGACTCAAAATCCGTTGGTAGCGATACCGTGTGGGTTCAAGTCCCACTACCAGCACTCGGCGCAAGAGATGAGAGGTTCCAGCACCTCTTCGCGGTCCCTCAATGAAACTGCGTAGTTTAAGGGAAAAACCCTTGCGTTGATTCAAGGCGATGCATCGCCTCGGATATGTGTAGCTGAACAGGTGAAAGCACCGACTCAAGGGACGCCCTTGAGTCGGTGGTGCGGGTTCGACTCCCGTCACATATCTTCAAATATTCTTATTGTAAAGGAGATGATGGTATGTCAAAAACATCTGACGATTATCGGAAATTCCGCCAGATTCACTTCCATATGTATTGGGAGGCGAGGAGCAGAACCATTCAAGAACCTGACAATATCGACATGACGATTTTGTATGATCTGAAACCCGAGGATCTTCTGGTTGTATATGTTGATACAAGAGACGATGGTGTTCCTGGGTTAACAACAGATGTTATCCGCGAAGTTATACACCAACTCAGAGAGAAGTACAAATGCAAAGTAGTCGCATTACCGTATGCGACGAAGATTTTTCAAGAAGACAAAGAGACATTCAAGAAGCGACTTCAAGAGATTATTAAATATCTCGACGAGTAATAACATTAAATTGAGAGCGGTTGGCGAAAGCGCGAATCGTGATTTTATATCGTGATCGAAACTAACTGGTTGGGGAGTATCGACTGCCATGCATTGATCCAACTAGAAAAGATGGATTGTCCGATTCTAGATCCTAAGTAAATCATGTTATAACGTCGACGTTATCTGTATGCAAGAGGTCAAAAGCAGTCTACTTTCAGTAAGTAGAGAAGACTCTCCACCCAGAATACTCTGCAGGGTATTGGGTTAAAACTCGCAATCGCGAGGGGGAGTACGGGGGTTCGAATCCCCCCAGATAATGTTTGCTCAATTCTTATAGATCGGGGTGTAGTGTAGTCTGGCTAACACGTCTGTTTTGGGAACAGATGATCGCAGGTTCGAATCCTGTCACTCCGATTCAAATCTTTTCGATATATCGTAATCACGGTCGACATTGGCGTTATGCAGATGGATGGCGAGAGGTACAAGGTAATCGTTGCAGTGCAAAAGGATAAGAATAATCAAACAAGATGCAATCCTAGTATCGGACGAGTACGACACCTTGTATGTGTGATGGCGATAGTAAGAGGCGCCTGGTCGAAATTAGCCTATAAGCGACTATGTTAGTCACGGAAGACACCGTTGTCATTTTGCTTGTTTAGTGACGATGGTGAGATCACCGTGCAGCGAAATGGATGATACGACCATCTCCCGAGTAGTGGCGAGCGAAAGGGATCAACAATAGCATCTGGGGCTTCTGGCCGAACACGGATGTGTGCGTTGATTAAAAAGCACCCTGTAAACGGGTATACACAGTTACAATAGTATATCGGAAAGATGAGACGAAGACTGTGAATTGTTTTAGACCTCCTAACGGGCGTGGGACATACGGTGTCACCGAAACGATTTATGAGTCTAGGACTATTGATGAGTGGGAAGTACCGGGCACTAGCAAACCGGCATACCGGATATGGACATCCGGTGTACGTAATTGTCTGAGACACAATATACAATAGTTTGGGGCTGAAATCTGGGTGGCACGGCGCCGTGCGCACGCTCGTCGTTGCAGTGGGTTCGAATCCCACACAGTCCTTCTGACTCGATAGCCAAGTGGTAAGGCATCCGGTTGCAACCCGGAGACCGGTGGTTCAAATCCATCTCGAGTCTTCATCGTCAAGATAAGTGTGTCAGGTGAATGGAGTGAGTGCCGTCAGGGTTATGAGCGGAACTTCCTTAGGAATCTCATAATGTTACGCGGTTCCGTTAGCTGCAGATAAACGGGTAGACTGCACTGATTTGTGGATGGTTAAACAATTCTGTACTGCCGCAGTGATGCAAACTGTTTTGACGATTATGATCTGCTTAGTTCAGTTGGTCATGAACACACTCGAGGACGAGGTCGTCGGTTCAAGTCCGGCACATGGTATTAGGATCCAATACCATTGTTAGCGCAGATGGTAAGCGCGCGTTGAGTGAGTGAGGTCGGAGGTTCGAGTCCTTCAGCAGGTCTTTCAAACGATTCATTAGCTCAGTAGGTAGAGCATCTCCCTTTTAAGGAGAGGGTCCAGGGTTCAAATCCCTGATGGATCATCTAATGCAGAATCATGTTAGTTTAAATGGTGATAAAAAACGGTTCATGTTGACGGTACTGCAGGACCTGAATGAATCATATGCGGATCGTTGAAAGAGTCGATGTAAACAATCGCATACATGATGAAGCATTATGACAGGAAAGCGCCCTAACGTTTTCCTGAGATACGATTTGTCGATCATAGTTCAAATAAAGAACACTCATATACCAGTATCCGGATGCTGATGTGTGAGGGATCCTACAGCTGCACAAGACATGTTGTATTCAGTTGGTGTTTATAGTAGACTGGTGCCCCGCTTTCGGCGGATCTGACCGATTACGGTGCAGGCCTCCGCATATATGGAGGAGTTGCTATGAACGGGTGATTGACAAATTGTGTCTAAATCTCTGTCAATTTTGTATGCTGCTGTGGCGGAATTGGCAGACGCGTTGGATTTAGGTTCCAATGTCTTCGGGCATGCAGGTTCGATTCCTGTCAGCAGCATTTATTCCCGCTTAGCTCAGTCGGTAGAGCAAATGACTGTTAATCATTGGGTCGTAGGTTCAAGTCCTACAGCGGGAGCTAATAAAACATATGGGATGGGGCGCTTCGGCGCCCCTTATCATTCTTTTTTTTTTTGATTTCATATGTATATAATTAATACGAACAAGAAGTGAATCTTGTTCCTTGAAATTTTACATCTCGAAAGAGATAAAAGAGGAGGAAAACAAAAAATGAAAAGAGAATTATTATTAACATTAAGCAAGGCACCGGTCATTGAGCATAATGTGCTCGGTTTTCTGGTTGACCAAGAGACAATCGGATCCATAGATTTGAACAAATTATGGGACGATGATTCGGCCGCTACTGTATACTGTTATGATTTTGGATGTCATGAAGTTGAGAACGTCTCAACCGGTGAAACATCATATATCATAGACAAAATCATTATCTGTCCACCAAATGAAATCGGATATAAATTTGTAACCAGATCTAATCTCCAAGAATTGTTTGCATGTGATTATGATGGTGATGTCATAATTTGTACAAACACTGAAGAGGTTTGGTCAGGTAATCCGGATTTAAAACCGTTCTCGGTTAATTACAATCCGGAGGGCAAATACTATATTCGGAATCCAAAACTCCGGAATATGAAATCCTATATTTTCAATCGGGAACAATTTTCTCAACTGTTTTCATCATTAATCGCTTCAAATGAAGAAGCATTTGAGAGATTCGAAGATGCTGCCAATGGTACTGACGATGGAGTAGTCGGAGACTTCAAAATCTGGAGAGATGAAGACGCCGAAGTCTCTATTCTTCATGTACCATCCGGTGTCATCATTGGATGGTACAAAATGTATCATTATGGCCGTGATAATTGGTGTAATCGTGCGGATTTCACCGAAGCAGATTTACGTGATTTTCTTATGCTGCTGCGGCATCAATTGATGGAAGATCCGGATGAACCTGCTGAAGATTACCATCCGAATGTGAAAGTTACAGAAACTGATCAATCTAAATATGACAGTTCAGTTTCGGCCACATCACTCATGGATGAATATATCAAAGCAATGAAATTCAGTATAAATTCTATATATGGTCTTCATTGCGATGTGTGTCATAAACCTATCAATTTGGACGAATCACATGATATCCAAACCAAAACAAATATCCACATAACCATTTGTCAGGATTGCTTAAACAAAATCAATCCTATCAAAGAAGACGATTCTGACATAAAAGACGTTTGTCAGGAGAACGATGACGGATCGTTCACATATATAGGAGAAGGAGACGATGATGAAGACGATTACAAAGAATAAGTTACAAAACTTGATATTGGGCATACTGTTAACAGTATGCCTGATTATTACTGTCATATTATTGGCATATGGTTCATCAAACAAAAATATGAACGAATTATCATCTATCGAAGAAACGACAACCTGTACAACAATGACAACAACCACGTCGGCAACAACGACCACAACAACGACAATTACGACGGTGACAACTGTAATCACAACAACGACGGAAGCAACGACAACTACAACCGCGACACACGATATCAAGGATAGGTTTGTTGATTACGGTTTCTTCCGCGCAACCTACTATCACGGAGAAGGAGCTAATCCGTGTCCCGGGGGCTCCGGTCGTATGCTTCTCGATTGTTCACCGAAACTTGATGAAATAAAAGGTTCGGTTGCATGTCGTCGAGTGCAAGAAGATTATGGGTATAATATTAATGGCAGAACCCGTGTATGGCTTGAGTTTACTAAATATCCAACCATGACCGGCTGGTATTTCGTGGATGATGCATGTCGCGACTATGATGTTGTTGATGTGTATTTTATCGAGTATTCGGATTGTCCATGGGAGCATGACGGAAATGCAGAAGTGCATTTGTGGCTCGAACCGTCTTAAGATTAAAATACTGAAGTCATCGATAGCGATACAGGGAGTAGTTCTGCGGAGTAAAGTGACGGCAAGGTGTGGTGTGGCATAATAACGTATGTCAATGTATTGTCAAGGTGCCGGAAAGCAAGGCTCCGTGGTGTTTTGTGACGCTTTGGTTGAGCATTAGTACAGTGCAACAATGTGTTGTATCGGTCGAGTCAAGTCTTGTTCCGTGCAGTACTGTGGTGTTTAGTAAAGTAATGGTAAGGCACAGTATGGCGCTTCGTGACTCAGCAACGTAACGGTTGTGTGTAATAAGGAGAGGACTGATCATGAGAAATGAATAAGAAAACTTCGGTAGATGAAGTCTTATACTTTATCCACCATATTTTCGACGGAAAAACTTGTGAAGAACGTAATGTCATTCACAAGTTTTTCGGATGTGGATATTGTTATTATTTCGCATCAATGTTGAAAGCAGCTTTCCTTCGCGGTCACATTGCGTGGGCTGCACCGTATTCCCACTGTGTGTGGGTTGATGTTGATGGGACTCCGTACGATATCGAGGGAATATACGACGGCGAATATTCTTATTTGATTCCAATAGAATTTGCCGAAACTGTATGTGACAAATTCAAACATATATTTCGGCATAATTCTGAATATTCAGAATCATATATCGTATACGTTACACAAGAAGATATCCAACATGTTTGCCGCGCGTACTGCGCGGCGAATAATATCAAGTATCAAGACCAGTATGGGGATTGGTATAAATGGAAAGGAGATGTGACGAAATGGTGACTTTAGTAGTCGACGGGCACATCATAAGTGACGTCGAAAAATTCATTCGTCTGGCATTGACAGCCAGCGATCCAATGACCGATGATGCTATGCAATCCGTCGCATTGAATGCATTGAAAGAAATGCGGGCATTGGTCACTGTTCCTGATCGGAGCACACACAATGACATCATGTGGGACTCACCAGATGATATTCACCGAGATATCTTCACGAATGTACTCGGAAACGCGGGTGTGTCGCCAGCTTTAACGAAGCTGGATAAAGTTGGTATCACAACCGAAGCACAGCTGAAGAATTTCATTATTGCCGCACATCGACCGGAAGGTTTCGGTGCAAAGACCATCGGTTTAATCGCCGAATATGTGTACATTCGTGGTCTGACATCAAGTCCTGAAAACATCGTGTCCAGGTTTTACAAACCTGGGTGGCATGAATATAATCTTGCCATGAATACGATCGCCGAAACCAAATGGCGGCGATGGAACACGATCATTGACTAAATACTGTGTACAGGCAAGGTACTATACAGCAGAATTCCGTGCAGCTATGGCAAAATAGTGTATTGTAAGGTGAGGTGTGGTAATGCTTAGCTGTGGTATGGCAGTGCAAAGTTCTGTTCGGTATTGGTGGGGTTTAGTATCGTGGCGTCGTGTTTGGCAAAGCAAAGGTATTGTACGGTCATGGTAGGGTTGTGTTCGGTTCAGTTGTGTGTGGTACCGTTGTGTCATGGTGCTGTGCTGTTCGGTACGGTATCGTACTGTAGCGTGCCGTAGAGGTGTGGTAGAGCAATGTTCGGTAGCATGATGTTCTGTGATGGTCTGGTATTGTGAAGTATTGTGGTATAATGTGCAGTGATGGTTTAGTGTCGTTATGTAGAGTATCATTTAGTCATGTAATGGTGACGTCAGGTATGGTATAGTTATGTCCTGTGGAGGCATGGTATGGTTATGTCCTGTGGAGGCATGGTATGGTTATGTCCTGTGGAGGTGTAGTATAGTCAATGTTACGCACCGTGGCGTACAGTCTGGTGTGGTCCAGTAATTGTCCCGTGCAGTAGGGTGAAGTTTGGTGAAGGTACTGTATTGTATAATAGGGTGCGGAATAGTGATGTACAGGTATTGTATCGTAAATGAATAGCAAAGCGGAGTGGTGTATTACTCAGTATCGCAAAGGTAAGGTGTCGTAAGATAAGGTGCTGTCTCGCAAAGGTGTGGTCACGTCTTGTGATATTCAGTAAAGCAATGCAAATGTAGAGCAAAGCTGATCGCCGTGTGATAGGGTAACGTAACGGTTCAGTGTTTGTCAAGTGACGCGGCATGACGTTGAGTGAAGTGTCGTAATTGTAAAGTGGCGCAAGATCAGGTACCGTTGTATCGTGTAAAGTATAGGTATAATGAAGCGACGTCTTGTTTGGTTCCGTCAGGTAATTGTGAAGCCGCGTGACGTTTTGTGTTGTAAAGGTTCTGTCGTGTTTCGATTGTATTGTGAATGTATGGTAACGTTCGATATTGTGCATTCATGCGTTGTCAAGGTAAAGCGGCGTACAGTAAGGTATAGCTTCGTATCGTTTCGTAATGGTGAGGCGAAGTTTGGTTTCGTCAAGTAAAGGTAAGGTACAGCTTCGTGTCGTTTCGTAATGGTGAGGCGAGGTTTGGTTTAGTCAAGTAAGTGTGAAGCCTGGTGTTGTGGAGTCGGGTCATGTTATGTCTTGTACTGTACAGTGAATGTATTGTTCCGCAATTGTGACGTAGCGTTTCGTGTCGTGACGTGAAGCTGAGTAAAGGTAATGTACGATTTTGTCAAGTTTAGTCAAGTAAGTGCAAGGTTTAGAGCCGTGACGTGCGGTCCTGTAATGTCAAGGTATAGCTATGGATTATATATGAAAATTTTTATGATTTTCATATATATATCATTATGGTGATCCGAAGGACAATTATACCTTCGGAAGTAAAGTTTATTTTAATTTTGTAAGGGCTTAGTCCCAGAAAGGAAGACCATTATGGCAACTGAAACAACCGCAAAGAAAACATCCGCAAAAAAAGCTGCTTCTGCAGCACCCCGCATCGCATATTATTTATCTGCAAAGATTACATTCATTTCACCGTTGTTGGCAACAAATGCCAATGATCCTCAGATTTATTCTGAGTATCTGGCTAGTCTCGCCAATGACGAGACCCGTGCTGCCGAAATCGAACGTCTCGGTCTTGCCGAGGTGGATGAGAAAGGCATGACTGTCTTTCTCCGTAATCCGGATAATCCGATGCAACCCCAGTTGAAGGGGTATACTTGGCTGGGCTTTTTGAAGTCCAGATCAAGAGCTCTGGCAAAGGTTGACGGCACCCAGATCAAGGGTATGTCGGCCTATATTAAGGAAATCGACGACAGAATCTTTGTGTCGCCAATTTTTATCAATCTGGATTTACCGGAAGGAGAAGCAATTGACACCCTTCAGAGACCGCTGAGAGCAGCTACCATGCAGGGTGATCGCGTTGCATTGGCAAAATCCGAAACTGTGCCGGAAGGTACGACTTGTGAAGTCACATTCCGTACGGAGACTCTGGACGGAATGAAACTCGTGATTGAGTGTCTGGATTACGGAAAGATCCATGGCACTGGTCAATGGCGAAACGCCGGATATGGGCGTTTCACCTGGGAAAAAATTGACCAATGGAAAGAATACATCGACAAAGTCAAACTCGAGGAAGACGACTTCCCGATGAGATAACTTTGTCTGAATTTAACGGCGTCATGTGTAAAAAGCATGACGCCGTTAAATTTTTCTATGATGCGGTGGTACGGTAGCGTATGATTCTGCACTGCGCAGTAATGTAAATGCGAAGTGACGTATGGTCTAGTCTGGTGTTGTAAATGCATTGTTTTGAGGCGTTATGTTGTGTCTCGTAAAGTATAATACTTTAAATATAATTGCTGGTGTGGCGGAATTGGCAGACGCAAGGGACTTAAAATCCCTCGGTGGATACATCATACGGGTTCGATTCCCGTCACCAGCACCAATCTCTTACACTGTATTTTCTGAAGCAATTGTTTCAGAGAACACGGGCTGCATGTGTAAGAGTACTTTCGATATACGACGGCGGTGATAGCACCCCATCATTCGCTGTCGTATATTGATATTTTACGGGCTTTTAGCGCAGTTGGTTAGCGCTCCCGGCTCATAACCGGTTGGTCCAGGGTTCGAGTCCCTGAAAGCCCATCCATATAATTATTATTTGACGAGAATACTGTATAATATTTGGAGGTGTACTCAAGAGGCTGAAGAGTTCGGTCTTGAAAACCGATAGGGCGTGAAAGCGTCGCAGGGGTTCAAATCCCTTCACCTCCGTCATCAAGTATTCTCCATTCAATCAAACCGCCTGACGATTCCGATGAGTTTTATCAGCTTTCTGTTCCAGTACAAGCTGATACGAAAATGTCGATCAGGTTCCTAAAATATGTATATAATATCTGCTTTTCTATAAGCACCTCACCGGGGTTTAAAGGTACCCCCAACCTGTGTCCAATAATTGTCTTTATCTGCCATTATGTTCTCGCATGACACGAGGACAACAACAACAACCACGGACACCGTGCTACAGTATTATATATGTAACCAGGGGTTTACATACATGCGGTTTACCCTGGATCCGCTTACTTCTTCCGCCCACATACACTCGGGTGGATTCTTCCTTATTCATTCAAACCTCCTAACATCTGCACTAGGATAGTTAGGTTTAGAAAAGAAAATCTTGCCAATAGGTCACGAGCATCCTGTACTCGCTTTACATTGGCACGAGGCTCTGTCCGGGTTACATCAATGAGGTTACCGGACATTACGAAAAACGATGATGATGGTCTATCTTGACGATATGTCGGTCTGTCACTCGAGAACAGCGTCTGATATATCCGTGACAAAATGAGGTAATAAACGATTACGCGCGTAATCGCTAATACGATAGTATTCCTGACCATCACCAATTGCTTATGCCGGATCGCGTTCGACGGCGCCATATCGAATGCGTTCCATTCCCATAAGACTCCAGCATGAGGAGTTTACACGGCGGGTTTGCACTATTGAATGTTTCAGAGAGGTAACGAATGAGTACCAGAAGAGGTTTGTCTAGCATGCTGACTAGCCTCCCCGCTATAGAAATGTAAAAAACAGTCAATTTGCACGTGTAGTTCAATGGTAGAATACCAGCCTTCCAAGCTGGGTATACGGGTTCGATTCCCGTTACGTGCTTCGAACATGAAGCTGTGGTATGTTTGCAATGAGCATAGCCGCGAGTTAAATTCTTTCCCTGCTGTGTTGGATAGATAGGCGGAAAGAGCCGTAAAGGTAATGGGTCCACATGTTTAACATCAGCTTGAATCATGTTCTATGTCATGTCGCCGGATGTACCCTAACAACGTGGGAGGTTGTGAAGCTCACGTTGTTAGGTGTCGGTGACACCAATAATTTTATTGTGGTATCGCCAAGGGGAAAGGCATCAGACTTTGACTCTGACATTCGTAGGTTCGAATCCTACTACCACAACCAACAAAATCTTTTAATTCGTATCAGCATAAAATTTCAAGGTCACACTCGTTTTGTGCTGATAAATAGGTCTTCACTTTCAATGATTTTATGTGACCTTATTTTCCGTGCATGGACGCAGTACCTCCATGCACATTTTTTTTTTGAAATAATGAAGCGGGGCAATGCCCCGCTTCATCTTTATTTTTTATTTAGACATTCGTCCAATTGTGTGATTCTTGATCATATAATCTTAAATCAACTCTTCCAGTTTGTGTATTTTCATCAATTAATAATGTTTTGTAATTTACAGGATCACCATCCGAATTCAAAACATCTGTTGTATTTGAAATATTTGAACCACGGAGGATTGTCATTTTTACTGGTGTAAATTCACGTGGGTCTTCACCATCCGTACTCATGAATTTGAATGTTTCGGTTTCAAGAATACTTGGGAATACCAATCTCCATGAACCCTTCGGTTGTGACAAACGACGTGCTTCTTCATTGATATTGACAATCTTTGTGAATCCTGGTTGTTGATAAATATCGTCTGTTGTTGATGCTGATGAATATACTGGATTATTTGTGTAAATATTAAATGCTGTTTTTGCTGTACCGGATTCATTCTTAATCAAACTATATTTTGTTTGATTAGCTGTATCAATGATTTCAATATTACCCCAATCAAAATATTCACGAACGACATATAATTCACGTGTATGTGCGTTTACATAATACTTCTCATGAAGTTCTGAATTGGGATCAAACATCCAAACCATTGGACCAACATGTGGAACATTCCACATGATTGTTGTTTGTGTATTGGTATGAACATATTTGTCTGTTGTCAGATTATTTCCTGGTAATGTTGATGTTGAATCAGTTGTTTGTAGGTTATTCAATGAACGATGAATCACACCATAAATGAAATCAAAGTTAGATGAATCAGATTGGTCGAGCCATCTCCAGAAGATGTATGAATCAAATATCATACCACCGTCTTCTTTAATTTTTTGCAATACTGCAGATTCACTACGATAATTTGCATGCAATTGTTTGACGCCACGACAATACAGTTTATTGATATCGACAACTGTAAGATCATCATACATGTCAGTATCTGATGTTGCTGCTGTTGAAGGAACATGTACAGGTGTACAATTTGTATCAACAACATTAATGGATGATGCTGTTGTAAATACATTCAAAAGAACATCTGTTGCATATTCTTTCATCGGATTCACAGGAAGTGTTCGTGCTGACGGAAGAATTGAATTGATATAAGAATCACGTAATGATACTTCACCTCTGACAGATGCTGTTTCTGATGCATATGATTGTGCAATCAATTGTTGTTTTACCCATTCATTACCTGGATGCGTAACATACCAGATTCCATCAAAATCAGAAACGAATGCAAACAAATCATCGAATAATAATCCTTTCTTTGGAATTAATTCTGCATAATTTGCAATCTGTAATGCAATCTTTAATCCTGTTCCAGAAAATGCATTATATCGATTATTTGGTGACGTACCATATGGGAGTGTCAAACCGGATGACGTTTCTGTTGATACAAAATTGAAGTTTGCAAGATTGATTCTTGTATCTGATGAATCATTTGATGCGATTTCTGCCGACAGAACAGATCCTGTTGTTGATACTGCAGTCACAACATATGTGAATGAATATCCACCAACAACAATTGTTCCAGATGATCCTTCACTATATCCTGAACCGCCATCTGCGATATATCCAACAGATACGTCATTTGGATCAACACCACGATTCAGATTTGTAATTTCTCTGAAATCATTATGATACATCAGGTCAACTTGATTCAACAAATCCATGGAATCAAATACAAATTCATTTGATTGTGTATCTGGTTCTCCTGTATAAATCGGAATACCCTCTGCATCAAGTGCTGTTGGACGAACCCATCTTGACTTTGCTCCATTCTGTAAGAAATATTCATCGCGTTCTGTATATGATGCTTCTGAACGGACATATTGCTTATCAACAACAGATGTTGGAGCTAAACCTGAAATGTTCGATAATTGCATGACAGATACAGGAATATCGCAGATACGTGCAATTGTTCTTTCAGGTTTTGGATTTTTTGCAGTTGCATTATTGATATATTTTGGATCATCATTCGAAAGAACATAAACTCTTCCGATCTGAGATGGATCGACATCATCAATTGTATATGGTGCTTCGATTTCTTCAATCTGTTCCATCTCAATTGCCAATACCAAATTAATTCCGGTTGTGAATGTGTGCAACCACCATGGGGTTCCGTCTTGCATTAAACCATCACCTGTACCGGATAATTGTGCATTACGGACTTCCATTAATTCATTAATATCATACTCATTATCATACAGCCATTTTGTTGTCAGATGATTTCCTGTGAGTGTCATTGGATCATATGTTTCTTCATTTGCTGATCCGGATTTCAAACTTGATATTTGTGAGAATTCACCTGGAGCAATATAATCATAAACTGTTCCAGTGCCCATATCGAAATAAAGTTTTCCATATTCAGGTTCAATTTCATGTTGTTTTGTATTATCTTCATAGAAACGATCTGTGTCATTATCATAATAACCATATACCATATCTTTGACAGTATCTTCTGCATCAATTCGAAGATAATTGTGATTCTGTGTATAAATATACTCAAACAATGTTAATCTGTCAACATAAACATTATTCATACTTGGTTCAATCAATATTGTATACGACATATCTTCGTAGAAATTATAATCTGCTGAATTGTAATATCCCCATATTGCATACATTGGTTGAACATCAGATACAACACCAAATTCATCAGTTGATGTTATCTCAAATAATGTTCTTCCACGAGATCCATCATTTAAATTGACCCAAAATCTATTATGATCACTTAATAAATCTGCATTGAAATCTGTTAAACGGATATATTGTGAAGATAATTCATTATATTGATAATTAAATTCTGTTAATTTATCAATGAATAATTTACCTGGATCAGGTGTGATTTCTGTCACATACGTTAATTCTTCATAGAACTTTCCATCATTCGAATTATAATAACCATGAACAACGACTTGTTCATTCATTTTGTGATTATAACCCGTTCCGCCTGATATAACGGAGACGCTTTTAATTTTGTATTGTCCTGGGTGAAAATTTGTATCATATGTACGTTCCACGCCAGGATCCATAATCAATCCAGCAATTTGACGAGTTGATTGATCTTCTGGTTTGTAGAATGGAGTATTATGTGCAGCATATACAGAAAGATGCTGAGGTGTTAAATTCTCATCATTATTACGAATCCAATCAGGTAATCCTTCCAGATTTGTTAAATCATGCGGATAACGTGGTTGTTGATCAGGAAAATTTTTTGAAGAACCCATACTGATTCCAGCAAATCCGATATCATTTGTTTTCGTCTCAAATGGAATATTCTCATCAAGACGAACATCAAATGCCGCAATTAATGGCTCTTCTGTTCCATACAGATTATTCACAAATGTTTCAACCGAAACACTGTATGAACCATCTTGCTGGTAAACCCATCCTGCGTTTGGATTTAAAGTGACAGAATTTGCACCTTTTTCACTTGTGAATTTGATAATTTGTTGATCACTATTGTTTGTATTCTTGAATGCAACATATTTAATTGATTTTGAGAAATCGGCAGGTGTATCATTGAATTCACCGATTGCTGGAGCACTGCAGACGAGATCCCAATCTGATAATGTTCCAGATGGAACAGACTCTGTATCAATTCCAGTTGCTGGATACAATTTACATCTATATGGATATACATCACCGGGATGTCCCATTGTCAGTAACTTTGATCCAGTTTGTGCACCAGAAACAACATTATTTTCAATCTGGATACTTGGTCCAATATTGGATTCATCACATGTAAACCATGCTAACGGGAATCCAATCATATTTGGATCAGTGATCAAAGGTGTTGTTAACGTTGCTGACTCAATGTCTGCCTGGATAGGCTGTAAAACTTCATCTGCAGGGAAATAGAATACTGGATTCGTTACACCTTCAGAAAATTCGATGGGTTGTTCAATTGTCCATTGATCATTTGCATCCAGCATTTGCAAAATCGGAGTTTCAGATGTTTTATACCATTTATATACAAACACATCTGAATCTGTTTGATCCGGAGCAATCGGTATATAACATTCCTCAACATTTGAAAGTTTTAATCTGAAATTATGGTATTCGTCATTCATTAACAGATTAATTGATTTCAAACGCAAGAAATGTAATCCATTCATTTCCGGAATATATGACCATACTGATTTTGCAAGATCAAAGACATCGGACACATTCTCCGAAGAGAATGTGCCCTTATTGACAACGACGTCTTTTGTATATAACTTTTCAGTTTCGATAATGATGTCTGAACCAAGATTATCAATGCGACCTTGAAATACATCACCAGTTACAGTATCTTGAACTTTTTTCGTTTTATCGGTTTTCAATAACCAATGTTTTCGATCCTGTTCCATGATCATTGCAAATGATGATGCACCAAGATACCATTTTATTTTCTTAGGATTCATGACAATCACTCCTTTCTATCATACATATGCCCATTCCCATTTTCCATCATGGAATGTATACTTTCGATATCCTGATTCATGATGTACAATCAACATGGTGCATTCAGAAATATCTTCACCATTTTTATACATTCTAAATTTAGTAAGATCAGGTATAGGCATTGTGGGTGTTGGTTCAAGTCTAAACACATATAATGGTTCAACCGTTCGTTGTGTACCATGTGTTGATACATTTATATCAAGCACGTTTACAAGAGGAACAAATCCACCGATTGGTGTATTGTTTGGAATCTTCATACTCTGTCCTTTTCTTGCAAATAACACAAGATCCGGATTATCATATACAGATGCAGGATATGTTCTGGATATGACATAATCAACCATTGTATTGAATTTTGTACTTGGACCAACGTATTTCATATTTCCATTTGATGTGTCATCTTCGATACTTGACGCAACAAAGTTTTTCGTTGCAGTATATAAAGTTGCAGACATTCCAGTTGGTTTCACCCCAATTGGAATAATCAAATTATTTGCTTTATCATATTCAAGTGATGTAGACACATAAGTATGATCAACACGATACATATTACGTTCTATATCAACGACGATTGTGTCACCTATATATGGTTTACGTTCTTCATATGGAACTGTAATTATGTTAGGATATACAATAAAGCTATCTCGTTGATAAGTTTGACCAACCTCGTATTCCAATTCTGTATAAGAATACAATCTTGAAATATCAGTATTAGATCCAAACTTTTCGAGAATATAATCATACAACTCAGAAGATGTCATTTCAGATAATTGAACTCTCAATTCTTCTAGTTGTTCAAATGGTTTCATATGATCAAATCGATATAAATTATAATTCAGATTTGTGATGTTATGAAGTCTTGCAGCATCTGAAGGATATGTTTCGGAATCTATTTTCAAAATAGATGCCAAAGATATCACAGAGCTCGTTTGTAATGACAATTGGCCATAATTGTATAAATATTCATCATATGTTGCATGCATGATATCATACATAAATGGATATATCATTAGATTATTCGCAATTGTAAATTTAATAGAAGACCATGAGTTGTCATATGATGAAATATTTAATCCGGAAAACTTAGGGAATATTAAATTACCATTTCCAAATCTTCCGTTAATATATGATGCATTCATGTCATATGACCAAGCAATTGTGTAATAATTTTCTTGGTCATAATCACTTTGTGTTTCAAGTTTTGGAACAGCTGCAACAAAACTATTCCATTTATTCAAACCATTATCAGATATCAGTTTATGCAAATCTTCTGGATCTGTTATTAATTTTTCGATTGTCATTTCTGGATATTGATATGAACAAATTTTTGTATCTATATCAATTGTCTTTTCACCAGAAGTATATTGTAAAATGAAATCTTCTTCTAAGTTTCGATTGGTAAACATGTTATACAAATAAGAACCGAGTAAAGTTCTACGTTCAACAGTTGTCAAATCTTCATATGCAGGATTGCCAATTGAAAGATCTCCTGTGATTTGTATCATTGATGATTGATTCCAACATTCATTTTCATAATCATATTTAATAGCATGAATACCACGATTCATATCATCTCTGACAAATGCAAATAAATTTTCATTTGGTAATTTGCGATAACCGATTTCTGTTGAATCACGATAATCCCAGATTTCTTGTGGAACGGTCAGTTTGATAACAATTCCATTACCGCTACCAGTTAACTTTGTTGCAGGGCGATATGTTTCGCGTTCACCAATATTTGCGAATGGAATTTCAACATTATCTGTTTCAGGTTGTCCTGGGATATCTCTATTGATTTCCATTTCAAAATCAAATGCACGTTCTTTACCGTCTGGATCACCAGGAATTGGTTCTGTTGCGGTTACAGTTCCTCTGAAGAATAAACCACCGATATTGAAACCAAAAGTATCATCAACATGATATCCGGCACCACCGGATGACAATGTAAATTCACAATCAGAAACGTTGACTGTACGATTTGGAATACGAACATCTCCAAATGTGTCGATAACATTACTTTTTGATGAATACATCGGTGATGTCAAAAGTGCCATTGATGGAAAACGTAAACGTGCTGTTGAACGATATTGATATGGTGCATACCAATCGGATTGGCAATAATTCCATAATGTTAAATATTTTTCGTCATTCCATGATGCATATGAACGAACATAATCTGGATCAATAACTAATGTAGGTGATAAATTGGTGATATTTTGTAACTGAACAAATGATGTTGGAATATCACATATTCTTGCCGCAGTTCTTGGTGCTTTTTGAACTTTCGATGTGGCGTTATTTTCGTATGCTGCGCCATCATTTGTGATCAGATATCCTCGACCATATTCTGTATCTGGATCGAATTCAATAATACCAGTTGAGAAGAATCTATTTCCATGATATACAAATTTATGTGTATATTTTGCTCCAGGAATTGTAACGTCACAAAAATGATTTCTATCAATAAAACCTGTATCTGATAAGAAATTCATTTTTGATACGATTGCAGATTCGTCGGTGACATATGTAAACGTATGAGGACCTTGATATTTGATTACAGGTTTCATGTCTTTTGTAATTGCTGCATAATCTGTAATTGGTACACCCGAATCCAATATAATTGCAGCAGTTTGTTTATCCATTGCATGTTGATTTCGTACATTTGCATCGTCACGAATTGCATACATTTCAACATGTGCATGATGAATCGTTCTGTCGAGATAATATTTATAGTATGACGGTAATCCATCAAACTCACATAAATTACGGATTATGCCGAAACGTTTATCAACAGCATTCGTTGTGTAATCCGTTGAATTATCAATATGAATACCCGCATTCATTGCATTGATTTCAGATTCATATGGATGATAATATTCGTCTTTGAATGATACTTTGAACATCGGATAGAAAACTTTGCGTTCATTTAAAGAATGCACAACATTGTTTTCAAATCCATTCAAAAACATGCATGCAACAATGGGATTGTATATTCCAGAAGGATCATAATCATAATCACCATTTACAGGTTTTCTGAAAGTCCATCTCAGTTCTTCAGGTAAATTGAATTCTGTTAACGATACTTTTACATATTTATCATCATAATATGAATAGTATTCGAAATCTGGTTCATCTGTAAATGATTCTGTCGGACAATGTATGAATCCAATCCGTGTCACTTTTGTATTTAAATTGTATTCATCATGTGTTGTGCCAACAAAATCACCATATACTTTTACATACCAAAATCCAGTACTGAATGATGGATCGGGAACATTTTCAATTCCATACATATATGGGAATAAAAGAATTGTATCATTTCCATTCACACCAAATTCAAGTAATGGTCGATGGAAATAATCTTCATTACCAGCATACGGTAAATCATCCCAATGAATACTTTCATTTTCCGGTACAACAAGTTGTGTTTGATACCACCGCATTGGCGGTAGTATTCTCATATCAGAAGTGCACAACCATAATGCAGGTAAATCAATAAATTGTGTTAGATCATGAATTGTTAATATTCTATTATACATGTCATAGATCGATTTGTCTCTTGTCGTTTGATTAATTGCAAAATACCATGTGACATGTTCATCAGTATTATCTTCATTTCCGACATATAATGGATATTCATCACCATCAATCAATAATACAGGATTTGTCAATGTTGAATAAAATGCAGATATACACGAGTTCTGATCTGAATATGCTTCTGCTCTTGCGAAATATCTGATTGTTACATCTGTAAATTTCAAGCCATATGCATGATTTGGTAATAATACGTCAGTTTTCACACAACCCATCAACAAATTCTGTTGAGGATATACATTGATAAAATCTGAATGTGATATATTAAAAAAGTATGATAACATTTCTGACGGATGAATTATTTTTTCTGGTGGACGATTCATCCGTAATTTCCGTGTTTCAATCAGAATCTCTGAACCAAAGTTTTCTGATGTTCCAACATATTGCAAACCATCCAAATCTTCATACCCAAAATACTTTGAAGTATGGAGATTATAAAAGCTTTTGGATAATTGCAAAAGTTGACGTAAAGCATCAGGAGAAGCAGGAGTTGTTCTCATACGAAGTATATCAGACATTCTTTATTCCTCCTTTCGAAAAAAAATAATTTTCATGTATATGTATAATTTTTGTGCTTGGGAATGTAACACTCTTTTACTACACAATTCCCAAATTCAAGAAAGTGAAGGTGATTATTGTGATTGACTATGTTATCAAACAAATGCACAATCCGATGTCAGGGATTCAAGTTGATCTTGGTGTAGATCAACCGCTTTGGCGCTATGTTCAAAAAGCAATACAAGATATTGAAGTTTTGAACATCTTGAATCTATATAAATATGACAAGGATATACCTGCACCATTCATACATGTCATCAATTGGAAATGGAATCCACATCCGTTGGCAGAAGAAATCCAATACCGCCGGCGTGAAACCGGCGACAAACTTTCAACAAAATCAATTGGAGATACTCGCATTGGTATTCTTGAATTTGATATATACTGTGGAGCACGTGACAAAAATAAGAATATCGTCGAAGAGGTTGTCCATAACAAATTATACATCCCGATTGAGGATGAACATGGAAATTATTTGATTGAACACCAGTTGTACTCTGAATATCAATTGGTTGATAAGCTGCTTTATCCATCTGGAAACAATTCATTCACGTTGAAATCATTGCTTCCAGTTGTGATAAAATATGAAGACGCAACAGAATCTTCAATGGATGGTTATCTTGTAACGTCCAAAGTTGGAATGGTTAAAATTTTCACAACCATGGAACCGATTCTTGCATGCTTCATGCATATACCTGGACCACTTTGCTATCTCGGAGTTTACCCAGTATTACAGTTCTGTGACCATGTCCGCGAGCAAGATAAAGATGAATATGAATACTTTCAGCCTATTCCTGACCGCGATATTTACATTCGTGCATATCGTAAAGGTCTGGAAGAATTCGATTATGTTCGTTCAATTTTGGTCATGGCGATTCCGTTGATTAAGAAGTATAATCCAGAAACATTGGAACAATTGAATTCACCTGAATGGTGGATTTATCAATTATCATACTATGATAATATCATTGAACATCGCGGTTCTTGTTATGAAATGCATGTTGCAAGAATGCTTGATACAATCTCAGCAAATGTATTACCAATTCCAGAAATTGACAAACGGAATATGATTGCATTATTGCGTTATGTGTTGCAGACAGAATTTACAGACGTTAATATTTATTCATATGAAAACAAACGACTTCGTCTGAATGAAGTCATCTCAACAATTGTAACTGCTCAAGTATCTGAAAAACTGAAGAAGATGTTTAAGTTTGGATTACTTCTGAAGATGACAGATATGCAACCAGCAGTAAAATTCCGTCCAGAATTGATTTTGAAAAATATCTATAAGC